TGAAATATGGCGAAAGCATTGCTGAAGAAGCAGCAAATGCTGAGAATGATTTCATCAATGCTTCTCTGAAAGTATTTACAGAGAGTACTGGTGAAGAAGTACTTACCGAAGCAGCAAAGAATTTTGGTGCAAAGATTAAGGCTGCTTGGGAGAAGTTTAAGGCGTGGGTTAAGAAGATTATTGACAAAATCCTTAATCTTGGTAAAGGAAAAGTTAATAAAGATACTAAGATTTCCGTTCCGAAGGAAGCTCTCACTGCTCAGAAAAATGGTTTAAAAGCAATAGATAAACTTAAGAGTGCAAAGAATCCGGCTGCTGTTGCTGCGGCTATTGCTGGTATCGTGACAGCAACCGCAGCAATTATTAAATGTAAAGATTTAAAGAAGTCTCTTGATAAACAGACTATCGAGTACGAGAAGTTTAAAGAGGATCAGGCAAATCTTATTAATAAGATGAAAGAAGCTGCAGAAGTAGCTCATAAGCAATATGAACATGGTATCGATGCAGTAACTCAACATAAGGATGAAGAATTATCTTCAGCAAACAATAAAATTGCAGCTTACAAGCAAATGATTGATGACCTAGAAAAAGAATTGAAGCAAGTCAATTCTGAATTAAGTGAAACAAGATCAAAACTTGATTCAGCTGGACTAAATATCGATGCGTTAAATGACGAGTTGAATTATAGAACGCAGAGGTATGATAAGCTGAAAGAAAAGTCCAGAAAAAATGCTAATGATTATGAGGACCAGATATATAGTCTTAAAGATGAAATATCTGATCTTGAGCAGAAATTAAAAGAAGCCGTATCGTATTCCACAACGCTAAAAAATGCATTGCAGAAAGCAAATAAAGAATCGATGGATGCTGGATCTAGAGCGGCGTCGTTACGAGCTCAACTTTCTTCTGCTAAAAAGACTAGTCAAGATAATGCGGCTGAATCTGCAAAATATGCTGCATTGTATGATACGTGCAACGCTAATCTGAGAAGAAGCCAAGATCAAGTTCGAGATCTTCAATCCAAGTTGAGTAAAGCAAAATCGGAAATTGCAAAATTGAATGACGCAAACCCGACACGGAACTCAAATGGAGAAGTTGTTTCAAACAGTCAGATTCTTAGTGCTGCAACAAAATTTATTAATGCCGTCTCTTCTACAACCACTGCATTGCTTCCTGCAATTTCTACAAAATCTGCAGATGAGATGAACGCAATCATTGATTCCGATGATTCTACTGTTGATAAAAGAGAAGGCCATACTAATTTTGATGATTTTTCACGTACCTATACTTATATGGATAATGCTATCAGTAATATACGGAAAGCCGAGGATAATGGTGAAACTCCGAATGCAACCATTAAAGTATATATTGGACGTCTTCTGGCTAGTGCTGTCAATACTCCATATAGCATTCGCAAAAAACTTGAAACTAGGTTAGTCGAAACAGAAAAAGACGCCACAAGTACAAGAGGAATTCGCTTTGACTTAAATCAAGCTTTGCGCGGATATGATTTAGATACACCTAATGGTATTAGAAAATTCGTGGATGATATCAAAAATAAATCCGGTGTATTTGGACGTTTAGTTGAAGATGCTAACGCTGACGTAAAGATGTATACAGATCTCTGCACTAAATATAAAGCTAAGCTTGATAGTAACTTCCCTGACAAACTTGATATGACTTCCTATAATAATTCGCTTGCTGATTATAAAAAAGCATTAACGAGTTTTACACTTGCTGAAACTACTATATATAAACTGAAGATGATGAAACGTCAGGTTAAAAACGAATTGAAAAAGTCCAATTAATCAATAAATACCTGAGAGTATAGAATAAATCATATACTCTCAGGTATTTTTCTGTATTTGCAAATAAAAACAAATTCCTAACGTATCCAAACTAAAGAAAGGGGATAAATAACATGAATAATGAGTTAAAGCTTTTTATTTATGAAGCTTGCGCTAATGGCGATATTGATATCGATGTTGCTAAGAAGCTCGTCGGTAATACAGATGAAACTTCTATTCTCGAATCTCAGTATCTTTCTGCTATGAATGATATTGATATTGCAGAAAGTGCATTCATGGAGTCTGCTCTTCAGTATGCTTCCGGTGATACCACTCAGGCTGTTTTTGAGAAGTCAGCTGAGAGTATCGGTAAGAAGATTGCTGCCGCTTGGGAGAAATTTAAGAAATGGGTAAAATCTCTTTGGGAGAAAATCATTTCTAAATTTAAGAAACATCCTAAAGAAAAGAAGATTAAGGTTCCGAAGAGTGCGCTGGATCTTCTCAAGTCGGCTGAAAAGGTTACTGCTAAAGCAGTTAATGGTATTAATAATTTCTTACATAACGGCTATGGTAAATCTGAAGCTGAAATGAATGAACGCCTTAAGGACATTGATGACCAGCCGTGGTGGAAGGATGTTCTTAATTTGACTGCGTCGATTGCAACTATTGGCTTTGATGCATGGGCGATTTCGTACTCAGCTAAAGTTTGTATTGAAATGGCACCTCTCGCACTTCTTGCTATTATCCTTGGTATTCAGAAGTCCATCAATGCAATTATTGGCGCAGTTGATAAGTTCAAGGAAACTCGTTTTGCTAAAACTGTCTCTTACAAGCTTCATCGTATTCTTGTCTTTATTCAGGCGGCTCCTCAGTGCTTTAGTAATAAACCTGAAGTGGTTGAGCAGGTTCCTGAGGATAAGGTGGAAATCATCACGGACAAAGATAAACTTTGATAAAAATAATGAACGGTATAAGATATAACTGTCTTATACCGTTCATTATTTTTATAATTAAATGAGATTACGATCCTGGGCAATCTTGATAAGATTATTCGTCTCATCACCAAGTTTCTTAATCGATTTTGCTTTTCGTGCAAAATCATTTTTGATAGGTGTCCACATGGATTTATCATACTCTGATTTTGCAGCTTTGATGTATTCATCAACCATCTTGCTTGATGCTGCAAATTCAGCAGCTTCATGCTGAATAATATCGATCATAGAATGAATATCTTTTTTCTGTGTGTCATACGGCTTTGCATAAACGATCTTTTTCATGGTAACAAGGCTAGACCGAATTACATTATATGTGATATTCAGTCTACTACCCATATATTTACCAATAGCATTACCTGCCATATTGAGCAAATTAGGATAGTTCGTACCGTATTTACTACAGATTTCCTCCATCTTATCACGATTGGATTTGATCTCAGCATCAAGTTTATCGATCTCTTTCTTGCAGGAAGTCATCTCAACGATATCATCAGCACTATGCATTCTGCTATAGGCTTCCTTCTCCTTCTGACGCAAGTCATTAATTTTATCTGCATATTCTTTTGCTTTTGCAAAATTCTTATCAATATTATTCAGATTATTATCTGTTGTATCATATTCATCAAGATCTTTCTTATCACTCTTAGTCAACTTCGCAGGATATGCGGCCATAATTGCTTTATTTGCAAGATTAATAAGAGGACGAAGAACCTTGATAATCTGAGTATCACCGAATTTTGCTTCAATAGCATCAAGACCATTACTAATCTTCAGCAGACTAGCACGGATACCATTGACAAGATTGTCGCGAAGATCTGATGAAATTGTAATTGCAACCAAACCATATCCAGCTACTAAACCGATAAGCTGCTTCCACCACGTATCAAGCGGATTGTACTTCTGAAGTTTTGCAGCAGTATCATCAAGAGTCTTATTGAGCTTCTTAAGATCGTACTTAAGGACGACAGTCTTCTGATTTTCACCAGTGAGCTTAGCCTTCATCTCCAAAATCTTTTTACTGATTTTATCGATGATGTCTTTTACCCACTTTTTAAATGCTTGGAATGCAGCTTTTACCTTATCACCAAGAGATTTTGCAGAAGCTTCAAAAACTTCCTGAGTTGCATTACCATTACTATACTGAACAGCACTCTCCATAAATGAGGTTTCTGCAGAATCAACTGCTTCCATGGCAAGATCAAGTTCATGGTCGATAGATGCACTTTCAAATGAAATAAGTAAACGAGCAGCTGTGTCTTTGGTGATTTCGCCATTCTTCCAACTCTCGTAAATATCACGTTTCATTTCACTGAAATTCATGTTATTTATCCCCTTTCTTTAGATTAAATACATTAAGAAAACGTTTTTAAATATAGTGTATCTGTGGATTACTAATTCTCTATAGATATTATATTAATCTTTCTGGAAATAATCCGCTATGGTGATCATTATAGATTTACCATAGCGGATTATTTAATTAATATTTAATTTACAGCAGAATTAAATCTTAAGTTCTTTATGTTACTATCTGTATCATCGTATCCGTTGTCTGCGAGTGCTTTCTTTGCAGCAGTTGTTTTAATATCCTTCTTAAGTTCATGCACGTTATCACGATAATCATCGACTGTCTTGAGGCTGCGCTTAAGTTCAACGGCTTCTTTATTGAGATAATTCAATACAGGCCGTAATACTTTCATAACTCCTTTAATAGCTGTATTATTAGACTTATCTGCAGTTTCGATAATTTTTCCACAGGCTTCTCCAATACTAATATAAATTTCATTAAAAGTTCTTGCGTTGGCTTTAGTTAGTGCAACAGCACCAGATGCAACAATTCCAACAGGAACAGCTGCTACAGACACTAATGCGAAAAGATCAGCGAAACAGTCTTGAATCTTCTTACCAAACTGGACATCCGTATCAATATTTTTTCTGATTGCTGATTAGCAATAGGAAGAAAATTGTTTCTAGCTTTTTGTAATGCTGCATCAATTTTCTGCATGCGGGTCCATTTTGATTTATCTACGTAAAATGTACCAGTAAAATCAAAAAGTTTCTTTTTCAGTTTATCAAGTGCTGACTTAACCCATTTCTTAAACTTCTCCCAAGCAGCTTTCACCTTAGCACCGATACCTTCAGCTGTCTTTTCAAAGACAGCTACATCAACATTACCAGCTGCATAGTTCATAGCAGTTTCAATGAAGATGTTTTCGGCTTCAGTAATCTCGGCGTCAGCGGCCAGATAAACGGCTTCAGTGATATCACAATCATCAACATCACCGATGATATTCTCAACATCTTCGATACCGATGTCACCGCGATTATATGCTTCGTAAATGAATGCTTTTAATTCGCTATTCATAATGTATCTCCTTTCAATATTAGTATAGATCGTTAAGAAAACGTTTTTTTTGTAAATATGAGGGACTATTAGATCTTTTTCTAATAGTCCCTCATGTTTAGTTAATCCGTCAATTTAACGTTTCTGCACCATTGAATCTTTGAAGCCATAAGATCGACAGTTTTATGATATTCGGTATAGATTTTCATACATCTCGTTTTTAAGCCAGATGCTCCATTAGCCTGAAGATTTACGCAATATTTTGCAATGTCTTTAGCGAGAGCAATTACCTCACCCGGATATCCAGAAATGTCACCTGATTCAAGCCGTTTTTGTAATTCAGCTTTTTCTTCTTCAGTGGACGCAAGATCAGGATGCTCAGAGAGTTTATCATACTCAACGGTAATCCTAGCTCGAATCGTTTCACAAAAACTGGTGAACGATTCTGCTTTTCCGTCATATCTACCATCATCTTTCATTGTAGAAGGAAGGCTATCATAACGATCTTCAATCGATTTAAGATTGAGCACATATTTATAGTCTTTGACATTTTTGTCAAATAGTTTTTGATATGCCGCTTTAATGGAAGAATCATAGTTCGTATTATCGGAAGACGTGCACTGATTCTCAATAGAGGTTACGTTATTGGAAATCTTCCGCACGAACATCATTGTGGTCTTCTTCGACATGGGAGTTCCCTTATCAGCTTTCTCGGTAATTTTATCAAGATCCTTATGAATCTTAAGTGTCAGGTCATGTACGTCCTGAACAGTGACCGTTGTAGTTTTCTGTGATAATGCTGTCTTAACACTGAAACATTCTGATGCAAGGAAAAGATTATCGATTACTGGGTCAGCGTCAGCGTCATCGTCGGTAAAATTACTTGATGCTGCTTTGCTGACATAGGATGCACACTTATTCAATGCGTTCCACTTGTGTTCCTGGACTTCAACTTTTCTATCGTTAATCTTTTTACCTGTAAGTTTATTGATAAGGTCACGAAGCCATTTCTTAAATGCCTCCCATGCCTTTTTAATCTTATCGGATAAGCTGTCCTTTTCTTCACCATCAGACTCATACATAGCCAGCATCATAGATGCATTTTCAAATGAAATGAGATCTGAATTAGAAGCTTCCAAGATAGCGTGCTGTAAATTTGTCATATTCTATATCTCCTTTCAGTATTAGGATAGATCGTTATGAAAACGTTTTTTTTTGACAAGTATAGAGAGCTTGAGAATTATTCACATCTCAAGCTCTCTATATTATTTTTCAATGTCCACTTTCTTCATCATTATTAGAAGATTTTGATGTAGTATCTTTCTTAGAATTATTATTCATAGCTACTTTAGCAACTTTTTCAAGATAATGAATATTCTCTTCTGTGAAGTTACCACTCATTAATTTTACAAGATGCAAATTCATATAATCTACCGTCCATTTGGACTTATCATCTGTCATATCATCGAATTTTTCTTGGTTGTCAAAAATTTCAGGAGTACTCTTCTTAGCTTCTGAAAGCATAGAAGATACACTACGAATTCCTTTTGTGTTTGTAGCATCAAAAACAATAGCATCCTTAATCATAATCTTTACAGCAAGATTATCTTTCTTATTGATTGCGTCCATAAATTCTTTACGAAGAACCGGGTTATTTGATGCTTTATTCTCAGTTTGATTGGAAGCCTTGCGATGGATCAATCCACTCACAACACTTCCAATTAATGATGCAGTATCACGGAGAGCTTTGATAACTTTTGATACAGGATTCTCTTTATCTTCAATACCTTTCTTTGATTGATCTTCAGATACTGATTGACAATCATCCATGATATCTTTACAAGATTTATCTACAGCATTAGCATCTACTTCTTCTGTATTTCCTTTGTTGCTGAGGACTTTCTTTACACCAGCAATAGCAACTGCAATACCACCGATAGCTACTGCTACTTTAGCACCGGTAGCACCTTTCAGTGATTTCACTTTCGATTTCAGTGTATTTAAAGAATTCATTAAACCTTTCGGACCATTTACTTTTCCGGAAGGTTTTTCTTTTCTGCCAAATATCCTATTAATTAAAGATTTCAGCCACGCTTTAAATTTTTCCCATAATGTTTTTACTTTATCAGAAAACGTATTAGCTGCTTCCATAAGTAAATTACTATCATGAGTATTTTCAGTAAGCACGCTAAGTGAAGCATTGATGAATTCGTTTTCAGCATTTTCTGCTTCTTCAACGATACTGTCACCAATCTTATTATAGATGGAATTGATAAGACTATCACATGCGTCTTTTGTAATCTCACCATTGGAATAACTTTCGTAAATATAAAGTTGTAATTTCATCCAATCCATATATACTATATTCTCCTTTCATCATGATTTTACTGGATTTTTATCCAGTGTCATATAATACATTTTCTTATCTTCTTGATATACTCTAAACCCATACTCGTCATAGATCATCTTTGCTAGTTTATTACTCTTATCCACTGATAGATATTTACATTTCATATTCTTCACAGCATAATCGATCAGCTGTTTTGATAATCCATGACCTTTATAGTTTTTCGTTATCTCTAACGATACGATCCATTTTGTTTTATCATCCAAGTATTCACATGATCCTACGTGGCATACTAGATTTTCTCCGTCCATCCACATATATCCATCACACTTGTATGTATCCGTATCTTTGCATCGTACATGCTTTAGATCCGGATATTTACTTTTGTATTCTTCTATGATGGATTCTGTAATATGGATTTTCTGAAAAGATGATAATTTCATACTTTCTTTTGGTTTAAAGTCTTTATCCACTTTACTTACTTCGGATTCCGTTATAATGGAAAACAACTGTATTGCTTCCGTTGCAGTAATGAGACTATTGCTGCAAGCTTCAACAATGGCTTCTTTCATTTCCATCATATTTCCTCCTTTCTCTCTACGTTAATTTGGTGTTTTCAGATAATGATCTTTATCGTATGCTCATCATCAAGCGTTTCAGTCCCCTGATAAATACGGTGTATTAAGCTTCTTTTAAGGTTATTGATATCACCTTGCTCTGTAGGAAGCGAATAATACTTTATATAAGAAGGAGAGACGACATGCCTAGTGCCTAAATGGTTTCTTGGGTCATAGAGAACTTCAATCAAGACATCCTCATTCTGTCCAAGTAATGTATCAGAGACATTCATCTCATTAGAGATATCCACATTAATCGGACATACTTTCCACAATATGGAACTTGGAATAGAATTAGAAGCATATCGGAATGCTGCTGCTTCTTCAGTAAAGGTTTTATCATCTATCCACACAGAATAGTTATTTCTACATACGATAACATAAATTTTCATAATTATTCTATCTCCAATTCTTTAATCCATGTTTCATCAATACGAGAAACACGATTTAAAGAGTCAATGTATTTATAATAAATGGCTCCGTTAATTTCATCAACTTCATATATCCGAGTACGCTGCTCTGGATAAGATGATTTTCTACACCATGCATTATATTTATCACATAATGAATACAAATACGCAATCGCTTTCTCTCTACTAGAATAAGCGATAGATTCAAGCTCAGCTTCAGGAGCTGATGCATAAGTAGAAATAATAGCATAAACTTTCATATTATTGAACCTCCAATTCTCTAATCCATGCTATAGTAATCGTGTGCTTAAGCTTAGGATAATCTTTATATTTAATTGGGTAAAATATCTTCTCAGTCTCTTCATCAACTTCATACGGCTCATGACATTCAGCAGCCGGTACATGATCATTCCGCATTTCTTCATTATAGTAATTACAAAGTTCATGAAGACGATCGATTGCTTTATTATGATCAAAATAGGATGATTCTATCTCAGGGCCAATATTATTAATCAAAGTAACCACAGAATAAACTTTTGTCATGGTAAACACTTCCTTTCATATTTAACCGTCTGCTATGATATACAAAAATAAGCGCACAAGCCGGATATAAAAATCACAGCTTGTGTGCTTATTTTTGCATTTCTTAGTTAGTTAGATGAAAAATCTTCCTCTTTACCGAGAATTTTTACTATCTAATCTCTTCACGTTAATTTGGCGTTTTTAATAAGAATTATATTCTTTTTCTTCAAAAAAAATGTAAGCACACGAACTATTTGTGGTGGTAGTTCATGTGCTTACATTTAGCATTTCTTAATTAAATTTGTTAGTTTGATGGTTGGTTGATTATGGAGTTTTTAGGTTATTGATAGCGGTAGATATCAATAATCCTTGCCAGTGATTTCTTTGAAGTCATCCTTCGTGATCAGGCCCTTACGGACATAAACACGCAGCATGGGTTCAGTAATACGATTGTGATCCCAGCGATCCTGGAGGCGCTCCTTCTGAGTCATAGCAGCCATAGTAAGTTACCTTCCTTTCTTTGATGATTACTCAGCATCCGGCAGATTCTGAGCTGCGATGTCTTCCAGGGCATCAGCAATACGAGTCTGATCAGAGGTCGTCTCAACAACAGGGGGATTGTCCTCGAACTCCTCGATCTTAGCCAGAATCTCTTCATCGGTGGTACAACCAGAAAGGTCGCAGCCGCGCTTCTTAGCCTGCTCCACATAGTCATCAAAAACCAGTGCAACAGAACCATTGATAACGCCACCACCTACGATCATCTTAGTCATACGACCCCAGGGGAACTTATCCAGCCATTCCTTGGCAGTGAAAGTAGCACCAGAGGGAGTGATGACATCGGACTTGCCATCGTAAATTGCATAACGAGCCATAATGAAATCTCCTTTATAGTAAATTGGTAAATGGAAAACCCATTACAGAAGTGTACTGCAATGGAAAATGTTACTAATATGTGCAGATGATAGGAAGTTAGGGATAAGCATATAGATCTATATAATCATGGTAAGCCCCATTATATGATACAATACGGTCTATTTTATCACAACAAACAACTCTGCTGTCAAATATATACTCACCACCAGCATCATATGAATAGCCATCATATAATAGAGTCATATCTTTACTATATAACATATATCCATATTCTCCAGACCCTGAATAAGCACCTGAATGTTCGCTTCCGGCTCCAAATAAAATGAAATTTTTATTTTCCGCCCCATAAAAATCATAGGCTTTATTAGGAAGATATGTTGTCGTTCGACTTAGTGTTGGGGAGATAATATCAATGATATTATAATCACGGCATGTTGATTTATCATAGTTTTCATCATAATCATATCCACCTGCAAATATAGCATGTTCAGCTCCGCTGATAGTGGCTCTCCCACTGAGGTTATAACTCAATAAATTGCTTTGAGATTTAGTCAAGTTATAATCATAAACTTCAGTAAATCCATCGCCATAGGAATCATCTATATAATATGGACTTGAAAATATCGCATAATTTCCAACAGATGCCGCACCTCCGGCATAGTAGGACGCTCGATCCGGCGCAGAAACTTTAGTAAATGAACTGTCATAGACATTAACTGATTTATTATATTTATCATACGATGACCCGAAAACACTAATAATTAGGTATTTTCCGACCGTTGCTGAACTTGTACTTGACATACTTGCCCTAACACCAGAAGGGCCTATCGATGGAATATTTGAAATCAGAGTTCCTGATTTATCGTATGCACTGATAGTAGATACATAAGTACTATCAAAAGAACTACCACGTGGTGTTCGATAATATCCACCGATGAGTAATAGATAACTTCCAAATTCCGCTGGTGCCGGACATTCTACAGCAGTTGGCAAATTAGCTGCTATTGTAATAGTTGGTCCAGACATATCAACTAATCTAGTATCTGCTACGTTTGCATTAGTATTAGGATTATAACCACCAGCAAACATCACATATCGTCCATCAATGGCGCCAAACGTCATGTTATAACATGCATCACCATAGACTAATTCAGTTAATTTTTTATAGATTGACATTTCATATATTGCCGATTCGCTGTTTGGCTTCAATATGTATTGAGCTTTACCATCGACGCCAATATACGCGCATCGTATCTGTCTAGCAACCCCATTCAAATAATATCTTGCAATCATAATATCACCTCCTTGTATCAATAATACATATACTCAAAAGCTTCTATATCAGAAGATAAATCCGATTTAGATGTTATTTGAAGAGTTGTGGCTCCGCCAGCAAGAAGCATCTTATTATAATAAGATTGCACAGCATCACCACAATATCTAGCATGTAGCATACGATCAGCAACCGTCGATAGCGTCAGAGTTTCATCATAAGCATACATATCTTGATACTTAAAATTTCCTGCTATAGCAAGGTCGCCGAAATCACCACCGCTAATTTTGGTTAAATGAGAATCATAGGCCTGTTGGCCTACTCTATTAATAGTATAAAAAGAAGTCACATTCAATCGAGTTGTGAATGTATCAAATGCTAGTACTGGGCCATTTGGATTATCTACATCATTTCCAGCCACTATCAGTATAGAATCCCCAATCACACATGATGCAACGCCGTCGCAATAAGTCCTTGTGCTTGATGTAGATTGAATGATATTCGTTTCAGTTAAATTATTATCATAAAGATTGATTGTGAATCCATGAAGTCTGTTATTTGTAGCAATTAGCACTCTACGATCTGGCGTGAGGTAAGGATCTATTCTAGTATAACATGTAGATTTTTCTTTATGGAAGTTATAATATGATTGACTTATACTGGTTTCTGAGCCGTTACAGCCAATTAAATCTGGGGCATTTATTTTTGTCAACGTCTTATCGTAGCCTTCAACAGAATCAGTCCTACTAAATTTAGTGGAATCTGTTGTACTTGTTGTATACCCTCCTGCAACTAACAATGGCTCAGTTGATGCATAACCTAGTCTACCCAAAATTGGATTAATACGTGGTATTGTAAGTTCCGATATATCAACCTTTGTAAGTTCATTATTATATGCGTCGACTGCTGCTGATGCCGTCATATTAGTCACACTAGGACTACCACCAGCAAATATATAATTTGAGTTTATATATCCAGAAGATAAAAGACATCGTGGAATAGATAAACTGCTTGACGGTATTATTTTTGTAAATGATGAGACTTTATATGCATCTAGCGCATTTGATGTTACTAAATTATTGGAGTCATCAATGGTGATTCCACCACCAAATACAGTATATGAGCCTTCATTACCGCATGATGCCATACACATTCTCTCGGAACTTAGAGGAGATACACTTATACTTGATCTATATAATCCACGTTCTCCATAGATAAGCTGTGCTTTTCCTTTATTATTTCCTTGATATACATATTTTATTCCTTTTGCCTTACCATTCACTCCAATATAAGCAGGCATAAAATCACCTCCTTAGTCGTAGTAAACGATGTAAATTTGGCCATCTGCCAAATCGGAAACGCCAGGGGTCAAATTAGTGGAAGAATAGATGGGTGCATTCATTTTGGATTCTACTTTATCGTTGAGGACTTTACCCTGATTAGATGAAAGCGCCTCAGTTGACGATGTTGATGTGAGAGAATCAACTACATTGACAACAGGAACTGCATCAATAAGTTCCTTTAATACCTTACCTTGATTAGCACTCAACGCTTTATCAGTATCAGTGCTAGTCAGATTATCAATGACATCGACAGCGCCGAGTTCTTTCCAGCTTGTGAAAGTTTTAGAGCTTCCATCATAGTGGCGCGTAAAGATCTTTCCAGCTGTGGTTGTATTATTCAAAGAGAATAACACCTGAGTTACATATTTTGCACCAGTAGAATTATTCGATGTAAATTCAATGTGAATACTAAAAGCATCTACATTTGCAGGCTTATTAGTAACAGAATTACCTGTTTCTGCATAATAGATGCTATTATAGTTTATGAAATCATTTAAATCAGCGTTGTCTGTTATTGCATAAACCTGAAGTTTTTTAATGACTTCATCGTAAATATTCTTACCGCCCCGTGTACTAAGTGCAGTATAAGAATTTCCTGTAACATAAGAGTCGCTAATCTCAGTGATTACATCATCGGCAAATGCGATTCTAGTCCATTCGAGATCATGTTGAATATTCTCTGAACTGTCAACAATGGCACCCTGTTCACCGACATAAATGCTATGACACATAATGACGATATATTGATATCCAGTTATATATGCAGTTCCTGTCGTATCGTGGGACATATATACAGGGTATACATAGAGATTGAAGATCTCACTGTAATTACTTGGTGCATCGGTGATAACGTAATTAATTTCGCTATCATCGAATTTTTCATCGGGTGTAATAGTTTGGCCTGCAACATCATCATCTTCTGATAAAGTAACTGGTGTTGATTCATCTTCCAATGATGCAGGAGGATGCCCACCATCACTCCGATTAACAGTGCCACCAATATACCAGCCCGGTTCTTTGATATCAGCAATCTTTGTGATACTAGCTGGTAATACTTTAGGTTTATTAAGATTAACTGAGGTTCCATCTGACAAGTTTAAGGCAACTTTCTTGTCTCCAATACTTGACATAGTATTCACCTCTTTCTGCATACAAACGCTATCATGCTCATATGCTGAATGGTATCTAATAAACAAATCCGTAACGGATTTGTTTATTAGATACCATTCAGGAACTATCATTACCCCACCGGGGTAACGTTAGTTTTATGTTAGAAGAGGTGACAATTATGGCTACAATCGGAGATAAGAAAGTATCTCTGGCTCTTCAGGATGGTTCTTCTATTAACTTAAATAAACCTATCGATATTCCCAGTACTGTGACTGATATTATGCAGATCACAGAATCTGGCTGGTATCATGGCACATTTACCTTTATCAAATCAGATGAAATAAGTGATGATGGTGAAGGCCATATCGAAGATGCTGGAAAGGATGAATCCACTGTACTCAATACTCCGGCAATGAAGATTAAAGATAAATTGGAGTATGGTAAAGAATATAATTTCGATGTGTTTGTCACTAAGACAGGTGACTATATCTTTAATCTTGCTGGATATCTGTTTTATGGTGTGATCAAAACCATTGATGAAATGACTTCTATTAATTGGGAGATTGTGTCGCCGCTTGTTGTTGACGATCTAACAAGCACTTCTTCTAATAAAGCGTTGAGTGCTAATCAGGGTCGTATTCTCAACAATACAAAGCAAAACAAGCCCACTATCTCTACTACAGACTTAACTGCCGGTACTTCTTCCCTAGCCACTGGCGAATTTTATTTTGTCTATGACTGAGGGGGGCGATTGTATGGCTAGAGGATATGTAGGCGTTGGTGGGAAAGCAAGAAAACTTAGAGCAATTTTTGTCGGCGTTAATGGGAAAGCACGGAGTGTAAAAACTGTTTATGTTGGTGTAAATGGAAAGGCTAGACTGTGCTGGAAACGACCTGGTATTTATAAATACACAGGCACTTTGCCGACGTTGTCCGTTGCACGATCTGGATTAGGCGCAGCAACAGCAAATGATAAGTATGCAATATTTGCAGGTGGATATACAGGGTCTGCATATAGTAATGTAGTCGATGCATATTCAATAGATCTTGTGCGCACTAATCCGATGTTGTTGACAACCGCAGTATCTAACCTTTTTGCTGGATCCATTGGTGATTATGCTGTGTTTGCTGGTGGACTATCCGGTTCGGCGTCAACTTCGGCAAAAATTAATGCATACAATTCGTCATTAACAAAAACGAGCTTATCTAAATCATTAACCACAGCCAGATATTCAGGTGCAACAGCAATTACCGGAAGTGGGCGTGGTGATGATCCTAAATTATTATTTGCTGGTGGAAAAAATAGAACTAGAAACTCATCGTACTCGCCAAAAGAAGAAATATACGGATTGACAAGATCATTGACATATGTTGGATACTCTTTACCTGCAGCAACTGATTCTTTAGCGGGAGCCCATGTTGGTGAATATGCCGTGTTTGCTGGTGGAGCATTGTCTGGTGGTAATGATACAAAATCTGCATATGCATATGATTATGCATTGATAAGAACTAATTTAACTAATCTATCGTATGTACGTGAGGATCTGGCCGGCGGATCTGTTGGAAACTATGCAATTTTTGCTGGTGGCACTGTCTATGTGTCATCAATAGGAACTCATATATATGGCCAAACTTATACTGATGCATATGATGACTCATTAACTAAAGTTACAATCAAATCAATTCCCAGTCAAGAAACGCTGAAATGTTCAATGTCTCTTTTCAATAATTCATATGTATTATTTGTAGGAGGATATACTAGATCGAACGCTGCAACTAAATCAGTTGTTATGTATGATAAAAATTTAACGCAAATGCGTTCGTCTAGTAACTATATGAGTTATGCATCCTACATGCATGCAGCAACAACGATTGGGAATTATGCCATTACAGCAGGCGGATATGATAAAACTAACAGATTAAGTACCATGGATGCGTGGTATTACTATGCTGGTTAATCTTTTCCAATAGTAAAAATATCTTTTAAAGAAGGCTAGAGTAATTCATTTTGCTCTAGCCTTCTTCGTGCCTACGTTTATTTTTCAAAACATTTTCAATTTCCCTAACAAATGCTAAGCATTTGTTAGTTAAATGATGTGTGATAAACGGTATGGAGATAATATGGATGTAAATTACAATACGCAATCAGCCTTGTCTATACCATTATCGAATATAGTAGATTCTGGAGATGGTTATATTAGATTTAGTGATGGAACTCAAATATGTTATTTCAATGGATATATATATATATAATTCTTTCAATCCACCACATTCGAATCCAGGGACGTATAATATCACCTTAACCGCAAAATATCCTAAATCATTTCTAAATAAACCATGTGTAAAATATGATATAATATCATGCCATTCATATTTTTGGATGGATTCAATGAATGCAGATATTATTGGTGCTGCAACGATAAATTCATCTAATTATGATAAAGATAAAATATATATTGAAGCGTCTATGGAATTGGCCACTTCCGATCAATCATTGACTGGAGGAAACATGGAATTGAACTATATCGCTATTGGTAAATGGAAATAACTAACAAATGAGCTAGCTCATAATGACCTATAGAATTCTTGTAGTGGAGAAATTCTATAGGTCATTTTTATCGTAAATTAGGAATTATTTTCAATTACTTTCGTTTTTTCCTAACAAATGCTAAGCATTTGTTAGTTAAATAGAGTGATAAGCGGTAGAAAGTAGTATTATGACAAGTGATGTGATTTTTAGTCAATATAATGGTTCGTCTATTCCATTATCGAATATAGTAGAATCTGGTGATGGATATATCCGATATTCTGATGGAACGCAAATTTGTTATGGTACAATAGAGTCCAGAGCATATAGTGATCAACGTCTGACATCGAGTATTACGTCCACAAAAATGCTGTGGGCGACGAGGCTGGCACACTCTCATATTCTTTCTCAAAGTCTTTTAAATATGGATCAACTCCATCAATTATGGTAATGCCTGTAAAACATGTAAAAGGGCAAAGATGGAAAGCATGTCCTAATAAAGGATTAGGAGAAAGCCAAGCTGATACTATGACAGATATTGATTATCTTGCTGCAGACGCTTCATATTCGAGTTTTTCATTTTATGGATCATTTAATATGACATCGAAAGCTTATTACGTTGTGACTTATTTAAGTTATATTGCAATTGGTCGTTGGAAATAACTAAATAAATGCGTTTAATTTGAGTACTATAGAATTCTTGTGGTGGAGAAATTCTATAGTACTCATTTTTATCGTAAATTAGGAATTATTTTCAATTACTCACTCTTTTTTCCTAACAAATGCTAAGCATTTGTTAGTTAAATAAAGATTGGTTGATAGCGTAAACGAGGTTAGTATGGATGTAAATTTTAATAGCCAATTTGGTACAAGTATACCATTAGTTGATATAATTGAACGCGGCGATGGATATATTAAATTTGCAAATGGCTTACAGATTTGCTATGGATCTTTGTATTGTACTATGTCATCTTCTACAGTTGGAAGTGGATATACTAATTATAAGTCAGAATTTAAATCATGTCCATTTACAGCTGTTTCATCTATTATATCATCTATGCCCGATGGTGATTATTCACATGATTCTATTTTAGGAACAGATGCTGCCCTATCACAATTAAAAATGAATAATATATCAATAAAGCGTACTTATATATCAAATAAATATATTTATATTTCTATAGTATCGAGTTCATCGGCTATGAAAGATATGAATGCTGAATGTGGATATATTGTAATTGGTAAATGGAAATGAGTGCACACTATAGAATTCTTGTGGTGGAGAAATTCTATAATGCACACTCAGAGTGCTACCGATGAGATTTGAACTCATACTCTGTTTCCAGAAAGGGAGCTTAAGGCCCTCGCGTCTGCCAAATTTTCGCCACGATAGCATATACTTTTTCACTAACTAATAGTTTACGTTATAATTAGAAAAAAGAAGGAACCTGAGATTTCTCCATCAGGTTCCTTCTTTTTATCCCTTAGTGGATATCGAAGTTAATGAGCTTATTGGAAGCTGGCAGTATTGGATGGCAGAACCACGCTTTGGTGATCAACCCCTTCGGATTACGGATGAACTGCACATAGCAGTTATTCTTCATCAGCTTGATAGCAGGGGATACGGCGTTCTTACCAAGGCCAAGAAGTCTCGCCTGTTGATACGCTTCATTGTAGCAGTAGTGATAAGCATTATCCTCTGTTACAGGCTCATTGTATCGTTTGAAGATGTGTGGGATAACTTTATGGGCAGCACAAACGCTGTCATCGTTATCGCAGTCATAATCCACATTGGTTACAAGATATCCTACGCCAGGGATATCGCTCATATATTCACCTTCGATTTCGCACTCAATGATCTTGTCTTCGTTTTTGAGATACTTCTCAGGATCATCATCGCGCCCTCTCACATACTTCTTTGCCCAGTTTTCATTGTCAAAGAAGAATGGGAAAGGGAAGTCAACCAAAGGTTCATTGCTAATTTCATACGGACTAAATGAGTACGTATGGATTTGGGTATTAACCACAACGTATGCTTTCATATTTTACTCCTTCCACATAATGCCGACGTTAGTAAGCTTTACAGGGCAAATGAACGCCTCATAAACGGTATTCTTATCAGAATTACTGACATATTTCCGTTTGATATACGGTCTGTCTGATTACGAAGACCATTTTGATTATCTACCTGACGATAATCAGGTTCCAGAGTTGTCAATTCTGCTACGATCGTATACACAGTTTGAAATTCCATAATAACCTCCTTAATAATCAAGAAGCGGATAGTCGGTAACCTTGAGGGCTACGTATTCTACCCGGAAGTAAATCGGATGACCGGTTTCTTTATTTGCTTTATATTCAAGGATGGTACTGCTGATACGTTCAACATCCTCATAGTAAGGATCGTATTTAACAGCTTCCATTTCCTGATCAAGTGCTTTAACACAAGCAGCCAGAGATCCAATTACTTTCTTATCTAGCATCGTAGCGACGTCCTTCATTCCTTCTTCGTAGAATTTGGTTCTACGCTGAGTAAACTTTCTGACATATACCCAACCTTCTTTACCGCTCATAATGAGCGCTTCCATAAGGTGGTTGATACCATCAACGTTGATCCCAAGTCTATCAAGCAGACGAGTGAGGGCATATATTTCTGTAACCGGAACTGCTGCTGCCTTACCAACGCAATCATGATTAACATCAGTTGTCACAAATACAACGTGACGCTCCAGAATATAGACGTAGATATAGACATTCTCCATATCAATGCCAAAGTTTCTGGAAACTTCAGCAATGGGAATTGCTCCTTTATACGGAGGACAGTTATCACGGAGATAACCATCAGACGGATCCAGATGATATTCCGTATGCTCTTCGATAGCATCTACAAGTTTCAGACTTTCAGAAGTACCAAGCTTATTGATCTCTTCAAAAAGAGTATCGAGATTAACAGGTTCCCGAGTTTCTTCATAGATAGACATAATAATCCTCCTTAGTAGTAAATTTGAGTTAGTTCCACGTGATAGCTATTCATACCGGTATGCCCGTCTTTTTCATAGCGAATGATAAGCTGCTCATTATTCGGGCGTTCAACGGTAAGATCCATATCACGATAACCACGGAAAGTTTCTTCCAGCTGATCCAGATAATCAAGACAATCTTCCTGATTTGCAAAGCCATGTAATACTTTACTACTCAAAAGATCATTGGCACCACCAGTTGTCTCGTAGATATCAAATACTACGAGAGAAACCGCTATGGTCTTTTCTTCACAATTCGATTTTTGATCCATCAAAGATGTCCTCCTCAAGGTAAATTCTATAGGGTCCATACTGCAGGGATTCTTCATAGCGTTTCCGCTCTCGATAATAGACAACGCGAGCAATACCGCAATGATATTCAATACTGAGGCTGGAAAGAAGCTGAGGATTGTATTTCTCAAATTCTCTTACCCACTCAGTAAGAAGCCTTTTGCATTCCTCTTCATCAAGGTAATAAGACTTCCAGTAGTCAATTTTTACTCTTTCTCCGGGAGCACTAAACATGTGTCGGAACTGATAGAGATCACGTGAAATCATTTGGAATATCCACCTCAACTTCCTCAATTCGTACTTTACGGATTTCATTGATGACATCCGTCTCAGCGCCTGGATAATTAGGTTTAATCTCAGCTACATGCTTGTAGGTTAAGCCAAGACCATCTTCATCCCAAACTACAGGATGATAGACAGCAAAACCTTTCAGTCTTTTTTTCGCAGCTTCCGGTGTTAAGAAGCCTTCGATGAGATTGAACTCAACTCCGTATTTCGGAGTGCGATCAATCCCTTCAGTCACCACATACATCGTCACCATAAGTCAATTCCCCTTTAATGAAAGTTAGGTATTGCTCCATTATCAAGTCTGAAATTGAAGCAATAATAATCATCCTTTCCGGAAGAGTAGTGCTTAGTGCTTCTGGGAATACCATAAGTCGCAACAACCTTCGGGAAGAACAGAACGTTCTCAGAGTTGATCTTAAGAACGATATGGCCAGTCTCATTCTTGAGAGAAACGTTGCTAGGACAAGGGATATCCATTTCTACTCTGTAGTAGACGACTCTGTGTGTAGGACGGTCATGCTTGTCATAGTACATCATTGCCATGCAATCATTCTCATTATCTATATAGGTAAAGACAGTGAAGTTTGTAGGTTCATACTCGTTATCTTCAGCTTTGACAAGGATCTTGTTGTACTCCAGATTTCGAAGCATAGCTTTCTTGTAGAGAGTAGAATAGACAAGAGAATACTTCGTAGGATATTTACCATCCATAGAATCCTTCTTCTGAAGGATAGCGTAAACATGTTCTGTCATGATTTATTCCTCCATAAGAGATACAGGTTTGATGAACGCTATAACATCAGTAGTATTGTCAGGGTACTTAAACTTCTGATGAATCAAGCGCTTCGTGAGTTTATTCATCTCGATGTATGGGCTCTTCTCAGCGGTATTATGCATATCTTCGAGGTACTTATATGCTAATTCCTGAGTGCCGTATTTCGCTCCTGATGTGTACATAATAGCCTTATTACCAGGCTCGTCTGTTTTCACATTGATGTGAATTTCGTATATGGTTCTTTCCGTCATGATCATTCCTCCTCGTCAAGTTCACGTTCGTAGATGCTAGCGATGGTTTTCAGTGTGAAATACTTTTTACCACCATCGTATCTGAACGTATATAATTTACGATAGACGATACCATGTTCCTCATTAACGACACAAGGAGACTGCTTAAAAAGACAGTGAACATCATCACCTTTTGCATTAATACGGTCTCTGATTTCATAGAGTCTTTTGATTGCTTTCTCCCATGATTTGTAAACCACTGAATCAATAGGTTCTGCATTATCGTTGTGATATACGATGACATATACAGACATAATTTGTCATCCTCCTTTCTCTATAGATATAATATATCATTAAAGAAGTTCCCTGGTTTCAACCCAAGCACAGGGAATATTAACAGCGTCTGTATGGTTGTAAGTTGTTTTAATCAATGCTGTGTGATAAACAAGCATAGCTTCTTCATCAACCAGATACTTAAACGATCCGGAATTATTATCTTCAGCAGAACACTGTTCATTACGGAGATTTAATGTATCGCAGATTTCACGAAGCATCTTAATAGCTGCTTCTCTTGTCGAATACATCGGATCATACAAATGATGAATCTTTTCAGGGTAATAGCCAGATACAACTGCATACACTTTCATATTATTCTACCTCCAATACACGGATGTTAGCAGCCTCTTGACGATAGTGTCCTACGACACCATTTGTTCCACTGGATACACAATTCATAGAGATGCTTGATTGCTTTCCACAATCAAAGTAACACGACTCAATATCAGAGTCTGCTCCATTGTAAGCAGAAATAATTGCGTACACTCTAGTCACAATAAACACTCCTTTCATATCTAACCGTAAACAGAAATATGGAAAATAAAAGCAGACTATAGAATTTCTCCACCACAAGAATTCTATAGTCTGCTTTAAAAAGAATATATGAGCTAGCTCATTTGTTAGTTATTTGCGTTTTCCAATAGTAAAAAAGTTAACAATGACATTTGATGTGGATGATGCTTTTTTAAGATTTAAACTTGCAGTAAATCCAGAAATACTGTAAGAATCTGTATACACAGTACAATTATGATCAGTAGCTGATAATGATACTGCAGGCGGATTATCAAATGTAAATGGATATTTAATAGACTTTTCATATGTCCCAGCGTTACCGTTAGTATCTACACTGAACCGTCCTGTTATTATAGTCAATCCATTAGAGCACTTAATATAAACATATCCGGTATTAAAATCGAAGCTACTATCACATGAATCTTTGGAATTTAGTAGCTCATTATTATAATACACATCCATAGTATACTCTTTCTACCGTTTATCTCCACATCATTTAACTAACAAATGCTTAGCATTTGTTAGGAAAAAACGAGAAGTAATTGAAAATAATATCGCCTAGGTACGAATATTTCACGTACCTAGGCGATTTTTATTTTACTTCAGTTTTTCATCGTAAACTCGTTTTGCGATATCGACAGCGTTGGACAAGCGTTCTTCAGCGCTAGCGGTAAATCCACGATTGCCAAACTCTCCTGGAGTAGAAGACGACAGAATTGCATTAGCAAGAATACTAATAGCAATCGTCTCCTTCATATTATTGATAGAAAAGCGGAGATGTGCAGCATCAAATTCACTCATACAGCTACCCCACAAATATTAAAAATAACCATCGTTTCACATTCAGGCATTTTATTTCCTTTATGTGAAATGGTTAAGCATTGATTACGTGGATCTTCATCATTCTCTAAAGAAATTTGAAGACCAAGGTTAAGATCATCATTAATGATGCTATAGTAGTTACGAAGTTTTTCAATTTCATTAACAGCATCATCTATAGTACTATGCACATTAATAATGCTGTAAATATTACCATGAACGCCAGGTATGATATTACGAGTACATCCTGCATTACCAACAGTCGCTTTTGATTTTATGATAGCATAGATGGTGTTGCCCTTATCTTTATCAGTTTCTTTTATACTATCAATCGATGTTTGTGTGACTATATTCTCTACTGCTTTTGCAGCAAATAATTCATCCATTAGTACAAAGCCTCCTTCTTATAGACGCTTCCTTCCAGTCTGAAATCAGTAGAAGCAACATCACCGAAGATAAATTTGATACCAGGATTAGTACCAGTAATAGCCAGAGGAGAAATAGCATAGATATAGTAGTCTCTACCAGTATATCCTTTGCTAAGCTCAGAGTAGACGTACGTCATCGTATCGAGTTTTTTCACATGGAAGAAATCAGGACGACGCTTTTCGAGGTCGTGGTCAGCATTATACATCTTCTCAAGCTCAGTTAATACAGAAGATAGAGAAGTATAGTATTTTCCCTCATAGACTTCCGTAGAGATAAACTCCATAGGAGCATCGATCGCTTTATTGCCATCAGTTGTGACAATCTCTGGAATTCTCACTCGAGTACAAGTGATTGCGTAGATATTAGGAGTCTGAGGAGGTTTGATTGGAGTAATATCTCCGAGATCAAGTTCCTTCTTCTTAGGCTCAGTAAGCTCATGATATTTAACGAGTTCTTTTGCAAACTTCTGACGCTGTTCAGTAGTAAGAAGTTCAAGATCCATACCAAATCTTTCCTGTGCTTCACCGAAGGTAATAACTCCTTCAGTGTATTCATTGTGATCAGTATAGATTCTGATTGTTTTGATCGTAGCCAAGAGCTTCTGAAGTTCAAAACCATTACGGCCAATATTATTTCGTGCTTTGAAATGAGTAAGGCATGAAGCAAAGCGCTCTTTTACCTGCATATCAGCATGCTCAAGGAGATCACCGTATTTCTTCTGAGCTTCCGGAAAATTTAATGTTTCAGATGTACCATCTGGATAGGTGAAAATCTCAAGCGTTCCATAAGTCATTGCGTGTTTGTCATTCATAATACAAGCCTCCTTAAAGTTTGAGTTACTTGATAGTCATCCCTGATCTTGGAAAAAAGAAGACTGGACAGTGTAGATGTCCAGTCTTCTTCTTGTTTAATCGATGTAGGCAACGAACCCGTTCAGATACGCAACGTACTTGAAGATGCACTTTGCAGTATACGGGCTGATGCCAGGAAGAGCACAGAAGTCATAGTCCTTCTGTACGGCTTCCATCAAATCCAACAAAGTGGAAATTCCTTGGAAGGCTAAAACGTTTGCAGTTCTACTTGTGATATATTTAAAGTTGTTCAGAGTGAACGGCTTAATCGGTGCAGTAAAGAAGGTATCCATGAGTTGTGCTTTACGTTCTCTAGCATCATGCTCGTTCATCGTGCTAGAATAGAATGTCGGAAGAATTACGTCGGATACAGTAAAACCTCCTCCATTCTGATAGTTGATGAATTTCGTGCGATTGAATTCTCTTGTCAGAATAGCTCTTGCGGTCTCATCATCATCGAGATCTTCCAAGGTAAGATTGCGGTTGATAACAGATTTCGCAGCATCGCGATAATTGCAAAGATACTTTGCTCTTAGAACGTCGATCGCTTTAGAAGAGTAGATGATATTCATCCGCATGTCATCAATTGGCATGAATGCACGAGAGACGAAATCACCATCAGACTCCTCCAAATAGCGAGAACGTGCTGCTCCAGTCGTACCGAGAAGGGCTTCCTTCAGAACCTTGTGACTTGACATCTTCGATCCGAACTCAGAGGCTTTTTCTTTCCAATCAGGAAAATTTTCAAGGCTGAGATTATGCAGGAAAATCGCTTTGAACATCATGTTCGTAGGCGGTCTATAGTGACTGTCACACCAATCAATGAAGTTCATCGCGATGTATCTAGTATCATCCTTCACGGCCATCAAATCAAACTGATTTAGAACGCCACAGATTTTCAGATATCTAATGATGTTCTCCGGATATTTATCCAGGTCCCATCGGTCGTACCGAATTTTGGCTACAAGATATTCACGATCCTTAATCTCTTCTTTTGTCATTTTCAGTTCACCTTTTAAATGCTTTTGAGGGAACTTCTCAGCTCGTCTGCCCCGTTCTTGATGATGAACACATCAACATCAATTTCGTCATCCGGACGAGTATGGAGAAGATAGTTTAGGATGAGAGAACGATAACGAACCTTGTACTCCGTATCAGCAATGACTCCATTCTGATAAGAACTCTCAAGATTCTCCAGTTGACGCCCGTACTCAGAACGGACATGCGTAAATTCGGACATTGTCATCTCATATTCCTCCTTACTTTTTCTTCAAGATTCCAGTGCAATCGTTGTTCATATACGCAGCGTAAATGATGAGTCCGTATACATCTTCCTGAGTAATCCCAGGAATTTCGCAAAGGTCTCGATCGCTACGATAAATTGCACGCATAAGGTCTCCAATTGTCTTGATATTCGCTTCATTCAGGGCTTTTACTACTCGAGAGTTTGTAACCTTTGCATTGTAGACGTACTTGTCTTCAGGAATTGGATCGGTATCCATCTTTTCAATCTTTTTGGTTTTCCGTTCTACGACATTCTTTGAGAGATTCTTTCCATAGTCGTATGCAACTGCCAGATGTGGAATTACAACGTTTCCAAGCCCAAATATATTTCCACCTCCAGTGCTGTAGTTGATATAACGAACTCGTGCCAACATACGGTTGAGGATGTTGATGCTTGCAACATCGTTCTGAAGATCAAAGGTAGTAATCTCCTCATTAATAACCATAGTCACAAACTTAGAATAGCTTGTGATATTATTATAATAGAGAAGGTTATTGATCTGACGAGTCATCAGTGCAGGCTTAAGGATATTCTGCACAGGCATCTTTCTGAACTCACGGAAATTCTTATCAGATTCAGTCATGAACTTTCCTTTTTCACTACCGGTTGCAGTGAGAAGAATCGAACGGACTTTATCTGCATTTTCCCGAAGAGTATTAGTAGCTTTCACGACTTCGTCTTCAAATCGATATGCTGCAGTATCATTAAAGAGGGCTCGTAATGCTTTGACCTGATCATCCACAGCAATTACAGCTCTGACTGCGTCGTAGAACCGATCTGCGATCTTCTTATCGATATAGTGAAATACCATACGATCGCACTCATCGATAATTTTGATATCGCGTAGATACCAGATGATGCATTTCGGAGACGGAGAGCATTTGTAAAGCCACGGATTGAGAATATAACCAGGGAGTTCATCACTGGTATCTCTCGGAGAAAATACTACGCCGGATCTGTTGACGCTTGTCCTGGGAGTAGAGAACGGAGTCGGATCGATGACCTGAGGTTTCTCATATGCAGCTTCTCTCCGATTGCGTGCAATCTCATAGAAGTTGATATGAGGGACCGTCGGAATCGTACGGATTTCAGAACCTTTCTTGATATACGGAGCCTCCATGAAGAACTGGTTCAGAAGCTCACAGTTATCATAGGTAATATCGCTAAAGAATTCCTCATAGCTCAGTCCAGACTCCTCAATGGTTTCGATGAGAACTTGATACGGGACGTTTCTGGACATCGTTCCACTTTTCGTGATACGGCAAGTAAAGTCTCCGTCTTCAAACGTCTCATTTGGATAGAATTTCTTAAGCAAATAAGGACGCAAGAGAAGTACCTTGTTTTTCGGCCAAGAATCGAGATACACATTTCTGCATTCATAGTTGGTCCGTGCATCGCGGAATTCCTGAGATTCACTGAGAGGAACCATGAGCATGTGCTCAAGCTTACGCGTGATCTTTCTTCCATGGAGTTTACGCATCGTTTTTGCGAAGATCTGGCGAATGCGTTCAGGAGACCGTCCAACCGACTTAGCGATTGCAGCGATCGACATATTCTCCATAATATACTTCTTGAACACGTCACGTTCTCTCTCCGTGAAATAGTCATCTGTGAAGACGCATCTTTCAACAGCGTGGATCATAACAGGATAGTACTTCGGGTCCATGTCAGCAACTTCTTCGCCAAAGAGGAAGGGACCGATGTAAGCATATGCTCTTTCCGGGTATTTCAGTCTCCACCATACTACATTTTTAGCCATAATAAAAACCTCCTTAAACTTGTGCAATTACTTTATTTCATTGCCTTCTTTCAAGTATATAATATATCATTATAATATCTGAGTTCTCGGACAAAAAATACAGACTGAGATAGATTTATTCTAATCTCAGTCTGTATTTTTTATTCTTCAGAAATCCATGCTTTAATAGTCACATGGGTCCCGAATACAGATTTCTCTCTGTATTTCATACGACCAGTTTTCCTATTATAAGTAACGGACTTATTACCGTACTTATTTCGCTTCTCCTCTGCAAGATTATCCATGTAGGACACTGCAAGATCTTTTGAGTCAAACGACTCACTTTTTGTGTATACTGTGTTAAGAGATTCGATATGTACTTTAAATGGCATAAACTATACTCCTTTCATTTAAAAAAGTAAGCTAACGGTATAGATATATAAAACCGTTAGCTTACTTTAATTACACGACTACTTACTTACTGAAGGTATGACCCTTGTAAGTAAACAGAGTAGTCAAATGTGTTCTCTGCCATGTTGCTTTACCTTTTGGATTGTGCTCAAAATACAGAGCACCATGACTTTCATCCCATCCGGTAAGAACCAGTTCCAATGCTTCAAGGCTTTCATCACAAATCTTAGCCTTGTTATAGTTACCATTGTAATAGGTACTGAACTGGTTTTTCTGCTTAATGATGCTCATCACATCATTGGGGAACTTTGGGGAATCGAGACGATTCAGGATGACTTTCATGACAAGTGCCATGCCTTTCACGCCATCTACCTTAGCTTCAGCAAGTGCCACTTTCTGCAGGGCAACCTTTTCTGCTTCAGTAAGGTTATATTTATAGGTCTTCTTGCTGGAAATATTTACAGCAGTTGCAGTCCGCTTTTTCTCAGTGCTAGTACTGGAAGATGCAGGAGTTTCTTCTGCAAAAGAACCTAAGCAAGGAGGACCTTCGACTTCATCGGGATATACTTCAGCATCGTATGTAGTATTTGCCGCAAGTAAGTCGGTAAGCGTTCCGTTCATATCTTCACTAGGACTCGCTTCAATAGGAATCGAAGTATTGGCTTCCACATATTCCTCGGATTCATCTTCGCTATCACCAATCTGATAGAGACCGAAGATATTTACAATCGAATCAAGGACATTATCAAACTTACTCTGAGAGCCATTATCAGCGTAAGCATGCAAACCAAAATCAAAATTGGTTGCGAAAACAGGTGCTACTATACTAAACGTAGAAACACCTACCCATAAAGCACAAGCACACACAGTAACGAAGCCCTTACGGGAATAGTTGTACTTATGATGTGCAACGTGCTTTGCAGTGTTGGGCTTGCCGGAGAATACGAAAAGGCAAGCTAAAAAGATAAGCATTAAGATAATCATGGTTTTTTCACCTCGTATTTTTTAACACCATGTGCTTGATAGAATAAAAGGTGTAAGTGCCATAGACTCTGATGAAAATCAGATATGTCTAAGCACTTACACCAAATATTCAACGAACCTAATTATTGGTTAATCCACGAATACTAAATCATTCATGGTAACCGCAGTCTGGTAAAAACCAGCCTGAATCAGAATACGATCATCCATGATCTTAGAAACCCGATACGTATTCCGCAGAGCAAACGAAGGCAGAGTTGCTCCAGTAGCAGTTTTGGTTGTATTTTCCTTGATCCGTACGAAATCTCCAATCTGAAAGAACTTAGGCTCAATCTTGATATCGGACGTATCGATGATAGGATCAGGAAGCTTAAAAGGTTCAGGGGTGACTTCCACTTCCGGGTTTACAACCATCGGAGGGACTTCTTCCGTAGGAACCATTACGGGTTCAATTTCATCCAGTACTTCTTCGTTTACAACAGTACCAGTACTCTGAACCTCAGCGAGCTTTTCAGTTTCCGTAGAAACTTTGCTCTCAGTTGAGAATGTAACCGAATTTCGGTTGCGATTCTTAGACATATGAATTCATCTCCTTTCTAAAGATTAACCCACTGTTCTCAGAAGGTAAATCGATATCCTTCGTTTATGGTATCGGAAGAACCGATTTCAACGTAACCGGCGTCGATCAGATCACTGACGATTCCTTTGACTTCCTTTTTGGAAACGCCAATTGCACCAGAAATTGCCTTGAAGTCGATCATCTTGAAGTTCTGAGGATCTTTCGTACGACGCTGGGTAATCTTGTTGTAGCCATCAAGCTGAGTAAAGAGACAGAGCATAACCTTGTATGCCTTCTTGCTCATACCATCATCTGCTGCCAGCCACATCAAGCGATCACGAGGGATAGAGACGTTTGTCATCTGCTGATAAACTGCATTATTGTTAGCCATAATCAATTCCTCACTTTCATAATCACATTGTCGTTATACGACAAAACATAGGTACCGGATAACTCGGAATAACGAGGTGGCGCTGCTCTTCTCTTAGTCAACTCAACTACGTATACCCCGAACTCTGCTCTCTTTTTCAACACATGCTGATACAGAGGAGACAAAGCAACGTAGAGATATGCGTTCTTGTTGAAATCAAAGAGGGACTTTAACTTCTTGGATTTCTTATCAAAGACAAGTTCCAAAAGGTTCTTATCTGTAACAGGATCCAGACCTACTTTGATTCCATGGTCACATTTGAGATAGCTATCTCGATCTTGTAATACAATGGATTCAATTTCATGCATGCATAAGACTCCTTTCATTATTTTGCTGTGTATGTGAGAATAAAATATCCCAGTGTACAAAATGAGAGTACACTGGGATATATTCTACCTAAGTGATTATTGCATATTAGTTAATACCCACAGGATCATATAAACTGCAATCAAAATTACACATGAACTTGAATACGTTCTCTGCGGTTCTCTTGAATGCCGTCTGGATATGAGAGATATCAATTGCATGTTAATAGCAACCAATATACAAATCACAATTCCCATGATAGGTAGCTCTAATATCTTTCGAAAATTCATGGATATTAAACACCGCCTTTCTATTATCTGTCTGTAAGTATTACCTAGTGATATAACATATAAACGAAAAGAGAAGAAAAAAAGAGAGCGGCTATTGTCGCTCTCCCATATCAAGGTGGACGTGCTGGGTATCCAACTCCCAGCACGTTATTCGTATATAAGGAAGTGTTACTGAGCATTCTGCTCAGCACCTTCCTTGGTCTCTTCCTTCGGCTCGATGTGGCTCTCGACGGCTTCCTCAGCCTCAGCGATCTCGGCCTCCATGTCCTCGTCCATATCGTCGAGGTACTTGGTCGGGTTGAAGGGCATCGGCTGAGCGATGCCCTCGACGAGCTTAGCCACAGTGCCAACTGCGGTGCCTGCGATAGCAATGCCGCATGCAACGTTGTTGGTTTTGCCAATCTGTCGCTTCTGCTTGCGGCTGATGTGCTTCGTGTTTGCGGTGTAGTAGCAGGTGCTTGCTACTACGGTGCCGCCTGCGGTAGCAGCGGCGAAGCTGACGTTTGCCAGCTTGTGTGCTGCGGTGCTCACAGCATTGCGAGCATTGAAGATTGCAGCCGCCTTCTCCATCTTGTTGGGGGTGTTGGCGTTGGCGTTCTTATTGGTATTCTTAAACATAGTTTTCTCCTTCTCCCTGTCTTTATAGTGTCGGGTGCACTAATTTAAAATGTAGGACGCTGCACTTTGCAAGCGTCCTTTTCGGATCATAGATGACGGATGGCTGCCGGAACGGATTATTAGTCCATGTCAGCATAGAGCTGACTCATCTTGTCTGCGCTGTAGTCCAGCGCATTCAAGGTTGCCTTGTACCCGTGGTACAAGACATTGGATGCGCCAACGACCATGATGGCGCTTCCGATGCCGCTGACAACTGCGCCTGCCTTCACAGCGCCGGTGCTCTTGGTTTCAGCGCCTCCTTGCATCATGCCGATGCCAGCGGCTGCGACACACTGGCCAGCATAATTTACCGCCAAACCTTCGACGGCCATCTTGGCGTTATAACGGAACTTCTCGGCGTTGTTCATGCCACTGGTGTTCTTGACGGTAAAGTACTTGCTAAACATAGTAAAGCCTCCTAAGCTTTTCTCTGATCTTTTGATCAGGATCATAGAAAGGATATTTTAAAGCCGTTTGCTTTATATTCCTTTCTTATTATTCGCATTTATAATATATCATTATAAATCGAGACTTTACGGTAAATCGCATTGTCTCGATTCATAATGACACGCTAGGGTTAGATGCCAAGGAACATCTTCTTGGCATCGATGATGCCGGACATGTACCAGCCGTACATCTCCGGATCCATGGACTTCAGGACGGACAGGGACGGGGTATCCCAAGCCTGGATCTTGGCCTCAGCCTCAGCGAACCCCTTGTTTGGGTTGGACAGAGACTTGCAGCCAATGATCTGGCCACGGTCATTGCGGACCTGACGACCAGGGATGCGGAGGTCATCGCGGTCAGGCAGCCGAGACGCCACCATGGCCGAAACGACCAAGATGACACCATCCTGCTTCTCCGGGAGGTCGACGACCTCACCGTAGGAGGTGGACTCATCGGGGATACCGTCGATCTCGCCGACGACCTCGATGCTGGAGGAAACCCTCGGGAGAATCCCAGAGGGCTCAATGGTGCGAATCACTTCGCCACCATCGTTGACGAAGTTGATGGCGTGGGGAGTGCAATTAACGATCTTCATAATGAACTCGCTTTCTCCAGATTATACTGACTGGCCAGTAATGTATGAGGACTAAGTTTAGTCCTCGGAGAACCAGACGATGGCTTCGCCATCAGTGAGGGTCTTTCCCTCAGAGTTGACGAATGTCCGGAGCTTGCCGTTCATGACAAGCTCGTAGCCCTCGGAGCGCATGAAGCGCTCAACTGCAGAATCAAGATTCTGCATCGAGCCGGCCTTACGGACGGCCTTGATGAGCACGTTCTTGGTCGTGCTACCGATGGAGAACATCTGGGCGAATTCCCAGGTTATGCCGATGGACAGAGCCGCCACGATGACGACTTTCATCCAGAGAGGACTCTGGACGAATACGTTCCAAATGTTAGTCAACATAGTGATTTCCTCCTTACAGTTCGTAATTGTGATCGGATCCTACATTAAGGCCAATCGTATCGGTCGTATACAGAATCTCTGTAATGTGGTCAGGGCACTCCGGGTTCTGCTTCAGCTCTCGCTGATTGGGGTGAGAATATATCCGAATCTTAGCGCGGTCTCCTTTATCGTACACAATCTCACGCTTATATACGAGGGTTGGACGGCTTTCATCTTCTTTGAGATGCCATCGCATTAACATGTGAAGGCCTTTCACCGCGTCTTCCTGAGTGGTATACGCGGATACATCAACGGTGTTGATAATAGGGTCATTACCAACGTAGCCCCTGCGGATCTGTTCCTTAACGATAATGATTGCGCTCATATTGATTCCTCCTTGTGGATCATAGAAAGTTAATTTGCGAAGGTTATATTTCTATTCCCTTCTTTTTATTCACCATTATAATATATCATTATAATCCGAGACTTTACGGGAAAATACGTCAATGAGAATACTTCCTGATAATCAATATTCTCATTGACGTATTTTATAATGGTATCCATATAATTTTTAACCAATATAGCATTCAAATTATATGTTATACCCATGTGATAGATCTTAGGAATCTTTCTATCACAAGTCTACATAATCTAGGAGGTTACTATGGCAGAAAACATTAAGTACTCTAACAAAGAGATGTTGCTACGAGCAAATGAGACCTTACAAGGTTCCAATAGCTTGGTCGGAATGACTATGCTTGGCATTCCCCAGTACAACTCTTCTATGCGATCGATCATGTTTACATCGCATACTCGTCAGACCGTCAACCTTCTGAATCCTGATTTCCCCGGAGTCTTTACCAATGGTGAGAATGTCGTTGGTCGTCACTCTAGTGGTTACAAACAGGCAAAAGGTAATTACGTTGTCGTAGACAAAGTGGTTAAGTTTGAGGATATTCTTGATAATCCTACAACTTACATCCTCTTCGTCTATGACAAGAAAAACAACTATTACGAAGTGTGGAAGCGTGGAGACAGTGAATCTCTGACAGAAGTCTTTGGTTACGAATACAACAACGACTACATGGATAGTCTGGAAGTAGGTTCCAAGATTCCGAAGGGTACCGTTGTGAAGAAGTCTCGTTCTTACGATGACACTATGAACTACGGTTATGGTAAGAACGTGCATATTATGTATGTGACAGATTCCTCCACCTCAGAAGATGCTGCTGTCATTTCCGAAAGTATGCGGAATAAGATGGATAGCATAGAAATCAATCAGGTTCCTATTAGTGTGAACGACAACGAGTTCCTTCTGAATCTGTATGGTACAGAAGACGACTACAAACCGTTCCCTGACATCGGAGAATTCGCTACTGGTGAAGTTGCAGCAAAACGTGCTTTGAGTAAAGAGCAGCTTCTGAGCGAATTCAAAGATGATTCCTTGTCCCGCAGTGGTGAAGGCGACATCTCTTACTACAAGTCTGGCAAGGTTGTTGATATCACCATTTACTCCAATAATCCTGAGATGGAAGATACTCCTTTCAATCATCAGATTCTGAAATACCTGAATAGCCAGAAGATTTACTATCAGGAGATCAAGGAAGCATGTGAGAAGATCTTCAAATCTGGTGCTAATTATTCTAAGGAGATCAACTACATCTACAAGAGAGCTGTTGAATTTCTGGATGATAACAAGCGCTGGAAGAATCAGGATTCTCTGTTCTCCAATGTCTTTATCGAGATCACTGTGAAGGGTGTCGTCCATCTGGATATTGGTCAGAAGATTACTGGTCGTTATGGTAACAAATGCGTTATTTCTGAGATTCGTCCGGATGATCAGATGCCGTATTACTATGACGATTGCGGTAATAAGGTTGTGGTTGATCTGCTCTTCAATGTGCTGGCAATCATTAACCGTACTACTGCATTCCCCATTTACGAAATCACCATCAACTTTATCTGCAACAAGATTCGTGACCAGATGAAGATGAAGAAGACTCGTAAAGAACGTGAAGAATTGCTGTTTGGTATCATTAACGATTTCAATCCCGAACAGCATGACCGTATGAAAGAAGTTTATGATAAGCTCTCTGAGGCTGATAAGGATGATTATATCAACGATGCGATGAATAATCGTATCTATATTCATCAGAAGCCGATGTGGGAACATGAGCCTATCTTCTATCGGTTCCTCAAGATTTTCAAGAAATACGATTTCCTGAAACCCTATGATGTTTACATCAATAAGTTTGGCCGTCAGATCAAGATGCTCAATCCAATGTATTGCGGTGAGATGTACGTCTTGAAGCTGAAACAGACTTCTCGTAAGGGCTTCAGTGTTCGTAGCACTGGTTCTGTGAATACGAAGGGACTTCCGGAAAGAAGCTATCGTAACAAGAACTTTACTGAGCTTCGTTCTTCTACTCCTATCCGCTTTGGCGAGTTTGAGACTTTGAACTTCTCCATTGCTGTTGAGCCTGAGGACATTCAGCTCTTCAACCTGTTCTATCGAGCATCTAGTAATGCTCGTCGCGATCTGGCAAAGAACTTGATCGAAGGTAACGATGAGTTCGTGCTTCCTAAGACTTATACTTCCCGCGTCAATGAAATCTTCGCTGTCTATCTGAAGAGTCTTGGTATCAAGATTGAATTCGTGGACGATGAGGATGAGATTCGGGAGTATGATGACGAGGAAGTCAACGTGTATACTCTGGATGACCAGGAATACATGTGCACCGAATATCAGTTCATGCTGATCAAGCGTAAGAAGGAAGCCGAGAAAGAAGTCCTTGCCAAGCAGGGTCTTATGGATATAGATGAATTCAATCGCCAGGTTATGGAACAGCTCAAGAATACCGATTTCGTGATCGGACCTGATAAGGATGAGTATGATAACGTACCTGCCTTCAAGCCTGATACCGTCTTCGATGAAACTGGTCTTCGTGGTGAAGGCTAACTGATAAAATCCACAGTGAGTTTCGTAATGATTCTCACTGTGGATTTTTTTTGTTAAATTTCCGATTTCTTCGTATGAAGGAAATCTTCTGTGATGGTTTTGATGATATACATCAGAATCGGAGTATAGAAGAAAACCTCATCGTTTGCATCCAATTTAAGAAGTTCCTCATTTAGATCAAGAGGAATATCATAAATGGTAAGGGGTTCATTCCGTACAAACTTCTGCATCAGATCTACATACGGAGATTGTGTAGGAGCATTGAACTTAAAGCTATTGACAAGCTCAATAGGAAGAAGTTCATTGGGAGCCTTCTGATCAAAAACAGCTTTCTCGGGAACTTCTACAAACATGACAGATTCGTCCTGCCACAGGTAGAATGCAGAATCTTTCCGATCCATTCCCTGATACAGATAGTACTTGAAAGTACTAATCGTCTTTAAGTCTCTACGCTCAAAGAAACGATAAATACTCCTCTCGTATTTGATCTGACGTTTCTTATCAGCAAACATCTCAGTCAATACGACTGAGCTGAGATCAGTCGCCTTACGAAGTAAACCATGCTTATTCATGAATACCGACTGCAGTGGATCATAGATCTTCATGCCAATTGCAGTCTCTCCAAGGAAGCAATTATACCGTGTACTATAGAAAATACTCTTGTAGGTATTCACCATATCATTGTAAAGAGCATCAACTTTCTGAAGCTGTTCATAGTAGCTCTCCTCAATGATACAGTTATTATCACTACCGATATTTTCTAAGATACAAGTATATTTCTCATTGACCTGATCGTTGATATCATTCAGAACTCGTTCTTCCAGAGATTCCAAACGATAGGTAATCTTATAGAAGTTATCAGGACGAATATTATCATAATCAACTGAAATGATACGGAAAAGGAAGATACCTTTCGTCACATGGTTGATTGTGAAGAAATCATTCTGAAGAGGTTTGATTGTATTGGGAAGAAGAACTGCATCTCCCTGATAATCTGTATCAAGACCCTGATCAGTATCTTGAATAGCAAGCTGGACCGTATCTAATCCATATAAAGGGAAATTATCAATCTTCTTAAACTTTAGCGGAGAATTCTTGCCGTAGATTTCTTCTACGTCTTTATATCCTCCATCAGTGGTTACATCATCTGCATTCACATGATAATATGTGACAAATACAGGAGATTTATCCAGAAAGCGTGTAACTTGAGTATTCAGTCGATTCTCAAACTTAAACGCATTTTCATCCATGAGTTTTTGCTCATTGATTAAAATAGCCATACTTGAATCTCTCCTTTCTCTAATAATGAAGCTTAAACTAATGTCAAAAGAAGTGCTATAGTCGAAACTATAGCACTTCTTTCTTTATGGAGCAATTACGGTTAGATAATTCATGAATGCGTTTTTGTAGTCGGAGTGTCTCCAGCTTGTACAGTTGAGACGAATGACATTATTAAAGATGATATCTTTCATCATATTATCTAATGCCAACCAAATATTATCGTATGACAATTTGCATACGAAATAAGAATCCCATTTCTTTACGTAAAATAAAATCGTCATGAATTGATTTCCAACGTCTTTTCTGATAAGATTCACAACTTCTGGATACCGTTTTTCATAATCTTCAAAGAATTCTGTCACATCACGATCTTCATAATAGTGATAGCACGGTTCCTTGTATGTAGGGGTCACAGGTCTAACTGGATCTCCTACTACATGCATAGGATAATCAAATGCTCCATCATAATCGCTCACGATCATAAAGCAATTCTCCTTTCATGATTTTTATTGTCAAGTATCAAGAAATATTCATTTCTATCAATAAAACTTTTGATTGATATGTTATATCCTTGAACTTAAGAAAGGAGGTTTTATTATGTCAACTGGCGTACAAGAAATCGAAGCGAATATCTATGAAGCAATCAAAACACCAATCGGAACAAATGATGTTATTGTGAGAACCTGCAAGTGCGGGAGAACTCTTGCACTTACATCTCTTGCAAATGCATGCGAGTTCTGCGGGTATGACCCAGTTCAACCGTTATTTGTAAAGATCAAGATTAGAGAGGTAGACTAATGAAAGGTACATATGATCAACGTGTAGAGATCTACACAGATGGTGCCGCAAAAGCAAATCCGACAGGACCTGGTGGCTATGCAGCAATTGTCAAAATCTTCAAGAAGGATTCCACGGATACGTATGAATCCATTGAAGAATTCGCTGGTGGTTATCCAAAAACCACAAATAACAAGATGGAACTCATGGGAGTTATCGTAGGACTGGAAAGTCTGAAAGTTCCCTCCATGGTTCGCCTATATTCTGATTCCAGTTATGTTATCAATGCTTTCAATAAGCGTTGGATGTATAACTGGAAACGGAATGGTTGGAAGACTGCAACCGGAAAACCTGTTAAGAATCAGGATCTTTGGGAACGTCTTCTGAAGGCAAAAGAAGATCATCAAATCACATTCGTTTGGGTAAAAGGTCATGCTGGAAACGTTGATAACGAACGCTGTGATTTTCTTGCATCTACAATGTGTGACCCTTTCAATACTCTCGTAAAGAAGAATGGTATTTACGTAGGGGAAACGAAAGATAAGAATGAAAACGAATAACCTAAACGACAAGTGACTAACTTACGTGTACCCTGAGCATAGAGGCTAGTCGCTTTATTGATTGGAGGCTGATTATTATGTCTAAACGCAAACGTAAGAATCGTGTACGTGTTACACGATTGAACTGGGACGTTGAGTATGTCCATGACATTCTGACTGATAATGGTTTTACCATTACAGAACCCGCAGTCGTTAAGTTTGACGACACAAAACAAAAGAGTCTTTATGGTGCTCGTTCTCCTTTGTATGGTACGAACTATGAAGACGAAAACGCATTCATTGAGCGTTATCGCTGTGAGTGCGGTGCATTTAAAGGCAAGATGTTTGCTGGTGAAATCTGTCCTATCTGCGGAAAACCTGTCAAGTATGAAGATGTTAACATCGAATATACTGGCTGGATTGCACTTGGCAACAACTTCATCATCAATCCTTTCTACTACCGTAAGCTTGTTTCCTGCATGAAAAAGGGCATGCTTGAAGCTATGATTAACTCCAAGTATGTCGTTGACGTTGATGGCGTTCGTAAGCGTTACATTGACCCTGACGAACAGGCAGCTCTCGGTGGTTTTGGTGGCATCGGCTTGGCTGAGTTTAAAGAGCATTTCGATGAAATCATCGAATTTGCTAAGACGAAGAAAAAGAGTGCTATTCCTGAGCTTGATCGTATTCTGAAAGAAAAAAGCTCGGTCTTTACTTCTCACATCCCTATCTATAGTACTCTGCTCCGTCCTCAGTCTACTACGACTGATACCTATTATTACAACACAATCGATCGTAACATCAATCCTCTGTATGCTCTGAGTGATAAGCTTAAGAACTGTGAGGATATCGATCGTGATTACATCCTTCACAGTATCCAGAAGCGTGTCAATACTATCTGGGACGAGAACTTCGAATCTCTGAATGGTAAAGAAGGTTGGATTCGTGGGCAAATTCTTGGTGGTGCTCTGAACTACACTTCTCGTAACGTTATCATTCCAAATCCGGAACTGCGTGACTCTGAAGTGGATCTTAGCTACAACACTTTCCTCGAGATGTTTAAGTTCAAGATCATTCACTATCTGATGGAGCTGGATGATATTCCTCTGGCAAAAGCTTATGAGCGTTATCGTAACGGATATAAGTTTGATCCGAAGATTTATCAGATCATGTGCTTCATTGTGAATCGTGAGCATCCGAAGATCATCATCAACCGCAATCCTACGTTGAACTACTACAGCATGCTGCTGATGAGCATCCGCAAGGTGAAAGAAGATGTCTCTGACTTCACTCTGTCTGTTCCTCTGAGTGTCCTACCTGGTCTGAACGCAGACTTCGATGGCGACATTCTGAATATCATTGGTCTGACCAATAAGGAACTCGAGCATGCATTCCGTAAGTTTGACCCCGTCTCTCGTATGATGATCAGTCGTGATACTGGTAAGCTCAACAACTACTTCATGATTGAGAAGTCTCAGATGATTGATCTGTATAACTTCTGCACCTGTGACTAACTAATAAATCCGCTGTCGGAAATAAGCAACCGACAGCGGATTCTTTTTTAAAAGGAGACCTGAATATGATTTCTGATATGATTCTCGATAATGGTGAAAAAGTCCGCATTATTCTTCATGCTTATCTTCGTGATGAAGATGTCCTTGCTAATAAAAGGAAGCATAAAGAACTCCTGGCTATTCACAGTGAATTCATCAAGAAGCATGATGTCCGTCTTGATGAAGAAATTGCTTCATATGCCGATGATGAAACTGCTGACTGGGATTTCACTGAGCTCATCTTTGGACTATTTGTACCCGATACTAAAGAAAGCTGCGCTATGATGGATGCAGTTATCTGCAATATCTTCTTCAGTACTGAAAAAGATGATCTTTACAATCCGGCATATAAAGCAATCGTTGATGCAATTGCAAATGCAAAAGATGCGGAAAGTCATTTCATCAATTGCAGTTTCATCGTAACGAATCCTATTTCAAATATGTCTGACATTGGAATCAGATGGAAGATGTTTATCGACGAACAGGAAGTCTGCGAATCGAAATACTGCAAGCTCGATGGTGATGGTTTCTTTGATGATATCGGAGGACTCGGCCCTCTTAAGTTTACACAGCATACCTATCTCGATAGCCGAACAATGCATCTTACCTATACGGATGCAGAAGATCGTAAGAAGATCATTGATGATTTCACATCCAAATTGGATAAGGCATATCATCAGCTTAGCCTTCCGGAGGATACTTCTTTGGTAATGGATATTCTGACCTATCCGGACGAACTCTACAAGAGTGATCCTGAATTTATCTATAATACGTATCAGTATGTTAATAATTACATCAAAGCAAAATATCCTCCGAGTTCACTCGATGGAAAAACAAAGGATATCCGTTCTTTAATTGCTATGGAAATCGAGAAATGTAAATTCGTAAGACCTAATTCGAAAGGCCATGTCATTATCTTCGATTTTCCGAGCAAAGGTAATCTTGTAGTTCGCGTTGACGATAATATCGTTGGCATGTATTGCAGTTAAAAACTTTTTAATGTGAGGTTATTTCATGAAATTTTGGTATAATGATGAGAAGTACAACTGCGAAAAAGGAGGCAAAACATATGGATTATCTTCCTATGATGTTTGAGGGAGAAAAACTCTACGTCAAATCATTTAACCTTGTGGCTATGGAACTTGGTGTTGGTGCAAGAGATGTATCTGATAAATCCATGCACATGGAAATTGCAAAGGCATCCATGGATGCATTCACCGATGTTGTAAAACGGAAGGGCTCAAATCCTGATAATTTGGATGGAATTCAGATGATTCTCCACATCTTTTATAGCCCTGAATGCAATAACTGGGCCCTTGGTCGCAATATCATTTTCAGTATGGCAAATTCTCCGCGTTCAGATGACAAGTGGTACAATGGCCATTCCTGTATTGCAGAAGCAGTTAAGAAATGCCATGAAACCAAAGTAATGGCTTTTCCTGCAATTATCTTTGTAAGTCCTTGGGGATACGACTTCTATATCAATGGTAAACCTTGTTGTCACGGAATGCCGAGCCTTCTTCCAAAACTAAATCCTGAGAAACCGTCTGAAGATGACGCCCTGAGAAATTCTGAAGAAGATACTCCGTTCTATCTTCTCAAGAATTCTGAAAGAGCATATCAGTGCTCTGATTTCATCATCAACGCAAATACTCAGGATATCCGTATGAAAGTTCGGAATCGTTTTGAAAACCTGATGGAAGAAGCAAGATTCAATCTTATGATTCCGAAGGACAGATCTATCGTAGGTGTCCTTACTACTTACACAAATGAATTTGCTGAATCCAAACCGGATAATCGTTCTATTGAAGAATACGCCATCGCATTCATCGTATATCTACTTAACTACAACGATGGCCATACCTTCAACCAGGAAGTTCTCAAGAAAATTATCCATAAGAATATGGATAACTATCCGGATATTCCAGAGCATTACGTCTTCTTGGATATCATCAATCCGTATACGATGGCTCTTACCTATAATGGTGATATCCTTACCGTTATGAGTGCTCCTGAGAATTGGTACGAACTCCTCATGGACATTGAAAATGATGACAATGAGGACGATGACGAAGCCGACAAATTCAACCTGTATTAATAATGATATATTATAACCATGATAGAAAGGAGATGAATCCGATGTAATACTTAATCCATTCGAAACGAAAACTGTAAGAAAATTTTGGAGGTTATTATGGCTAAGAAGAAACGTATTGCGCCAGAAAAGGAACTGAAGATCAAGCTGGAGAAAGCGAAAGATAACGGCTACGACGTCAAGCTCGGCGAAGTGAAGCTGGACGGCGACGGCATGAAGAACTGCAAGCAAAACAAGTCTTCTCGTGCTTACTACTTCAAGGAAAATAAGCACAACAACCGTGTTGTTCTCACCATCACTGATCAGGTGAAGGCTGAAAACTCTTCCATGAATCTGAAGAAGGTCCTAGAAGCGATTGAGCGTTCTACCCTGACATCCTGCTATCAGAATTTCTTGAAGAAGCTGTATCTGGCCGTGACGTCTGATGCTCTCCTTCCTGTCCGTGTAAGCATCCATGTGAGCGAGATCGGGTTCTCTGTTGGTATCAACGAAAATCCGGTTTACGCTTGCAATAAGATCTACTGGACTGCAAAGGAACTGACCAAAGAAACTTTGAAGAAGGTCACTACCTCGGCAGAAACCAGCCATATCGAATCTGACAGCGAACTTCTCGCTGAAGGATATAAGCAGAGTCTGTAATTTTAAGGAGGAAAACTATTATGAGCGAAACTACCAATAACATTCCTGAGACCATCAGCACCGTTGACGAGAACGGAAATCCCACCAGTGAAAAGATTTCCGTCAGAGCTGAGTATGGCAGCAACCGTATCGACCCTGAAGAAGGTACCATGATCATCAGCAATCGTCTGGATTTCAAGGTTGACGATTACCTCTATCAGATCAGCACTGATGGTTGCATGACAAATGACCAGATCATTACCTATGATCCTCACGGTCAGTTGCCCAATATTCTCAAGCCCTATGCTGCAGAGATCGACAAGTTTGTTTCTGAGCATTGCGCTACCAAAAAGAAGATTGGGTTCCGTCAGTTCATCTTCGTCGGTGATGATGCCTTCAAGACCTTCATCATGGTTGATACGAATCTTAACGATCCGGATGTTCGCCCGTACGATTCTATCAACATGCTGGCTGCTTACCTCGGTACTTATCCTGAAGACTGGGGTATCTTCTGTGATCACATCATCGATGGTGATGTTTTCACAGATAAGATTTTCGAAGTCCGTCAGAATCGCAGAGGCGGCTACAAGCGTGCTCCCGAATACAAGCGTTATCTGCTGTTCCTTTGCGATGAAAAGGAGTACAACTCTGAAGAATTCAACCCTGTACACCTCGATCGTGCATGCAACTTCTTCTATGTGAATCGTCATGATATGCACGATGCTCTTCACAACGATGACGAACCTGAGTGCCCTGATTATGAGTGGCCAGACAGTCCCGATGAATCCGAAGCCGATGACGACCGTAATGACGGTATCATCGATCCTGAAGAATAAATCAATCTAACTATATACAAGGAGGCCATATACAATGTCTAAGAAATCTAAGAAGACCAAAGTCGTTACTCTGAACGGCAAGAAGTTTGATGTCATCTACCGTGAGCATGATGCTCGTAGCACCACTACTCGTGATCTGCTCAACCTGTTCGTTATCCACACAATGGATTCCTATGTGCTGATTCCGCATAAGGGATTCCCCGTATACAATACGATCACCATTCAGGTTGCTGATCACATCCAGTGCTCTGTGTTAGGCGACGTCAATTGCTCCAAGCATAAGCTTCAGCCTCTGCTGAATCGTATCAACCTCGATCGTCTCGGTGATGATGTTACTAAGATTGACAGCATTGCTATCAATCTGCACGTCAATGACGCCAACGATCCCAAGAAGGTTATCCAGACCACTACGATCTGGATTAAGGGTGATCATCAGACCGTTGAGGATGTGCTCCTGCCTGAGCCTGAAAAGGACAAGAAAAAGAAGAAGGATAAGAAATAAGATTTCGATTCCTTCTTCACAAATGATCAATAGCTAGCATGTTCGTAGCTATTTAAGAAATGGGGTGAATCCAATGTAAGATTTACTTATTCATCAACATCAAGAAAGTGAGACAAGGAGAAAGTATTATGGCATGGAAATTTGAAAGCAAGTTCAACAAGGACACAAATCAGTACGAGAAGAACTTTGAGGTTGCGTTTGCTACTCCGATTCGTGAGGTAACCACCAACGGCTCTGTTTTCTATGCAACCGCAGATGTGTCCACCGCTGCTCAGTTGGCAGCAAACGCTGGTAATGGCTATAACGGCGCTATCCCCACCCAGTGCTACTCCCAGAAGTTCCTTATCCACTGCTGGCAATTCCCGGATCCTTGGGACCGTAAGCAGTACGTTCCCTCTTCCGTGAACGTCAATTTGGAGGTCACGATGCCTATGGTGAAAATCCCGTTCGATACCATGGAGTTTACTCCGAAGATCGACATCGATCGGATTTTGCTGCTGTTGAAGCCGTTTGATGATCTCACAGCTCCCTATAAGCTCAATAGCATCAACATCTACATGTACCTCTTCATTGGTCAGGATCCGATCATCACCTGCCGCTATGGTCTTCGCAGTGAGTGCAATAACGACTATATCCTCGAAAGCTCTGTGAGCGAAGAATGGCACGACAATCGTGAGAATGATGTTGATTGCATGAAGAGAACCATTACGGCACGCTACGATGGTAGCAACTATGTCGGTGGCGAGGATACTCATGTCATTAGGCGTCTCAACGACGTTGAAGGCCGTACTCGTGAAGCTGATAAGATCCGTTCTAAGTACCCTGAGCTGTTCGTGTGGTACAAGTCCTTCATGAAGCAGGTTGAGACTGACATGGCAAAGAAGTATCCCGATAAGATCAAGTTGAATAATGAAGCTACCAAATGCGCTATCAGCAAGGATCTCAAGGAATGCGACACCGAGGAAATCAAGGAGGAGAAATAATTATGTGTGAGAAGCAGTTACCTGAATGGAAGTTCACCCGTGACAACTACAGCATCGTCTGGCAGGGCCCTGCAATGATGCATTTCTACCACCCGATGGACGATGATGGGGAGGACGAAGGTTTTCCTTTCATCGGAAACGTAGTCGATAAACGCATCGTCTGTGCTTGCTGGGATAACGAAGACGCAAAGAATGCTGGCTTTGTCCCTGCAATGATCGATGTTCATATCACGATCTGCAAGCAGATTCATAACTACAGCATTTCCCGTGACCTGATAACGGAGGGAAATTTCTCGATTCTGATCGATAATATCCTTCGGAATCAGCTGCTTTCCTTCGGTGAGACCGTTACGAGTCCCAGGTATGTCAAGGCCATCAACATCAAGATTGCCATTCCAAATGACCATATTCCTATCATCAATGCCAGGTATATCGATCAGGATGGCGATCCTTGGGACTTTGAAGAGCTCGCCATCGACGAGATCAGGAAGGACGAAGCACATCGCATGGCTAAGTACCTCGTCGATCTTGCTGGAGATATCGACGCTATCAGGAAAATCCGCAACATCATCCCTGGAATGGATGGCTACTGGAAGGATTACGTCCAGGAAGAATATCCTGATGCGTACGATCCTTTCGAGAAAAAGCTTCTCGAAACTATGCGTCATATCAAAGAGGATGCTGCTGTTTCTGTGGAACCTGCTAAGCCAAAGACCAGCCGTGAGAAGCTCAAGTCCATCTACAACAATGACATCCTAAACATGGTTGTTGAAGGCATGATCATCCGTGATAAGGAGATCGATAAGTTCAGTGACAGTGAGTGTGATATTGTTGCAGAGAGCCTCGATGAGTCAACTTGCAAAGATGTTTACGAGTCTGGCAGCATTAATGCTTCCAATCGTGAAGTCACGCTCGTTTGTGACGAGATCCCCGGAAAGGAGAAGGCTAAACCCATTCATGATGAGGATTGTACTCCTCCGGAGGATAGCGAAAAGAGTTCGCGCGAGTTCGAGGAGGCGAAGATTGCACACCTGCTGAAGGAAGAGACCGAAAACAATCCTTGCTTCAACTTCAACAACTACAAGCCCGGTAACACTGTTCCTGGCTGGGCACTCGACAGCAGCAAGGAAGGATTCACTCAGGTGAAGCCTGAATACAAGGAGTTCTTCGATAAGAAGTAATCCTTCACTCGAATAATTTTTAACCGCGTGGAATTGTCATAAAGACTTTTCCACGCGGTTAATTTTTTCATGATAAGGAGAAGATGGAGAATGTATCTGAATGAAGAAATGAAAATGCTCGGGATCACTGATGATGATCTCGTCATTGCAAAAAGGAAACCTATCCGTGTAACAAAATGGAATATCTACTGGTGTGATTTTACCAGTGTCATTCCTGGTTGCAAGCCTCATCCTGCACTGGTTATCTCTACGGATAACTGGTACGCTTCCAGTTCTACTGTAAAGGTTGCTATGCTGACCAGTAAGTTTATTGGTACTAGTAATCCTGATAAAGAGGTCGTTAATAACCTGCGTGCATTCGTTGATCTTGGTATCAATGTGCGTGATGAAAGCAAACCTCGTATCGGGTGTATCAAACTCTTCCAATTCTTTGATGTTCCTGCAGATGCTATCAAGGGTTATATCACAAGCGTTGACGATGAGATTCTTCAGAACTATGTGATGGACTGCTATATGGCACCTATTACAGGAAAGATTCCTGGAAAGTTCGCAGACTATAGAAAGAAATGCGAAGAAATGTCCAATGTCATTGCAGAAGATATCAAATCGACTGCAATTACACCTGCTAACAGAATCATGTAAGGAGAAAATGATATGAACGAAATGATGCGAATTCTCAACTCCTACAGGGTTTACTATAACCACTTTGATCTTTGGTTCAATATCTGCCAAGTAGACAACAACGATCGTTCTGAGAACGAAACTGTATGGCAGATTACCTGGAATAACGAGAAGAAGTACTGCACAAAGTACTTCAGGATGGATATCGTGTATCCCCTCGTTACTGAGAAAGAAGGAATGTCTTGTGAGACTCTCGCAAGCATTATCTTCGGTGACAGCAATCTCTTCGATGAGCTCGTCCGTATGGTAACCCTTGGGCTTGATTACAGATCCAAGTATACTTTCCAGAATATGTCCACCGACAAGTACGAAGAGTACGATTATGACATCACCATCCTGTAAAGGATAATAAGAGTGGGCTGACGAATATGCCAGCCCACTCTTATTTTTTTTTTCATAAATACATGTTTATAATCAAAGAAAGGAGAGTACTGCAATGTACACACTTAATATTAAAGGCGTTGATTATGACGTAGTCTATGATGAATCTAACGTCCATGAAACCGTTGATATTAATGATACCTCTAAGACTCGTTATATCATTTCTGATGCTTTTGTAATTGCAAAACGTATCAAGTTTATGACTAACGTTCCGGAAGGAACTATTCCTCCGATTGAGCATGCTGCAGTCATTCACATTGATACCGACGGCATCATCGCAGAAAATGCCGAAGCTGCTCTGAATTCTGATCATATTGATCTGAAGGAGATCATTGATCGCATTGAATTTCCTGATGAAATCGATGCCAATAAAATTACTAATATCACTATCGGCATCAATGCATACGATGGCAATACTAAGGATTATACTGCAAATCCTGTTTGCGTATACTGCAATGATAATTATTTTACCGATATTGAGAATAGTATCGTCTGTAAGATGAAATAAATATATCCCCTAGAGTATAGATTTATACTCTAGGGGATATTTCTTTTTAGGAGTTATAAATCTCCTCAAGTTTTCTCTTCAATTCGACAATGACTTTGTTACCAAGGACAGTGATCAGAATAGAAGGAACTTGACGTTTAAGGATAGACGAAGGAGGGATCAAAGACGATACTTCTTCGTCCGGTCTGAACTCTGAATATGGTTCATAACCTTCTGGAATAATCTCACCAATTATTCCTTTTAATGCTGTAACCTTGTGTTCGCCTAGGGTCGCTAATCCTAGACCGCTAGTATTACCTAGCAGCTCATGCTTTCACATGAGAGCAGACTATATTTTTCACTAGAGTTATACGCTACTCTAGCTTACACACTCTTTCGGAACGCTTGTTCCTAACAATAACCTTCTAGCATCATTTGATCTACAAAGTTATCGATAGTCGTTGATCTTTCCACTTCATTCATGATTGATTTGTATCGGTCACCTTGAGCCATTTTCTTAATAACTTGAAGAAGTTGTTTATATGGATATTTAGGAAAAAGCTTTGCAATCTCTTTATATTTGAGATTTGAATATAAAATGAGATATGCCATCATTTGAAGATCTTTCCTCGAATATGTTTGATACTTATTATCTTCGGTATCCCATGTGTAGTCTTTACTAATATCACACCATGTTTTACGTTTATAAATCTGAGATAGAACAGCTCGTATTCTACTTGATTTATACCCGAGATCTTTTAAATGCAATTCTTTAATAACTTTTTTTTGAATTATACCCCTCTTGATATAATTCACAAATTTTTCTGACTAGATCGTCATTTAAAACTGCATTTGTATGGCTCTCACAGCGCATCTGAAGCTTATTTTCAGTTTCTCTACGCTTATTTTCTTCCGGAGTGACCCATTCAAGATTCGATAATCTATTATCTAATTTATCACAGTTAACATGATCAACTTCCATATCTGGCTGATTTCCACCCGTAAATGCAGAAAGTACAACACGGTGAAACTGACACATTCTTACTTTGCCATTAGTAGTTGTCAATGCGACTTGTTGATATCCACGGCGTGAAGTTCTAGTATAGTGTGGCTTCTTTGTTCTGGCAGATCTGATTTCTCCTTCATCAGAAACCTCATAATATCCAGGTTTAATATCTTTATATATTACCGGAGCCCACATATTTTATCATCTCCTTTCTTTAAATTTTGAGTTAAATCAATCATGATATTTTATAAAGTGGCTTAGATGCGGATATACCATATATCCCAGTAGATTTTACGATACAGCCAGTCTTTCTCTAGCTCCACTATGTATATAATTCATATTATACGAATTATATCGGACGTAATCCGTATGTCACCATCATAGTTTCGTTTACTGGGCTTTAGGCATCCACTTATATTTCTATAAGCAGATAGTCTCTCATCATATAATTGCTGTCGAGACTCTTCCCCGCAGTTTAATGTGTTACGTACCCTACAGCCAAATTCTCTGAGTACGCTAATTTATCTCCTACACCCATGATATCAGAATGCTCAATGTAAAACTCAATGAGAACACCATCATCATTAATTTTCTGACCTTTAATGACTCCATAGATGTTAGGCTCGATCTTTCCAGTTGCTTCATTCACAAGCAAACCGCATTTCACTATACTGCTACCTTCTTCAGCATATTTATCAAGAAATCCCTTCTTTTCTTTTATATCTTTATAGTAACCAGAAACGATTTTACGAAGAGAAGGACTCATGTCTTCAAGTTCTACTGCAGAATAAATTTTTATAGCAACGATTTTACCAGCATATTTACTTTTGATTATATTTTTACTTCCCTGATCAATCAGTTCTTTACTATCATCCGATAATGATGCAAGTAATTTGTTAAGGTCACTATCTTCAAACGATGTGTCATAAGCTATTAAGCTTGACCCAATGTTGACGTGATCGCCTACTTTACGTATATCATAGACATTGGAGTTTTTACCAACGACTACTGACTTACAGAAAGTCATATTGGCTTCTGCATCACCGGCAAGCTTATGAGTAATAACAGTACAGTCGTTGTATGTATTATAGCTGGAAATAATTGCAATCTTCTCCAGCACGCCAACGTTCATGCGAAGGCCGTTCATACCATCATTTTTGAAGAAATCCTTATGCCATGCAATGGGATCGTCCTTCTTGAACTTATCGCCAACTTTGTATTTGGTAACCAGTTCATTAGCGAGATAGAAACCGCCACCGCCATTTTTGACGATATTAGGTGCAAGGTTAACTGCCTGGTGCTTACCAGACTTATACTCCAGCATAAGGATATTACTCTTCTGGTCATAATCAATGACTTTGCCATCTTCAGCTGCATTAATTACGAAGTCGGAAGACAAATCAAATCGAATGGCTTCATCAGCGCCATTGGAGATAAGTGCAGGAATTGCGTTTTTAACAGGAATAACATGCTTAGATTGCTTAACGGCCATTGCAGTACGAATGGAATCATCTCGAGTATTACCCAAAGGATACAGAAGTTCACCAGGAGAGAAAACGTTAACATCCTTAAGATCTTCACGCTCATTCTCTTTGATATCAACGTAACCACGTGCAGATGTAATATTCGGCTCCATTGTAAGCGTACGGTTAACGCCACAGTTACCATCAGGAGAAGTACTCATACCGATAACACCAATCATAGACGCATCATAAGAACGCTTCTCTTCTGAATATGCACGCTCAACGTTAACACCACGATATCCTTTAGCAGAAATAGCACGATCTTTCTCAAGCTCAACGACAGGATTCAGAGTGGAGTAATCTTCCACTGTCTGTAATCCCATTAGTTCTTTAATGACTGCATTCCTAGGAAGACTCAGCTTCTTCTTACCATTGCTATTCTTATACTCAAGATAAGCACGAGAAAGCTGGTAATAAAGAATTGCAGGAATGACCTCACTAGAACGCACACGTGCAATACGCTGGCTTGATTCAAACGTATAGCTTTCATCAACAAGCAAGCTATTAGCATAGATACAGACATCGATCAGATCTGTAGGAAGATTAATATCCTTAAGAATTTCTTCTGTGATAGGATCAATCATGAAGTCATAGTAGTTACCAATAGCAGACATGATTGATATTTTACCGTATACTTTCTTGAAGTAGTCGACGTATGCTTCTGCTGTATTATACTCATTCAGATCATGAGATTCCGTATCAAGAACCTTCATGCCATTCATGAGTAAGCTAGTTGCCATATCAGCGTCATACAGCATATAGCAATCACGGAAACGGATAACACCTTGTGAAGGTTTCACCTGTTTCGGATAGCTCTTGCTAAATTCATACTTCAGATTCATCTTCTTGAATACTGAAGTAATACCCTCCCAATACAGCATATAGACAATCAGAGGCATAGACTGCTTCATCAAAGTAGCAGTAGAATACATGACTTTCTTAGTATTACGAGTCTTCAGATATTCGTTACGAATATTATCAGGAAGCTCATCAACCAGAATATCACAAAGAGATTCACCATCAGCTGCCATTTGTGTTTCGGAATTAATCCAAATCATCTGATTCTTATCACGGAATCCGATGAAGATCATAGCACCCACATCACATTTCGGAGCTTCTAAGTTATGGTCTTCGATGTACTTAGTTGCTTCTTCTTGGTTGAAGAAGATTGTACTAGTAGGAGTCTGGAATTTCGTAATGACCTTACTAAATTCATCATACTCCAGAGTAGTCAGATACTGCTTATTTGTAATATACGCATTGCCAACTGTAAAGAGCTTCATTGCATCAGCATTAGCAGAGATCAGTTTGATCAGTCGTTCAACTGAAGAAATGCTCTTTGTACCAATACGACGAACGAAAATCTTATTGTAGTTGGAAACGATCTGCACAGTATCAGGAGCAGTCTTAACTACAGGATACAGGAAATTCTGCTTATTGATAAGCTTCTTATTACCACCAAGGTACAAGAACTTATCATCGAGAAATTTCGGAATATCAACTGTAACTACATGACGCTGATGGTTTTCATCTTCCAGAGTAACCTTCATAGTCATCTTGTAGTTCAGCTCATCCGATGTATCCGTAGTCTGAATGTCTCTGACATAGAACGGCATACTCTTGTTATTAAGACAAGTAAATGCGTTCATCAAGTCAGCAGGCATGACGTTTTCGATGTAGTCCTTATTTGCATTTGCAAATTTGACTGTCTTCATATTATCATTGATCGTATGAAGAGAACCAGAAATGTCTTTCTTAGGAATAGGGCGCTTTGCAGCATTCATATTCTTGACATCCTGGAACGTCATATTCGCAATCTTGATTTCTTCCTGGTGCTTACGCATTGCAGCATCACGTGCAGTACTGACAGGCTTCGTAGGAACTGTAGTAGCCTGCATAACCTTATACATGCTCTCAATAAGTTCCTTATCGTTATCCAGATCCATTTCGGATTTGGTTTTCACATAGTCTACAACTGCTTTAGCTTCTTCTGGAGAGCTTGCATTCGCTGTCGCAGATTTGATTTCTCTTGAAGTCTGATCGATCTTCTGATCAATTTTTGCTGCAATAATCTGCTTCGCCTGCTCGATATCTTCTTTTTTCTCTGCATCAGTTGCAACGTATGCCCTTTTAGCTGATGATGTTTTTGTGACGGAACTCTCAGCTACTTTCTTCTGCTCCTGAGAAACTGTCTTTGGCTTATTCTGAGTAGCCGTAACAGGTTTCTTTACAGGAGTAGGTTTCTTAGTACTCTGAGGAAGTTCTTTTGCTTCTGTAGGAATATCATCTTCCTGTTTACCAGTCAGATTATATCTCGTATTCAGAGTAGCAGTAATGGAAGCCTTTGTAGCTTCGGCATTAACTTCCTTCTCATCCGTAACATCTTCCCATTTGGTAGAGCGTTTAAAGACTCGCTTCAGTTCTGCGCGGAACTTATTTGCATCATTCTTCTTCGTTTTACTCGGATTTACACGAAGAATCATATTATCTGAATAGAAGTAGAAATCCATATTGATGGACGTGAATGCAGGGAGTTCTCTCAGCATAGAGTAATAGAAGATAAAGAGAGGATTCTCGATATTCTTCATGAAGTTTGTATTATTGAAGTTATCGAAAATATCAACGTCAATCAATACGAACTTACTCGGATACTGAGAAGTCTGTTCACCATACCAAATGCTCTTCATATAAGTCCAGTACAGATTTACTCTTGCACTAGGCTGGAACTTCTGACTCAACCGATTATACGTCTGAATATAAGTAGACATATCGAAGAGCGTGTTATAATCGGGAGTTTTATTCAGAAGCGTAGGAGGATGAGGATGAATTGTAGGATTATTGATACGACCGTAAATATCTTCACGGCCTTGAAGGTCTCTTAGATTGTAACTTCTATTACCGATCTTTCCACGGTACCGAAGATTGTGATAAAGGTACTTATAGTTCGTACTAGGCATGCAATTCTTCGGACGATCAATTACGTGGATTACTTCGGCAGGAGTAGTAGCCATAATAAACGCAAGATTACCACGTCCAGCTTGTTTCTTTACTCCAGGAAGTTCTACTTCCTTAGGAAGAAAAGCTTTTCGTGATACTGCATTCATATATGGGAGAGACGTAATATAAACCATTTATCTCGTATCTCCTTTCTAATTACGTAATTCTAAAGGCTTAAGAGTTTGTTTTCAGGAGGTATTTCTATGATCCTGAAGGAAAGAATCCGAGCTAGTAGAATGCAGAAACTACTAGCTCGGATTCTTATACTACAACAAGGAGAAAGTTTTTATGAAAAAAAGAAACTAAACACACCCATCACAGCGATTCTTGAGGAATCGTTACGATTACATTCTTGTTGATATAATCGCAGATGTACTGGATTTGCGCAGCATTTAATCCACTATGGTTTCCACGTACTCTGTACATCAATTCATCATTGATGAAATTATGATGTGTCTTTTTCATATCAATAATTCTCTGATTGCTACTTCCACAGAATTTCAAATGGAAGTCTTTTTTATCTTCTTCATACTGTCCGTCGACCAGATGATCAACGAAATACAGCATACTCATAATCTGAGTATTCTTGTTATCCGTAATATATCTGGATTTCGGATTATGAGGATTAAACTCTAGAAGAGCTCTCCAGATAATATCAGTAAGAGAATATCCAGTATAAAGCCAGACATCCATTTTCTTATACTGATTATCAGCATCTTCTTTAATATGAAGAAGGAGAGTTGTTAAGTCGTAGATATTACACCATTCCAGAGGTTCTCCACCCAAAATGGAAAATCTATGGATATAAGGTCTATCTACAAGAGACCGAATCTTTACTTCGGTTGCATTGGTGTATTCTTTACCGCCATTGAAATCCCAAGTAGATTGGTTGAAGCAATTCTTACAATGGAAGTGGCATCCTTGTGTAAAGAAGGATACACCGACACCATAGCCATTGCTAATATCCATTTCACGGATAGATGCATAGCGCATATTATTCAGTCTCCTCTACTTCTTCACCATCAGCAGGAATGTCAGTTAAATGGACGTATCTATTACGAATTTCGTCGGTCCTTCCTTGTGACCAAAAATGAGTACCAATATCCTCGCTACCCTCGGTTTCCCGATATTTAAGTACGGGAGTAGACTATACCATACTTGCTTAATATATCATTCCCAGAATTGATCATCATTCCACGTGATGTATAATCCATGCTTTTTGGTTTTTCTTTTACCTTTTCTCCGTATAAATCTTCCAGTTGAATCATCACGATCTCTAAAGCCTTTATCAGAAAAAGCATATGCCCAATTAGAAGATCTAGTAACCCATTCAAGATTACAAGCCCTATTGTCCGTAGGCTTAGAATTCTTATGATTCACTTCAGGTAAATTTAACGGATTTGGAATAAACATCATTGCTATTATTCGATGTACGTATACATCGATTCGTTTATCAGATCCATCTGGTCTCATATAAACTCGGCAATATCCATTTTTAGCTATTCTATATTTCAATTTTAATGGTTCTTTAAGCCATTTAGATTTATCGTATCTATTTCTACATCCTTTTTGCAATGCAGAATAAATATTACCGTTTTTATCTGCAAAATATCCTGTAAATCCAGGAATTGCATAGAGTTTATTCATACACATAACCCCTTTTTGCTAATTAACATGTGGTTACATGTATTATTATATATTAAGTAGCGCTCATATTATAGTCGTTGAACGTCCCTCCTATGAATAGCAACTCATAGAGGTTTCGCTGCGATGATTACCCAATCTCTAAGACTTTTAACCATATCGAATTATATTACAATTCGCCACATGGTCGTCACCTTCCATGCTTGGTATCTTAAAGCTCTAAGGGATTTCCCGCATTTTAATAAGTTTAACGTGGGCTATATTGGATTTATTTTAACCCACAGGTACGCCTAGCTACTGACATTTTATGCTGATCACGGTTACCACAGTTCGGGCATTCCCAAACCAATTTACCGCCGTCATCAATAACTTTGATCTCACCATCGTATCCGCAGCACATACAATAGTCGGATTTGATATTGATCTCAGCATACATGATATTCTCATAAATACACTGCATAACCTGAAGGACAGCAGGAATATTATGAGTCAAATCAGATGCTTCAATGTAGCTGATTGCGCCACCAGGAGAGAGCTTCTGGAATTCAGCTTCCTGGATGAGCTTATCGAACGGATTGATCTTTTCAAAGACAGCAGTGTGATAGCTGTTAGTGATATAATCACGATCTTTGCCATCGAGCTTTACGAAGATGTCATTGCCGAAGCGCTTCTTCAAGCAACGTGCGAATTTATAAGTAGTATTCTCGATTGGAGTACCATACAGAGAATAATCGATATTCTCTGCTTTCTTCCACTGCGCGCACTTATCGTTTAGAGCTTGCATGACTTTCAAACCAAACTCAGTGCCAACACCTTTATCCATATGAGAATGACCAGTCATATACTTAACGCATTCATACAGACCAGCATATCCAAGGGAGATTGTAGCATATCCGCCAAACATGGCATCACCAATTTTTGCATCCTGAGGAAGACGCGCAAATGCACCATGACGCCACAGGATAGGAGCCACATTAACAGATACATCTTTGATACGATCAATACGTGCTCTCAATGCACGATGGCAGAGTTCAGTACGCTCTTCAAACAGCTCCCAGAACTTATTATAATCACCGCCAGAAGAGAAGGCCAGATCAGGTAAAGAAATAGTCACGACGCCACAGTTAAATCGGCCATAGAACTTACCCTTACCAGTCTTAGGATCTTTATACGGAGTCAGGAAGCTACGACAGTTATGACTGTAAATACCAGAGAAGCTGAAATGCTCAGATTCAGTAGTAACATCATAACTCTCACGAAGTGCATAACGACGAGTGATGGACTCAACAGCAGCATATTCCTGATGGAAGAGCTCACCATTTTCCAGGATATTCATGACGGAATCACTGAATACTCCCCAGAAAGCATCGGTGCTGTCCTCACAAGTTTTGACCAGTTCGTAAGTAGGAGCAATCTGAAGTTTATAAAGATCCTGATAATGACGAGACTCCTCGTCTTCCACGTGGATGTCAGCATGAACGCCAACAGACTGTGCAAGCATCATGATCTTAAGTGCACGACTCTTCTCCAGATAATGAATAGCAATGATCTTATAGTCAGAACCATAGTCCTCAGTGGAAGAACGATTCTCATCACGAGGATCAGGATCAACCTTAGGATCTTTCACAAAGGTAAGATCATCACGCATAGTCTGAATCAAGCCATACAAGAACTCACGACGAGTAGCTTCCTTGTAATTGAAGATAGTATCCAGAGTGAGAAGCTCATCGTCACGCACCTTATTCAACACGAAATTCTCAGCTGCCTGAGCAGGCTTCTCATCATTGGGAGAATTATACTCCTTCAGATCATCTTCATTGAACGCCTTAAAATCACTATCAATCTTGATAATGTCGCCGGCATTAAGCTTTTCAGCAAGTACGATAGATTCAGTGCTGGAGTTAGTTTCTACGGTGAACGGATGATCGTATGTGACTTCAACTACACGACCATTTGTAAATGTAACACGAAGAATCTTATCATGATGATTGTGAATCATCCGCTTACATTCAGTCCAACCATTCACGTGGTCGTAAACTTTCACACCAGTGAAATCCATATATGTGTCACCAGCAATACCAGTCTCCTGAGAAATGACATCAAACTTGTCCTTTAACGAATTCCACATTTCCTCCATAGAGCTCACGTGAGACTCGTTATTGTATTGATACAAAATCACTTCATCAGAGACGACGCATCCCATGCACGGGTACACGTATCCCTTCAGCTCTTTCATCTTTTTTGCGGAAATATAGTCAGGAACCATTCGTTTTGCTGTACATTGTGCAGCCAAAACAGTAGTATCATAGTATTTACTACCAGGCTTAATATTGTCTTCATCCAAGACATAAATAAGCTTCGGGAATGCAGGAGTAACCCAAACACCCTGCTCATTCTTCATACCCTGGATACGTTGACGGAGGAATTCTTCAATAAGCATAATAAGCTCATCTTTGTATTCCTCCGTCTCATTGATGTACATGAACACAGTCAGGAAAGGAGCCTGACCATTGGTTGTAGACATAGAGTTCACCTGATAGATGAAAGTCTGGCAACCATCTTCAACTTCCTTACGAGTATCGATATCTGCATACTTAGCTGCTTGCTTTTCATCAAAACCCCAGCTACGATATTTAGCAAGATAACGATTGTAGGAATCACGCACAAACGGTGCAAGATGAGTAAGTGTAATAGAGATACCACCGTACTGAGAAGAAGTAACGGCAGTAATGATTTGAGTTGCGATAGTCGACGCCGTAATGAAACGGTGAGGCTTATCAATTTTGGTTCCATTGATGACGGTACCATTCTGGAGCATATCCTCCAGATTACACAGAGAGCAATTTGTAAGCACGTTCTGTGCATAGTAATCAGCATCATGGAAATGGATAATACCAGCAACGTCAGCCTTCACGATGTCTTCATCAAGAAGAATACGCTTGGTAATATCCTTAGAAGTAATACCAGCGATATAGTCACGCTGGACAGAAACGATCTCGGGATCCTTATTGGAATTCTCACCATTGATTTCTTCGTTCTTATGATCAAGCAGATCCATGATAGCCTGATCGGTGGTGTTACGGAAGTCCCGAGCAAGATTGTGTTTAAACCGATACTCAGTGTAGGCTTTTGCTACATCCTTACGATCGGTGCCCATAAGAGAATAGATCACTTGATCCTGAATTTGTTCCACAGACATGTCTTCAGGAATCAGTGCAACTTTGTCCGCAATAGATTCTGCGATAGCCTTGGATGAATCGGATAGTGCTCCATCGACCTCAATAAATGCTCTCTGGATTGCAGAGACAATTTTTTCCCGGTCGAATTCCACTATCCGGTTATCACGTTTTGTAACTGATTTCATACTAAGGACCATTCCTTTCTTATAGGGTTTATCTTTCAAAACCATCGGTTAGGATACTGTCACCAGGTTATTGAAACTCAATGATTTTCATTGAAAACCCATCCGTAGAAAATCGACCATGAAACAATTCTGTAATCATTTTTCTCTTGCTAAAAGATAAGGAGATGCAATCAATGAGTGCTGGTAGTATGATGTTACTATACACCAAGATTCAGGAGCTGAAAACACTTGAATCATTAATCTCTTCGAGTGGTCAGCCCGGTGGTGAAACTTACTCAAAGAAAGTTGTAATTTGCCTGGAAGAAATCTATGGAATTCTGCAGGATCACGAATCTCGTATCGCTGCTCTTGAAGCCAGACCTTTCTAATGATCCATTAAATAAATCATATAAACCAAAAGTATACGTGAACACTATTAATTTCCTATACTTTTGGTTTATTACACCCTGGGTAACACTTTGATAGATTTAATAGACCCTCCTCATAAAATAGAGTGTGTCTTATTCCTAGCGCTTTCCTCATATCTAGTGCGACCCAAATATATTTCATTAGGAGGGATTCTCACATGGCAACGAAGAAATCTAGTAAGAAAAAATCCTATGTTTCCGATGAAACCACCATCGTGTATGGTGTTGAAATGCGAAAGCTTAAAATTAAAATGAGTATGGATATTCTAAATTCCATTATCTCATTTATTTATACCCCGTCGATTTTACGTACTCGAAAGGCTCTTTCGACTACATATCGACTTTTCCAAATGATTGATTTTAGCGTGTATAAAAATAGTGATGAGCAGATGGCTCGTGTAAAACTGATCTATTATACGCTGGAAGGTAAATTTGATTATAAGCTGTCCGGTTTTACGGTGCTGAAAGAGCATGTAGCCGAACGAAACTCTGCTGAGGATAATAATCCTTTTATCAATGAGCTTCTGGAAGATATTCCGAATGATATGGTACATCTTGACATTGACGATATGAAATACCTACTTAAAGGTATTCAGGATCGTGTTCGTTATGGATATATCGTATACTTTCGGGATAAGTTGATGGAAGCAATCGAGTCTATCGATCTTGAAGGTGGAGATAATCACAGCTATAAACGATTCGTAAATGTAGTTTATGGCTTAGCAGCAGACCTTATTAACATCAAGCGTAAATCCGATACTACGAATCAGAATGATTCGTTCTCTCTGGATTCTGATAGTTTTGCAAATGCTGTCAGCGATGCTGTCAGTCATCTGCAGGATAAAAACCGTGTGTTCAAGACTGGTATTCAGCTGTTGAACCACATGCTTGCTCCAGGTTTTCAGAGTAAGCGTCTGTACTGCTTCCTGGCTTTGCCTGGTGGCGGCAAAAGTCAGATTCTGTTGAAATCTGCACTTGACATCAAAAAATACAATCCGGATATTAAAGCTAGACATCCGGGAAAAATGCCATGTGTGCTTTTAATCACCATGGAGAATGATATTGACGAAACGATTGAGCGTATTTTTGCAATGCGCGTTACCGGCAATGACATTCGTAACTATAGTCCTGAAGAAGTCATTAAGATGCTGAAGGAAGAAGGCGAAATGACATTGACCGATAAAAACAACATCGATATTGTCATCAAGTATTATCCGAATAGAAGCAAAGATACGAACGATCTTCGTACCATTATTCAGGATGAATATGATGATGGTAGAGAAGTTGTAACTCTAATTCTTGACTATCTGAAGCGTATTCGTCCTGCTGAGAAAGCAGATACTGAAAAGGAAGAACTCAAGAATATAACCAATGAGCTGAAAACGATTGCTAAGGAGCTTGACATTGCTGTTATTACTGCGCAGCAGTTGAACCGTAGTGCTGCTTCGATCGTTGATGCTGCATTGCAGTCTAACAGATCCGATGTTACTCGTCTGGTTGGTCGTGATGGTATTGCCGGTGCTTGGGAAATCCAGGAAAACTGTGACGTTACCATTGTGGTCAACATGGAAACTCGTGCGGATACCAGTGATAAATATTTGACCTTCAAACTTTTGAAGCGTCGTTATCGTTCCACTGAGACCAAAAAGATTTCCAAGTACAACGTATCTGGAGCCGAAATTGATTACTTCACTCATCCTTATGATGAAACTGGCAGTCATCTTATTGATGACATCTATATGCCTGAGCCTATCAGTAAGCTATCTATGACTAATTCGTTTGACACTCCTGCGCCTAATGCAAGAAACGCAAGACCGCGTCCTACAATTACGAGTAAGAAAGCAAAACAGAGTGAAATGAGTCAACTCGCAGATGGTAGTGAATATGAGCAGTTTGATCCGAACCATGCTGAAATGCCGGACTTCTGATTAATATAAATAGTAGCCATACTATCTCAAGCCCTATATTGACCTTGAAAACAAGTCTATAAGTTCAAAGTCATATGAAAGGAGCTGAGATAGTATGGCTATGATTCGTACTAAGCTTGTCACTGTCAGTAGTACTGGTAGTTTTACAGAGGTCGGTGGTATCCAGGGTCCTATCCTCACGATTGTGGTGATGGACTACAATACCATCTATAAGCTTTTGATCAACGGACGTATTGTGTGGGAACACAATCCGAAGAACCGTAAGCAGAAGAAGCGTCTGACTCTGAAGAACTATCGGAAGAAGAATAACTTCGATCCTTCTGCAGACGAGCCCACAGGCGATCTGGTTATGGGCGTTGAAGGTATGCCGGATGATGATTACATTGACGAGAACGACAAGATCTATGTCGATATCGTCAAGACACTCAAAAAAGACGGTGTGGTTCAGCGGAAGAAGCCCGTTCTCAATGATGATGAGCCGATCACTGTAGGTCTGTAAGACTACAAAAAAGAACCAACGAGTTTACCAATTCAGGTACTCGTTGGTTCTTTCTGGCTTACTTCAGCCAGAAGCAAAGATCACCTACAGGAGTTCCGTTATTGAGGAACTTCATATAGGAAAGGGACATGGATCCGACGCCGAGATTCACGTTTGTAGCCGTTGCTTTATAGCGAGAAGTTACCATAGGATTGCACATCATAAACATGAAGCACATGCTTGAAACACTGTAAACCTTACAGGTTTTTACAATGAGCTTTCCGAGCTTCTCGATCATCCGATAGGTCGTAGCCTTCTGATCAAACTCATACCCCTCAGCAAAGAACTTCGCTTTCTTCACGGACGGAACGTTTGTGCTGAAGATATAGGTGAGCCGGAGAAGATTACCAAAAGTTTTCTCATCATCAGAATCTTCGGATCTCAATCTGAGATTCAATGTGCGAAGAGAGTTATGAATCTTCTCAAGACGTCCATACTTATCATCCACATAGGAATTTCCAACAACATCCATGACAGCAAACATGTAGATGATATCGTAGTATCTGGAATCAAAAGGGCCAACAGCTGCATCGCAAAGTTCGTAGAGATACTTGAAAATATCTTCAACGACCTTACCGACAGGAATCCTCTCAGCCTCTTTTTTACCAGTAGTGATTGAGAAGCATACCCTAGTAAATTTATCAAGATTACTAAAGACATAGCTCACCATCATAGTGGCATACCGAATTTTGAAAGTGTTAGACGACGGAGCAGCCTTTTCATTTGTCCAGATTTCAGAACCGGACTTCATGAGTGCTTTCCTAAGCGCTTTCTGGTCCATCACCTTTCCTTTCACATCTCTCAAGCTGACGTTATTGATCTCTGCAATGAGAGATTCGATACTTTTTACGGACTTATTCTGAACGCTTTCAAAATAGGTATTCGTAGATTTTGCCATGATTAACTCTCCTTTCTTTTGTATCATTGGCTTCATTCTATAAGTATAATATATCATTATAAACTCGACAAAAAGAAAGAATAAACAAGGCTGAATTAAAATCTGCTAATTCACTCAGGCATATATGGCTCATTATTTATATGGTCTAAAAACAATAAGCTAAGCTAACGAGTATTACCCTAGGGATTGCTCGTTTATTTTACTATAATAAAGAAAGGATTGACATAAACTATGATCGAAGCATTTAAGTCCGTTCGTAAGGAACGTGCTGGTATCGAACACGATCGTCTGTACATCGAGTCTATGCTGGAAGATGAAGCAGTTGATGCTTCTCTGTCTGCTATGGCACCTATGACTATGATGGAAGGCGTTGACATTTCTGATGCTGATATCGAAGCACTGATCGATAAGCTTCCCGTCACTGATGGTGATGATGAAGAGATCGAGAAGATTCTTAAGTCCAAAAAGAATCTGTCCATCGACGACGTCATGGGCATCGCTGGTGACGAAGACGAAGATGATGACCTCGATATCGATGATGAGGATGACGAATGAGTTGCTCATTCGGTACCTGTATCAACGGTATGAGAAAGGCTGGGTTTGATATCATGGTGAATACGAATCAGAAAAGACTTGCCACTAAAAAGGTAGTCGTTATGACGATGGGTATCATTCCTGAATTGGGTGGTATCAGTGGTCCTATCCTGACTCCTCAGGATCTTCCAATTGGTATTGTCCAGTCCATGGTGAATGGTCGTCGTAAGGTATATGAATGCAATCCGAAGGATACCAATGAACGTATTCTTCTGACTGTATCCAATGTCAATGCCGACAACTTTAAGCCGAAAGAAGTTGAAGTCGATACCAATATGGTAGTCGAGCGTCGTAACAGCATCAAGAAGATTGGCTATGAGAAGAAAAAAGAAAATCCTGTTCTTCATTCTGCTCTGGAAATTGATCCTGATGATGTTGACGTTGATCTTCTCGGTGACTTCACTAAGATTAAGTAAAAATAAGCCGTACTTGAAATTCAATCAAGTACGGCTTATTTTATCGTATTTCCAATTCCTTTTTGTACATAATATATACAAAAAAGAAGGGATTCAAACTGAATTCAAATCCCTTCTTGCTTTTTTACTGATGATCTTTTTTATTTAATTATTCACGATCATCAAGAATTGTATCTTGCGTATCCATCTCATATAGTCTCCTTTCTTTATATTCACATATATTATATATAAACACAGATTGAGACTTTACGGTAAAATGGATTTATACGTTTTTAGGAGCATCTTTTGTTAAAACGTAGAATGTCTGGATAGCCTCCAAGTCAATGGAACGACAATTTGAGCCATTCGGATCAAGTGCAAACGATTTGCTATTCATAAGCTTTTCACATTCAGCATTTGCTTCCTGTGTCCAGAAAATCTTCGATGTGATCTGGTCGCCATCATAGTCGCCGTCAAGTCCCTTCAGATATGAATCCGAAAATCTTGTAGTATCGATGAAATTGTTTGCGACATCGCTTCTAGGCATATTCAGATCAATATCAGGATACCACTTGTAAATGGTTTCATTTACTTTGACTGGAATTGTATGCAGCGTAGAAGATACACGAACCATTGCAACAAACATACCAAAGTTGTTAAGGACAGGGTATCGTGTGATCATACAATACTTGTCTTTTGTCGTATCAACAGCCGCCATGTACAGGACGTCGCACCAAGTGAGGTGCCTGTCAATAGTAGCTCTATCTGCAGGGACACCTATCATCTGACCCTTAAAGACGAGAGGTAATTCTTTTCCGTTGGTAAGAGGTACGGTCACAATATCAAAACGACTTGAAGGATCTTTCGTAAACTGAGCAAGGCGCTTACGAATATATTCATCGTTAAAATATGACTCAGGATTCTTCAGAATGTAGTTCTTACCAGTCATACCGCTCATGCTATTCTGAACTTCCAGAATTTCACGTTCGATGAAGTTTCTTACCCACGTAACGATAAACGGGTATGCTTCAACGATAACCTGGGACAAAGGCAATGCAGCATGCCTAAAGTCAACGATATTATCTCTCGGATCATCACAATTATACAGTGGCGCGGAAATAACCGTACGCACACAGTAGTCAACATTCTTACCGAGCAGATACTTACGAAGCATACCGTTTTTCTTATCCAGACTATTCTTAAAGAAGTCATAGATCTCAACCAGAGTATTCTGGATAGAAGCATTGGTAGAATGGAACGAGAAATCAAACATATCTGCTCCATCCAACATAGCTCCCATACGAATCAATCTCGTATAGAGATTATTCAGTTCAGTGGATTCACCACCGCCACCTTTACTGGTTTTGATATCACGATAGAATGCAGGAATCACGATTTCCTTCGTAATGAATACTTCATTCTTTTTCGTCTTACCAATAAGATCACAACGTTCGGATGACATACCGCCATTACCTTCCCATTTGATCTTTTCCCAGTTATTATAGATCCAATTGATACCAGTATCACCATTCGGATCTTTTACCAGTTTACCACCTTGGATAGAAAAGGTCTGACTACCATCCACAATCTGATCAATATTACGGAAAACACGTTTCATGATCTTATAGATATGAGGGTGGAAAAAATGACCATGCAGGTTAATATATGCAAAGGTCTCTTTACGAGATTTTACAGAGACACCAAAAATCTCATTGGAGATAAGTCCATTGGGATTCGGAATACCACCACGTTCAAAAAGAACGGGTGAGGTAACTTCTTTCAGATGGTTGATCTTGATAAACTCATCCATATCGAATAAGTCAATTCTCATTGTAACTCATCCTTCCTTTCTCTACAGTATAGTGTCAAATTACGATAATGTCCTCAAAGAGAACCGAGTATAAGTATTCATTTTACTTATACTCGGTTCTCATGCTTATTGGCTGTTAGATTTCATCACAATCAATGATAAGCATAATTTCGTTACCATTGATCGTTAAGATCAGATCATATCCATCAATATCATGATCATCTATAGCAAGATTAATCATTTTATGTAATTTCTTTGCAGCTTTATTATCACTCATAACGAGCTTTACATCAAGTGATGTATTTGCATCATAATCCGATGCAATTTCTTCAATGAATTTAGCTTGCGAAGAAACTAATTTATGAAGGAACTTAAGTTTCCTATAATGATAATGAAGAATACATTCTAATCCCTCAATAGAATCACAGCACAATGCATTTGCGAATGCATCTAATGTATTCACCATGGGATTATTCTCCTATTAAAAAATTGAAGGATTATTCAAGATTTCAAATAGGAACTTACTGGTTGATATTTAAGCCGTTCTGATTATTTCCGGCTTTGGCATTGCGAGCCGCTTTCTCCTGTTCGTCTCGCTCTTTCATAATCTGATTGACTCTGGCGTCTCTCAAAGCAATCATGTCCTTGTAAACCATGGTTCTCATGATATCATTGTACGAGAGCTCACCCTTAAAAAGGGCAAGCATATCATTTACAACACCGAGATACTGTCGGCGTCGAGACTCGTATTCAGAAGACGCAGATACTTCTGAAAAACCAGTTCAGTCAGATCCTCAATGGGAACGATCGGAGTAACGCCGCCACAATGCGGGCACTTCACATCTTTCAGTGCAAAGACCGGACTATAGCCAGTTGCATACTTATCCAGAATGGAAACGATCAGACGAATCTCATTCGGCTTCACGTTGTAGAGAATATTAATCATATCCTCACCCTTATCAAACATGGTATAGCTGCCATCATCATTCGGTACATACAGTGCACGAACTGCACTCAGCAGAGCCGCATTGATACGCAGAGCACCACCAAGGTCGTCAGGATGTTCATCCTTAAACTTGTCCTCGTCGTTCAGATCAACGATACCGTTGTAAAGATATTCATATGCAGATGCAAAGCCAACCTCAACAATCAGACCAGTATCCGGTAGGCGGATACGCTTATGCTTCATAGTTGGAGAATTCTCCATCAGCTCTTTCTCTTTACCAATCGGACAATCAATGACTTCCTTCATACCGTCCAGGAAACGCTGATCACACAGATCAAACTGAATCAGAGAACGGGGAGAGAACTTATGGGAGAAAGACTGGCCGCACTTGGAGTTATTACAGGTCATGCCGATATCATCCATCTCAGGGAAGGTTGCAATGATGATACCATAGATAGCAAGCTGCATATCCATGAAGGAGAACTTCTTCAGGAAGTCATCGTAGCTATCAAACTTACCACAAGAAGGATCAGCCATCTTGTTGTAGATGATAGACAGACGCTTATTAGCCTTATCGAAGTTCATGTTCTCATGGGTAAATGCAATATCGGCCATCTCACCATAAGTAAGACCAGTCATATATGCACGGAAACGAGATGCAGGGAAGACAACGGGAACACGAGAAGAAGACAACTGATACTCAGATGCAGTATCAACGAAAGAACGCTCAGGCTTCTTGACAGTGATCGTTGCAAGGTCAATATCTTCAACCTCAGTAACATGAATCTCTTCAGCTGTCTTCAGCTTAGCCTTTTCTTCCTCATCAAAATGGAAGTCAACACCCATGCCAGTCTTATCAATCAGAATATTGATAACCTGCTTCTTGAGCTCTTCTTTCTTTTCATCTTCTGCCTTCTTAGCAGCTTCAGGGTCATCCTTAACTTCAACAGGAGTTTCAGGCGCTTTTTCCTCAGCAGTAGTATCCTTGGAAACAGCTTCCTTAGACTCTTCGGTCGGGGTCTCAGCAGGAGCTTCGCCAGTCTTCAGAATATCAGGATTCTTAGCAGCACGGTCAAGTGCATCCATGATGCCAACCATCTGCTGAGGATTCTCAGGGCGAGGGAAGCTAATCTTCTTAGCTACATCAATCTGAGCATCCATATCAGCAAGATACTTGTCAGCATCACTTATGGCGTCATCAGATGTCTTATTCTTGAGCTGGACGTTTTCGTCATGATTCAGCTTATCATTATCAACGACCATTCCAAGAGTCTGATTCTGCTTAGCTTCCATCATCTGCTCAAGCTTAGTCTTATGCTTAACTGCTTCCTGCACATCACCTTCAGGAGCAGTAATCGGAGTAGTTACGGTAGGTGCCGGAGTCTCTTCCTGTTTAGCAGTTTTAATCAGAGATGCGATATCCATCGTTGTATCTCTGTTAATACTGGGGGTGGAAGCACCGACATTTTCATTATTAATTTCAGCCATTGTGCTCATCCTTTCTTAATATTACTTTTAGATGTATACGTAGTTGTACGCTATATTACCATTCTTATCCTGTGTGATACCGACGGAAAGATTCTGCTTACCATCGAGAATTTTTGTAGGAAGAACGATTAATAGTAGAGGCTGGCTATTATTGTAAGTTTTGATGACGTCTAGTTCACCAGTTTTAATATACTGAGAAAACGATTGACATTGTGTGACAATCTCAGCTTTCAACTGGTCGACATTAACTTCATCCCAGAATGAGTAAAGAATACTCTGTATATTAATACCAAGATCTGGCATAGACGGAAAGAAACCAGGTTTACCAAATAACAGATTCAGAATCGAATTGGCTAACGCTTCTGTCTCATTCAAATATTTGGCTTTACCGAAATCGTCTAATCCAAAATTAGGCTCCACTTTTTTCTTAAGAGTCGCCATTTACATCATCACCTCCTGTATTAATATGTCCTATAGCAGTAAGCTTAAATGAGTGTAATTTAGGTGATTTATAATTTTAGCCCTTAAAAACACTGGAATAAGCTTACAAATCTAACGAAAGGACGTGATTCGAATGCCCTCTATCAAGTGCAAATTCTGTGGGAAAGTCTTTCCCGACACAGACTCAATTGCTGCTCATCTTGAGAAAGCTCATATTGATATGATTCCTCCTGACATGGATTCATATCAATTTTATTACTATATGAAGACTGGTAGAACTCATGGTAATTGTGTCATGTGTAAACAGCCTACTGGTTGGAATCCTAAGACGAAGAAGTATAAGAGATTCTGCGATAATCCGAAATGCAAGATTTCCTATCGGGATATGTTTAAGAAGCGTATGATTGGTACCTATGGTAAAATCACCCTTCTGAACGATCCTGAGCAGCAGAAGAAAATGCTTGCTAATCGGAGTATTAGTGGTATCTATACCTGGAGTGATGGTAGTAAGAAGCTTCCATATACTGGTAGTTATGAACTGTCATTCCTCGAATTCCTTGACAAGATTATGGATTTCCCGTCTTCCGATGTAATGGCTCCTTCTCCTCATACTTACACTTATAAGTATGAAGGAAAGGATCACTTTTACATCCCTGACTTCTTTATCCCTTCTCTGAATCTGGAGATTGAAGTTAAGGATGGCGGCGACAATCCTAATATGCACCATAAAATTCAGGAAGTTGATAAAGAGAAAGAACGTCTGAAAGATCAAGTCATGAAGACAAACTCTAATCAGTTCAATTACCTGAAAGTGGTCAATAAGCAGAATGAAATCTTCTTGAGGTATCTTGAGCTTGCAAAGAAGAAGTTCGCTGCTAATGATAATTCACCTATTTATATGGCTTAAGGAGGATCATAGAAAATGGACTACTCGGTTATCAAAACAGACAAATGGTTGACTGCTGAAGTACTCGACTGTCTTCCTAGTATGCCCAGTGATCTGCAGAGCTATGTCAGATTCAATATCTTTGATCTTGACAAAGTAATCTTTGATCATCCGGGTCTCCGTAAGTTTGCAAAGTATAATACTCTGCGTGATATCTTTGATCATAACCCTGATTACAAGGTCATGGACATCATCAATGATTGGAATGGCTCTGCTACATACCAAGCCGTCTACAATCAAATCATGACTGACATTGATAATCATGCAGATAGTCTTGTTAAAGTCGGTGACGTTGATCCTGTAAAGTTCTTAAAGACTGTCGTGAATTCTCCTTCTTATACAGATGAAATTATGTATGAGCTGGAGGATAAGGTAAGCGAATTCCTCTATTACTTCGATGGTAGGGAGGATGAAGTTTCTGCAAAGACAATGCATACAGCCGCAGTTCTTCTTACTCGGTATATTATGCCCTGGAAAGTACGCTGCTTGGATGTGTATAGCAAAGTTGAGTGGATGACCAATAACGGTCCTCAGCTCGCCATGAATAAAGACTGCTTAAAGTATAATCTGATTGCAGGAATCGGCAATATCTGTGAGCTTCAGCATGCAAGTCCTGCTGATATCAACGACATTGCTATTCAGATCGCTGTGTACTTCCATATGCTCGGACCCAAGGCGCAGCCTCGCGTGAATCGGTTCCTCATGGCTATGCGGAAATCTTGCCAGAGTCGTGAACTCGTTGACGCTGTCGTGGTAAAGACTATGGAATGTGACGATACCCTTTCTCAGATGTCAGATCTAGTTCACCCTGAAAAATACGGTTATTGTATTAAAGACAAAAAAATCCGTATTTCTGATCTGAATACCATCAACGGATATTCTATCATTCAGAACGTGCATAGCCATGTCGTTCTGGATAGCGATGAACTCTTTGAGATCACCGAGCAGATGCGCTTTATCACTGCTGATGAAATCGCACGCTATATTCGTGATGATGTATGTGGCCGTGATATCGAATTTGCTTTGTCTGCTAACGACGTCGGCAATCTTCGTAATTCCAATCTTTCTGTCATCGTTACGGTTGATATGAATAATGGAATGAACACAAAATTTGTTGCAGTAGCAGAAGACCGTAAGACTGCTTACCTTCTGTACACATTGAAGTTCCAGTCTTCCAATTTCCTGTATGGCATTTCTCTGAATGCCATGCCTGATCATTCCCGTAAGATTATCAGTATCAAGAAAAGCAACGTTACTGAGTATATCTACAAATCTGGTTTATGATTATATATTATATATTTATGGGAAAAAGGAAGTTTGTATAAAACCCAATGTCTACACATACAAACAACTAATCCTGTTAGGATATAAGCATGTGACTTTTCCAGTCGAGATGAGAATCATGCTTATAAGAAAATTCATTTCATTTTTAAAAAGGAGAAATTTACTATGAGTGACATCAACAACAATGCAGGCTTGATCCGTATCGATAACGTGATCGAATATCGCTCGAGTACTCAGCTCGCAGAAGAGTTCGTCAACGCTCGTATCAGCGCAGCGATTGCAGGTTGGAACAAAACCACCGGTGACAATATTCCGGATGAAGGTATCAGCCTGACATCTCGCGTCTTCACCTGCGTACACAAGGATCCTCATCCTGTCTTTGCTCCGTTCTGGCTGTCTCTTCCTCTGAGCGCACTGGAAGATGGTCAGATTCGTCGGAACAAGAAGAATCAGCAGACTAATACTGCTGGGGCAAACTTCGTTGATATGATCAACCGTCGTGACGGTGGTAATGGCGATGTTAAGGGCTCTGGCAAAATCCGTCTGCGTGATCCGTACGCAGCCATCGTGAAGCAGTATATGTTCGATTACAACGATCTCGAGAATCTGATGCATGATGGTAAGACCATGCGTGAGATGCATCTGAATATCGAGCAGTTGAGAGAAATCAAAAAGCACTCTGTGCTTCACATCCATCGCTTCAAGAAGAACTGCACTCGTGTCATTGTCCTGATCGATCCGCGTCAGGTCTTTAAGGACATGATCGTTTCCAACAACAACGCAGTGGCCGATCTGAAGAACCGACCCTTTAACGTTGTCCTTCATCCGGCCCAGCAGACCAACACTGGTAAGTGGAACTATACCGTTACCTGCAAGATTTTCTCTGGCAAGAACAAGAATAAGAAGAAGGGCAACTTCAACGAGGATGACATGATCAATGGTCAGCTCGCAAACATGTAATCACAATTCGCGTGATTTAATCCAAACATAAATCAATTAGCACTACTTATCGGGTGTAGACAGTAAGTAGGAAAGAGACAGTCTGACTCGTTTGAGTTCAGACTGTCTCTTTATTTTTTCATAAGAAGGTGAGAGAATGTCAAAGCAAACACCCTTCAAAGATACAGATGGAATTAACCCATATGAAGTATGCTTCACGGGTATGAAGATCAAATATCTTCAGTATGCTTCTATGATCCGAGCAAGAAAGTTCTTATCGCCGAATGATAAAGTCAACGTATGCATCAATATAGAAACTCTTCTTCATAGCTTAGTAAGCATTCGAGATGTTGATGATATCGTAGTAGGTGATAAAGACTTTACTACAATTTGCGTATCCGGAATCATCAATCTGGCTGCGCATTATAAACGATTCTTCCGTAAGTATGGACTTGATACGAAAGTATTTCTCTACTATAGTAATCTGAATAGCAAGAGCTTTAAGAATACGAAGTATGAAAAGCATTACCGTGAATACTACCACGATAAATTTCTGTCAGGTAAATACTATGTCATCGGAAGAAAACTAGTAGACGAAATCATTCCTATGGTAAGTAAGATTATGGAATTCATTCCGGATACCTACTTTATCAAAACGGATAATATTGATTCTTCTCTAGTGCCAATGGTAATCAGTAGACTCTATCCAGATAGAAAAAATTTCATTGTCACTGGTGATAACTACGATACTCAGTACATGAACTATCCTGGATTCTTTACTCTACTGGTAAGAAGAGCAAGTACTCAAGTACTCTTCATTAGTGATCTGGATAAGATCATTCCTCTTATCTTCAGAGACAATATGGCGGTTGTCAATAACGTTGATGTCTTCTACAACAAGATGTTTTATTCGATGTGCCTTGCATCTACTGGAGATCATAGACGTAATATTAAGTCGGTAAAAGGTATTGGTCCTAAGACCGTATCAAATAAAATCAAGAAGGCAATCAAAGATGGTGAATTGACAAGTGATTGTGGATCTGTAGATATCTGCTGCTCTATCTTCGGAGAAGAATCTGATAATATGAGCATCAATTGCAGATGTATCAATCTCGATAGTCAGTTTGCTGATATGACAGATGCTGATTTCTTTGAAGTTAAGAATCAGATTACTGATCGCTATGATCGTAATTCTTTGGAAGAACTGAATCGTACTGTGTACCAGTTCTATCCATTGATGATCAACGAGTTAATAAACTAAGAAAAATCATCATTAAAAGGAAGGAGATGATTTTTTTCTTATGAGCACGATGAGTTCTCTTACCATTGATGAAAATAAGGATAGATTTCTTGAATACAAATACAAGATTACTACCTTTACAATTTCCATTGATGGTAAGGAAGATGAAATCCCTCTTGAAAGAATTCAGACTTTCAAGATTGAGAACTACTATGATGATGCGACTTTCCCTATCTTCAAAGTAAACGTATTGCTTGAAGCATCACGTTATTACAATATGCTGAAGAATAAGGATAAGGTAGAAATCATCGTACGACTTCAGTCTTTCTATCGTAAGTATAATAGTAATACATTAGAAGAAACCAGTTGCTTACGAGATGTTTTCAATACAAAATTTGTGTTATTCACAGATGATGAAAACGGAGACTTTGAAGAGAATCTGAAGAAAGAAGCTAATGTCCAGGATGATGTTAATAAGCTGGAAGAACTGCTGAATATGACAGAGCTTTTCTTATTCAAGAAAGACTGGGTAAGCGGTTTAAGAAAGCAAGTCAATGTTATCATGCAGAAAGTTGATATGACTACAGCCATTGCATATCTTCTTTCTCAAGCTGGAGTTAGTGACGTTCTTATGTCACCTCTTCAGAATACTACAAGTTATTCTGAAATGGTATTACCTCCTCAGTCAATTGATAAGCAGTTGCGTTATCTCAATAATAACGTAGGATTCCATCAATATGGAACTACTATCTTTTTTGGATTTAATAACGGCTATATCATTGACTGTAAAGGTGGCTGTACTGCTTATAAGAAGAAGGAATGGAAAGAGTCTGTCTTCTATGTCATGGATAAAGCAAATACCCATGCTTACATGAGTAACATGATTGAGAAACCTAAAGATGAGCATTACTACTACAACGTATCGAGTAGCAGTATTTCCATCTACAGCGGAAGTGTTTCTGGCAATGTTATTAACGGTACTGAAGCTGATGTGGTTGATATGAAAGCAAATAGTGCTTCTTCCGCAAAAGCTGGAAAAGCAAATATCGTTGGTGATCAGAATAAGACAACTCTTTACAATAATTCCTCGAATCCTTATAAAGCAACAGTATATCAGGCAATACAAACTGGTAACAACATGATGCTCACGATTGCTATGCAGAACGTCGATATTCTTGGCTTGACCCCGAATAAAGAATGCACAGTAGTTTTTGAGAATCAGCTTTTACACAGTAAGTACGGTGGAACATATCGACTCAGTACATGTGTCAATATTTTCACTGGAAATAATACAGAATTCGATATCGTAAGTACAGTTGTGCTGAAGAAAACAGTCACAGCGTAAAAATACAGGTAAGAATCTTTTTAGATTCTTACCTGTATTTTCATTTACTTAGATTCACCTTGCTGCTCACCTTCAGCAGGCTGTCCGTTATTGTTTCCACCCTCGTTATCGCCATTCTTAGGAGCCGGTTCAGCATCCTGAGGAGCAAGCTTACGAAGGCAATGGAAATAATCCAGATACTTCTTTTCGGTGGCTGTAAAGACTGCCTTATTGAAGTCACTAACGACGGTAGTGATAACACTATTCATGTTTGTCTTGTCGTTATTCTGTTGAGCCTGATTCTGTTCATTATTACCAGATTTACTATTGATAATAGCAGTCTGCTTATCAGCAGCAACCTTGTCCAGATCTTCAATGAGACGATCGATTGTATTAGCCAACTTATCATAGTTAGCGCAATAATCAATCATAGTATTGATCTGTTGAGTAGCTTCATCGCCCTTATAGACCATGAGCTTATTCTGCTTCATATCAATACTTGCAGTCTTTCCCCAAGTGAAATACAGAGACAAACTCTGCTTCCAGCTCTCAGCTCTCTTCACGTCAGGAATATCAGGGAAAATAAACTTACGAGCACTTGCAGTACCATTCTTGATTTCATTTGGGAGATTATCAGGACTGATACTATTAATCTTCGTCTTTGCTGTATTGAAAAGATTCGTGATCGTATTCTCAGTAACAGCCTCATACGGAGCAATGCTAATAGTAACATTGGAAGGATCAATGCTCTTCAGCTTATTTGTAACACGACCAAGCCATCCGCCATTCTTACTCATAAGCTGGCGCATCTTATTAAGCCACTGATCTTTAATCTTCTTAATAGCATCCAAGAATGCTTGAATGATTCCTTTCTCATTTGCATTATTCTTGCCATTGGTAGAATCAGATTCTTTCTGAGCAGCAGTCTTAACAGGGCCATCAGTAGTAACTTCAGCAGTTTTAACCTGACCGCCTCCATTATTACCACCATCCTGAGTACCACTTCCGTTAGCACTAGCCTGATTATTACCACCAGTACTACCAGATCCATCGGCAGGAACCTGCTCAGCCTCATAAACAAGCTTGACTCCACGATCACGGTGAGCCTTCATAGACTTATAATCCTTCATGAGTTCTGTGAAGATTTCAGCAGATTCCTTCAGAACGTAATCGTACGAAGCAACAAAACCGACAGCTTCATAGATATCGATATTCTCAGAAGGATACACAGTAGCTTCAACGATCTTACGCTCATCACCGAAGTTCTCAATGAGAATGTGAGAAAGATTATCAAGACGATTCACAATGCAGCGTGCAACAGAAAGGCAGTAGTCCTTATAATCCGACATAATATTTTCAATAATTTCCTTAGCCTCAACATAAGTCGGATTATCCAGATGACCGTTATTCACGTCATATGCTTTTTCCAGTGCCTGAATATACACATAAACTTTCGTAGCCTTGGAAGAAATATAAGAGACATTCTTCTCAAAGTCAGAAATCTCATTATAGAGAGACTTTGCTGCTGCATCAGTCATGTGATTAGTAAGCATTGCATCATAGGCAGAGGTATCACGTGCCTTATTCACAATTTCAGTGAACTTAGCAACGTAGCTTACATCCAGACCAAGATTCGTAAGGACATCATCCATCACAGCATCAGGATCTTTAATAGCAAGCTCAAAGTCATGAAGCTGATTTGCAATTTGATCGAATGTATTGCAAAGCTCCAGATACGGAGTATTATCATACTCACCATCATGATGGTTGATATCATCCATAGCGGTAAGCTTCGTATTCATATACTTGGCTGCTACGTTAGCAATTTCAATCTTCTTACGGTTCACAACATCGTGAATCTTAGGAAGAATGATGCTAAGGTCATCACCAATCATAGAATTGAGAAGCTCAGTGGAATCGATATCATCCAGCTTACCATCCAGAACGGATTCATGGAGAATGCCTTCAGCTTCAGGGAAGTAAGCAATGATGAGATTATACAGATGCTGAATAGCACGCATATTATAAGTATAATATGCAATCTTACGAATCAGCATAGCAGAAATATAAGCACAAACGCTCATATACTGGCTCTGCATATTGAATGCAAAATACTTTGCCTTATAGATAGTATCATCATCCAGCTTACCGGAAGAGATCATGTTATTCAGTGCATCAACGGAAGACTTAATGTCATCGTTAGCATTAGCAATACGTGCGATCGTCTGTTCAGCAATGCGATTCAGAAGATCAATCTCCTGAGAGTATGCACGAATAAACGGAATTATATTATTCGCAATGAAAATCTCATCAACCTTAACGAGATTCGGAGAATCGATCTTCATAAGGTCACGAGTATCATTCACAATAAGGGTAGTCTTAACAAGCTGACGTTTCAGTCTATCCTTAAATACACCATTGAGAACTTCCTTATCAATATCGCTCTTTTTCTTCTTACCGGCCAGAATAGCCTTCAGGTAATTATCAAAAAAGATAGGAATTGAGGAAAGATATTCAGGACGAATCTTCGCAATCTCACTGGTATCCTGAAGGCCAATGGTAATTCCTTTACCTTCAAGAGGAGTAGATGTATACACATCAGAGAAGAACTTATCCAGATATGCATAATCAATGCACTTCATTGCATTGAGATTATCAACAGCCTTAGCGATATAACGACCATAGATCGTAGAATCATAAAGCTGACTAATGATTTTAGAATCAATTGTAGTAGCTTCCGAGAAGAACTTCATATTGGAAATGAAATTCTCCTGAGAGAAACTAGTCTCTGCTCGCTTATGGTCAATCACAAACGAGTTCAAAATACGGAGACCGTTATCCATTGGATATTACCTCCTTTCAAAATTAATGGTGATTATTATTGCGACGACGGCGACCATTCTGATTATTGTTATTATTCCGGCCATTCTGGTTATTGCTATTATTCCGACCATTCGGATTAAACACAAAGCGCTGACCGTAGTTAATAGTATCCTCGATATCATGTTCAGCAGGCATGCTGTTACCTTTACGCATGACCATACTATTAATACGACCAATAATTCCGATTCTCATCGTATCTCGGACGTCTCCATTGACGAAGTCACTATACGTATTCTGAATGCGATTAAATGCAGCTTCAACCGCATCACGAAGTTGTTTATAATGGTCATCAGAAAGCCCAGAACACTGCTGACTTGCAGCATATCTAACGCATTGCTCGACTTTCTTATTATAATCATCAATCGCCTTCTGCGCAGAATCACGACGACGTGTGAATGCTGCGTTTGTAGTATTGACGGATGCATTATATGCATCTGCTTCCGCCTGTCTCTGCTCAGCTGCCTTACGAGCAGCTTCGTTGCGCTCATGTTCTTCCTCATGACGTTGATATTCTGTATCGCGACGCTGTCTGTCAGTAGCAGCTTCCGCTTCTTTCTGCTTTGCCTTTGCATCAGCTTCAGCCTTAGCCTGCTCTTCAGCAGCTTTAGCAGCCTTTTCAGCATTCGTTTCATAATTCTTATCGAGACCGATAAGAACTTTCACAGCGCCACCAATAATACGAGCTATCGTACTAATAGAATGAGGATCCTTGCCCTTATTGGTAGTATCGTCCTTGATAGCCTCAGCCATATGCTGCATAGCTTCCATAGTACTCTGGAGGCTTGTACGAGACTTGTTAATCTCAGTAATACCTTTAAGGATAGCAAGAGCACTAGTAATTGCACCGCCAGTAATAATACCCTTCTTCACCTTATCGGTCATATCCTGGAACTTATCCATGGCTGTCTGATTGTTGATCTTAGCCTGATCAACCATCTTGATCAAACCCATAATATCATTCTTATAGGCTGTAACATCATAAATGGTAAACCATTCCTTCTTAAGACCCTTCATGATAGTCTTCTTCATTTCAGGGTTTTCAGCAAAAATCTTCTGAAGAGCTTTATTAGCTTTCTCAGTCTTCTTCTGTGTACCAAAAATAGAATCCTTGATATGGATGATGGCCGCCTTAATCTTCTGAATCAGAGTAACGATAGCCTTACCAATCTTAGCAAAGATATTACTCTCTGTCTTAGCAGGAGCCTTCTTAGCACCGAAGTTCAGTGCTTCAGAAAAGTAAGTATCGAGATAGCTCTTACGAGCTTCTTTCCGCAGGAAATAATCAGCTTCTACACATGCTTTTTCACATGCTTCACAAGCTTCAAACACCTCGTCATAGACGAGGTACTGATTAATGTAAGCCTGATCAGTTCTTACCATTACTAAACACCTTCCTTTATAATAGTGAATTTAATTCGGAGTATTAAAGATGTGTTTTTCAGTCATTTTGCTTATGAAGCTAGATCATTCCAATCTTCCATAAGCTGTATACCTTTATCACTGTCACTGGAACATATTTCACTCGTATAATTACAATTCATGCATCCATACGAGATATCAATATACCCGGTAGTCTCATTTAATTTACTGCACTTATAAACTCGATTCGATCCACAGTTCGGGCAATGTCTCATAAACACAATTTCACTCCTTATCCGTTTCCAAATGTCTCTTGTGTCGAAGAATAATACATGAAGCACTATTCGGCTTATACGAATGTGCTTCATGTATTAAGTAGTTTAATTAACCTTTGCCAAAAATTCGTTTAGCAGCCTTACCATAAGACTTTGCATTATCTACAGTATCCACTGCCTTAACTGCGCCCTTAACTGCGCCCTTAACACCCTTGCCAGTAGAATTATTAACATCACCAGTTGCTCCACGAGCAGCAGCACCGATAACATCTCTATTCCTGAAGATACCCTTTGCAACAGAACCTTTGGTAAACTTATAGTTACCATTTCCATCCTGCTTCACAAAAGAGGTAAGACGAGACATGATACTTTTACCACAAGCAGCAATATCATTCTGCTTACGATTCAAAAGATCAACTTTTCTACGATGGAAGAAAGTATTACGAGAATAGTCTTCAACCTTACCTTTGAATTTAGCAGTCTGATCATTACCGGCTACTTTGGAGAGAAGATCAGTTAATGCACCATGCTCTGCATTAAGAGCTGCTTTTACACCCTGAGCACAAATGACATTATCATTCGCAAGTTTTACAGCAGCAGCCATACCAACTGTAGCGAGAGCGGCAGCTCCAGCTTTACCAGCGCGATTCTTAATATCATTCAGAGTCTTATTCAGCTTATACATGATAGGATTGACCTGATCAATGCTAGCGCCACTCTTATAGAGACGATCCAATTCATTCAATGCACCGTCATACGCTTTCTCATAAGCTCTGTAATCAGAAACTCGAATAGGCTTATTTGCAAAAGCCTTATCCTGTGCAGCAAGCTTCTTAAAGTAAGCAAACTTCGTACGATCTTCCTTACTCATGAAAGCTTCCTGCAGGAAATTCGTTACAGCAGTAATTGCTTTTTTAACCATAAGGATGATTGCATCGATTGCTTTCTTAATGGCACCCAATGCGCCAGTACCAGCCTTCTGGTTATTCTCATTTGCTTTCTTTGCAAACGGAGTTGCTTCCAGAATTACATCCACATCAGAAATGGGAATGTACTTATCCAGATAATCAGCAGCTTCACAAAGGAAGTCTAAGGATTCATCCATAAGGTTTCCATCCTTTCTTTATAAAATAAAAACGTGAGTGAGTGATTGTTTTCTCACTCACTCACGTTAAGAGTATTACAGATTCATGATGTCATCCATCAGAGAGTGATAGTCAGCGTCATGGCTACCATCAGCGGATTCCAGCTTAACGCCAGCCAGAGCTGCCAGATAAGCATCATCAGCAGACTCACGGCACTCGTAGCCGCATTCCTGGCCACACTCATCTTCGTCCTCATCCTCATCGTCGTCGATGGAGAGATCATCCAGAGTATCATCATCAGAATCTACATCGTCGATACCCAGACCAGCAGTCAGAGCATCATCACCGGCAACATCAAATCCGAGATCGATATCATCGTCATCGGCGTCCTCATCGACAGAATCCTTAGAGTTGGTATCATCCTGCTGCTTAGCAAGCTTCTCCATCTCTGCATCACTGTCGTCAGTGGACTCATTCTTAACACCAGGCTTATCAGCAGTCTTCTGCTCAGCCTTGTAGCCACCAATAGCCTTCTTGATAGAAGCCATGATACCGTTCACACAACGATGATAGTCGTTCTGCGCAGTCTTGCAGATATGGCAGATCACATTAGCAATCTGGTTAGCCACATTCGCATTAGCCTTCTCAGCATCCTTCTTAGCATCGTCACATGCCTTCAGAGCGGTTTCCTCACGCTCCTTCAGCTCGGCGTTACCAGAAGCGATCATCTTCTTAGCCATCTTGACAGCCTCATTGATAGAGACAGTCTTAGCATTGGAAGCACCGATAAGGTCACCATGTGCATCATCGTAAGACTTCTTCACAGCAGCAACAGCGGAAGCATCAACTTCCTGCTTACCGCGCAGCTTAGCAGTCAGACCAGCCAGATCCTTCAGATGCTTCTTTGCCAGAGCAATCTCAGCATCGTAGTCCTCAACCATGACCTTCTTCTTGCCAATCAGAGGAATCAGCTTCATACGCTTCTCCAGCTGATCCAGTTTGTTAGCGTCATCACGCTTACTCATCAGATCAACCAGCTTCTGACGGCACTCAGAGAAGAACTTAATGACAGCCTGGCGCAGAGCATCCAGAGCCTTCTGAATATTCTCAACGAAGTCAGACTCAGCAGCCTCGATCAGCATAGCCAGCTCGTCATCAGTACCAGATTCCTGCATAACCTTCAGCTCAGCTTCATGGAAGTTGATTTCACGCTGACGATTAGCAGCTTCAACAACAGCGTTGATACGCATCGTATTGATATCATAAGCGCTGTTGATCTCACGTAAAATTTCGTTCATTTTATTACAACTCCTTTATCTTAGAATTGAAAATAGCTTAGAAACTTAGCTTATTGTTTTTAAGGGTTATTTTAGTCTGCCATCTTAGGATGGAGCATAACAAAGTCAGCATGTGCCTGGCGTTTACCCTGGTCATTAAGAAGTGCAGTAAGACTTGCTTTATCATCTTCAAGATTCTTCTTGTAGTTAGCAATCTCAACTTTCATCTGCTCAACGTAACCCTTTGTGAATGTCGTTTTATCCTTGGATGCGGCACGAGCACGCTTAAGCTTCTTATCGAGAGTCTGACCGCTTGCAATATCTGCAAGTTCATTATTAACGCCATCAAGAAGCTTCTTGAGCTTTTCAGTAGTAAGACCATTGTAACGGACAAGACCATCATCTTTACCAGCATACGGATTTTCTGCAGTAGCGCCAGAAACGCGTTCGCCTGCTTTCAGAGCAGAAACTACCTTACCAAGACGCTGATTAATCTTACCATACTCAGAGATATATTTCTGGGCAGCCTCAACGTCACCAACAACAGCACCAGAGACAATATCTCTGGATACTTCAAGGATATGATCGGTCTCCTTCAGATAACTAGTGATATCCTTCAGAGTATTGCCGGCCATACCTTTCTTTATCATGAAACCACCAACAGCTGCTGCACCAATGCCAGCACCAATAGCAACTTTAGTACCATTGGTAGACTTAAGCGCAGTCTTTGCTTTATTCATAAGCTCACGACCATACTTCATGAGCTTATGAGGATCTTCAGGAACCTTCTTATCAGTCGTAATGTCAACCTTACCACCAGTAATCTTCTTCAGAATCTTGCCGATGAAATTACGGATAGTATTGATCAAACGGGTAAGAAGACCTTGCTTCTTTTCACCAGACTCTTTTGCTTCAGCCAGATACAGATCTGTTACTTCGGTAGATTCCATAACAGCATTCTCCAGAATCAGCTTATTCTGGATCCTACGAAGATTCAGACTCTGTTCAAAGCAAGCCTGTTCAAAAGCTACTTCATCATGAAGCAGCTGATTTTCATATTCGAGAATTTCTTTATCAAACATTGTAATCTCCTCCTTTCTTAGAAGTTATCCAGCAGAGCCATGATTTCATTCATGTTCTGGTCAGGAGTAGAAAGGAAAGCACTCGTTGTATCAGGAGCAAATTTAGGAGCATTAGCGTTAGCAAAAGTGCTCTCAAAGATAGAAGAGAAAATGGTATCGTCAGGATTTACTCGCTCTTCAACCTTAACAGCATCAAGTTTCTTGATTTCATTCTGTGCTGCAACGATATCAGCATTCGTACCTTTTTTACTTTCAATCGTTTTGCAAAGTTCGTTAAACTTCCTGCTATCAAATTCGCCATAGTTTTTACAACGAGTAACCATTTCCTGATATTTCTCGCGAGCATCGCTAAATGTCTTTGATGCGCCCGTTTTATTAAGAAGAGATGCCTTTGAAGAATCAATAGCTGCCTTCAAATAAGCATTTGCAGCATCTTTAAGATCAGATGCAGGAGCTTCTCCCTTAGCAACATTTTTCTTCATAGTTGTATTTGCATTAGGACCATTGACAAGACGATCAAGGCCACTATTAAGAGTACTAAGACCAGAAATCAGATCACGAAGAAGTTTCATAAGACCACTTGCATTTTCACCAATCTTATTAGTAAGGCTTTCGCAAAGTTTATTGATCTTACCAGTAATATCAAGACTCTTGATGATATACTTACCAACAAGAGCGACAGAAACAACTGTCACAACAGGAGTCGTGACAGCATGAATGAAAGCGCCACCAACTTTAGCAAGAAGGCCGAGTGCATTCATATGCTCATAGTTATGATTCTTATTTTTGCTCTTGATATCGATATTAACCTTGACACCTTTTCGTGCAAGAATATCCATATCATCAAGGACTCGCTTCATATTACCTTCAGTAAGAAGGGGAGCAAGAGCATCCATTTGCTTACTAGCTTCCTTTGCATCGAAAGGAACTTTGACACCTTTAGGATTCTTTTCCTCAGCGGCCTTCAGCTTTGCGTCATCAGGCTTCTTACCAGTAAGCTTATCGAAGATACTCTTGACCCACTTACAGAACTTCTCCCAAGCGGCCTTGATCTTTGCACCAAAGGTTTCAGCTTCCTCAAGATACATCTGAGTCATAGCATCCTGATCATAGTCTGCAGACTCAAACTGATACTCAAGATCCGCTACATCGAGACGATGAGAAGCACGAGCACTTTCCCACATAAAATCGATATCGATCATAGCGCTATCAGTCTCTGCTTCTGTGACCTCCATGATACGCGAATATTCGCTATAAGTCATAGGGATATTACCTCCTTTATTATTTAGAATTATAGCTAATCTTAGTAATGAAAGCTTGAGCAATCATTAGCTAAGAGTAACTATAGTAGCTCAAACTTTAAAGCATTGTTTTCTAGCTGTATCCTTAGTGAAGCTATAAAAAAGACGATATACGAAGTGAATTATCGTATATCGTCTTTAGTATGCATTAGAAGATCTGATACTCAGGAGCCTTTGCAGAATCCTTATTGATGGGAGAGGGATCGCGAGATCTCATACTAACAGCAACGCAATGATACGTATACACGATCTTGATTACCATCAGCATAATGAAGAAGCAAGTAGATTGCATATACAGAGTAACTGCATCGTCATTTACTTCACCATACTTCTCACTCTTATTGAACGTAGACATCATGCAATTGATTGTATTTACAACCTTATCTTCGAAGTCGATCAGTTCAGTAATCATTTCCACATTCTTCATAGCGTCGTTGATCTTCATCTCTTCAGAAATGTCTTCAGAGAAGAAAAGATTATCAATGAACTGATAGTCACGAGAAATGATCTTTTCACAGTTTGCAGCAGCCATACCTGCGTCCATCTCATCTTCATCACTAACGGAGAGAGAAGCATCAACGAATTGCTTCATACCACCGTAGTATTCCATGTACTTAGCAAAGATGACAGGAAGGTCAACTGCCTGCACAGAATTGTAGGGATAAGAGTTATCCTTAATAGCAGTATAAATATGATGGATCTGGCTTTCCTTACCGATGAAATATTCATCGAGAAGACTTGTAGCAAAACTAATAAAATTCTTACCAGCTTCAAACGGGCAAGAACCTGCGCTCGGGTTTTTCCAAATAGCACTTGATGTGCCATAGTTATCCTTTAATTGGTCTCTGACATCATACCATTCCATAGTCCGTATCTCCCTTTCTTACAACAGCTGTAAGGAAGATGCGGAACCGCCCTCACCGTTTTTGATATTGTCGAGGGTAAGGTATTTCGAATCGTTCCGAATAGCTGCCTCGCCAGCACTCATACTCTTCGCATGAGTAACGCGAAGTTTGTCTGACAAACGCAGGCACATATTCTTTGCCTTTTCCTGCTTCATAAGAATGTCAGCCTTCTTCTCCTTAGAGAAAGCAGAATTGGCCTCCACACATGCCTTATTCAGTTCCAGGAAATATGCCTGCTGAGCCAGAGCATCACTGATGTTCGTACGAATATTGTAGAACTGGTAGATGAGTTCACGCATCACAGGAATGATAGCCAGTGCAACTGCAATAACAGCAGTAACACCGATTGCAGTATAAGTACCAACGAAGTTATCCTTACCATTGGAAAGCATACCTTCCAGATACTTAGCATACTGCATCTTCTTATTGACAGCATTATACTTTGCCAGCTGATCAATGTAAAAAGTATTAGCGCGATACTTGGTATTCTTCAGAGTAATCTTAACGCTTGTCATATCAGGGCGCTTCATGTAATCCACAAACTCATAGAGCAGAGTGGAAGTTGCCTGAATACAGGTATACACAAAAGTATTGTACTCGAGCATAACGTATTCATTCTTAGCCATAAAGCCCTTCTTATAGATAGGAGCAAGCTTACGAATGTTATTGATGGCTTCACGCACAGTCAGCGTATACTGCTGAACCTGCTTGTTATTCATATTGGCGCAGATACCATCGATATTATCGAGGACCGAAACCATATTCTTATAGCCAACGTACTTCTCAATATCACCAGCAGACTGCGGGATATTATCGAAGTCAATGTGAGACTTCGAGATAACGCTCATATAGAGCTTCTCGAGATAGCGTGAAGTGACAGGAGAATTAGCATCTTCAAAGCAGTTCATAATTTCTCTTTCCTGCTTAATACTAGGCTTCTCACAGCCACTAAGAATCCGTACAGATTCTTTTACCAGAATAGGCTGAATCAGCATTGTCTTAACCTCCTTTATCAAAAAATTAGTGACCGATCATACGAGTAAGCTCACGACCGATCTTATTGGAGCTCATAGTGATTTCACGCTCCAGAGCTTCCAGTGCATAGGTCTGGAAAGTGTTGCTACCATCATACAGAATATCCACAGTACGTGTACCCTCATCAATGATGATGAAAGTCATCAGGAAGAGAGAACGCATCAGAGGAACTGTAAACTTCGGATTATGCAGATCATAACCGGAAGAACGCTTGATGGCATCAACGTCCATAGAATGAATCACGATGGTAGTCTGAGGCACAAGCTGAGTACGAGACATAACAGCCATCTGTGCCTTAGAAGTCGCCTTCATACGCTTCAGAGTAGTCCACCAAGGAGAAGCGCCAAGAGAACGATTTGCAGCATCCAACTTCGTATCATTGATATTCAGGAGGATATCCTTAATCAGGCTCTTCTCACCAGTAGTCCAACGAATGAAGTTAAAGAGAACACCCTTATTCTGCATAGAGTTAATAAGGTTCATCGACATCTCTTCAGACTTCACAACATGCAGGACAACCTTAATACCAAGAATGAAATCAATGAACTGAACGAATTCATTGTCATCATTCACAGCAGACAGACGAACCTGCATCAGATACGGCTGCATATCATTGGTCTTCTTAACATCCTGATCCTTAAGAACCTCAGGAACCTTCGTACCATTAATAGTTACCTTATATGCTTCCTTATCACGATCAGCCTGCTGCTTATAACGGTCAAACTGAGCATCCAGAACCTTCTTATTGAAAACATCCTGATCCACTTCAGCTTCGGTAGAATAGAAGGGACTATTACCGACATTGGGAATCGGCTTAAAGTCGATATCCTTCAGGGCAACATCCAGCTGCTCCTGATTGGATTCAAAAACTGCCTTATTGAACTTATCGGAGAAATTGAATGCCAGAATCTGACCGGTAGACTCATTGATATAAGCCTTGGTAGAACCATTATCGATTCTCTCAAACAGCTTGTCATAGTCAGGATCAGGAACGACACAATTTTCCAGATAGGTATCAATGGCAGTTGATTCCAGTTTTACATTGCGATGGAAGCGCTGCATATACTGATTGACATCCTTATAGTCAGCGATGTTCATGACGTTATTTGCAGACAGGTAAGTCTGGACAAAAGATGCATAAACACGTTCCATAGTCTTTGCCACGACAGAAGCATAATCAATAGGGACAGTGCTACTAACGAGGCAGGGGAATTGCATGGTACTATCATTTGCTCCGCGTACGATACTCTTGTGGCTCAGCTCATTGCCTGCATGGGCAATATCAGCACCAGCTCTACGAGCATCACGCATAGCAGAAATAATATCACTAATCGGTGATGACATATAATACCACCTGTCCTTTCTTTATTATAGTTAAGGGAAGTGTAGAAATCCCTTAGAAAACTTACCTTATTGTTTTCTAGGCGTTTTTCAGCATAAGAAAACAAAAAAAGACAGATGACGAATGCTACACCAAACGTCATCTGTCTTTCGACTGAAATCAATCAGTCATCGAGATGGATCTTCTTATGCTTCTTCTTTTTCTTCTTTTTGTTTTTCTTCTGCTTCTTCATGAAATACTTCTCACGATCCTTCGGAGAAAGGAATTCACCGGAAGCAGCATCGAAAAGATTGCGAGTAGAACCATCTGTGTAGGTACCGAGGACCACCCTCTGTACCTGACGATTACCGGCAGCATCCATCACGATACCACCGATAGTAGTCAAAAGTTCTTTGTCCATAATAGTATACCTCCTTTCTTAGTCTATAAATATAATATATAAATAAAATATGAAACCACATGATTACGGTGAGTGCGGATCACGGTAAATCATGTGGTTTCAATATTAAGAGAGGATTACCAAAAAGGCAGCAAAGTAAAATAGGAGGAATCTATTTATCAGGTTGTTGCCGTCAGTGCAGACATAGTTGCTGTATCGAGAGTCAGGCCACTGCCATAAGGCATAGCAAACATCGGAGCACCAACAGTCTTCTCATCGGAAGACACAGTGCACAGATACTCACTCAGGGTGTTACCATCCTCATCACAAGTAACATCATCGATCGTATTAGCCGGGAATACCATAGTAGCATTACCGGTCTTATCGACTTTATTCATGATGATATGCTTAGCACCCATAGATGTCGTAAGAAGCATAGGTTAATACCTTCCTTTCATGAAAGATTTATACTAGTACTAGGTTATACTTACGTTCCAAGCTTAACCTTCAGTAGTACCGGAAGTAATACCCCATGCAGTACGGAGAGCAGCAACTTTTGTCTTCATTGCTTCATCACTGCCAGCCAAACCATCAAACAAATCCAGAATTGTAGTCTTAGCTTCATCAGTAAGACCAAGTTTTGAGATACTCTCATCCATAGCAGTAAGCTTAGTTGAAAGAGTAGTGGTTTCATCCAAAAATACATTGTCGGCAATAGTCTTCGGCATGAGATCATTATTGCCATCAGCTGTTTTCTGTTTCAGCTGAACTTTTACTTCATTACTCATAGTAAATTACCTCCAATCTAAAGTAATAAAAGTTCCAAACAAAAGACCGCTGGATTACCATTTTGTAGTAATCCAGCGGTCTTGTCTACTTCAAGAAGAAGTAATTAAAGTAACCCTATTGCTTAGATAGTAGATATACTATCTATAAGATTACTCAATGATCTGGGCCCAGACATCGGACTCGGTCAGATCAGCGGGCTCGCTGGCGGAAACCAGGAAGCGAGCACGAGCATTGACCTTAGTGGTCAGAGCACTCTCAGCAGCGGTAGCACGAGAGGCCTCATCGGTAGCAGCCTTCTTAGCGTCTGCAGCCAGAGCAGCAGCGTAAGCAACCACGGAAGCGGCATTAGCGCCAGTACCGGTAGTGGGGATATCACCGACCTTAGTGGTCAGAGCACCCAGATTGTCGGTCAGAGTCTTCTCAGCGGCGGTAGCACGAGTAACCTCGTCGTCAGCAGCCTTCTTGGCGGCGTCAGCAGCAGTCTGTGCGTTACCAGCAGCGGTAGAAGCAGCTGCAGCAGCAGTTGCGTTAGCACCCTCGGCAGCGGTAGCACGAGTATTCTCAGCAGCAACCTGATTCTTCACGTAGGTGACCAGGTCAGCAGACTCGTCATCGATGGTACCAGTCTTGGTCTCCAGAGCGACGATCTTCTTGTTCATCTCAGCTGCTTCGCCCGGGTGCTCCTGAATCCAAGCAGCGATCTCCTGCAGACTATCCAGAGCCTCACCAGCATTCTCGGGGATCAGCTGCTTAGCGATCTCCTCAGCTGCGATGGCACGAGCAGACTTGTTGGCATCAGTACCAATCAGGGCGGTCAGCTTGGTGTTAGCAGCACCCAGGTTGTCGGTCAGAGTCTTCTCAGCACCCTTAGCACGAGCAGCCTCAGCATCAGCAGCACTCTTAGCAGCAGCGGCAGCAGCTGCGTTAGCCTTGATCTTACCAGCCAGAGAGGTATCATCTTCCTCATTGGTCAGAGCAGTCTTCAGAGCATTGACCTTCTCATCGATCATTGCAGAGATAGTCTTGCTGCCATCGGAACCCATCAGGGTAGCCAGATCAGCCTTAGCCTTATTAGCAACAGCATCCACAGCAGCCAGCTTAGTAGCAACGGTGGTGGTCTCGTCATACTGAACCAGAGCAGCAGAGGTCTTCACGTACAGATCGTAAACGACGCCTTCAATCTTCTTCTTCAGCAGGACCTGCTTCATATTTGCCATATGAAAAATCACTCCTTTAAAAGTTTTGTATTTTCTATGGATATAAAATGAAGATGACCGGATTGCCATCTTCAATATATCATAGCATTTAATAAGGTGTTTGTCTTGTCAAAACCGCATTAAAAATGACCCATATCTACTCAAAATAGATATGGGTCATTTGTTTATTCCTCTACGATTTTACCCCAGACACATTCCGTCATGGGATTATTTTTACTGATAATGAAGCCGGATTTGCTAACGCCACCGATATCCGAGACAGCCTTATTCTGCTCAGTAAAGATCTTAGTTGCTTCACTACTCAGAGTAACCGTCTTAATGGAAGTATCAGTTGTAACATCATCAGCCAGAGATGCAATGGTATTTGCGTAGCCAATGAAATCAATACAATTGATTTCATACTTGCCATTACCGTTATTGATCTTATCGATTGTCTTCTTCTCGATTTCACCAGCAGCAGCATAAGCAGCTTTATAGCGAGGGAAGGAAACAGACGCAATACTTACGGTGTAATTAATAAGATTACCTTCAAATGCCGGGAATGCCACATAAGTAAGAACATCCAGATGAGTATTGATTGTCAGAGTCTGCTGATTAGCACCGTTATTAGAAACGGTAATAGTAGCAACTACTTCACTATCAGTACCATCAGGAACCTTATTGGCATAGATAGCTTTCATGATAGCTGCTGCAGAAGAAACTGCATCATTACCACGAATTCTGAAGAAGAAACCAGGGACATTCTTAGACAGAATAGCACCGCGACTGATTGCAACATCTGTACTGGAAACCAGATCAAGTTTACCAGTCGTATCGAAAGTACGATAAACGATGTATTCATCAGCAGGAAGCGTAAGATCATCGATGCCCATCAGGACACCCATTGTCTGACTAATAACCTGGGCTTCGGTAAGGTCTCTATCGCTAAAAGAAACGATTGTGCCATCTGCACGTTTATAGTACATACGGCCATCATCGCCGCGGACCATAAGCTCGTCGTTCTGGGCATATTCTTTATACCCAAGGTCCAAGGCAGAAATACCGTAGCGTGCCTGAACGCCAGCCATAATTTAGCCACCTTTCTCTTTGATTGTATTCTAAAGAATCTTAGTGTTAAGTTCTTTCAATACAATCATCGTTATTTAAACCTCAGTGTACTTACCAACGATCATAGCCAGCAGTGCCTTATAGTTAACATTGGGTCTGATAACGACCTTATGGCTATTAGTGTAGTTCTCGTACACAGCAGGATAGTTGTTCTTGATATCAGTCTCGTCCAGCATCCAAGTTTGAGGCTTAGTGACGCCTTCGGGAATAATGACATCGGTATAGAATCTCTTCAGATCCGTAGTATCAGCATCGGCGGTAACTGCGTCGTTGACATTAGGCTCAGTATTTTCACCGGGCTTACTATCAGGATAGAGATCCTTGATAAGATCATCGATAAATTCATCCTTTGTCTTATTATCGACCTTATCGTTATTGAGGAATTCATCCATCGGAGTATTCTCTTTGTTGGGAGAATGAGAGAGTACGAACGGATAGTCCATATCTTTCATATACACAGCAAAGTTAAGCCGAGAATGAACGTTGTAAAGCTTAATGAAACGATTCGTAATACACTCGATATTATAATGGAACATCCGGCGACCATTCAGATACACTTCGTAATAGTCAAGACTAAACGGAGTATCGATATAGTCAGCCATATCGATCATGTAGTTTTCAGGAATCTCAGGGATAAAGCAGACTCGCTTATAAGAATACGGAGTAACATCCGTAGACTGAATATAAGGAGTTTCGGTCGGGTAGTAATCTGTACGAGCTCTCAGATCATATGGATTAGGCGCTTCGATCTTGATGTTACAGACAATTCTGCGACGATCCACAAAGGTACGCACATAAGAACCATCTTCCACCCAAGGAAGCGTACTATCCATAATCTTGATACGCTGGACAGGAGTCATTGCAGGAATCGTATCATGAGTAATGAACGAATCCTTATTGAGAATAAACCAGAAATCTTTATTCAGGTCATCTTCACTTGCAACTTTAACCTTCAGCTTATGCAGATGCATATACTTGGGCATATCCTTATCGTGGTTGGGAGTAACCCGCATATACATATGACCATCATCACCATCGATGACTTCAACGCCTTCAGGAATACCGCATTTCTTCTTACGCTCTTCCAAAGACAGAGTCTTGTCGTAATCGTTCATATCGACACGGTTATAGAAGAGGAAGCGTTCCTTATCGATTTTCTCAGTTTCATTATAACGGATAAAGAAGTCATTCCAAGTAGGAGTGACACCCTTCATAGACTTGATCTCAATATCCAGAATATCATCAAGGCTATTAAAAGCATGATGCTTGGAATAAGTGCATGTCTCAAAGCGTTCAATGTAAATATGAGAAGTCGGAGTTACATATTCTTTGGGAAGATAAATGTAGTCGAAGTTACCGACATGAATATGGGTATAACGGTTGCAAAGTAAACCATCGATCCAATAACGAAGATTCAGAAGTTTAGAACCATCATTACGGAAAACGAAGAGATATCTTGTTTCACCGAAATCAATTTGTGCAGTGGGATCTTCCTTATCGGTATTCTCACGCTCACGTTTACTGATGTCTACATTACCCACATACAGATAGTAGAGATCAGAAGTAATATTGACATTGCCAAGGTAATCACTTGTCTTATCCGGTGCCAACAATCCCCATTTCTTTGCCTTATCGATCTTATAGGCATAAGAATCAGGATACTGATCGCTATTGATAAAGTCGCCATGATTATAGACATAGTCAGCATCTTCGTAATCCCAAATCTGATCGAAGTACTTGTGAACACCACCCAGAGACGGATCAACTTCCTCGTACAGGAAATGATTGCAAGTATCCTCAAGATTCTTTTTTTCTCCGTAAGTCTTGTCGTATTTATACTTAAAGAACTTATGGATGTAATAAAACTGATCCACATACTTCAAGCGTTTATACATCGGACGATACAGATAGAAGAGCTTCACATAATACTGATCGGCAATCTCCTTAGAAGTCTGAATCTCATAAATATTGGGATAATGCAGTCTAGTAAGATCGGAAGAATTCAGATAATGAGTTTCACCAGTAGTCTTATCCACAAAGAAGACAAGGATGTTTTCTTCAGGAATCGGCATATACCAATGAACCATTTCGTCTTCCTGGCATACTGCAATACAAGAATAGATATCCTCACGTGTAGTACGCTGTTTGATTTCACGTACGTTAGGAATTTCGTACATGAAATTCGGATGGAAGATAGTAACCTCAAGGTTTAAAAGAGTATGCTTAGTGACATATTCTTTCAGCCAAGTTGTTGCAGGAATACACAGATTACCATCAGCATCCACATGACCGAATGCCAGTGCATTACCGAATGTCTCATAGCAATCACTACGAGTTGCAACACAACGAATTGAATAGAAGATAGGAGATTCTCTCATTAAGACACCAGTAAGAGTAGAGTTAAAGACAAAGTATCCATTCCGCTCTTCTACACTATCATCAGCATCCTGTGTATCAAGAAGTCTCAGTCGATTTCTCATTACCTTACTATTGGTAAGGAATGTATGAGTCCATGTATTCCTGAGCATGAATACTTCGATTGTATGCTTAGCATCTTCACCAATCCATTCATCATGCGGCGGAATATCTTTCAGAACGACCTGAGTTCGACCATCCAGAGTACATCTAAAAAGCACATTCATGACAAGCTTGCCATCAATGTGAATACAAGGAGTAAACTCAAATGTAGTCTGTCTCAGATCATCCAGATCAAATTGATGCTCCAAATCTTCTGCGATATCATCATAGCTGATATATTGACCAAAGTACTTAGAGTACTTATAAGTTTTACGCTTTGTAGCATCAATAAAGTCTTTTGGAATAGAGATACAAAGATTATTCGGATAATCAGAGCACACATAGAAATCTTTCTGTGTGAGATGGAATCGATCCACACTACAGTAGCTGAGCTGCACTCTCTTCAGAAACTGAAACGAGTTCTCGACAGTAGTATGGAGAAGCTTATTGAGCCAACTCTCGTCATACGTGTTATTGATAATAGCATCGTAGTTCGGAATCAGCCCTGAAGTTGTATTACCCATAACTTATATTATCTCCCCTTTCTTTTAGTATTTAAGAATACAAGAGAAAAACCTAACTGATTAGAATACTGTTTTTAGGGCTAAGTGATACAGAGACTGACAACCATAATAGTCATCAGTCTCTGTATCTGTCGGTTATCTGTGTAAAGATTATGGAAAGGAACAAAGTGGTGCCGGTGGTCGGTAACGATCCGATCGTCTTACACCTATCTAGTGTTAGTGAGAGGCTATAGGGCTCCCTGCTTTCCTTAAGCTACACCGGCGCATATATACCTTTCAATAGCTTAGCACATACCTATTTGTTAATAGGATTAAAAATGTACGGTAAGACTATACTTCAGTCTTACCGTACCTATAAATAGCTTAGATCGAGTTACTCTAACACGTGGGCTCCGTATTATTTATTGTTATTACGCCGCCGATAATCACGAACTCAAGTCATATTTCTGAGAGCTTAGCGGTAATGATCCGCTAAGATGAGAATAATCATTGGAACGCTACGAGGGCGCAACAAACCTTAGTGGCGTTGTATTAGAATTACTTCTAATACCGCCGGTTAATACATCGCCATGAGCACAGGAATTTTAACTGCCCCGATGGAATCGCTACAGATTCTACATCATCGAACTCCTCATGTAGCTACATACAGCCTCCACATGAATTTATAGAATGACTGGCCAGTGTCAAACCTTCACATGATTTATGAGAGCTGTGAACGTTGATCGATACTAGTAAAGTTCGTTACAAAAGAGTGGCGTATGTGTGCGTGAATGTAAGTCAAAACCATATGATACTTTCTAACTAGAGAAGGCACCCAATGCAACAGCTGTGTTGGCAACTATCGCATAGCATTCAGTTTGTATTAAAACATTACTATTCACAAATCATACGAAATGATACTTTCGTTCTCGATCCCCAAGAATCTTACTGGGCCGGCCGCATTTATAGAGGGAAAGACGGCTTCGAACTTCGGGCTCTCAAACCCTTTTAGATGTCCTTGTGAAAGAAACATCCTTTTTTGTTTAACATCAGAATATCGTCATAATGCTGCTCCGATATTAAACATCTCCTGGAAGAAAACTTGTTCTTCCGATACTTAATAGTTCGACGAATTGTAAAAAATCAAACTTTCGGAGGAGGTGGATTGATATTATAACCAGCACGGAGGTCTCCTTCAGCTTTTGCTCTACGGAGTTCAGCTCCATCTGCCTGGTTGTGATGTATATAATCCTTCGTACCATACTTATCACGATAAGGATAGTATATATCATCAATACGAGTTTCGTTCTTAATAACTTCTCTCGTATACGACTTCCAACGATCGTCACTGCAATGTAAAGCAGCATTCTTCACATTGCAATCGGTCATGATGATATTTCCGGAAATGGATGCATCCTTTGCATCCGTATCCAGAATACTACCACGATCATAGAGGTTGATACAGCAGCATCCATCCAGAGTACAATTCTCAAGACGAGAACTTACTCCAATAACACTATCAAAGATAGTAGAATTGATCACACGAGCATTCCCCATGATCGCGCTCTTCTTATCAATGATAGACTTTGTAATTTTAGAATTTCCAGATACGTATCCAAAACGAACGACGCTATTATCAATCGTAGCGTTACCAACTACGTATCCATTAGGTGAAAAAATCCAGCTTCTGTCACCCTTACGATTGGGAAGATTACTTGCAGATTCAATAAATCCTCCCTCAGTACCACAGGGAATGAAGGTACCATCAAATGCGTAGAAATCTTCCTGCGAAACGATGATGTAAAGATCAGGTCCATTCGAGCTCGCAGATCGTTCCACAGGAAGCATCTTATACTTGGGCATGACTACAACTCCCCTTTCTATATTTTAAAATGATTAAACTTACGTTACCTAAAGGATAGATAATCACCACTATGCAGAGAATGAAGAACTGCATAGTGGTGATTACCTTATACTTTTTTGTGAGGTTATTATGTCTAACTGAAAAAGAAATCAGTGGGACACGAATATATGAAAATGCCACGAACCAATTGTGGCTGGAAATGCTAGAGAGGACGAGTTTACCTGCGCTACAAATTCAATCACTATCGTCTCAAAAGATTATAGGCACGGCCCATAATCTATCGAGATTGATTCCTGATGTCGCGTTTACTGATGTGAGACTCTGCTCCCAACCTCCACTCGTCAAGGATGCGTATCAATCTGCTCTCCGAAGAGTCCGCATTTACTCTTCTTCCAGTTTTTGACCATACCCAAAAATGGTATGGTTATGTCGCGAGAAACTCTGGCAACTCAGCTTACGGCGGCAAGCCAACGTCCTCATCAAGCGGCCTATTATTTTTCACCTACTCCGCTACTAAAAACGGTAATCTAATCCAGCTACGAATAGACAGGTCAGTGCCCAGCTTTGGAATATGCCTGAGAGGAATTAAGCGTTACAAATGTCATCACGACATGTGCTTCGGGATTACACCGAATTAAAACCTTGCTATTTCAATGTAGTCATGATAATAATTAAATAATTATTACTACCATTCTACTTTCGAGATTACGTTAGTGTAATGAGACAAGTGAAATTAAATAGAAAGGATTTGGTTGTATATGAGCACATATCGTGCAACCTTTTATCCACACCACGATGATATATGGGTTGGAGAAACTCATCCTCATCTTTATAAAGGAATTCCTGGTGCAAAAATGGATGACTTTCTTACACATACAGATTCACGATATGATGATACGTACTCATGGTTCTTTGAAGATGTACCTGATGGAGTAGAGATCGATTGGACTAGAGAAAATCTAGTCATGGATTATATGGACTATCTCCAGTACTACTACAAAAAAGAACATGATTGCGTAAGAGCTCATCATAGGAGTAGATGCTGTTATCTGTGTAAGCATTTCATTGCCAATGGAAAAAATAAGCACTTCTTAGGAAGTTGCATTCGTGGATTAAAGGAAAGCGATTTTCCGAGGAGACATGTCGGAAACTACCATGCTAAACATGGATTTGAGACATGTGATCATTTCGAGATGAAAGAATACTATCTCAATAAAAAGAAAAAATAAAATAACCGCTGTGGTTGGATGATTCCTTCCACAGCGGTTATTCTTTAATGGAGAATGAAATAGAGGATGAGACCAGCAACAGCTGCAACTATATCCCATCTCATATCTTTCGCAAGCATAGCCAACTTCTCAGTAGTAGTTTTGGTTGCTTTAGTGATGGTTGCCTTTGTATTCTCACAAGCAATGAGATCGATCTTCGGATCATAGATAAGAATATACGAAGTATCGTTCTCCCAGTACTTAGCCTGAATGAGCTTGCAATCATTCAGATTGGAAGGAATCCGCTCATAGGAATCTCCAGCATTACTACCAATCAGATAGAAGATGAGTCCATCACTACAACGGTAGTAAATATTATAAGCACGCAGAATTTCTGTACATGATACAGGATCAGTATCAAGTTTGACATATGCCATCTTCTTAAAGACTGATTTGAATTTGTTTGAAGCAAATGCTGGTAGAATACGATAAGTTTCTTCAACGTTAGTCCCATTCACGGTGCGCTTCAGTACATATCCTTCAGGATAATCTGCCGTAGCTTCAAAGTGAAGGAAATCTTCCAAGTGATCTACCTTATCAATTTCAGGATCGCTATTCTTGATATTATGATAAGTTTTCCTCAAAAGATTATGAAGCTGATTCCGTTCATCTTCTTTCTTCATGTTTTCCACAGCAACGTCATCGTCCAGAGTCCAATCACTCCAAACTCCCTTGGGAGCAACTTCCTCATGGAATTTGAGAATATCCTCACGTGCTTGATCTACAGTGATTTTACAATGGTTGAGATGCTCAATAACGTTATCATTAGCGTCAGTATGAATACCAATGACATGATTACCGTCACCACTGATATAAATACTTTGTGACTGGATAATATTGTTTCCACCCTTTTGAGTTTGCTTGATATTGATACGATTATGGACGCTCTTTGATAATTTGAATAATTCATCAAATGCCATATAAATACCTCCTTTATAAAAAATAAGCCCGACCATCTTTAGAGGATAGTAGGGCTTTTAATTAATTAGCCTTTGTTATGATGCTTCTTAATGAAGTTCTCCGTAGAGGTGTGCTTCTTAAAGTAAGCATCGATATAGGACGAAGAACACTTGGTAGATACCAGTGCGTCGGACAGAATCTGACGCTTCAAGTTCTGACCAGCCAGACCAAGCAGCGGAGACTGATTGTACTCGATAGCGTTCAAGACGTTCACGATCTTGTACTTACCGACATCCTCCTTAGAGAAATCAGGACGACTATAATCCAAGTCAGGATCGTTACGGACCAGACGATTGATGATAAGCTCGCCAGACAAAGCGGTTGCTTTAATACCAGCATCCAACAGCAGTTCAGTAAACTTCTGAGCCATCTCATGATACGTGATAGAACCATTAGCGGTAGACTTGGAATTATTCAGCAGGTTCATCAGAGAATACAGAGGCTTTGTCAACTCGTTGTTCATGATGATGATCTTGAACAGCGTAGTGAACTCAGTCATCTCAGAGAACTTTGCATATCCATGACCCTTCTTAACGAGATCGATCAGTTCATCCGTCAGATACAGCTCACGATCTTCGTCGGTCTTAATCTGGATTACTTCTCCAGTCTTCATATTCTGGACGTAGAATCCACCCAGAACGTAGCTGTTGAACGAGGAATCCTCGTCGAGATCATCGGATTTCTGGATGGTAGTGGGATCAACCCAGACTGCCCAATCGTCAATATCAGGCAGTGCATCATCACCATTCAGAGGAACGATCTCACCACAGTACAGACTAAAGAACTTGTGGAAGTCATCGTTGAAGTTGATCTTCTCAGACACAGTAGTCAGCAAGTGCTTAGTAGACAGAATCATCTGGTTGACAACCTTGGTGACTTCTTCAACTTCAAAACCGGTTACTCCATCAGCGATATCCAGGTTCAACAGGGAAGTACGACCAAAGCAAACATGACAGACTTTGTCACCGCACTTGCAGGTAATCGGGCTACGGAAATCAACGTAGGTACCAATAAGATGCGTATCACGATCTGCATTAATGCATTTGATATCATCCGTAACAGGATCATGATAGTAACGGTTATTGTATTTCTGGAGCATCTTCTTGGAAGTAATCATAATCTTCAGATAATGCTTGCTTCCGCAATCGGATACGTCCATGGACAGGGACAGCGTACGAGCCAGCAGTAAGACGACCTTACCAAAATAACCAGCTCGACCCATAACCTTCTTATTCATAATCAGAGATTTACGGCCACCCAGTGCATCAATGTAATGAGAACTGGGTTTGTCCAAACCACGAATCAGAGTAGAAGAGTTGATGGGCAGAGGAATCGTAACGCCAGCAAGGTCAGGCTTCAAGCCCATATGGGCAGTAAACTCAACGAGCTGTTTGTGCTTGATACCAGTTCCTGCTCGCAGAATAACGCCAACCGGGTCATTCTTACGAGAACAAATCTTCTCAATTTCTTTATCCTGAATCTGAGCCAGATTGTCTTCGATTTCGCTAGGCTGCATATCCAGAGGGAAGTGAGTTTCCATGATACCATGCAGTTCTTCGTCTTCTGTATACCAATTCAAGAAGGTATTGGTGCAAATGGTCAGGCCCATGATCAGAGAGAAGTTAATGGAAATGCTCCGCAGATTATGCAAGACATTCGATACGCTCTGGTTCACAACAGTATTACGCACACTGTAGTCTCTCAGAACTTCGATGATCTTTGCATTGATGAAATTCTCCAGATGGGGAATCTCATGGAAGCAATCCAGAATATACGTTTCATCCATATGGAAATCCGTATCACACAGGTTCACGAATGGATGCCACATGAATACATTGATGAGGAAATGCCGGAGCTGTAACTCATGCATATCCTTATCATTTTTATAGAATTTGAACTTCACAGGATACTCACGACATTCTTTAATCTCGAAGCATCCTTTCACCGCATTGTAAATTTGCTCTTCGAATGCGGAGTACTTATCTTCGCTTGACATAAAATCTTCAATGAAGTAAATCGGTTTGATGTACTTCTGGAGCTCTTTCGTATCAGGAATAGCCGTGATTATTGTACTCATATTATTCACTCCTTGTTGTCTGCAGTGTACTAGGGTTTACGAATCTGTCGTCCATCAGATTCTTTTCTATAAAACTACATATATTATACAACCTCCTTTTTATATAGCTCAGATATATAATATATAAACATAAAGATTTACTTACAGTAACAAATATTTATCGATAGATTCCCACTAAGTTAACTTATATGTGTCAATATGGTGGAATAGGCAGACACGCTACTTTGAGGTGGTAGTCCGAAAGGGTCTCGGTTCAAGTCCGAGTATTGACATTATGCTGGGTTAATTTATCGGTAAAATTCCTGCTTTGTAACCAGGCTTGGGCGGTCCGACTCCGTCACCCAGCACCAAGGGTATCCATTGGTCACAGGATGATTAATGGATACTCATTTTTATATGCCAGTGTACGGAAGCGGTCATAACCGAACGAACTTGAAATTCGTCTCGTCGTAGCGATACGGCACGTGGTTTCGAATACCACCACTGGCGCCATCTAATAAGTCGAATCGCCCGTATTTTGAGATTCCCGTGAGTACAATGGGTGTAGTTTTCGTTGTGCCACGTTTGACAACCTCCTAAAATCAGTATGATAGTCTGTCGTCCTCCTGCTTGACCTTGGATGGCAGGCTATCGTACTGACATATATTGCCCGGTCGCCAAATGGTTAAGGCACCATTCTTTGAAAGTGGCATCTTTTTTTTTGCTGGTTCGAGCCCAGTCCGGGCAACCACAAATACTCCTATACTGGATTTCTCTCTAGTATAGGAGTATTTTTCTGCTATATGATTCACAAACTCATAACAACTATAAACCCTCTGAATCAAGAAAGGAAAGATGCATTATGAGTAATCTTAATAGCCGTGATATCGCTGAGTTCCAGAAGGTATCTGAAGCACAATGGGAGAATATCCGTAATAATCTCGTTTATAATGGGCAGGCTAGACTGTGCCATTATGATGAGATTAAGCTTCCGAAACGTGCTACTGCAAATAGTGCGGGTTATGATTTCTATTCTACTGAGAATATCGAAGTACGCCCTGGTGAATCTGTAGTAGTCCATACTGGTATCCGTTGCAAGATGGATCCTTCGTGGGTTTTGATGCTGTGTCCGAAGAGTGGTCTTGGCTTTAAGTACGGTATGACTCTCGCTAATACAGTCGGTATCGTGGATGCTGACTATTACAACTCGGTAAATGATGGTCCTTCGAATGAAGGTCAGATCATGGTAAAGATCCATGTGCCGAGCGAATGCATGTATACGCTCACCATTGGTCAGGGTGAAAAGTTCTGCCAGGGTATTTTCCTTCAGTACGGATGTGCTGTAGAGAATGAGAATGAACTGGGAACCCGCAATGGTGGTATTGGCTCTACCGGCAAGTAAAGGAGGATATTCATGGAATTGAACGCCGAAAATCCGAAATGTACGCATTGTGGTCTGAGTGAATGTATTTATCATGAATACAAAATGGTTGGACCGGAAACTTCTCCAATTAGTACAAGTGCTGATTTCTGCAAGTTAGGTATGTATCCTGTACCGGATGATCAGATCATGTCGTACGGTCATCAACAGACTTATTCCAGATGTCCGTTCTATGTGAGCGGTGATAACATCAGTAAGAATAAGATCACCAGAAATGGTATCAGAAAGTTATCTTATATTCTCATCGAGAGAATCAAGAGTCACCCTGAAGAATTCATTACGAACTATATGGGAGTCAATTTGAATTGGTATCAAAAGTGGATTCTGAAGCATATTGCAGAAAAACTTCATACCACTGGATACGATCTTCGCAGAGAAGCTGCTGAAAAGAAACTTCAGGAATACAAGGAGAAAAATAAAGATGGAGAATAATAAGCAGAAGCCTTTAGTTGAAACCAACTGCCTATGCACAGACTGCCTATATCATATCGTAAGACAAATAAATGACGATCAGCATCATTATTGCAAGTATGGTCTATATCCCCATATTCCAGTTCTTGCAAATATCATGAGCTACAAGATGTATCATGAATGCCCTCTCTATATGAATAGAGAGAAAATGGCTCATGATGACAGAAGTATCCGTAGAATGAGATCTTTTACAACTCAACTACTGGAACGTATCAAAGAGCATCCTGATGAGTTTGCAATTCAGTTCTTAGGGAAAGAAGATTTCCCTCAGGTAGAGCCTAGGAATCTAAACTTTATCGAGAAATACTTCTATAATAAGATTAAGGCAAAGAATAATTATCCAAAGAAATAACGAAAAGTACCAATGAAGAATCTATGAAAGATATCTTCATTGGTACTTTTATCACATAGCAATTGCGACGATAACAAGTGCAAGTGTAGCAAAAGGATGTTTCTGAATCATACGAATAACCGAACGGATAATACTTGCAATCTGATTACAGCAAGTAATCACCAGATTATTCGACATACGAAGAAGAGATGCTGCTTTGGTCTCCTGATTTACTTCAGAATCACTCATCTTTTCTTCCTTCTTAAAAGAACCTTTAAGATCAGTAATTGTCTTCTCACCATACTGATGAGCAAGCTCAATATTCTGCTTATAGTTCTTAGCTTCTTCTTCACTCAGTTCAATCGCCTTATTAATGGAGACCGTAAGTTTCCACTGCTCTTCATCCGTAAGCTTGAAGTTGAATTCAGAAAGTTCCTGCTGCATCTTATCACGCCAATCCTCATATTCCTCAATGGAATCAAACTTACGTGATGCCATATCCTTGACTTGCTTCGTGTACTTCTTGATATAGTCAGAATAATACTTATTATACTTCACCATATCAATGATAGTAATTTTCTTATCAAGGAACTTAGCTCGATTCTTTGCCATGATTTCTTTTACTTCAGCAAGCTTGTCATCCAATTTCTTGGACTGAATAGCAGAAGACATAGCAACGATAACCTTACGAGTAAATTCAGCAAGTGCATCCAGAATATTCTGGATAGCAGTAATGAAAGCTTCTCGAACGCTTTCCATATCCATCTCATAAAGAACCTGGAAATCAGGATCTTTAGCATTTTCCATAACGGAAATCACAAACATGTCATGCGCTTTCATTGAATCGGAAACAGCTGTTTCACACGCAATGATGCATTCCAAGTCTGCTGGATCATACAAATTCATTGTCTCATCTCCTTTACTTTAGAGTTATAGACTTAAGAGTTTGTTTTTAGGCACTATAAAGACAAAAAAAATAAGGAGCTCACTATATTTCAAGTGAGCTCCTTATTATTGCCAGAGGTTACCAGTTATTCTGGTTGTAGTCGTTCAGCTGACGGTTAACCTTATCCAGCATAGACTGAGTCAGCGTCGCAATATATGCGGCTTCGTTGTTGCGCATATCCTTCATGGACATGTTGATGGTAGAGCGAATGTCCATCTGATAGATGATACCACTCTGGGGCTCAGTGAACATCACCAGATCATCACTCAGAGTCTTGTCCTGAGAACGGGGCTTCACTTTCCGGCCAGCGATCATGCGATCCTTGTTGGAAGAACGCAACTTGCTGATGGGGTCAACGGATGTAATGAAGAACAGCGTACCGTCTTTCATCATCCACAGCTGATTGGGCTGATAGCGTTCCAGGTCATTGTACTTTTCGGTCAGGTTCATAATGGTCTCTCCTTTGTCTCATGGGTGTTATATTACAAGCTTCCCTGTAATTACTTACAAGTTGGCGAGTAAATCAATTAGCAGATTTCATTCAACCGATTCTCATTCAAGAGCTGGCGAACTTCCTTGTACTGATACATCTTCTGTTCTTTCACGAAATACGGCTGGTTAAAACTTCCAATCCGTACATCATATCCTTTGTCATGCATGTACTCACAGATTTCATCTTTACAGTATTCAGAAAGGTCATGACCAATCTTCCACTGCTGATAAACTTCATAAGCAATTGCACTTCCAAAGATAATGCCGCCAATTTGGTATACATCCAACTGAATCATTTTTTAATATCCCTTTCGTCAACATAATTCCACACCATAAAATCGTTTGCCCAATAATATTGATCGTTTTTATCGTGATGATCTTTTACGTAGCTACATGCATCCTTCAAAGTGATTCTAAAACCACCTCTACTGATACACATCCAACCACGAATGCTCTTATCCCATACGATCCTCCATCCTGTGTGCTCCATGTAATTTCTGACCATGCGTTCCAGTTTATTATCCACTCTAATGCAATGGATCTTCCACATGAAATCACAGATCTGATCAATATACATGAGACCAAGAGTTCCAATGAATAGCATGAAGCCAGATAAGAACAAGAGACATCTATCTGCGATTTCCATTTACTCCTCCTTAGTATCAGTGGTTGTTTTCTCTTTAATGGCATTCATCATGTATACCATACCAGGTAAACCTTTGGCTCCATTATTGTGCAAGATATTCTTGAAGACCTCCATCTCAGTCATTTTGATCAGGCCACATTCGTAATACCGAACTCCATCCTTTTCATAGCACTCCCAGTGCTTCTCAACTACGAGGTAGTCTCTGATCTTGTCCCTCAAGCCCATCAGGATTTTAAGCTCGTCTCGAACGAGTTTCCTCGCATAATGAACTGAAATCATATTGATAATGATCTTGTCGACAATCCAAAAGACTGCCCAGACGCAAACGATGACAAAGACACACTTAAACCAAGATGGTGATTTTAACCATCCATTCATGAATAGAGTTACCATGATATATCAATCTCCTTTCTTCTATTCATAGGTATTATATATAATTCAAATACTGGTTGGGCAAATCAGTATAACAAAAAGAATCCACCAACTGCAAGAGAACACAGTTGGTGGATTTATTTACTTAGATGCTCTTAAGGAAGAAAAGCAGTTCATCGGAAATCGTATCCTCGTCGTACTCAATAGGCTGACCTAACAGATCTTGTGCTTCATAAACCACATAGGTAAAGGAAGTATTGATAAACTTAGATAGGATTTCCTTAATATATTCAGGTCTGATCGAAATCAGATGCTTATATTTGTGCTCACAGAGGTCCTTATAATGTGCACTCTTTTCAACCTTATCCACAAAGCGAGTCTTACGAATCTGGCGAGTATTCACGGTACCATTCACGTTACCGGAAATGATGTAAGCCAAAGCACAGGTAGAAGGATGATCTTCACCATCAATACCTGCATTCATAAGAAGACGCTTCTTCAGAATAAGCATTAGGATCATATATTCGATACGACTGACAAGGCTCATATTTCGATAAACACCAAAGCTCTTTGCCCAGTAGGAATTCACCATCTGAACCTGTAGGTCAGACGGAGCATGATTATTGACATAATACATGATTTCCTCACGGGTAATGTCGAAGTCGTTCGTTTTCAAGAGGTGTTTCACCTCAGAGGAGATATTTGCTTCTGCGATGACAACCATACCCTCATCAATCTTGGTGAGGTTCATTTCCATCTTATCCTGACCGGACAATCCGTCGGTATTCTTCGTTGCAGTAACTTCGGTGAGGTTCTTTGCGTACTGCTCTTTCAAGAAGTACACAAGCTGATACTTGATGATCGTCTTGTTGAATCCAATGATATTCTCCTGATACTTTCGTGTCTTAGGATTGTAATGCTCACTGAATGTATACTTGATAATCGTCTCACTGATCAGAACCTTACGAAGGAACGAATTGATGACACCATATTCATCCCAGCCAAGAATCTCACGCTGCTCAAAGATCACTGAGTTATGAGACTTATTCTCCAAGACCTTCGCTTTGACATAAACGAAGAGCTTGTTGTAAAGACTCATTCCCGGCTCGTTAAATAGATCAAAGAGTCTGGCATAGAAGTTGTAAATGGTGTCACTGTCACGTTCGGGTTTCATATGGTTGACGTAGAAGAAGTGACACATGACAGGTGCAATGAGCTTCATACCAAAACTGATACGAAGCATGACCTTCACGTGGATATTTCTGAACTCAAGGCTTTCCAGATGCTTTTTAGAATCTTTCAAATACCGAGAGTTGTCAGTGGATTCAATGTCATCCAGATAGTTGTCTTCAACCAATTGCTTGATCTTCTCGACAACTGTCGGAGTAAACATGATTTCGTAGATGAGGCTGATGAATTGCTCCATAGTCTTTTCCGTATAGATCTTTTCACCAGTATCTTCATCTTTCAGTTTATCAATAGCGAACTTAAGCTTCAGATATGCCATCGGCACTTCATGCTCAAGATCATACTTCTTGATAAAGTAGTTGATGTATGCACACATCACGGGAAGCTGACTTCCGTAAGACAGCTTATTGACGAAGAACCTGTCATAAGTTGCCATCTTATCAGGAAGATCAAACTTCTCGAAATGGAAGATAAAGACCCTTCCATCTGCTTCCGAATACAAATCGGACTTATCGCGCTTCGGTTTCCACTGGGTAATAGGAGCTTTCGGCGCAGTTTTCTCAGTCCACTCTGACCGAGGGATATTAGGGAACTTAGGTCGTAACGAAGTCGCACTTACGACCATTTCAGGTGCCTTGCTGTCTGTACTCATTTTGGTCTCTCCTCTCAAAAAATCAGTTATACTAACGTGCCCAAGTATATAACATATCATTTACCGTGCGAGTTAGTATAATTTCATTTTTTCCTTGTCGATTTACTTGCTACTTTCTTTTTCTTTGGTGTGACTTTTGCAGTGGTGTGAACTTGAGAAGTAGATTTAACAGGACGAACTATATTTGGAGGTGCGTCTTTCTCTGTACTCATCTTAGCGACTTTCTTTTCAAGAGCATCTTTCTTTCGAATCTGATCAGAATATACTTTGCTGCGAGATGATAGCTTACGACGTTCAATCAATGAGAGCTTCCGATCTTTATCCATCTCATCTTTCAGTTTAAATTCCAATCCAGAGTTACTCTTAGCAACCTGAGACGATTGGAAGTCTTTAATACCATCTACAAACTGAGAAAAATTAGAACGCTTCCAGAATGTCAAAGCGATTTTATTAAAATAAGTCAGCTTATTATCCACCATAAATCTACAAGCGTAGTAAATGCTGGAATCAAAATACAAGGAATAACTTGCATTCGCTTTATCTGGAAGCTTATCCAGAGTACCTGGAGCAAACTTCATCTGAAGAGTTTCAATCAAGTATCCTTGAATTTTGTAAAGGGAAGCATATTTATAAACGAAACCTGGGCTATTCGAGAAGAACTGTACCCAGTAGTTTCTAAGGGAAGGACTCATCGCGTGTTCATCGTCTGGAGGAGTAAACTGGATTACGACGTCGTAATCAAATTTCTCTTTAGAAGATTCAGAGGGAACTTTGAAATGAATGAAGTAGTTATGATCAACTTCAACAACAGCTTTGATACGAATACGATTAGCATGTTTATACGACTGATATCGAGATTCGTATTGAAGATGTTTTTGCTGAGTATTTCGCTGATAAAAAGGAGCATCCAAAAACTGCTCCAAGGTTTGAGTTGATACACTTAAGGATTCCATATTGTCTCATCACCTTTCTGGATAAAATTATAGACGAGATAACAATATTACTTATTCGGTTGTCTTTCAGATTATAAAAATAAAAAATATATGTAAGTTAACAAAAAAGAAAGGCTGGATCGGATGGCTAGATCCAACCCAGTCTTTCTTCTCAGCTTAGAAAGCGCTTACGGCTTTCATCGGCTGAATTTCATCAGGTACAAAACGTACACTGTGAAGCGTAACGCCGCACCCGAGGTCCACAGCAGCGTGGACATCTGGATTCGGCACAAATTGTCCGCCGCATTGAGCAGCAAACTTCTGTGCAGAATCAGTGCCATCAAATATAAGATGGCGGCCAAGAAGATTCGGCATGTTCCTCACCTCCTTTCCTATAAGATACCAATATAATATATCATTATAAGATCGGAGTTTACGGAACGAAAAGAAAGCAAGTATTCATGTTAGATTTGAATACTTGCTTTCTTTTTTAAGCTTTAGCAGAGAACCAGCTGATTACCAGTAATCAAAAGGCTCAGAAGATCAACTGTTGCGTTCAGAACTTCACGATCAGTCTCAGTAGAGTTGATGACATCCTCGGTGAATTCACCAGTAGTCACATCCAAGACGGAATTCGTTTTACGAGAATACTCCATAACGAACCAGTCCAGAGGAACCAGACGATCGCTTGTATCAGAAGCATCACTATTAAGAAGTTTAACGACCTTGTCAACCTGACGACGATTAGCAGACACAGTACGATGTGTCTTCTTATCGAAGTACATGATGATGTGAGAAGTGCCATGATTCTTAGCATAGGATGCATCCTTGAAATACTGAGTGATATTCACCTTGGCATCCTCAGGATAGATGCTTTCCAGAATCGTACGATACACAGTAGCGTAGCCTTCATACAGCATATCCAGAATCTCATAATAGAGCTTCTGATCATCACTGAGTTCAACAGGCTCCTTATCGATCAGATTCAGGATAGAATCAATCAGACTGCAATTACAGCCAAGAACGACACCATTATTAAATGCAGAAGCTGCTGCCTTTACAGCATCATCCACAGAATCCTTCAGATAACCCTGAGACATCTGAGAAGCTGCACCGACTTCAATAACACCAGTCTTCAGACCAAGTGCATTAATACGCTGCTGCTTCTCAACAACACCCAGACTAAAAGAACCAATCATCTTCAGCTTAGCCTTCTCATCGGAAAGCTCCTGCTTTGCAACAGACATGGTCTTGTTATAAGTCTCCGGATCATAGTAAAATCCAGCAAAAGTAGACTCTTTCAGACCAATAGTAGCCTTATCGCAATAGCCGACACGAATCAGATTCTTTGCCTTACTATTGAAGATAAGCTGCTCAGGAGTCGTAGCCTTGTCATACTGAGCAAGACGCAGCTGAGTCTGGCCATTCTTCTCACCGGAAATAACAGCAATGTTAGCACCCTGAATGCCACGATTATCCAGATCAAACTGAGAGTAGATATCAGGATTCTTATCGAGTGCTTCGATGATCTGATCCTTCACCACACGGGTAATGATCGGAGTATTCAGCAGCATTGCAAAGTCGCTCAGAATAGTACGAGAATATGCATTGGTCTTATTGCACACAAGCAGAACCAGGGAAATAGAACCAGTCTGCTTCAGCTCATTCAGCAGGTCACGACGAATCGGGCCACCCAGTGCAACATCATCATACCAAGGCGCAATACAAGCAAGCTTACGACCACGTTCCTTAGAAGCTTCACACAGAGGCTTCAGAATCTTATCGTACATCTGCTGGTCAACCTTGTTATCGAAAACGATATAATCCATAGCGCCAGAGACCATGGTATTATCATCGTTATTGATGTAAGTCTGGTCAGTCAGAGATACATCAATCTTGTAGCCATCCACAGTGTATGCGTGAGTAGCGCCATCCTTGGAATTAGCTACGGAAATGGCAGGATACTGGAGCTTCTGATACAGATCAGAAATCATCTCAGTAATCTCCTCATTACCATTCGAGGAGACATAAACGACCTTCCGAATATTATCTGCAAGAGTCTTCGGATTATCGGACTGAATGGAGACGGCATGCTTATTCAGCTCTTCAATGATGTCTGCTTTCACAGTATTCATCATCGACATAATCTTACGAGGAAGCACTCGATTGAGTTCGCTATCCTCGTTCTTTTTCTTTTCCATATAGGCGTTATAGACACCGCCAGTTGCAACAACGGCAGTGGTAGTGCCATCACCAACAGTGAAGTTCAGTCGATCACAAATGGTCGACATCATATTCTTGATGGTATGATCAATCTTCGTATTGAATTGAAGATTCTTCATGATGGTATAGCCATCCTTCGTATTAAAGAAGGTTGACTGAGTAGAAGAGGGAATTACGATAAACGTACCGGCACCAGCAGGGCCAAACGACATCACAAGCTTATCCCAGATGACATCGAACACCTGCTTTACACGGCGATCGAATTCCTTCTTAGAGTATACATTGATCAGAGGATTATACTTCAAATCACTCCGACCAAAATCCATTTCATCACGATCCATTTGGTAATACCTCCTATGGTTTATTTGATTATGGTTGTGTTACGGGACTGGATTCTGATAGGTATTTCGATTAGTATCAGAACGATCAAGTGTACCATTGTCATGATCTTCCACTGTACATGTTCTCATGAAAGAAACCTTGAATACAGTATTCTTTAACTTCTCACTGAAATCAATCTTAAAGTCATGCATATTCTTCTTATTATATCGATATTCAATCGGAAGGATAACAGAAGAAAATTCAAGTACTCCATTCTTCTCCATACGATCGATAAGATCAATATCAGATAAGAAGTAAGTACTATTGGAACCACACTTTTTACAGATTTCATCGAAGTCGCTCATAAAGGTATAGTTATGACCTGTGCATTCTTTCAAGTCTTCTTTTGCAAAAGGAGTATTATATGGGAAATAGACGATAACGTCTTTCACCATATCATTACTACTCTTAAGGAACTTCAGCATATACTCCGTACAAAGCATATTGGTTCCTGAATAGAATTCTTTTGCCAGGCACATTTGGTCAGCAAGCAATCCATCTAAGAATTCATTAGGAATTTTCTCAGGATCGCGATTTAAGTCGATGAAAAAATTCTGATGCTTTCGATTGATATACCACTCATAGAGAGCCGCAGCATCGAAGGTTTCAATTTCTTCCAGCTTAAGTACTTCACGAAGTTTTTCGTTCCTCTGAATAATAGAGAGCAGCATGAGATATGGAGATTTGATCATATCAATATACTGGACTACTACATAGTCAGAATTTAGGAATACTGACTGAGGACCTTCCGCCATGGTTATCATTCCTTTCTATATAAAATAAAAGGCTATCACAGCACTCTATATAAGTGTGTGATAGCCTTTAGGATATCAGAATGATTTAGAAGGGCATATCGTCAGAGCCGAATGCGCCACCACCGTTGGAATTGCTACCAGGGAAATTATTACCCAGATTGGACGGAGCGTTACCGTTGGAAGTGCCATCATTACCCATACCATTGCTCCAAGAAGTGAAGTAATTAGTAGAGTGACTGGCAGCGCCAAATGCATTTGCCTGGTTCTTCAGAACGCTGTAGAAGAACTCAAACTCAGATTCAACCTGAACGGTATCACCCTCGCCAGTGTTGGGATTATAGTTCTTGATGACGTTGGTCTTGCCGAACTTGTAAGCATACATATTCTGCTGATCACAAGTGCCGTCATCATTGCTGGAAGTATAACCATACAGGCAGACGAAAGGCTTGCCACGATCATCATTGTTATACTGAATGATGACCATTGCCTTCTTAGAACCACACTGAACTGCTACGTTCACAGGTGCTTCCAGTTTACCACCTTCAGCAACCTTCTTGATCTCGGGAAGAATATTCTCCTCGAGCAGATCAACCAGAGCTTTAGACTTCTGAATAGACAGAGCAGTCGAGAAACTCCGATTACGATCATACTGACGAACACCGTCGGCATTAGTGCCAGTGCAAGGATTCATCTTAATGGAAATCATATCATTCCAGTAAGACAGACTCATCGATGCAGTGTCGCCATAAAGAGTCTTAATGTTAGTAGATACGCTACGACGATTATTGTTGTTGTAAGCCATAATAGTTGTCTCCTTTTAAAATGTGTTTTCAAGTGTTGTGGTCTCGAATTTACGTACATGTAATCTCGGATATGACAAATAAATCAATCCTTCTTTTTATTGTATTTCTTTAAAATCTTATGTCTTACTTTAGATTCAATCTCTACGAAGAAATCCTTGTAATCAGTAAGATCAAAATACCTGGGAACGAAATTACCAGTCAGAGTAAAGTCATCATACTTCTGACGTACAAACGCAGTTTCAAGACAGGGGCTCTCAGAATTATCACAGCTGTCGAAGAACTCATCGACATCCATATCAGCATTCAGAGATTCCTGAATGATCTCACGCAGATGACTCAGAACGTAAACGTCAGCGGGATCATCCACATAGCGTTTCATGGAGTTCTTAGTAACATCCTCCTCATCATCTGCAATAGCAGCATATTCATCGTGATTTTCATCGATATGATTCATCACGATATTAGTGAAGTTTTTCTTACAATTGCTCAGGAAGAAGCGATAGACGTAATGGACAATTTCATCCTGATCGTCCATACTCATTTCATCGAAATTATCGATTCCAACGCCTAGCTTCTTTTCAAACATAGCAAGCATAAAGCCATAGAAGTTATCACGAAGATAATGGATACTATCTGTGTCCTCATCTTCGAATGCACTTGCATTGGCTTCGGAGTATTTGTACATGTTGATGAAAGACGCGATGTAGTCTTTCTTATTATATTCGATTGGGTCAGAGAATTGTGTTTTGATGCTCTCTCGGATCAAATCCAGAGGAGCTTCAGACAGAAACTCCTCGGAAGAAATTTCATTCGGGGTATAGCCATAATCACTCATAATATGCCAATCCTTTCTTTATATTAAATAGCTAATAGTTATCATCAGAATCTAACTATATTAGAGAATTTAGAAGTCTTACGGTTAACAGATACCGCACTATAGTTTTTACCAACCGTAGAGTTATTGATGCCAAAGATATCAAGAACTCCCTTAAAGGGCGCCATGATATTTCCGATAACAGTTTGGACATCAATATACGGCTGACACCATTCCGGAATTGTATGACCAGAAGGAATAGCCAGAATCTGTAAACCTTTCTTTGCAATCTCTCTATCAGGAGAATGGAAGACATTCTTCATGAGACACTCATAAACTTCAGGATAAGTTTTATCCAGATCCTTTAAATCGTTCTCAGTAAATGTGGTAAGCTTCAGAATGCTAACCTTCGACGGATACTCAATTGCATCAGCAGGATAAAGAGCGTTCCAAGCAATTGCTCCACGGAAAGCTTGCTGAGAATACGGATTTGCATAAGCTTCTTTTTCCTTAGCAGAAGCAAGGGACAGATAAGTGAGCTCGCCTCTATGGAGAGACTCTCTAATATCATTCTCAAATGCTTGCAGTTCACCCAAGATACCAGAGACATCTGGTACCTCAGATTCAAGGATGTATTTCTTGACGATCTTATCAAATCGATTCTTAGCAAGTTCAGCAGTACCAGCTTTCATGTAATCAAAACCTTTAGTATCCTGCTTATATGGATGGAACATATTACCCTCACGCAGTTTGATTGCAGAGATGTAACGCTTCTTTTTCTTACCAACAACCAGCTTCTGGAAATAGAACTCATTCTTCATATTGAAAATAGGACGGTAATCATCCGGAATATAAGAATGAAGTCCATACTCATTCAGAGTATGAGAAACTGCCGCGGTAATATAATAAGTCAGCGTATTTACGCAAATGAACTTATTATTCTCAGCGCTTCTTCCATAGGAAGAATTCTTGAGAATATACTCATTACAGAAATTAACCCAAGCATCAACGTTCAGGATGTTAGAGTCCGTATCGACGATACAAACGGTTTTCCGCATAAAGTATTTCAGACGATGGATTCTATCCACGGACATAAATGGAATATAGACGAACTTCATATAGAGATCTTTCAGTTCATCCAGAATGTCTCGAATAGTTTCCGGAGGTGAATTCGGGTTCAAAAAATACTGGACGTTCACGAATTCATTATATGCTTTTACACGATCATGATCTTTTCCCTTAGTAAACATCGGTTGATATTTCTCAGGGATTTCATCGATCGTTTCGGCATAAGGAAGATTCTTAACCGCTGCGAAAAGATCATCATATAGATCAAGAACCTTTTCATGTACTCGAGTAAACTCGAGGAAGTTATTCTTGTAATAGATACGAGCACGATCATCTTCACTAAGATTATTGACCATATCTATTACTGCATCTGCCCATTCTTCCTGATAAGTATCCTCGTAAAACATACCAAGGAGTCTCTCTATCAGTTCTTTAGCAGATACTCGTTTAATCCACTTCGGAATCTTATAATCCTGCTTTAGAATTTCATTGATGAAATGATAGCATTCGTTATCATCAATGAACTTGTAGTTGTCAACGAGATAACCCTCAAACAGAGTTTCCGTAGTGGAAATAACAGACTGAGCTGTACCTGTTGTTGCAGGTCCAGACCATCTGGAATAGAATGCAGACTTCGGCATACCAGAAGCGCCATAATAAGAGTTTGCCAGACGCTTCACGTTACCTTGTAAACGGTCAAGATCTTTATATTCATCAGACTGATCATCTTCAATCTGAAACATTTTTTTCTTGACTGCTTTACGTTCAATAAGGAAGCCATTAACCATGTCTGCAACTGGGTTAATAGCCTCCAATTGATTCTTGTAAAATGTAGCATTACCTGCTACGATAGGTTCACGTTTTAATACCCAGTCAAGCACACTTAAAGCAGAAGCCTCTTTATGCTCGGCTGTATAATTATTATCCAATTCAACATCTGGAATCATCATCTGTTCCAGAAGCATTTTATCTAAAACTTTCTCAATATCATCTTCATCCCAATCAGGATTCATACGACGCATATTGAAAGTCATTTCTTCTTTCCACAGCTCAAGGAATTCACTTCGCTTAAGTGTGGCTTCATTTAATCTAATCATAAAACCAGTCCTTTCGTTAAGAACTTGCCAATTTTAAGGTAAAGTAAGAGACAATCTGAATAATCAGTAGTGCCGTAAAGACTACTATAAAAACATTAGTGTAATGACTCTAAGGTCTTCACACTATTAAAGAAAGGATGAGTTAACACATGTCCAAGTTTTCTGAACTGATGTCTAAGCCTCTGCAGTCCTCCCTGGATTCCGCAGATGCATATACTCTGGAAGGCTTTGACTGCGAGGGTGGTAGCGTTTGTGATCCCGCAGATCCGTTCTGCACTGATCCTAATCCTGCTGCTGCAGTTGAGCCGCCTGTAACTTCTCCCGTTGCTGGTGATGCTACCGTCAAGGCAATGACTTCTTCTGATACCGAAATGCAGGAGCCGCCTCCGCTGTCTCCTGAGCAGAGTCAGCATGTGGATGATGTCATGACTGCTGTCCTGACTCCCATGCTGCTGAAGGAAAGCATGACCGATGAGGAGTTCGAGGAGTTTGTCAACTCTGAGGAGTTTGATACTCTGGTGAATGAGGGCTTCATGACCGAGCGTACGATCGTTAAGTTCGATAAGAACGCACGTAAGGCTCAGCTGAAGGAAGTTGCTGTCCGCGCTTGTGCTATGGAGCATCGTGATCCTCTGTGGAAGAAGCTGAATCTCGCTTACAAGATGGAGCGTATCCTGAAGGCTAAGCTGCGCGTTAAGTACAACAACCAGGCTAACATGAAGGTAAAGGAGTACCTGAAGCGTGCTCGTATGTCCAAGTCTGGCCTTCTGTCCAAGCTCGCTAACAAGTTCTTCAAGAAGAAGAAGTGATCTTTCCACCGAAGTTTTTCATATGAAAAATGAAACGAACCGATATCTGGGTTTTAATTACTCAGATATCGGTTCGTTCCTGTATAAAAGTAAGGAGAGCACAAAGTATAGGTAATCAAAGTATGTCCATGAAATTTTTGTTTATATATTATATATTTGTAATAAGCAAGCGACATTAAATTTAATTCCGCCTGCTTATAAAATTTTAGGAGGTGATCTTGAATGGCAAAAGACTATCAGAAGTATTATGACCAAATCGCAGACGATCTTGAAAGCTATCTGAAGATGATGAAACGATATTTCATTATCAAACATCTGTCAAGGAAGCAGTATAAGAAAGATGTGAAGACAGTCAAAAAGGCAATCAGAAAACTTCGGAATGGCAACGCGGATGAAGTCTTGAATATGCAAAGATTCAAGGCGTATATCAATCAGCTGTAATTCAAGGAGGACAAAAGTATGGCTAAGCATGACGAAGAGATCAAATTCCCTCGGTACCTTCCTAATCGGAAGGATGTGTACTCGGTTTGGGGTTATATTAAAAATGACCCTGAAACGATTGAGAGTGGATACTACGTAAACGAGAAAGGCTACGTAGAAGAAAAGACCGGATACATCTTCATCTACACTTCTACTGGGACTCCGAAATATCACGGGATCCCGTACATGACCATTGAGAATGGCGAAGTCGTTAAGTATCCTTCTACAAACGAAGAGATCATGAACGGCTTCCACCTCAGCAAAACAAGATACATGGAACCTGTACAGATCGTGAAAGAAACTTCCGATGGTGAAGTTCTCTATTCCGAGAAAGACCTGTACGCTCTGAATTCTTCATCAGCATCATTTGCTCCTATGATCAATGATGACGATGATGGTCTGAAGAAACTGATCAAGAAACTCATTGCGGCTAAAGGCCGCAATATCAACACGTTAAAGGCACAGACTACTGAGAAGTATACTTTGCCTAACATCAAAGCAGCTCTGATGGGTCCGACCAAAATGAGCATCAAGAACTTTAATACATGGAACGAGCTTCTCGGTACCGGATACGAAATCCGTATCTATGATGCTGGGGTTGATACTCAGTTCCCGTTGAAGCATGACATCGTCTACAGCAGCTACACTGATAAGGTCTACATTGAAAATGTAGAGGATCCTGAATCTGGTGAGCCGCTTAAGAATAATCTGAAGAATAACTAAGGAGGAAACTATTATGCTGAAGATCTATATCAATGACCACACTGTCACTGCTGTTCTGTCCGGAACTCGTTGGGACGCTGTCCGCTTCTATACTCCGAAGCTTATCCGTAAGCTCAACAACCAGGTTTCTGGTTGCCGGAGTTTCGGCATCCATGCTCCTGGCTTTAGTGTTACCGATATCAAAGGTACTGTCTTCGAGAATATGGAGATGCCGAACTACTATTCTTTCGTTGCAAAGTTCGATGACGTCAATGTCACTCGTGAAGAAGCAATCGAAACTGCTCGCTCCAACGTCCTGGACGAGTATCATTACGATCTTCGTCAGCAGAAGCGTAACCTCATCATCTATCTGGCCGACTGGCTGGGTGAGATCGATGACATGCTTCAGACTACCATGCATGAGATCGACGAAGAGCAGAGTTACAGTGATGCCGATTTCATTATCAGTTCTCTTGATAAAATGGATGACGGTATCAAGAAGTTCAAAGATGGTGTTGCCAATATGAGCAAGACCATTAATAACGGATTGGAAACGTTGGCCAAGAGGATGGCCAAAGATACAATCTATGGCATCACCAACTACAATGTTGATGATCTCATTAAGCAGGCTCCTAAGGAACTGCAGGATGAAATCACAAAAGCTTCTACTGTTGTGTCTAGCGATGACGTTGACCTAGATGACGACGGTGATATCGAAGGTGATCTGGTTATTCCCGGATCTAACTTCTCAACCCGCGAACCTCTGACTGATCGTGATGAGGATGACTTCACTCCTGAAGAGGAAGAAGCTCTGAGCGGTCCGACGACGTCTACTGTCGTTAGAGAGGACGCTTACATTCCCACCGCAAGTAAGATGCTTGATCCTCTCGGTCTTGATCATCCTGACGATAACGATAATGATACCGTCGATGAATCTGATCCTGATGACCTTCTGTAAATAATAACCCGGCGTAGTGCAAATACGTGCTACGCCGGGTTTCTTTTTTCCTATCAAAATCATGACAGACTACTAAGAGACACATTTTTGGTATTGGAAGTGATGATATGACTAATAGAGAATTCAAAATAGAATTAATTAATAAGTTAATGGAACGACCTATCTTCACTCAGAAAGTGAGTGATGTTAATATAAGAACTAGATGCCCGTATTGTGGTGACTCTGTGAAGAACCAGAATACAGGGCATTTTTATATCCGAATTTCACCAAATGACAATTTACCAATTTTATACAATTGCTTCCGTTGTCCTGCCAAAGGTATTCTCGATAAAGAAACGATTGAGATGCTTGATATCACCGATCAGGAATTATTAAATGGTGCTAGTAAAGTAGCCAAAACTTCTGATAAGAATTCAAGTATGAATCCAGATCGACCTGCTATCATATTCAATTATGAACTTCCTAAGGAATATGATAGAAGAAAAATAGAGTATATCGAAAATAGACTTGGACGAAAGTTTAGTGAGCAGGAATTAGAGGATTGCAAAGTAATTACTTCACTGAGAGAATTCTTAGTGAAGAACGATATCCATACGATTACTACAAAACCTGAAGTAGCAAGATATCTGGAAAGTAGTTTCGTTGGATTTGTAACTAGCACAGGAACTCAGATATTATTCCGCAACTTAGACCAAGATGCAAAAATCAGATGGTTCAAATATTCTCTTCTTCAAAGTGAAAATATGGCAAGACCATATTATGCAATATCGTCAGCAGTTGATCTTTACACAGAAGATGAGATAAGAATCAATATTTCTGAAGGTGTATTCGACTGCATGGGAATTGCATATGGGCTTGATCAAATCAAAGAGAATATTTTGAATGTAGCAACCTGTGGTAAGTTCTACGGTAATATGATGAAAGAAATGATGCATAAAGGATTCATTGGCAATAATGTAGTTTATCACATATATGCTGATAATGATGGATCAGAAGGCACTGACATCGATTACCTGAGAAATACCTTAACTCCATATCTTCCTTTGACAAAAGGAATCTATATACACTACAACCTTCTTGAGAAAGACTGTGGTGTACAAAGAGATAAAATCAAGCTCCAGACCTATGAGCTGTAAAGAGAACGAGATATCCGTATTGGATTATCTCGTTCTCTTTATTTTTTCTTAGAACTCAAATTTGTATTCGGGTTCTTTGGCATTACGCCAAATGTTTTTATCAGGATATGGCAAATCAACTATTTTTTCTCAGTGGTCTTTTTATGGCTCTCTTTGAAGCGTTCCCTTCGAGAAAGCGTATCTCTTAAGAATGCTCCAATATCCTTAACCCCAGCGATTGTCGTAGCATAACAACGGAAGAATTTCTTCATGCCAGAAGAAGTTACTATTCCGTTATCATCACTAATCTCTTCATATTTAAAATTCATTTCTGGATGTTTTTTGATGAATACTCTTATCTTTGCACTAATGTAATCACCGTCTTTTTCGATCATCGAATCATACAGTTTCAATGTCGTAAAACAGTGTGGAAGCTGCCAAATCTTATCAATTCCATCGGTGATCATGTAATTATTAAGATATTCCATTGCATTCTTAGGAATTGGAGCGCTTACTGGCATTCCAGTAAAGATCCATTGTGTAAGACATGAGTCGATAGTTTGTGTAGCTCCAGAAACCGGATCATTCATGACATCCGGTTCTTTTTTACTCTTAAAATAAATGGATGCTGAAGCTGTCCCTGTAGTAAATTTATCCACACCGTCCTTAACTACTTTTTTACCAACATTGGCAGCTTTATCTTTAAGATCACCAACCTTATCGGATACAGCGCCACCTGTAAGAGCGTCACCAACAGTAATAGCAGCACCGCCAAAAGCAATAAGTCCTGCGGCTTTAAAGAATGAATATACTGCTGTCGAATTCCGTGTCTGGTATTCAGCACCCTCTTTCATGCTCTTACGAACACGAGTTTCGATGCTTTGAACAGCTTTCTGAATCAGATTAGCTTGCTGCTTCGTCTTAACGCCTTTTGCATCAGTCTTAAATTTAGCAAGAACCTTATCCGATCCTTTCTTAATCTCATCTAGATCAAGACCAATAGAATCAAGATCCTTATCGGAAAACCGAATGGCATCATTCAACGCAAGCTCAACAACTTCAGCATTCGACTTAACAACTTTATCATACTTTTTATTGCATTCGTCTATTGCCTTTGATAATTCGTTGTACTCGATCAATGTAGCCGCAGTCGTGTTTGTATGTGAGTTTGCAGCATAATTGATGATTTTATTATCAGTATCGATCTTGTCGTTCGCAGCAGCATACTTCAGATTCAGCATCCTACGTTCAAGCTTACTCATTTCTTTGATGTAAGCATCAAGGGCTTTCTTGTTACGTTTGATCTTATAGATCTTGACTTTCTTCGTAACAGCATTACCCTTAATGCCTTTAGTCTGAGCAGCTTTTGCTGCTTCTTTTAACTTCTTCAGTTTTTCTTTTTCCTTCTCACTACCGAAGATACGAATCTTCAGTTCGTTGAAGAATTTAGCAATATTATCAATAATCTTCTGGATAAATGCCATAAGCTTATCGACAATATCAGTGAAAGCATTCTCATAAAGAATGCTAGCGTCATGCTCTGTAATAACTCCTGATTCAGCATCTAAACAAATATTTGCTGATTCAAAAGCAAAACTATCGATATTACACTGCATGAAGTGATTCAAACGCATGGAGTCGTATTCGCTCTCCATTGCAATTTGATCAAGCAATGAATACTTCACAGTTATAATCACTCCTTTACTATGTAATCCCTAGTAAGCTTAAGGGAATGTTTTTTGGAGGTAAGTTACATTATATTAATCTCGTGATATTATGTATAGGAATACATCCTGTACGTTATCCTAAAAATATCTGAAAGGAGATATCATCTTATGAAAATCAAGAACGCTATCTTCGAAGCCGCTCGAACCGGCGAGATTGACGACGTTACCAAGGATCTGATGCTGGCCTGCCTGGAAGACACCGACGACAGCTCCGAGGATGATTCTTCTTCTCCCGTTGTGGAGGAGACCGAGCCTGAAGAGTCAGTTGAAGAGAAGGCCGACGCTATGAAGTGCCGCATCTACGAAGCTGAAATGAATGGCTCTATCACTGCAGAGGAGCGTGTTGAGCTTCTGCAGAAGGTGGATGACAAGCTGGCTGGTATGTAATTTACCGCATTGGCGTCCATGACGTTCTCGCAAACGTTTTGTTGAGCTGATGCTGGTAGATAATACTGCATCAGCTCAACTATTTATTATGGCATCATTAGGCAATATGGAGTGATTCAGAGACCTAAATGGCCGTAGACGATAACTTTGTAAGTCCTTTATGATAGAATCGTTCTGGTAATCTGATATATTCAGGAGACCTATATGATCGCAGATCGATTATATCATTATCAGAATGAGAAGCGAAGTGCTAGTACTGTCTGGAGTCCTAGATGGACGTGTGAAGGATTGCTCACGCTTCCCTATTATCATTAGAAGATACCGAACTAATGATAATAGTGATTTCGATTTCTTATGAAATTGACAACTAACAAATGCAATTTCAAAAAACTAAAATCCGTTTATCAACCAATCTAATTAACAAAATCCGTTTCAAAGTAAAATAAATCCCGCTACATCTGTACTTCTACCATAACAGATGTAGCGGGATTATTTTATGCTTTTTGTTTACTTAGCTAACCATACTAAGCTCATTACTCATACGAGCCAGACGAATAGCAAGCATCTCAATTCTAGCACTGATGACATTCATAGACACATTCAGAGCATTGAAATTGAAATTACCAGTCCTACGGTATTCATCGCAGACACCAATTGCATCATATGCAAACTCAACCCAACTGAGAGGGGCAAGAACCAGATTCTGGCCAGCTGTGACAGCTGCAATACCAGCATCCAGAGAAATTGCGCCAATACCAGAAAGGCCAAGAGGAGCACAGATAATAATGGTAAGAGCGAGAGACCAAAGAATATTGTAGCCAATAGTCTCAAGAATACTAGAATCACTTCGTGCAGTTGAAAGATCATTACGCATTGAAGTGAGAATGGTGGACATTTCCTTCAGATCAGCCTTAGCAGCAGAAATCTTCTTGGAAGACATATCAACCTGATACTGAGTTGCAAGATAATTAAAGCGCTTGGACTTAGCCTTGAAAGACGCCCACAGATCACTGGTTGTGGTTTCCGTAATGATGGAATTATCATCTTCGATAATAGCCATAGCAGCCTCGAAGCTATAAGCTTCAACGACAGCAACGGTCATACCCATCATATTCATGCGGAAGGTTTCAATATCATTAGGATTCTTAGAAGAGGCAGCATTCTTAATATAGTTCATGATCTTAGTAAGACCACCAACGTACTTACTACCATTCTTAGAACTCTTAATATCTTTAATACTATCACCGATATCAGATGCATACTTACTCAGACTATGGTTAGCATCAGAGATATCATCAGATGCAGTGTAATCCTTGGACTTCTTCAGTGCATTAATCTTACGATTCATTGCAGCGCCTGCACCAGTTCGAATCATAGAAACCTTTGAGATGACTTTATCAACGATTCCATCTTTATCGGAGTCTTTAATACCGATTGTTTTACCATGATCGGAAGCTTTCTTAGTCTTAATCTCATTAAACTTGTTAGTGAGACTATTGGTAGAATTCTTGATTGCTTCCTTAGCCTTTGTAAAGGCACCCTCGGTAAGAACAGAATCATCGAAATCAATCGTGGAGCTTTCCTTAACATCTTCCTTAGGCTTCGGAGCCTTAGCATCGACGTTAACGGCACCAAGATTACCATACTCCATACGAGTATTACTTGCCAACTTCTTCAGTGATTCCTTATTAGGAGTACCGTCTGAAGCAAAGCACTTCTGAGCGCTCTTAAGATTAGCAATAATCTTATTGACGACAGGAGTAATATCAGCATGGTCAGACTTTTCAGCTGCCTTCTTTGCTGCATTATACTTCGTCATAGCGCTATTAATACCATTGATAAGATTCTGCATATCAGCCTTACCATTGGCATTGTCTTTGATAGCAATCGTTCTGCTATACTTCATCATAGTCTTATATGCTTTAGCGCAGTAAGACTTTACATTTTTTTCAGCGTCAGCGAAACCCTTATTAGATTTCAGCTGCTCGATGGTGGATGCTTTATCTTCACGGGAAGCGTCCATGACACGAGTCATATTATGAACGGCATCACGAACAGCACCTTCAGAGTAGTAACCCTTCATGATAAATGCTGCCTCTTCAGCAGTCATATCACCATTATCCAGTGCTTCCATCAGGACATCAGAAAGAATGCTCATTGATGCCCACCTCCGTATCAGACCAGATCAGTCATTTCTGCCAGCAGGTCATCCAGAGTGACATCGTCCTCAACGGACTCCTTAGCAACTGCATTCTTATACTTCTTCAGCTCAACCTTTTTAGACTTCAGAGTCTGGATGAACTGCTTGTTGTACTGCTGAAGGCGGCTGATATACATGTTGAAATCACCCATGCTCAGGCTCTTACCCTTAACAGCCTTACCGATAGCATTAAAGATAACTTTGATCTCGTTGATAACCTGAGTAGCGTAGCCATAGATGGGAATAAAATCCTTAATAGTGGGCGCATACAGGCCGAAGAAGAAGCTACCGAAACTAGAAGCATCCTTGTACTCCTTCAGAGAATCATCCAGATCTTCCAGAATCTTGATAGCCTTATCCAGGCACTTATCTGCCTCGTCCAGCTTGTTGTCCTTCTTGCACTGCTTATACTTCTTAACCAGTTCCTTGGCAGCCTTGGTACGCTCTTTGTACTCAGCACGAGCATCCAGGTTCATGCCTTCCATAACAGGCTTCTCATAGGTCTGGTTGATCAGATCAATTGCCTCATGATTGTTAAGGACACCATCATGAGCGGCTTCGAGAATTGCGATCTGCAGAGAATTAGTCATAGCTATGTACCTCTCATTTCTTAAGAAATTTATATTTTAGTCGGACTCTTCATCAGGATAGGGTTCTTCTGTTTCGTCGCTATTTGTTTCACCTTTAAGAGTCTTTGCTACGGTAATACCAGCACCAGCTGTAATAACCCATTTCGCAAATCCAAAGACTTCCGAAGTAAGAGTACTATCAAGCTGAATCTGACTACCAGTGGAAATACCAATAAAGCCTAATACCATATCGACGATCGTATAGATGATGACCATCAAGCAACAGATAATCAGCATCTTATTACGAGTTTTAAGCTTTTTAGGCTTGCCATGCTTGGCCACAATCTATCACTTCCTTTCCTGGAAAAACTATTTATGACGTTAAATACATGTACTTTCTATAGGGTTAGTAGGAATACTACCAAAAAACAATAGGGTAAGCAATTACGAGGATAACCTAGAATTGAATAAAGAAAGGAGTGACGACTTCGTATGGATATCAAGGTCGGTGACAAGGTGAGTACCTCCGCATCTAAAGATGTAAACGGTGTTCACCTTGCCTCTTTTGTACAAAACAACCTGTATGATGTCTTACAGATCGGTGGTCAAAACTATCCGGACAATTACGTTGTTCTTGGTTTACGAGGTAAACCAATTGCTACAGTTGAAGCCGAAACTTTGGCTAAATTCAATACCAATGCATTGAAACCTCAAAAGGTAATCGGCGATTCTGACGAATACGGTATTGCTACAATGAGTTTACTCAGCAATATCACAAAAGGTCTAACCACAGTTGGTGAAAAAGTCAACTCATTCATGAGCTCAAACGCTGGTAAAACTCTCGCCAACGGTCTCATGAATATCGGTATAACATTGCTCTCCGGTGCGGCTACTACCCTTCTGAATAAACTTGGTTCTTATATCAAAGGATTATTCACTGGCGCTAGTTTAGGTGGCGACAGTAAAGTCATGTGGCTTGACAAGCGATACAATGCATCTACTGGTAGTGATTACAAGTACACCTATACTGAAATTCAGTCGAGCGACTATTACAAGGTAATGAATATGCTTCGCTATGGTGATTTGAAATATCAGATGACTGCGAAGCAAATTGATAATCTTGACCGTAGCGCTCCTGAAGTTGTACAGACAAAAATTGTCGATGAAAAAGGAAACAAAATCGGCGTATGGCCTAAATTGAAAGCATCACCGACTCCAAGCAAAAACTCAAAAGGTAATGCATATAACTTCAGTATCTATCGTTATGATTATTATACTGGTACGGACGTTGACGATCCTAAGAACTACGTAGATATGCCTGAGATTCGTAGATCAGTCAATCTTGATCTTATGGATCCTCAGCAACTTTTCCGTCAGTATACGAAATACTACAACCGATACAAAATTCAGAATCCAAATGATGGTTTAACAAAAGCATTCGGTCATGTATTCTTCGTACGTCCTGACTGTCATATCTATGCAGATAGTTCAACTGGTGCAAATGCATCTCCTGTATTAGCTGACGATCTGAAGAATCTGTCAGAATACTATTATGCATTACAGCATTGCCCTGAACTTCTCCGTGAACTTACTCAAAGTAAAGCTGGATATGATCATGAGTTCATGATGTTCTTATCCAATAAGGCAAAGTCATTTGAGACTGCTGATGAGTACGTGGAAGATGATTCCTATGGTGATGCTCTGACTGGTCATAAGATTTCTTATGGCAGAAATAATATTAAGAGTAAAGCTGCTGGCGAAATTAATATCAAATACACGGATGATAAATATCTTCATGTTTATCATCTTCATAAACTATGGACTGACTACATCAGCCATGTTTATCGTGGTAAAGTTTGGCCTGATATTAACTACGTCAAGAATAAAGTCCTTGACTATCCAACATGTCTTTACTATATTCTTACAGCAGAAGATGGCGAAACTATTATCTTCTGGAGCAAATACTATGGGGTATTTCCTACGAAGACTCCTTCTTCTGCTTTAGCATTCGACGATAGTCAGAGAATCAGTAACCCTGAATATACTATCAGCTACAAATATTCTTGGAAGGAAGACTTCAACCCTCTGTCTCTCGTTGAGTTCAATACGCACGGATGGAATCGTAACTGGGAATATATTAGAAGCTACCAGGAATCTGTTCTTGGTACCGGATATACCTGGGCAGGAACTCCATTCATTGAAACTTTCCGAGCAAATAATAAAGAGAATGCTCTTCCTTACACCTTTAAACTCCGCTTCCATAAAGCAAAATAATAGGAAAGGAGAATAATCCCATGGCTAAAGTGTCTACGGTCGAAAAGATCGTTGTTGATCGTGACTATACTGATGGCTATGCCATTAAAAATACTGCTTTAACTACACTGGGTGAAAAATACTTTGGCGAAGCGACTCTTGCAGGACTAAACGTTGGTGAACTTGGTTTCACTTTGGAACAGGACGCCAACGCTATTGAAGATGCAATGAATACTGCATCTGTTCTGATTAACGAAGCTTTCCCTAATAAAGCAGTTATTCCTGAATCAATTTATTCCCATGCTGCAATTCATCAGCTTGATAACTCATTTGCAAGAGCTGGTGAATGTACATTCGTTCTTCTCTTACAGCAGTCCGATATCCATGACTATGGTAGTGAAAATAGCGCAAACGGTACTCGTACTTTCTATATTGCAAAAGAAACTGTGATTACCGTAGAAGATATTCCTTTCACTCTCGACTACGATATCATCATTGAAGAGAAGAAGAAAAATAATACCGGCACTTATGACGCTGAATACATCTATAGTGCCAAGTATGATATGAGCACAAAGAATACGATTTCTGATATCACGAACCCGTATCTGAAACTTCGTAAAGTTGGTAATGGATTACTAATGCTGGAAGTTACCTGCCATCAGGTAGAACGAACTGAAATGCATGAATCTATCATCACGAACACGAAGATCAACTACCCGGTTCTGGAATTCGAATTCACTGATACTCTGGACGGTTTTGATATCTTCTATAAGGCTCCTACAGACAGCGATTATACTGCACTGGAAAAACGTGTTAAATTCTCGCTTCCCACGAAGTCTCCATTCTGCTATTATCGTTTGAAGGATGATCAGACTCTGGAAATTACCTTCTCCGCTAAGGATGGTTACTTCCAGCCTGACTTCAACTCTGATATCAAAGTTATCACTTATACCACAAAAGGTGCTGATGGTAACTTCGAGGAATACAACGGCAAAAACGTTGGCTTCCAAATGAACAACGAACGCTTTGATTACAATGAAAAGATGATCATTGCTGGTAAGGTTGTCTCACCTTGTGCCGGTGGTGCTGGTAAGCTATCTTTGGATGCACTTCAAGCTCTTACAGTTGAAGCATTCTCTACCGCTACTGAACTTTCCACTGAGAGTGATATCAGTACTTACTTCTACAATTACAAGTATCGTTACGATAACGAAATCTTCGTTCTGAAGCGTCGTGATGATATTACGGAGCGTCTCTTCTCAGCATTCTTGCTGATTAAACGAGACGACTTCATCTATCCCACAAATACGTTGTATCTTAATATCAACGGTAATGAGTTTGACCTTGCTGAAAATAGTAATGTCTATACTCTAAATCCAGGTCACCTCTTCGTTTATGACGGTGATAGCAGAAATAGTGTCCGTATGCTTCCTCGATACATGTCTTACGATAAGACTATCGTCGATCATCTTTTCAAGGATCGTTATGAGACTGGAGAGATTTGGTTCACTGATAATGTATGGGAGCACTTCGTCGGTACAGATGAAGATCGCCACGTAGACCACTTCTTCATGAAGGCTGATGACGGCATGTGGCGTCAATATGATACGAACGGTAACATCATCAGCTATGCTGAATATACGGATGACGATATGACCAAAGAAAATGGTCTTATCCAGATGCTGTCCCTGGTACAGAAGACAATCCGTTATCGTACTGAGACTATCACCATAAAGCATTACGTTGATATCGATGGCACTTATTATCTGTCTGATGGTACTCATTACAGTGCAGATGGTGAAAAGATTGATGGTGATATCAGCACTGATACACTCACCAGTCTGATTGAATCTGAAACCGTCACTTTGAATATTATTTCAAAGCAGGTATACTATCGCTGCGATGAGAACGGTGATATCGTTAACGATGAATACATCGGCTACGAAAAATACGCAAAAGATATCTCCATGTATAACATGCACAATGTCGGTCAGTACTACGTAGAAGATACCAATGGTTATTCTCGTTATGATTGGGATGGTAATAAACTGGAAGGTCGTATCGACTTCGAAGACATTCGTCCTGATATCCTCTCTGGTAAACTGGAGAAGAAAACAGGCTATCAGTTCATTTACACTAATCCGTTCCTAATCTCTATGAGTAAGAATCCGAATCTGGTTGGTCTTTACAAGAACATCCAGAATCAGATTACTACATTGGAATACGTCAGTGCAAACGATGAGATTGCTTCTCAGTTTATTACTTCTAAACTGAAGCTGAATCGTCGAATCGAAGAGAATCGTAGCTTCGATCTGTCTCTTAGTATCATCCCGTCTATTGAGCTTCCTGATGGTTATGTCTATACCATGAATGGCTATAAGAATACCAATACTGGTAAGCTGAATGACGTTCGTATCTTTGCTGAGTTCTACGATAATAAGACGGTTGTTGGCTATCTGGAACTCTTCCCGACAGAAGTTGATGCTGCCGACTCTTCTATGGTCACATTCGCCAATAAGGTCATTACAAATAACTACGTGACGATCAATAAAACATTTGCAGTTATGAACCTTGTAACTGGTACCAATAATACTGCAAGCTTCGTTCCCATTGAAGCATGTAAGATCAATATCTACATCTGCTGGAGAGATGGTAGAGGTGACGTTCAGCCGAAGTTCTTCGACTACTATCGTCCAGTTGATGATAAGGGTAATCCCACCACTGGCGGTGATATTGATCAGTACTCCATCGTCAATATTTATTCTACGACTGAAGAAGGTCTTACCTTCATTGAGCCTCTGAATATGATGCGTAGTACTGTGACATTCACTCGCGGTTCTTTGAATAATGATGGTACTGAAGATTGCTTGCTGTGCAACTTCTCTCTGCTTCCTATGGTGAAAGCAGATATGGTGAATAACGCAGATACCTTCGATACATTCATTACCCGTGTTACCGATAATTATCGTTATCTGGAAGAAACCAACCCGAGACTTCGTAACAACACAAACTTGGATGTGAAGTTCTATAACACCTATGGCCGTAGTAATAACTACTACATTGGTGACGATCAAGAACTCATCGATCGTGTTAATATCAGCATTTCGTATGATGTTAAACTGGTTGATGGTGTTACTGCAACTAGCGTTGCTACTGAGATCAAGAACTTCATCAAAGAATTCGTCGAGAAGGTTAACTCTTCTGGTACGAATGATCTGTATATCTCTAATATGATTAAAGCAATTGAAAATAACTTTGCTTCTGTCCATCATCTGAGATTTACAGGTATCAATAATTACGACCCGAGATATCAGACCGTCTGCATGAAAGTCAGCGATTTGAATGATCTTACGAAAGATGAGCTCCGTCAGTACGTACCGGAAGTCCTAGTCGTCTCCACGGATGATATCAACCTTAACGTCGAGGTCGTAAAAACATTAAGTTAAGTTTCTGACATTTAAATACTTTTAATATATAAGAAAGGTGGCTATGAATTATGAATTCTGCAATTCAGGCAAAACTGGATACTGCTGGATTAGATGAGCGGGAAGCTAAAGTTCTCGACTTCATTCAGGCCAAAAAAGATGCAAAGGAAAAGCTTGACAGCATGGCTGCCTTTAAAGCTAGTCCTACTCATCAGAATGCAATGGCAGCTAAAGCTGCTGAGGACAATAAGTCCGTTTGTATCGATACAGTACTCGGCAAGATCTATCAGAATGCTCTGCCTTACAACGACCCTGACAAGAATCTTTCTTCGGCAGCAGTCGGTGGCGAAATTCACAACTTCCTTGCTAAGCGCACTGACGGTAAACCGACGGAATATTATGTCCGTGAGGCACTGAAGCGTACTAATTCAGGAGTTCTGAAAACCATCGTGACAGAAGCTGAAAAGGCTTGCTCCAAGTCACTGTCGTTTAAGAAAAAGAATATCGGTCACATCGATGTTACTTCTCTTAATTACGACCCAAATGGCATGGATGATACAGTCGCGAATATTACTGGTAAACTCAGTGGTGATGAGATCAGTGAGATCATCCAGAACAATGTAGCAAACGCCATCAATGACGAAAAGCAGAAAGCTGCTGCGGAGACTCAGTATAAGACTGATATCCAGGATACTTTGGCAGCTGATGATAAAGTTATGGATGATGCTTCCATGGAATCAGCTATGGCTAAGATCACAAACTTTAAGTCCGCAAGGCAGCCGAAGGTATATCAGCCTTCGCTCTTTGAGGCCGTCATGATGAATAAAGCCGAAAAAATGGATGGCGCTGATCCGTCCGCTATTTTCACTGAGGCTGTCCATGAGTATACTAAGCTGGCTATGCTTAAAGCACTCAAGCTCGAAGACTTCAATCTTCAGACAGTAAAGGAAATGGCTCACGACTACATCAACGGCAAGTACTAATAAACACATAAAATATGACAGGCATAAGGAATCAGTGTTATTCCTTATGCCTGTCATTTTACTTTAAAATCTGTCGGATGTAAACTTTATCATTCACATCCACAATATCAATTAGTGCATCAAAAATTGATACGTCGCAACCAGCGCTTTCAGAAGTCAGTGCTCGAATTTCATCAGAGTTAATAGAATGATCTTCGGTAGATGATATGATCAGGTTCATTGGATCAATTTCTTTATAAGTAATATCATTTTTGTCAAGAATTGATTTAACGGAATCCATGATCGTATCAGTATATTTTGCAGCTTCGATAAGATAATTAGACATTTTATTTTAAGCCCCTTTCTTAAAGCGTTATATGCTTAAATTTTATGGTGATGTTTGATAGAGCATTATTAACTAATGCATCATATCAAGCATCACCATAAATTTATTTACAGGAAGTTATCCTGAGGACCGACTTTAATGCTAGGAATGAACTGAATGCCAATACCGTGCTCAGTATCCCACTTGCAAGTACACATCAAAACAACGTTGTCTTCAGATGCGATGACGTAATCAGGTTTTACATGAGAAGCCAGATCAGAAGTATCTTCAACATCTGTAAGCGTCGAATCATAGTCAGCAAAGTCTTTGATATTTGCTTTCACATAATTAAGCACGCTCTTTTCAATTGATTTGATACTAGAATTGAGCTTAGACATGTATTTCTTTGCATCTGCCTCAGTCATACCGTCGTTATAATATGCGCTAATACTCTTAAGTTTAGTTTTCTTACCAAACATGGTAATTTCACCGGCAGGGAAATCAAGATCTTTCTTTTCTGATACCATTCCAATTAGCGTAGCTGCTTCAGATACTGAAATGAGATCAGACGAAGACGCCTCTAAAATAGAATCATAGATCATATTTAATCACCTTCATTTTCATTCGGATCAGTAGTTGTACCAGTATCTCCGGTATCAGGATTAGGAGTTTCACCAGTCTGATCACCATCGCCGGTATTGTCCTTACCAGGATCAGTGGTATCACCACCGGTTACATCATCCTTCTTATCCGAATCGCCAGTACCCGGATTAGGAGTCGGATTAGTGTCACCAGTATCAGAACCAGATCCATTATTCTTTGTACAGCAATCACACTTGCAACCGCCATACGGGTTATCAGTGCTCGTATCATCGTTGTCACCCATACTGCCGCCATTTGCTTCCACAAGCTTTTTGATATCATCGATATCATAGACGGTATTGAAGTTATCAACGACGACTTCCACGTTCAGAATGATCTGATCAGCCTTACCATCAATCTTGACAGTATAGCTGTTGTCCTTCGTAGCGCAAGGAACATCTGCCATCACAACTTCAGTGTAATCAGCAGGAGCTTCCAGAGTTACAGGAACAGCCATAGCATCAATGATGTTAGTTCCGATCTTAGCATTCGACAGGAAACGAGAAGTATAGTTGTTATGAGTGATTTCATTACGGCAATCACACATATGATGATACAGATTATACTGCGCATTGTGATAACGATGATCGATATCATTTGCATGTACAACCTGCTCATCCAGACCGATCATGTAAGTATCGGTACCATAAGTAGTAGTTGCCTTCACAGAGTTAACCCGCAGAGTATACGGATACTGCTGGTAGCAATTCTTGATACCGTACTTTGCAATATTCGGAATAGGAATTTCAATGCGGCCATCAAAGACATACAGCCGATGATACATCAGATTATTCTCGCTATCAACAGGATCGAGAATAATACCATTGCAACTCTTCGCAAGAGTGGAAAGAGCACCATTAGCAATGCATTTTCCATCCTTATTGAAGAGCTCATAATCAGTAGTAAGCAGGAAATCAGTGTTAACGCCAACGATGCTCTTGATTTTTTCATTGATGATAAATTCCTTCATGAAAGCAACACGCTCACTATTCCGATCCGTAGTCAGATCAGAATGATAGCAATACATGTCGACTTCATACTCATTATTCGGATTCTTTGTTACCTGAATGCCAGGCTTCTTATAGTTAGCACCTTCAGGAACTACGATATTAGGGGATTCGTCGATCATATAATACTGACCATCGAAATACCCAAACATCTGCTGAGTAGCCATATATTAACCCTTCTTTCGTAATTTATTGTAGTTATACGGGCAATCGTGCTCGTCTGCCCATTCTATATGGATTTCTATCCGAGGTTTTAAAGAATAGTACTTCTTACTAGTACCTTCAATTATTAAAGAATCATCTTCTAATAAAGTCGATTGGATCATATCAGAATATGTCTTCCCGAGATTATCCCAATCAGGTTTTGTTATAGGCCGAATCCAACCAATTTCCGCCAGCACAGTATCTGCTTTACTCATAGATCTCGGAATAGGCAAATATGATACACATTCAAGTTTGCATTGGGTAACGATATGAGGTAAATTATTTTTCTTAGCAAACTCTTTAAAGATATCTCGATTTACTTTGGCACCCGATACATAAAATGTATTTGACACAGAAGAGAACCGAGGTCTAGGAGTTGCTGTTGGAACTAAATAGATTACAAAATCTAAATCATTCCAATGAATATTTCTAATGTGATAGATCCGATCAAGGATCTTATTCCTTTGAGGCTTAAGTTTTAGCTCGCTAAGCATATACTCAAATCGAGCATCTTTATCTTTGGGAATTCTACCATATAATTCCTGATATTCTCGTTCAATCTTCTTCATAAAAATTATACACGTGTAAATGATGCGATCAGGCTTTCAAAGCTATCAACGACTGCGTTCTCAACGTTCTTCTTTGCATTCTTAGCAGAAGAAGCTACGATTGCAGTGACGTACTTGACACGATTAGAAAGCTGCGGCGTAATTAAGCTAACACCACAGTTCGTCGCAATAAATTCAATTAAGCTTGAATTCGCCAGGAAAAGTAATGCAGAACCAGCAGGCGTCATTGTAAGATCAGAATAAAGATCCTTAATCTGCAACTGGACACGAATCTCCATAGGATAACCGTCAACTGACCAATCAGAGTTAGGCGAACGACTAATGTTAAGACTTTCGACGATGCCCAAGTTACAAGAGAAGACGCCAGGATAATAAGCTTTCACAATAAACGGTGCACCATAGGTATTTGCCGTTTCCTGCTTCGGAAGAGCAAGGCACATCAAATGGAAAAGCGGCACAAGGATATTGAGATAAAAACTCATCTTATTACCATAGGGACTACGCAGGTCAACTGTAAGATCATAAGACTTACTATACTCAGATGACTGATAAATCTCGGGGAAAATCATCGTGTTGCCACGAATGACATTACCAGCAGATCCAAGGAGTCGCCCAATCATACCACCAACGTAACTATTGGAATCGTTCAGCATTTCACCAAGAGCACCAGCAGCGCCACCGGTAAGTTCAGTAAATTGAGTCTGATCAATACCACCACTATTTGCAATGAACGCAAATTCTTTCATGACGTCATTTGCAGAATCATAAATACTTTGCAGTTTTGATGTCGAAGTTCTATTGCTTGAATTTTCGCTAGAACTGGACGTAGAGTCTACATAGAACTGAACGAAGTTCATCTGAGTAAGAAGATACTCAAGATTCTCAACGACACTACCATCATTATCTGCAGCCATCTTCTGATCGATTGCTGTAATTTTAGTACCGCCAAGTCCAAGGAAACCTGTAATACCGGCAGCCAATTTATTTATGGTATTCGACGCCTTGTTCTTCAATGCATTAAAGACATTACTTGATGCAGTTGAATATTTATCAGCAGTCCAACGATAGTTTTCCCACATATAGGTTGTGAGAGCTGTGCTGCCATCAATGTTTGCAGTATCAAGATCAAGGAATGCCGCAGCAACCTGGCACATGATATTTACATATCGCATATAGTTAGTATAGTCCTGCTGGAAATCATAGTATCGAACTTTATCACTCACTTTGTCATCTTTATTAACACGAAGTGCTGGCTCCATTGCTTCATTAGCTGCTGAGATAAGAGCAGTTGTAGTACCTTCCTTCTGAGCACCTTTCTTTGCAGGAAGGTATACAGGTTTACCCGGTAAGATACTAACAACAGGAGCTTCCAGCATGATATTCTCAAGGAAAGTTCTACCAATGAGTTGATACTTCGGCTTCTGTGCGACAGAATACGTACGGTAATCACAATACTGAGTAAACTGATGCGGAATACCAAATAATCTCATAGAATACTTGGTAACATCTTCACCGTAATTATCGATCATATTTGTGATCCGTGCATCAAAACCTCTTGCAAGACTAGTAAGATAATTTTGTGCAAAGTTACCACTATTACCAAGAGTTGATGTATTCTGACCTGATGCACTACCAGAAATTACGGGTGAATCTGCTTTTGTCTGAAATTGAGCAGCGGCAGGATTATTTAGGGAAGATGCTGGGACAGCAGCAGTCACAACACCATTACGGCCAATGACAATTCTGTCACCATTAACCTGCATAACTTCATATGTGTTACTTCTAACGAAACTAGCGAGATGGACACCGTTGTAATCTCGTTCCGCACTACAAGTAACTTTCATGCCTTTTTCAAATGCCATGTGATAAATCCACCTCATCTTTCAATACGGAAATAAATGGTAAGGAAAACTCCTCATAAAGTTAGAGTTTTCCTTACCATTTTGTTTTCTAGCGGTTAAATACCAAAAGCAATTCTGCGTGCAGTAAGTTCTGCATTTGAAACGCCATCGTTACCAAAACCACCATTTGATTTGAACGGAATCTTCACCGAAGGTTTTGAATTATTCGTTGAAGTACTTTCACCTCTACCACCAGAGCCACCGGTTGGAAGAGTAGGAATATGAATATTCTCAATACCCTTCTTGATGTCATCCAGCTCACCAAGGTTATTCGTATTTGTATTGATATTACCGAGGATATCAACTACCTTACCAATCAGAGCTACGATCTGAGAAGTTGTCTCAGTCGAACTACCACCAGCATTCTGATACTGGTTAACAACTTCAACGTTCGCCGGAGTCGAAGTAGTTGTATAAAGAGTACCAGTTGTAGCAGTAGCATTCTGAACTTCTTCTGAAACCGTATCGCTTGCAGGAGTAACAGGGTTCGTATAATTGATATTATTATTGAGAGTTGCACCAGTATCAGCAGCCGCAGTCTGAGGCTGTACCGTAGTTGTATCTGCGGCAGCCTGAGGAGTAGTTTGCTGCTGAATAGTAGCATTGGATGGGCTAGAAGAACCAGTAGCAATCAAATTTGAGTTTGTAGTCATCGAATAGATAGTTGCCCAATCCTTCTTATTATAAGCATCCATATACTCCTGGTACAGATTACGAGTTGTAGTCTCGGTCTTCTCATGTGCAGCCACATTATCAAGAGTAGACTTGATAGTCGGCATATTCTCAGTAATAGCTGCGGAGACATTCTGCTTGAGAGAATCACCTAAGCCCATACCAGGGAACATTTCATCCAACTTAGCAGCCGCACTATTGCTGACTTCGGTTGCTTTAGTAGTGCCATCGGCAATCGTCTTATAGATATCACCACGATTGTCTCTCACAACATCAGATGCAACGTCAATGAACATGTCCTTACTCATTGCACTGACTTGATCCAGAGTATCCTGGCCAAAGATATCAGCAAGAGACATATCACCGAAGACGCCACGTCCGCCTTTACCTCTCTTATTAGCAGGAGCCCGCTTAGATGCGCCAGCAATACCATCAACACCAGTTGTATTGACATGAGTATCAATATAGTTCTTACCGGCAGCAAAACCCTGATGCATAAGATCGGAGAGAATAGGTGCAACTACATCTTCAGCAAACAGCTCAGATGCAGACAGAGATGCACGACGCTTTGCTTCAGCTTCGTCAGCTTTACGCTTAGCCTCCTGCTCACGAATTGCCTTACGATCAATTACGGGAGCATTATGACCAGTAAGCTTCTTATATGCCTTAGGTGCATTCTCATCGTAATAATTTACGAGAGCATCACCAATAGCATCAGATACGGCACCGCGTCCTCCGTAGCCAGCGCGACGCTCATTAGCAAACTTATTATAGATATTAATTGCGTTCTTCTTACGACTCGGATAATATTTCGTATCGGTACGAGCTTTAGTAATACCCCAACGAGGCATTTCATAAAGACCGAGAGCCGCAGCAGCGCCATACTCAGGAGTACGTACATCCTTAAGATACTTATACGCCTCAAGATATCTACTCTTAAGTTCGCTTTCAGCCCACTGTAACTGAATACCAAGGTTACCGACTGATGCTCTAGCACCATTAGCAAGGGCCAGAAGTCCATGCTTACGGTTACCACTAGTTGCATTACCATTAGCGCCAGTCCACTGGGCGAGGCCGTAACCAACATGATCAGACGGAGAGTCGGGCCACTTATGGCTACTATCAACTTTATTCGTATACTCGACATCGTTGCCGTATTTCTTTTCAAACTTATTCTCCAGGTTATTCGGACGAAGTCCAGACTCAGCTGTCCAAGCGCCCATCAGACCTGCAGTACCAGCTTTACTCAGACCAAATGCACGAAGGCTCTTCCAAATAGCGGCCTGGTTACTACTACCTCCAGTGGTAGTCATACCCTTATCACCGTTGATAATCGATGCATTGTATTCACCAGCATCGCCTGTATCTCCGGAATAATCATCATCGGAATACGAAGAAGAATCACTACTGCTACTGTAGTCATTCTGATAATCCGTAACAACCTTATTCCAATCAGGAGCATTACCAGTGAGAGCTGCTTCAAGCAACGCATTGCCAACAGCAGAGAATGCACCAGTGACTTTACTGAAGAAGCTAGTGCTGCCAGAAGAATCAGAAGAGCTGCCACTTACAGTAGTAACTTCAGCATCTCCACCCTTATAGTTAGTGTCAACCTGTACGTTACCATCACCAGGAGCATTAACACAATTAGCACCAGGAGAACCGACTGACCAAACGGTAGTATGTGCCTGATCCAGAGGAGGAGTTGCATACGGGTCATTTGCAGAGGGAGTAGAGCCTACGTTATAGACATACTTCTTGCCGTTAACCCATGCGGCAAAGATTTCAGTGTGACCCTTACGGGCAACAATATCACCCTTGTCCAAATCCTTCCAGCTTGTGAACTTCTTAGGCGTGAAACCTGTAGCTCGCATAAGCGAGTTATTGGTATCTGCAATAGCATCAGAGGTGAGGGATCTTTTAACAGGAAGTACACCATAGAACTGGAGGCAGCCAACAACGAGGCCAGAGCAGTCAGTACGAACGTTGATTGACTTGCCATTGATAGTAACCTTAACAGTACCACTCTGATCATAGCCATGCTTACTTGCAGCAATCTGACGTTTAACTTCTGCAACGATGTTAATCCACTTCTCACGATTGCCATATCCACCCATAGCTCTGCGGATAACGCGGTTAGTACCACGGCCACCAAACGACCATGCAGAAGAAGTAGACCCAGCAAGCTGACTGGGAGAAACAGAACCAGAGTATTCAGGGCCACGAGGATCGTTGACGACAACGTTACCGTTATTATCGAGACCTTCAGCAACGATATAGTGGCCGGAGGAAGTATAAGGACCGTTACCGCCGCTATTCTGACCAAGCAAAACAACAGGGTTACCACTAGACTGAAGCTTATTGACGATTGTACCTGCAGACGGATTCATCGTTTCATCTGAAGATACTCCATATGCATTTGCTGCGTTAGAAACGAAGTTTGCATTGGTACCAGTCGAATCACGATCACCAGTCCGCTGTGCAAACCGAGCCAGAGTAGTAGGATCAGGTCCACGGCCAGTGACGTCATTCAATGCCATTGCCATAGCAGTCGGGCCGCAGCCAGAATCTCCTATTGTAGCACCAGCGTCATTGCCATTTGCTTCAGTATAACTATTATTACCCCAACGAGAATCATTCTGAGAGAAGTAAGTACCGCCGTTTAACGTAGTAGGAGCAATTCCGCGTCCACCACGGCGACCTCCCTTTCCGCCATTACCGGAAGATGTAGCAGCATCATCAATACCATCATTGACATCATCGCCTTCACCACGAATCAGATCCATGATCCAAGTACCGATGCCATTGACTTTATCCTTGATACTCTGAGCAACCGATTTGACAGAACGAATGAGGCTGACATAGACGTTCATGACACCAGATACGATAGCCTGAACCACGGTAATTGCAGGATTCTTATCCGAGCCACTCATCTTCTCATTGAAGAAGTTATTCATATTCTTATTGAGGTCAGTGTAAGAAGACAGTGTAGATGCGTAAGTGCCGACATCCTTAGTGAGATTCTTACCACTATCGAAAATCTTCTTAACACCATCCAATGCTTTATGGCCAAGCGTAGATACACCAGCAATAGGTGAAAGAACAACCTTGGCAGCTACCGTGATAGCTTTCGCCATTGTATGGCCGTCGCCATCAACTGTAACAGCATTGTATTTATTTGGATCACCGGAAACCGCTGCGCTAAACAGGTCATCGACATTAGTACCAATGATACTAAATTCTTCCTTACCGGATTCAACGAGGCCGCCAATAGCGCTACCAGCCTGTTTGCCAAGCCAAATAGCAGATGCCGGAATCAATCCAAGATACTTAAGTGCACTAACACCAAAATTGAGAACCCCACTAAACGGAGTACCCTCAGCAACTTTACTGTCAGATGCCAGCAAGGAAGCAGGATCACCATTTAGCATGATCTGGTTATTCTCACCGACAGCTCCAGTGAAAGCAGTCCACATGGATTTGCCGGTTTCAATCATCTTAGAAACTGGTTCATAAATAGCATGACCAGCAGCAGATGCAACTGCAACGATAAAGCTAGGAATCTTAGCAATATGAATTGCACCATTGATAATAGTATTTATAATACCGTCGCCTGCAGTCGGAGCATAAGATAAGAACTCAATCAGATTACCGCCGATTGCTTTCTGGAAAAGTCCAGCAATACCATTACCAAATGTAGAAACAGCACCTCTTGCTGTATCAAATACACCAGATGCAGCTTTTGCAATCTTAGAGCCAATAGCGCCAAAGAGTTTGGCACCAAAGACGCCAATCTTACCGACATTGAGCCCAAGGCCAACAAGCCCGTGAAGAGGATTATCTTCTTTAACCGTATTGACGTTGTCAGTCATGTAAGTCATGAAGTCAACGTCTTTGTTATTGAAGTTATCCTCAATCTTCTTCATACCGGTTTTAAATCCACCAATAGCGTCAGATAGAGAACCTGTAATATTACCATAAAGATTCGTAAAGAATCCACCAACGGTACTACCAAGATTCTTAGCATTATCAACGAATTTACCGCCAGCAGTCTTTATACCAGAAGCAATGCTAGCACCAGCATTCTTCACACCAGTAACAGTGTTACGACCGAAGTCCTTAATACCAGTCCAAGCCTTTTGAACGAGGCCATTGTGCTTTTCGGTTGGATGATAGAACCGGTTTACTTCCTCTCCATTCTCATCAATATAGGTAGCGTTTTCCAGAGAAGCACGATCAAGCTGGCCGTCGCCAATCTGTTCACCAGTCTGAGTATTGAATGCAGAGAACGTACCATTCTCATTCTTACGATACTCAATCGTCGGATTCTGGCTATCAACGTACTTCTCTTCGCTATAACCTACAAGGGATTTCTTAATACCACCGATTGCTTTACCAACGGTATTCTTCAAGCCACTACTGATGCGAGATCCAAGAGTCTGGTTCTGCTCATCGTTATAATCAGCAAACGACTGAATATTAGAATCATACTTACCAGCCTTAGCGCCCTCAACCCAAGTAGCTTCATCAATAGAGTCACCGTCAATAAGACCAGTGGCAACCTTGGTTTGATACTGCTTCTTAAGATCTTCATCGACGGATTTATCATAGTTATTCTTAAGCTCAGTTTGAGCAGAAGTTAGTTTATTGAAATCATCTTCGCCAGATACTAGTTGATAGATCAACGTAGCAAGTTCGGTGAACATGTCGAAGCCCTTAAGAGAAACTACCAACTCATTGACACAGTCTGCGACACTACCAGGAGTAGTACCAGCCAATGCACCAAAGAGACCGGAGATAAGGACCATCTTAGCGTCGATATAACCGTTTGTACGGAAAAGTCGAGCTGCGCCGGATAAGCCATTAACCAATCCGAGTGTGACCCAGGTACCTTCTTTCGCCAAATAGCCAACAACTGTAGAACCTAATGCGGCAGCACCAGACAAAATAGCCGTGACTTTAGGAGCAATCCAAGACCAACCAGTCTTAATCGCGCCAGTAACATTGGCAAGCAGTTTGCCAAAAAAAGTCGGGCCAATAGCTTTACCAAATTTCTCAGATGCGGCTTTTGCGATCGTAGTAAAGACGTTCTTAATGATCTGAACTACCTTAGTAGATCCAACCTTTTCCGTGGTTGCTGCAATCTTTTCAGCAGTCTTACCAGCGAATTCGCCAACCTTAACTGCTGTACCAGATGCCTCCTTCTCGCCGACAACGCCCATATCTTTTACGATATTAGACGATACAGTCGATACTTTCTTAGCGATCTCATCAGGAATGACATCAACTGCACCACGTGCAATTTTATAACCAAGCATTGCTTTACCGACGTTTTTAGCACCAGTAGCAGCTGTCTTAGTTAACCATTTAGCACGAGCACCAGTTTCATTGTAAACTTGACCTTCTTTATCATAGATAAAGTTACCAACTGCTCCAACAACATCACCCTTAGCGAGAGACGAACCTGTACGAGCCAAGCCATCAATTTCATCTCTTGCAACATCACCAGTAGTTCGACCGTCACCAAGACGAGTTGAGCCGTACTGCATATCCGAAGCAAGACGAATAAGCGGATTGGAACTCTCAGATCCTTCACCAGTAGAATTTGCAAACCAGTTGTAAATCTTCTTTAGGACTTTGAAGATGAACGGAGCAGCAGCAATAATACCAGCAGTAATGAGACCTTTCTTCGAGAAGATCGAATTCCAGATACTACTATGAGACTTAACGCTCTCATTGACATTATTGATGCCTTCGGTTACTTGATTCTTAAAGGAATCTTCTTTAGCCTTAGCATCAGCTGCCGCCGCAGCTGCTTTCTGTTCTTCAGCAGTTTTACCCTTAGCCTGATTGAATTCAATTTTAGGCTTATTAGCTTCAGGATCACTTGCAGACGTGACCTGAGGAAGAAGCGCAATAGGAGAATTGGATCCTTCCGGAAGTGCAGGAGGAGGCGCAATGGTTGCACCAGCGGATTCTTCTATGGTATTATTCGTTGTATTGAATCCGGACTGGATATTATCACGAATATCACCAAGAATTTTGAGCATCGAATTAAAGACACCCATAATGCCGCCATTCGGAATAACGCGCTCACCACCTGCCATATTGACAAGTTCAGGACCGTTGTTACCAGTAATTACAGCGTTGCCGTTAGAATCCTCAATAACTTCAGGACCGTTCTCAGAAACCCAGGACGGTCCTGCTTCTGCGTTATTAGTACCGTCAGCATGACCAGGAATATTAAGATCTTTGCCCTTCTTAGTAAGCTTGATGCCTTTACGAATACCGCGAAGGTTAGATTCAACTGCAGCCAAACCACCCCAGAAACCGCGTTTCTCAAAGAGATCATCATAGCTCTTACGACGAGCTTCAGATTCAGAAACTTTGGCTTTTTCGATATTAGCATCCATCCGTTTAACGGAACGCTCATCAAAATCGGTCTGTACAGACTTACGCTTTTTCTGAGCAGCCTGATCACGCTTATAATAAAGACTGCCCTCAACCTGGCCTTCGTTATACTGCTTCGTACGTTCATTCCAAAGACTTGTCTTGGGAGTTTTACCAAGTAAGAACCTAGCAATATCCTTTACACTTGCATTGGTCTCAGCCTGAATATCAATAGACTTGTCCTGGAACTTTTCAGTCTTCTTGACAGATTCAGGCTTGACGGCGTCAATCTTACCCCAATTAATCTTCTTCTTTCCGCCCATTTCGAACGCAAGTTGACGATTTTCCTCGGTATCTTCATAACGCTGACCCTTTGTAAGTTTACGGATCATTCGCTCATTCTTAGTACGCTGATTGTCTTCCTTGGCTTTACGCTTATTCTCCTGCTTAGCATTATAGCCATAACGATAATTCCACTTCATCGCGTTGGAACGGCCAACGCCCTTCTTACGACCGATCTGCTTACCATTCTCATCATAGACAAGCGTATCAGACTGATCACGGAGATCATAGCCATTGCGGGTCTTTTCCCACATGCTAGCAAAATATCCTTTTGGCTTATTGCCGCCTTCGTCCTTCTTACCAAAACCAAGAAGTTCAGCGCCCTTCTTAATCCAGTTGAGAGGATTCAGTGCATGGAAGAAATTCTTAATGGAGTTAGAGAAAGATTCTTTGACATGATCCACAATGCTGTGAGCTGCATACGAAATGGCAGACTTCATAGCATCTTTAACAGGATCAAGCATTTCACTAATGCCAACTTTGATATCACCAAAGAATTCTTTAGCGTTATTCCAACCCTTGATCATCCAAGAAATGGGACCGTGTTCAAGAACGAACTTCTTGACAGTAGCGACACCATCTTCGATAACCTGAGTAGTGAATCTATAAATATGACCAATAGTACCAAGGATTTTCTCATTGATGAAATCCATAGTACTCTTAACAGCCTTAAATGGAAGAGCAACTGCGTTTCCGACTACTGTAGCAGCACCCTTAACTGCTTTACCGAAAATATTAAGAGCCCCACCAAGAACAGCGCCAACTGGCTTAATTACAGCACCAACGACAGTACCAACAGCCTTACGGATACCGTCAGCAATCGGACTTGTTATAGCATAAAGGATGTTAATGGGTGTAGATACAACAGCTTTCGTAGCGGTCCAGATAGCAGAGCCAGCCATTTTAGCAGCATCTGTAATCGGAGAAAGAACTGCACCAGCAGCATTAATCAAACCACCAAGGAAATCTTCTTTAATAAATTTGCCAACCGATTTAGTCGTATTCCACATCGTATCGGTAATATTACCAATAGTAGCGGAAATAGCTTCACCAATAGGCTCGATAGCAATCTTAAATTTATTAAAGACATCGTATTCCAAGAAAGTTCTTGCATCAGCAAGACCATGCTGTACACCACGCTTAATTGGGTTGATGACATCAGCCATCATGGTGTTCTTTATCTTACCGAAGACGCCTTCCTTATGAGCGCCGGTCTTCGGATCATCTTCACCGAAGAGCCAAGCATGGAAGTTATCTTTCTGAGCCAGAATAGCAGCACCCAAGCCAACAGATGCACCGACGATAGGTCCGCCAACCAGCATACCTAAGATACCACCGGTTGCAGCACCAATTCCAGTCATACCAAGAAGTTTAGAGCCATCAACTCCACCTTCCTTGGAATTAGACTTTACAATGTTGCTCATCCATTGCTTACCGAGAGTGACAAGACCAAGCTGACCCTTCTCATTGTCACCGAAAAGGAAGCGCTGGAACATGCCAGATTTAACGACGGTAGCAGTAGCCAAGCCCATTAGAGCGCCAGCAATAGGACCACCAACGAGAGTGCCTAAGACACCACCGCCGGTAATACCGCCCTTGATAGCACCAATAGCAGCACCGCCGGTTAAGAATGCAGCATGATCTTTGAAGAATTTCTGAGTATCGGCACTGATTAAACCACCAGTACGATTACCGTCTTTATCTTCTTTACCAAACAGCCAATTCTTAAACGACTCAGACTTAGATGCAATGCCACCAGCAAAGCCAAGCAAAGCTCCACCAATAGGTCCACCAACGAGAGTGCCTAAGACACCGCCTGCCATTGCACCGCCGCCGGCACCAACTACGGAACCGGCTAATGCAGAAGGAAGTGTATCGGACGCTTTCTTCTTGATGTCTTCCCAGACTTCTTTACCTGTCTTTTCCGGATCTTCATCATCGTCATACTTATCACCAAAGAGAGCATGCTTCCAACCAGCTAATCCTTTATTAAAAGAACTAACTGCTTTACCCATGCCATTTTGAGCTTTCTGAAGAAGACCTTCCTTAGTATTTTTACCATCCTCTTTTTCGCCAAAGATTCTGACTTTAATACCATTACTCAGGTTATGAAGAAGGCCAGTCAATTTGGATTTAACTGTGTTGCTGTCATCCTTATCAACGGTTTTACCATCAGCAGTGATGTAGCCTTCACCAGTAATCATATGGCGAAGAGCAAACATGGATTCACGCATCCGGTTAGTTACACCAGAAAGAAGGCCACCATCTTTATAACCAGTCTTATCGTTCTTCTCACCAAAAAGCTCAGCTTTGATAGGCTCTAAGAACTTAGCAGAAATCTCACGACCAGCATTCATGAACTTGTCATAAATAGAATTCATGACATTATCAAATGCTCTATCAGCATCACCGTTCATAATGCCATTCATGAGGCCACTCAGAGTATTGAAGAAACCAGCAGTATGCTGACCAAGCTGATATTTATTAGGCTCACCCTTTACAGAAGCCGCATTAGCTTCTTTTTTATGGAAGTCATAAATACCAGCGTAATCATCAACTGATAAGTCTTTCCGAGGCTCAATCTCAGGATTAGCATCGATTGTTGCTGCAGGAGTCTTCTGCTGAGCAGGAAGAATAAGGCCACTATCAGTCTTTACATACGATTTCCCATCAGCCGTAATTCTGGAGTCCGGAGAAACCGAAGCACTATCACCCTTCTCACCAGGGAAGCGATTCTTTACGACAACATAAAGGCCACGATGAAGAACGCTATTGATTTCGCTAAGAATCGTAGGTACAGACACGCCTTTATTCACAGGGGTGAGTTCAAGCTTACCTTTATCTGCAATCTTAGCATTAAGACGATCTTCGATCCACTGATCAGTTGAACGACCATCCAAAACCTGATTGATATTATTGGTTCCGGCATCTCTCTCAAGAGATGCCATATATTCACGACGGCCCTGACTTGCTTTGCGCTTAGCAGAATTAAGATCACCAAGAGCACCATTGCTATTCTCATACATGTTTTGGAACATGCCGAGGGCAGCCTTCCTAGCTTCAGGAGTAGCGCTCTTAACGAGATCAAGGATACCAGCAATGTCATCCTTGTTTTCCCAATGGATAGGGCCTTGATGCTGCTCAATACGAACTGCAAACTCATTCGTCATGGCTTTCAGTTCTTCACCGAGTTTCTTATCCTTAAGACTATTGGCAAAGAATTGAAGCTGCTTAAATGCATCACTCTTACTGATCGTATCAACTGTATTATTGATAATCGTATCAGTAATCTGATTACGCTGATCATTAATACCTTGGAACTGACCAGTCTCCCAGTTATAGCCAACGAACTTATCACTCATCTGGTCTCTGGTCTTACCAGTAACTGCTTCAGCAATTTCCTGTAAATAACCAGTAGATTCCCGAAGATATTTAGGAATGACCTCAATCAGTGCATGATTGGATAGTCCATTCCAAGGCATTGGAGTTGCGTCGGCCTTCTTTGGATTAAAGAAATTACTACGCTTATTTCGAATACCAAAAATACTACCGATAGCCTTCCTGGTCATACCCATGAAAGAATTGTCGCCGCCGTCGCCCCAATCAGCAACTCTTTCGAGCATATTTGGAATGAAGTTTGCAACCGTTTTATCAAATTCCTCCATTGCATTTTCAGCAATTTTCGGAATCATATTCTTCATTGCTGACTGAAGTACCATACCAACAGGATTAGATGCAATCATATCCTTTTGGTCGGTGACCAATCCAAGCATAGAAGCTAAGGTAGAACTATGGATATTCTGCTTAATGTAATCTTTATATGCCGCAGCGTTAAAGCCACCACTAGAGAAAATGTCTTCCGGTTTAATTTCACCTTTACCGCCAGAATAATTTTGCTCTTGTTTCAGGCCCATCTGCTCATAGTACGAAATAGACGCACTAATGAGCTTCGTCATATTATCATTATTGAATTCGATCAATGCTGCAATGTTATTATTAATAGCATCAAGAGCATCTACGATCTTCGCTCCCATTTCAGATGTTCTAGCCATCTGCATGGAAGAAATAGACACCATAGCATCAATTTGTGCTTTTGAAGCACTAAGCTGATGTTTGGTCGTCTCTTGGAGGACTCTAATGGTAGCATTCTGACTGCTACCATCATCATTACGATTCAGTACCTGATTATTGATTTGAACATCAGGAGCTGAATCACCGCCGGATTCATCATCCGAGAACATGTCGTCGATATCACCAAACATGGTGTCGACATCATTCTCACCGAATCCATCAGATCCGCCACCAAATGGATCTCGTTCGTCATTGTAAAGCTTACCACTCTTTAAATCAGCGATAGAGTTTTCAACGACTTGTTTTGCCATTCTAACACCACTCATTTGATTGAGCGTGTTAGAAATGGATTTGCTATCTCGTGTAGCATTACGCGCTGACTTGATAGCATCCGAGGCTAATTTACTTGTACTTGTTACAGCACTCGTAGTCGCAGGAAAAATTTCCTTAATGACTTCGGTACCAGCAAGACCTAAACTCTTAACGGCATTTTGCATCCATTTAGAATTGATCTTACCGGATACCTTTCTAATTTCCGGCTTATCATTCGCCATAGAATCCATCCACTCCTTTCTTTAATGAGTAGACTATCATACTTGTCTATACAATATTAGCCATTACAAATCTGTTTTCAAGGCTAAAATAGGAATGGATAGAAAAAGAAGGCTACACCACAGCATTCATGGTGTAGCCTTCTTATGTATTAATCATCCTTCATTGATCATGGTAGTGCCAATCTGAAAGTCATCAAACGGCAGAATACGAGCATACAGAATCTCACTCTCAGCATGCTTCGTAGCGCGGATGACATACTTCTTATCCTTGTTATACTTGCGATACTTAATCTTCGGAGTAAGATCAACATCCTCGGTAGTATCGACGATAATCAGAATACCAGTAGAAAAAGCCAGCATATCACGGAGCTTCTGATTATTCAGAAGACGACCAGCACAACGACCACTGATAGGTTTAAACGCACGATGATACAGAGTGACACTACCATCCTCATTCAGATTCCAGAGTTCCACAGTTCTTGCCATGCGACCGATCTGCCGCAAGATAGATTTCTTATTCATAATAGATCTCCTTTCAAGATCATAGTAATTAGAATAAGGTAATTGGTATAATAACAAAAAAGAAGGATACCTAACTGGATGTTAGGTCCTTCTTTTTGTTATTACTGCTGAGTCTTCCAGTCGATGTAGGCCAGAATCTTCTCAGCGATGTTCTTTTCTTCTGTTGTTCTTCTCGAATCATTCAATGCGAGACGGAGATAGGACTGAATGCTTTCAGTCCTGTTAATGACCGTCTCCATTATGTCATTGGATGTATCGTGGGTTATATTAATGATTGTGGTATCACCATCAATCGTGATGAATACACCGCAATCATCGTCTTGCCAACTATAGATCGTACGAGTATGATCGGTGACAATCCGATCATAGACTCAAGAAGCTTCCCCAACAGGAAGCTGCCCGAAACTATATTTTTTGGCCATCACATAATGACCATCATCCGCCTTCTTAATGCTCTGGCCATAGGCACCATCGGCGTAGTACCGATCATTGTTGGCATAGCCCTTGAACAGGCGAGCAGCTGCCATATCAGCATTCTTCATGCTGATCTCAATAGGCTTTCCGACTACCTTCATTGAAGGCTTGTTAACGCCAATATTGCTGAGATAGGCGATCGCCTGGCTCATCAACTCATTGGCGTACTTCATAGCCTCCATGGCTTCGTCGGAACTGTGGAAACTGTGGGACTTAGACTCTTCAAATTTGTAAAACATAGTTTTTTCTCCTTTATTTTTGTGAGTTATTTTACTGAAGCGTGTGAATATCATTAACCAGATAATTACAGAGTCATCAGCACTGCTGCGTGGACTTCGATGAGCTCACGATTCCGAATCTCTTCGGATGCGAACTTCATCTCGAAGTTGCTTTCCGCACAGCTTGCAACACCGATGACAGAATCACTACGGCTGGTCAAAGCCATATAGACGATTCCGTTACGGCTGGCAACGTACAGTTTCCACTCGTTTCCTTCGGTGGCTTTATGGAAACGAACACGATCATCCTCATAGCAGATGAACGCCCTGTCTGCGTCATAGCTATCATGGAGCCAGCTAAAGCCAAGGCTCTCTTCGAACCGGCCGCCGAGATTGCCGAAAGACTTGATGAAGTCCTTCATGAACGCACGGCTCAGGCAACTGGTGCTACGAGTCTTATAGCCGCTGCTAGTACGACGGCCGGTGTTGTAGCTGGAACCGCTTAAGGTGGTACCAAAGCCATCATCAAACCCATGGCTGTAACCACGGTAGTAAGAATCATTGGCTTCAGCTTCGGCTGCAACACGAGCAATGCCGACGATAATTCCAGCACCGATGGATGCAGAAGTGCTGGCAACATTCTTGACACCATTGACAAACTTCTCTTTACGGGACATCTCTTTCTTGAAAATAGACATAATGAATCTCCTTTTCTAATCCTTTAGGATCATACAAAATGAAGGATTACTACTATTCATCCTTCTTATATTCGCATTTATAATATATCATTATATCTCTTGACTTTACGGTAAAATTTATTTTTCCATCATCACCGTAACACAAAGGTAATGAATGATATTTCTTTCCAGTAGCTTTTTTCCATACCAAGTCGCGCTGGTCGGAAAGTGAACGTCTGAAAGTATCATTCATAGATTTCATTCTGTCTTGCTGTGTGTAAGATATAAGAAAGTGCTAGTAAAGTAGAAGTAACCAACTATAGATTCGATCGCACAAGAATCTATAGTTGGTTACTTCCCTAAATTTACAAAAAAATACAACCACCACGAACTCACATTGAGTCTTCGTGGTGGTTGCAATCTATGCCCTTCGGATTCTCCGAGAAGTAAGCTTACTTCTTGGTGACGGTCTTCATACGCTTCTTCATCCAGTTCGGGCAGCTGGACTTCACAGAAGCTTCCCAATGCTCCGCCATGTCAGTGCTATACGTACCGAGGACCTCACCAGTGCTGGGATTCAGCAGGGTACCCTTCTTAGTAGTGGGACCCTTCTTCTTCATGGCAAAGCTCGCCTTGAAGTCGGACTTGGGCATCAGATCGAAGCGGTTACCGGCCTTCATGTACTCATACATGCAGGTGGTAAACAGTTCGTAGATACCGTCCATGTTGGGGATGACGAAGTCCTTGCTCATGACGATCTCAGACTCAGCCTTATCGATGCCGGCAACCTCGACCACCATCTTCAGCCACTTACGGAAGCCCTCAGTGACCTTGATCTGATCGACACTCTTCAGCTCGCCCTTGGACGAGACGGCGAAGTCGGTGGTGAACTCAGGATCGTTGACCATTGCGGTCAGCAGAGCGTTAAAGCTCTTCTTGCTGAAACGGTTCAGATTTGCTTTGCCGTTCTCCTTGACCGTGGGCGTAGGACGGATGGACTCCAGAACTTCAGCAACAGACTTGATTTCCTTCATAATGTTCTCTCCTTTGTTTGATGTGTTTATTATGAAGCCCTAGGAAATCCAGGGCTTATAACGGATTACATACAAGTTAGATCGATGATTTTTAATCATCAACGGTCTTGTACTTTGTGATGATTCTTTGCTCAGGATGATTGTCTTCATATTCTTGACGCTTCAAGGCAAATTCATAAACGTCATGAATTGTAAACCTATCATAATTCTTGTCAAAGAAGACTTTTGCCTGACGCTTCTTCTTCTTAACATTACCCATACATTGGATTCAACTCCTTTCAGGAGTGTATAGTGGAACATTAATCTTCATCATCTTCTTCGTCTTCATCAAAGAGGCTGACATACCGCAGAGAATCAAACTTGGAAGTGATGGTCATGGTTGCGTAGGTCGTATAGACCATAGTGCTCATTGCACCAACGACAGTGATCATGGCCGCGGCATCGCGAACCTTACGAAGCTGCTTACGCTCTTTGCGACTCATCTTCGCATTATCGAGAACCAGAGTTGCGCCGATTGTTGCTGTAGCAGTTGCACCAGTTGCATACACAGAGTATGCTGCAATCCGACCCGGGGTAATCTTGTTGTTGGTGCGGATCATAGAAGCCTTTTTAGATTTCTTAGACATTGTCATTTCCTCCTTAAATCAATCCATATCGCTGTAGTCACCGAGCATAGGCATCGGCGCGAACATTGCATTTGCGGTCATGAGGAGTGTGGACGCAATCATACCAGTACCCGCGATAAGGCGAACCTGATTGATTTTCTTTTTCTCAGAGCGTGACATACGTTTTGCAGTGAGATTGATGGTTTCGGTACCGATGAACATCGAACTGCTTACGGCAAATACCTCCATGCTCAAAGCAGCGATGTTGATGTTTGTATTCGCCTTCTTAGATTTCTTAGCCATAATATAACCTCCTTAATTGGTCCATTCTTTATTGGCTTCACGAATATAATATATCATTATATTTTCAATTGAAATTATATATTATATCCTTGGAGATTGAAAGAGTATCTCTAAAGGAACTATTGAGTAGACGACAACGAAGACTGAGAATAGGAGGCAATGAATTATGTCTGAAAGTAGATATTCGCATATCAAACCATGTATCATGAGCTTTGATATTTCCATGAGACCGAAGAATCGGTACTTCATTAGTCGCTTTAACGAAGTTATGGCGAAAGTACGTAACTCCGAGGGAGCCAATGCATATGGTATGAGACTGGTTAAATACTCAAAACAAGAACCTGGTTTCACTACTTACTATGTGACAAAGCTCTCATGTTTTCTCACATACGGTAACGAGCTTGTCGATGGTGGATTCGAAAGACTCCTCATCAAAATTACTGGTATTAATAGCAATAACCTGAGAGGTGAAAACAGCATCTTAGTTGGTGCTGATAGTAGCCAATCTGAATCAATCGCTCAAATCCTTGGAAGCATCACAAGCTTCTTTAACTTCCTTGGCTACTATGGTCATGAAAGTACTGATGATAACTTCCTTGATGTTGAAGACAATTGGTTCATTGACAACGTCGTCTGTGTACAAGACTTCTATGTGCATGGACATCCAGATTTCTATATCGAGCTTTTTAGAAAGGTAGCAAAGGAATGTGCTGGCAGACCTATTACCAATAAGAAAGGCTTAGGCTGGAAAGATGAGTGGGTAAACGAAGTTACCACAATTGATTTCTTCCACATGAAGAAATGGGCAAAGAAATACAATAAGTTCTTGACTACAAACGAGCTTGAACCTCTGAAAAAGAAAGAAATGAAAGCTTGCGAGAATCGAATGAGATTCGCTGTCAAGATTAAGAACCCGAATATCGTTGCACAGTATGCATACGAATATCCGAGTTTAAGTCTCTTCATGGGATTGCTGAGTGGTAACTATGGCACTATGGATCTTCTTCTGGATTATGCAGATTCCGTATTCACTGCCGGTAAGATGATCTTCTCGTCTTACAACCAGATCCCTGATTCTGTCAGAGAAGAAAGTGTAGTCATTGATGGTGAAGACTTCGATAAGACTTTCGCTAAACTCTTCTACAGCTACAAGACCTGTAAAGGAAATATGGGTCAATATATTTTAGGTTAAAAAATAACCGTACGCAGAACTCTCATAACGAACTGCGTACGGTTATTTTTTACTCTTTTACCTGTTAAGCTGCAATTGCCATATGCAGCCATATTTCCTGTATGTTACTTTGATAGATTTGGCAGAGATCATTAATCTGACTGATATATTCCGATACTACCTCTATTCAGGATACCGACACCAAATAGTTTCATATCACCTAGATGCGAATCCGATGTGGTGACCGAATTCTACAAGAAGAATCTTCTAAGAAGATTAAGGCTAAAGAAACATATCCGTTTCCACTAACGATTACTCTGCTAAGAAATTGTCCATAGTATAAAACGTAGGTAGTTGACAGAAATATCAACTACCTACGTATTCATTTACTTGTGGTTAGCGCCAACGGAAGACTCAATCAGAGACTTCAGAGCAAGCTCGATGCTATTAAACTTGCTAATCAGATACTGACGCTCTTCCTCAGTCAGAGAAGCTTCAACCTCTGCATAGACCTTATTGAAAACTTCAAGCTGCTGCTCCGGAGTAAGCTTACCATCAGCATTCAGCTTCTTCATGTTTTCAACGGTATCCTGATTCATTGCGGTAACGAACTTGTCAACAAGACCCATGATCGTCTTCATGGTCTTATTATCAACATCGATACCCAGGTTCTTAGCCAGCAGAAACAGAACCTTTGCGGCAATAATACCGAGAACCATAACGATCACCAGAACGATGGTAATCATGATACCGGCGGGACCACTAGTAAGAGCATGAAAAATTGCATCCATAGAAATTATACCTCGCTTTCTTTATTGGATAAATTTATAAGTACGTTAAGTACAAGGAATAATATGAAAATACCTAGATTACACAAGAATAACCAAATACATTAAGAGAGGATTGAATAATATGGACAAAATTGTGTTTGTACTACTGGGTAAAACTGGTAGTGGTAAATCTACCATACTGAATATGATTCAGGATGTTCATGGTGTTGATTTACCGAAATTAGCAAGATATACTTCAAGACCTCGTAGAAGCAATGAGGAAAAGAGTAATGAATACATTTTCCTTGATAATGCAAAATTCGATGAGATGATAGCAAACGATTGCTTCATGGAACATAGAAAATACACCGTTGCCGACGGAAGTATTTGGCAATATGGAACCGGATTCCCTGATAGTGATTACTCAATCACTACCATGACTCCGGATGTAGTTCCTACGGTTAAAAATGTAGCAGAAATCAAAGTATATCCAATCTATATTGATGTGAGCCCTGACCTCCGCTACAAGAGAATGAAGTTCCGTGAATCTCAAATGGAAACTCCTAATTATAGTGAAATGGTTCGGAGATACATTTCCGATGAAAAACGTTATACCCAGAAAATGATGGAAGATGCTGGTATAAATGATACGAACACCTTCAACAATAACGGCTTTGCGTTTAATACATGCAGAGATATTCTGATGTATATCGATAATATTATCTCTGAAGACAAGAAAGAGAGGATGACTAAATATGCCAGTAACTGATATCTACGGCTACGAGTGTAAACTCGGATGCTATTCAGCACATGAAGTTTATCAGAAGTTCTGCTCTGACAAGCAGACAACTGAGGTATGTAACCATTGCGAGAATGCAAATTTTAACAATGGTGTCTATACATGCAAAATCCTGGAGAAAGACATTCAACTGAGAGGTGAAGCATAATGATTATCAAGAAGGTACGAGCATGCGGCTTCGAGTATCTGTTTAACGGATACAAGGAAGCTGCAAAGATTGGTAAGAGTGGCTTTGGTAGTGGTCTATCAAACTACATCCAGCACGTAATGCTTACCATTGAACTGGAAGATCTTACAACGATGGAACTCTTCTATCTGAAACGTATGTGCGGTGATGTGAAGATTCTTGGTAAGACTTACCAAAATTTCGTCAGTAAGGAAAAACAGGCTGACGTATATCAGAAGGTGGAATCCATCCTGGCTATCCGCGATGAAATGGTGAAGGATTCCGATATTGATACTAAGGTGTGTGATATCGATAATATCCTGCCTGTTGGGTGTGAGTCCTATCATATCATTGCTTTTTTCAAAGGTGATGCTATTATGGCTATCACAGGTGGTGTTATCAGCGAGATCTTTTCTGAGCCTATTGAGCTCAAGACAGTTGATCCTAAGACTAATAAGGAAGAAATCACTCATACCTACAAAACTTGGGATTCGTACAAGGGCGATGAAGCCATGGAAGAAGTCCTGGCAAAAGCCTTCTATCAGAAGCTGTATAAATATATGGCTAGCCGTATGAAGGACATTGACGTTGTAACCGAGTTCATGATCAATAAGCAGTTCTACAGCTTTGCTGATGCTGCTTGTAACATTGCGCACGTCAATACTCCGTTTGGCCAGCTGAACTTCCTCGGTACCGATCCTGAGAAACTGACTCTGCAGATTGATCGAATCAAAGCAAGTCAGGAATCTACACCGTATGATTTTGAAGATGAAACAAATATCACCTTCATGCTTACCACTTCTTTCCACCTGTTTATGCAGATTTACATGTCTGGTGAAAACTCCATGTGGAAAGTCATTGATCATGAGAATCTAAAACTCGTGTATTTGAAGGAAGACATCAGTCTGAATAATGCTATCATTGAGAAATACTCTGGTCGCATCAATGCTGCTATCAACTATATCAATTCCTTCAAGAAAGAAATCAACCAGGGAGACTTCGATCTTGGTAAGTTCAACTTCATTATGAATGGTACTCAAATTCGTTATTCCATTCAGATGAGTCTTGCCAATATCAAGGAATTCCTCAACTCTCCGTTTACGGATGAAGAGATCAATATCCTTAAGAAGGATATTGGTAGCTATGAACAGATCGTTCGATCTGTGATTGGATAAAGCTAAAGATACGATACGACATCAGAAATGAGTCGTATCGTATCTTTCATCCGCTATAATAAAGAAAGGAGACTAACTTATGAAAAATCCATAGCTATTCCATAGCGATTTACTTATTAAAATATTTGTACTAAAAGACGGCTAATGAGTCTACCATACTCCGAAGAAATATATGGTAGACTCATTAACTCAGAGACAACTGGACAACGAAGATGTGATGTGCCAATTCATGAAAAGAAACTGTTATAAAGTCACAAAAAGCATACAAGGAGGTCGTAGCCTCACCGGATTACTTATCGTTCATAGAGCTTATCCGGACTCCACTCTACTACTATCTCACTGTTACACGGTGCATAAAAATAAAATAGGGGGAATGACCAAGTAGAATCTGAATATCCTACTTGGTCATTCCATATCCGAACCATCTTCCCCTATGAGAACTGAAGTGTATCCAGTTCTTCCACCGCCGGCTAGCAGAATCTCTCCGGGCTAGCGTATTGTATTTTGGCCGCAAAGCATAGCCTCATACACGCTGCTCTATTCTACCAACCTATATCTTTGTTATTATGATGATAAAATACGACAGAACCTCTGCATCTGGTTCTGTCGTATTTATTTGCCAATCTATAATATCTACCGTAAAACTAGAAATTTCAATTATATATTATACATTTGAAGCCATAAGGAGAAAGTATAAGTTCAAGAAATCATACCACTCTAAAATTATTTTAGAAAGGTTGATACCAATGGACATGCTTTCAAATATTATATCCGGCGATTGTTCTACTAGAGGCTTAGTCCTCGGTAGATATTATCCGATTACTTCTGAAGAGGCCGAAACCCTCATCAGAAAAGGATTGGGTAAAGACCTGATTAACTTTGTGAGTGATCGCGGATACACGTTCTTGTATCTCATCATGATCTAAGTTAATTAGATCGAAGAAAGGGTAGTGATTGGCTTCTAGCTACTCTTTCTTTTTTGTATTCATTACTATAGATTTTGATTATATATTATATATTAGACTAGAGAATGAAAGTTCTTTAGATTACCCTGAAAGGTTGTGGTTTCATATGTCCAAAAACAATTGGGATCTGAAAGTCACTTGGCATGACAATCAGTTCTTCGGAGAGGAAGAAGAAAAGGAGGAATTTAATTATTTCTCTCCGAGGTATAAGAAATCTCTGGATAAGAGTTTCGATGAAGTCCTTGAAGAGATTGAGATGACTCGGATGCAACTGTATGAGGTTGATAAGAGAACGAATCGGAAATCTCGTAGGAAGATCAATGGTAAGGAACGTGAATTCTATTATTCCATGAAATCCGTGGAAGAACGGAAGAAGATCAGTAAGAAATGGATGAAAACTGGTTTCCTGGATACACTAATGGAAGTTTTGACATTAGTTGTCCCCATTGTGAAACTCATTGCAATTAAAGTTGCAGAGTTGATCAATATCTTCCTGAGGAGTAGATCTGCAAAAGAAGTTCTCCCTGCATCATTCATCTCTAAACTCGTCAAGGTACATGATATTGCATTATGCGTTTAATATTTATATAATACAGAGGAAGGGAGTGAATGAAAGACGTACGGAGTAATCGATAGTGAACGAAAGTTGGTTGCAGTTAGTATGGATATCGATCAGATCGAAAAGTTTCGAAATGATAATAAAGATAAAACTTCTGCAATCGTAAAAGTCAAGCGTAAGCTGTTAGATCCGTCAATAATTGATGATTTGGAGTTGGTGCGATATGGAGAATCCTATGTACCAGCTCAATATTATCGTTCCGTAAAAGATCTATCAGCTGATCGCGATCATGATCTTCAATATGCAGTAGAAGTAATCATCCGTGAACTTACGGATACATCCATTAAGCTTCCGAATAAGGATGCAAAGATCCTTACGAAAGCAGCTATGATTCTGAATGATATGATTGAATCTGGAGAAGTTCCAGATCTCGATACTCTGAAAGAATTAAAGGATATGGATACTGCTTATCGAGGAGCTATCACGTAAAGTATATGCAGAGAGGTCATGGATCTCTCTGCATATTTTTTATTTGGAGGTGCTGCCGTGAAAACGGTATACAAATTCTACTTGAAGCCTCATACGTGTACTTTATCCAGTGAAGGCTTAAGATTACCTCCTATTACTGGAGATAGTAGCTATGCGCTTCATTCAGAGTTGAAGATTGATAATATAAGTTCCAATCCTCTCCTCTATGCAATCACAGACAGTAAGGTTCTTTACAAACTCTTCAAATCTCAACGTGATATGGATAAATTCATCATTGAGAAATGTGAGATGAAAGAATCCGAAACGTTGTACTTCTTAGGTGGAAAAGATTCCTACTGCAGGTTGAAAGACAGAAAATACAACACAAGAAATGAAGATGACGAATCAGATGAAATCGTAACACCAATCTCCATTGTAAGTACAGAGTTTGAATCAGAGAACTCTGTCGCTTTATCCGATGGATTATGGGGATTGCTGAAACTCAGATATCCGGCTGACATCTTCGATGAAGATTACTACAAGCCTCTACAACGTCTTTGGTACGCTAAAGTAGCAAATTTATTCAGAAATGGTAAGTCTATTATCCTGACAAATTCAATCGATGTGATTGGACAGACAATGGACTTCACTGAATATGATAAAGTTATGACAGATGCCATGGACATCAAAGAGCAATTCATCATTGACGAATTCCAAATCTTCATGTTCCTCTACGGAGGAACCTTCAAGGTATAAGAAAGAGAGCACGAACCAAATCAGAACGTGCTCTCTTTTTTTGTAAACTTACATGGTTTTTACGTAGTTGATAATTTCCTCAGGAAGAGTTATATAGAGTTCAACTACATTATTCTCATAATCAGTAACCTGTTTTTCATACTCAGAGCCATTGACAACGATACCACGGGAATAAGATTCATCGCCAATACCATTCTCAGTAGCATTAAGCATAACAACATCAGACATAATATTCTCGCCAACTGTAACAGCTACGCTTTCAGGGATAGCCATAATGATGGTACCTTTAAAAGATTCATCTGGAATATTTGTAAAGGTAACCAGATAATATCCATATGTAAGATTCATATACTTAGCATATAGATACTGCTTGTCACCATTAAATTTACCATTGATCTTAATCGTAGCACCTTTAAGAAAAGTAGTAGCCTGATTAAGAATATTTGATACATCACCAACTACCGTAGCAACGGATGATGCTAACTCAGTATCTTGCTGAATGTATGATCCGAGCTGGTCAATCTTTGTAGAATTCGGATAAAGCGTCTTATAAAGATTATAGAAGTTAGTGACCGTATTAATTACACTTGCGTAATCATTCTCTTGGTCAAGAACGCCAACATCACTCTTGAGAAGAGATGACCAAATGTCATAAAATCGACTCTCACCAAATTTCTTTAAATAATCAGCATCCTCATCAGAAATTGTCTGAGTATCTGTATACTGAGAGATGATGCTAGTGGACTTCTGAGAATAGTTTGTATCAAATACAAGGCCGTCCTTAGCAGTCCAATCTACATCAAGTGAGAAGAAGATAAATAAAAGTGGGATAAGAGTAAGAGAGAGTAAGTGTTTCATGTTAAATCACCTCACTATAACATGAAGAAAAAATGTGTGGTTATATAGAGGTTTAAGTAGTCTGAGTCTTTTTAAGTAAAACAGCTAATTAACCAATTGAAACTACTTAGGGCTTTCATGTCCTAAGTAAATTCTTATGAAAAAATCTATAGTAAAGGAGATTTTACTTATGACATTTGATAAGCTGCGTCTGTCTATTTTCGAAGCATATCAGAACGAAGAGATCTCTCGTGATACCTGCCAGAACATGCTGGAATCCGTCATGGATATGGAAGGTGATCACATTGCTTCTGAGGCAGATTCTGTTCGTGGTAACTTCATGGGCATCGCCATGGAGGCTGCAAATGGTGGTGTTGAGTTTGCTGCTTTCGAGAAGGAAGCTCAGAGCTTTGGCGATAAGGTCAAGGGCCTGTGGGAGAAGTTCAAGAAGTGGCTGCACAATCTTATCGAGTCTATCCAGAAGCGGCTCGGTTTCAAGAAGAAGCACCACATCGATATTAATGAGAACATGCTGAAGCTTTGCGAAAAGGTGAAGCAGGTCGCAAATGGTATCACTGCAAATGCCGATCCGAAGGCTCTGATTGCAGGTGCACTGGCCATTGTCGGCGCTGGCGTCGGCGTCTTCGTCGGTACCCGTAAGAAGAGAGTTGAAGCTGGCGATGCTCAGAAGAAGCTTTTCGGTGGCCTGTTGGATATCAAAAAGATCACCGATTTCCTGTCTGGTAAGGGCGGCAAGGATGGTGAAGAGTCCGGTCTGATTTCTTCCCTGCGTAAGCTGACCAAGCCTATCAGTGATGGCCTGAGCGAAATCAGCAAGAGGGTCGGTGAAATCGCTGACGCCGCTGGTGAGTTCGTTAAGGATCGCAAAGAAGCGCATGCTGCTAAGAAGGCTGCTAAGAAGGCTGGAGGCACCGAGGAAGAAGAAACTCCTGCTGAGGAACCTGCAGCTGAAGAGCCTGCTGAAGGTGAGCAGACCGATCAGAGCAGTGCTACTTCCGACTTCGCCGATGGCACTGTCTTCGGTGAGTCTGCTGACGAGGATTTCGATCTGGATGCTATGCTGGCTGACCTGGATATCTAATCTAGGTTACTCCAATCGGATAATTTTAGAGACTGCGAGAAATCGCAGTCTCTTTTTATCCCTAAAATACCCCTTAAAAACAATAGGGTAAGTCACTTACTTAGCTAAGTAAATAACCTATAGAAAGGAGATATACATGGATATTTCACGATTCTTAACAGACGAAGATTACGTCTGTGAAAATACGTTGGAAGATTCCCTCGTATATAAGAGCTTCAATCAAGCTAACGGAGTTGTTGAAAAGATCGTTAAGTATCTTTCCAATGGCGTTGCGCTTGACAAGTCTTATATCGAAGACCAGTATGCTACGATCAAACGTGGATCTAGTATCTCTCCTCTGTCACAGAAAGTATTGGAAGCCTACAACAACGGTGATATCGAACTTCTCTGGAATAATTCAGATAAGGTCGGTATTGCTCTGCCTTTTATCGTAAGACGTAAAAGTGATGGTAGGGTAGTTGCAACGATTTTTGTCAACGCATTCTCTACTATGAAGAATGATGAAGAACTTGTCATTCCGGCAAAACAGCTTTACGGTCTTATGGAAGGCGCTTATATTGCTCTGAAGCTTCAGACTGATCCGGTAAAAGTCATGAAGAATTCCGAGCTTATGACTACCACTGCTACTGTGTATAGTGAGATGATGACACGTATTCTGAATAAGGAATACGCCCTCACTCTGGATAAATCTCTTTACGACAAAGTGACTTACTGTGTAAAGAGGTTCTATCTGGAAAGACTGTGGGAATATCCAAACCCTTCTTTGACTTCTAGCTATGCTGCACAGGGATTAAATTTTGTGGACAACTTCGAGCTGAATATGCTTGATGCTGATTACGGCAAAGCTGAAATCAAAAATATCTCTGATCTGCTGGAGTTCATTAAGAATCTTTCTCCTAGAATGAGCAACTTGAATCTCCGGTACTACATTGAGAGATATATCAAAACATATCACGGTGCATCGATTCTGAGTATCGATTATCTTCCCTATGTATTCTTCGTAATCGAAAATGTTATCTTGAGTACATTCCTGATTAGCCAGGCAGCTCTTAACGATATCATAAAGAATACAAAGAGCATTAATCGTTTCTATCCGGAACTTGCTCGTGTAATGTAATCTAAACGAAAGGTGGTAATATAACTATGGCTAATGCCTATATGGGCGTTCTCTACCAGAAGGTATTTGACTCCGCTGGTAATATCACAGGTAAGACGCCTTTCCTTCCTCGTACCCTGAGTTCTCTGATCGTGCTGAGCGATGGTACTGGCAAGACTCTTGATGAAAAGATCAAGACGATTGAGACCAATATCACAAATGCTACCAGCAAAGCTAATACAGCTAAGAGTACCGCAGATACTGCTAAATCTACTGCTGATGAAGCCCTGTCTACAGCTAACACTGCTAAGAGTAAATCTGAGGAAGCACTGTCTAAGGCTAATACTGCTTCTACTACGGCAACAAATGCAAAGAATGCTGCTGATGCTGCATCTAGCGCAGCATCTACTGCAACTAGTACTGCCAACACAGCTAAGTCTACCGCTGATGCTGCTAAGACCGCGGCTGTTGGTGCACAAACTGCTGCTGAAGAGGCTAAAAACCTTGCACAGGAAGCTAAGAATACAGCAACGACCGCATCTGAAAGTTTTATGACTTTCGAATCTGAGGCTGCTTACAATACTGCATGGAACGCTGGTAGTATCAAGTCTACTACTGTCTGCGTGATCATGGGTGCTTAATTTAATAGACTAGGATAGTATATCTTGCTATCCTAGTCTATTTTTACTTTTACGTAATCTTAACCTAATAAAGAGGTGAAGACTATGAGTAATAAATACGAAGGAGTTGTGATTGCTGATATCCATATTGGATCGGTAGATACAACTCGTTTAAAACAAGAATTGGATGAATACTTTATCCATTATATAGAAAACCTCAATAAACTTGATTTTATCGTCATTGATGGTGACTATTTCGATCATAGATTAACCTTAGGAGAAGAAGCATCATCATTTGCCATTTCTCTTATTGATAAGATCATAAAGATAGCAAAGCATCAGCATGATCCTAAAGCAGGAAAATTCTGTCCAATCAGAATTGTATATGGAACAGAATCTCATGAAGTAAACCAATACACAGCTTTCGGTATCTATGAGAATAGAACTGATGTAGATTTCAAAGTCGTTCATTCTGTATCAGATGAAGAACTTCTACCAGGGTTAAAGGTTCTTTATATCCCGGAAGAATACATCTTCTCGAAAGAAGATACTTACAAAGATTATCTCTATTCCGATAAAGAATACGATTACGTATTTGGGCACGGAGTAATTACAGATATCATGATCGCATTATCTCCTGCTAAGTTTGATGGTTCTCGTAAACGAGTTCCTACTTTCTCTGCAGAAGAACTTGAGAAAGTATGTAGAGGTGAAGTCTATTTCGGGCACTATCATGTGAACTCTGAAATAGATGAAGCTGTTTATTACTGTGGAAGCTATACCAGATGGTGTTTTGGTGAAGAAGCACCTAAAGGATTCTATCATCTTGAATGCAATCCTAAGAAGCTTCAATACCATCACGAGTTCATTGAGAATGAATTAGCTCCTAAATACGTTACGATTTCTTTCAATGCAAACAAGAAACTCTTTTCTTCTACAGATGATCTAATTGAGGAGATGAATCGTAGAGATAAGATCATGAAGGATTTAGGGGTTGATCATACTCGATATGTATTCAATCTTCCTGATGGGTACGAAAATGATGCTTCCTTGAAAGAAGTTCTCCATGAGCGGTATCGCGATAATTCTTCTGTGAAAGTTAAAATCGATAATGACGCTTCTGAAGTTAAGTATCAAGCCAACAAAGAGGTACTCAATGAGATGAAGAATAAATACGGTTTCATCTTCGATCCTAATATGTCTACAGAAGATAAAGTATCAAACTTCCTCAATACAGAGTATCAGAAAGAAATGAGTCCAGAAAAAGTTAAGCACTATTTGACTCTATCTGATTAATAATAAATGTGACGACAATATGGTAGAGCTCAGTAGTGAATGCTACAACACTGCCAGGCTTTTGTTCTCCATTATTCAATTCCAAAGAGTGTGTATTTCTATGAAAATAAACCCTACGCAATTCCATTCGTCCGGAGTTTGCGTAGGGTTTATTTCACACTTATATAAATCCGCATTAATAAAGAAAGGAGTAAGTATAATGGAAAATATTGATGTGTATGATGATTCTGATACAGAGATTTCTCCTGATGAATTAGAAGAATTCTCTGTAGGTAATATGCTTCCGGTTATTCCTCTAACTGGGCATTTACCTAGGATGGAATTCAATGCAAAGAATGCTACAGATTTCATCAACACCAGCAATGAAGCTTTAAGTAAACTGGTTAACTTAAACGAGTCTTCTCTTGATCGTAGTAAAGTGAAAGAAGAAGATTTCGGTATTCCTGAATTAAAGAAGTATCCTATGCCAGATAAAAAGCATGTACTTCTTGCAATTCGGATGTTTAACCACGTGGATACTAAGCACGAAAAACAGTTGGCTAAAGCAATCATTAAGAAAATGAAAGAATATCATATCCAACCTGATATGGTTGGAGATAAAAACAGACTCAAGAAATACTTACCAAAGCATTTCAAAGAGTCTGTAAATACTATCAAAGGAGATGAACCTAAGATGGCTTTCAAAGCAACCAATCTTGTAGATTCTATGTGGAGCGCTCTGTTCGAAGCAGATGAATCTAATAAGGATAGTGAGAAGAAAGACGATTCCAACGAGAAGACTCCTGATCCGATCAAACATATCGTTCTTGACCTGGAAGGTAAGGGATATCGTGTGAAGTATTCTTCCCCTGGTTATATGGATTCCCATTTTAAGCGGGATAAGAATAAAGATGGCGTCATCAACGGAAAGACTGCTTCTTCCGCCCGTATCGTTTTTTCTAAGAATTACCGCTTCAATACTACACCTAAGTATTGGGAGTGGAAGGTTATGGAGAACGGCTTCAAAGCTCTGTACGTGAAGCCGATGTCTGAAACTGACGATCCGAACCAGATGAGTAAGTGGAAAGAAAAGTACATGCAGAGTCTGGAAACCTGGGTCAAGAATCTGCCTATGGCTGGTTCTGCTGACAAGGATGATTCTAAGCCTGATGAAAACTTCTCGGCTTCCTAAATAGAAGCGCAAATTAGAGTAACTGAGGTCTATTTGATCTTAGTTACTCTATTTTTCGGGTTTTTCGGTCGACTTCGTCGATTTTTTGAGCAGAAAAAATCGACTTTTTTCAACTTTGATTTTCGCGTTTTTTCACCAATCCTTCAATCTGAAGGATTCACGTAATTTTTGGTTTTTCGATTAACGCCAATTTTCACTTGCAACCGCGTATATAAACTTTAAGTAACCGTAGGTATACTCATTTGCACAAAAAAAAAACAAAAAAAATCCGTCTACTGAATGGAACCGAAATAATCGGAACCCTCAGTAGACGGATCAAAATTTTGGGTAAAAAATCTGACCACGAAAGCCTGGTCAGCCAACTCGACAGAAAATCCAGCCGACTCTCTTGTCGTTTCTCTTCTGTCTCTCTTCTTCTATTTCTTTCTTCTTTCTCGTTCTCTTCTTTTCTCTTTCTTCCTTTTTCCTCTCTCTTTCTTTCTCCTTCGTTCCTTTCTTTCTTGCTCTCAACCATTGTATCTTGCTTCCCTAGGCTCTTGTGCTCCCCCTTAAGTCGGACTGAATTCTATAGATTTTTATTCAAATCTACTAACTTAATCCCCGGTAGACGGTTAAATTAACTAATCAGATGATTAGCAGAAACAGTCGATCGATGTCCGAAGAGCGTTATCTGGGTGGAAGGACAAGAACACCGATTACCTTAGTGTATATATTTTTTATTTTATAATTTTATCTGGTACCCATATTTATATATTATATTAGTAGAACGAAGAAAGGAGGGTTTATATGGAAACGATTAAGTTCTGGATTATCTACAGATTTTCAGAAGATAAAGGTGTTTGGAAAGTTTATGCTTATACGGATGATAAGGATCTGAAAGAAGCATTCCAGACAACACGAAAGATGTGCAGATATAAAATAGCGAAGCATGAGGAAATACAAGAATGGTACGATGGATTTATATCAGACCATATTGACTCAAAACTTATGCTATATGAAGGATGTGGAGTTGATAAAGACGGTGAAATCTTTCATTTCAATATTCCGATTACTGTATCGGAATATAATGAAGTGAGTAGAAGGCTTCAGACGGTTTATATGTACGAATGCCATCGACATGGGTTCAAAGCAATTCCTCCGTTTGATGGAGAATATCGCGATGCATTGGCGGATCTTCTTTATTATGTGCTTGGAAATTTCGTAAGAGATAAAACGGATTCAGGCATTTTAGATAAATACGCAAAAACCTGTTATGAGAAAAACACATGGAATATCGTACTTGATGTAATAGGAGGTGACTTGATTTGACAGTGTATGTTTATTATCTGACTCTACCAGATAATTTCTCAAAGACTCTTGACATATGGCAACGAGAATGTTTTATGTATATTCAGTCAATGTTTAAGAATCTAATGTGTCAGAGATATGATGGATATATCATGTACTTGTATGCGTGGACTACGAAAAAGAAACTTGCAAAACGATTTGAGTATCTTCATAACATGGACTTGTTCAAAGGCTATGATATTGAGATGACAAAAGATGAATTTGAAAAGTTTAAGATTCGGAATGAGCATGCTAGGTTCAAAAAGCAATTAGTAGAGAGTTGCTACCCAGATGACGATGGCTATATGTATATAACTGCATTGGAAGCAGAAGATTTACATGAGACATGCGAGCTATTTGCTATTGATCGGTTATTTGAAGAAGCTGTTGTACCTGCTGATATATTTAAGGAGAAAACACATGCAGCATTGGATAGATTGAGGTTCACCTATTATTATGGACTTCAAACAGCAGAAGACCCAACTCTTATTTACGGTCAAGACGAGTACGGAGTTACAACGGATGGCTATGGACGTATTCTTGAGTTTTACTCTGATACTTATATTTGCTATCTTGACATGTTTAGACCACTATTGCGGAAAGGATTGATTCGACGTGAAGATTTGGAAATTTTACCGGAAGAGGAATAATGATGAAATTAAGAAAGGAATTGAATCTGGTGCTACAACAGAAGACATTCATCCTTTGATGGCATTTACCAACAGCAAAGACATTCGTGATGAGTTTGTGTCACAACGTGATATGACTCAGTACATCGAGAAAGTGTCCAAAGGAATTGATAGCGATGATTGGAAAGTTTACGCAAACGATCCGAATCGTCGAGGTCAGCTTCTTCAGTATTATACCATCAATACGAGATATTGGAATGATAATGGTGAAATGTGTATAACAAACGATCCTGAAGAATCCAATTCTCCTGATGGACTTACTGTACTGGCTACGCCATCTGAGATATCTGAGATGGAAACTGTTTGTGACAATATCTCTGCTGGATATTTCACTGGATTTACCGATAGAGAAATTCATTGGCCGTCTATCTTCATCTTTAAGAGGAAGACACGAGAAGCTCTGTATCGTCTTGGGTATGAAACTGCTTGGAAGATGAATACCCCAGAAGGAAGTCCAATGAGAGGCGAATGCATTTATCCGGAAGGATATGATCCGAATTCTGATTGGGAAGATATCACTTGTGATGAGTTTGAAGTCTTCACAAGACAGATGTTAGACTGGTTTAAGAAGTAAGGCTATGAAACAGCTCTATAAGACCTTAGATTCATTAAGTCTAAGCGAAAGGAGTTGAATTACATGCCTGGTATCAATCGGATTGTCACAAAGACTTTCGAAGCTCCGGAAGATATGGAGTATACCATTACGCTTGATAATGCTAAAGCAAAGTCTAAGTTTATCAAGCGTTGTGAGCGTACTATCCGTTCATCTATGGAGTATCGAGATTATATTGCATACTTGAAAGAGTATGTTGACATGAACCATTGCGCATTCTTCAATAACGTTGAGAATGGCAATGGTAATCGTGTTCGTATCGAAATCCATCATGAACCGTTCACTCTGTATGACATTACCAATGTCGTATTGAATCGGTTCCTTAAAGATGGTATTCCTCTGAACGAACTGTATATCGCTGATGAAGTCATCCGGCTCCATTACGAGAATATGGTTGGCTTGATTCCTCTGTCGAAGTCTCTGCATCAGATGGTGCATTTCTCCGACAACATCGTGATCCCCTTCAATATGATCTATGGTGATTATCGTAGATTTATGGACGAATACGCTGATTACTTTGATTATGATGGGGATACATCTATCCTTGATAAGTTTGAAGCAAAAGCTATCGAAAGCAGAAAGTTTAATACTCAGATGGTTTCGAAGCTTACTCCTTCTTTCGTATATCTCAAGGTGGATGGCTTCCAGCTTCCGCAGAAGATTCCTATGCAGGAATTAGCACACGCATAAAGACGATAAGCAACGTAGTGAAAGACGTTTTTAGTCAATCACTACGTTGCTTATCTTCGACACAAACAGACACCTGAAACACAAGGAGACCAATTTATATGGAGAAATAGAAAATATCAGCCTTATAGTTCCTTTAGCTGAGTGTTACGGCTAATGGAAAACTAAATAGCAATCGACTATTCTTTAGATTAACTATACCTGTCAATTCTGAAAGGAGATAACTGTTATGCGTAAGTATCAAGGTATTGAAGATCGTATTTTTGACCTCTATTTGTATGATCCTGATGAAGGGTCTGAAGCAGAAGAGGAAGAAGCCAGCCTAGTGACCCCTAAGTTCCCTATGCTGGCTTCTAATAACCTTGCCAAGAAAATTTCTGGAAATTACAATCCGTTCCTGATTCAGGATACTACGGAAGCAATGTTTTACAAGATCGTGTGCTCCCGTATGATCGAAGCTGATCCTGACCTTAAGGAACATCGCCGTGAGCTCGAGGATTATGAGACTGGCGGTCCCAAGAATAGTCGTGCTGATGTGTCTGAGTACCTTCGTAGCATGGCGAAGAATACTTTGGAACCTGGTGAGTATTATGTCAAAGCTGGTAAGAAAACCTACCTGTATATGAAGGTTTCCAAGTATACCGAATCTGAAAATAACAAGAAGTCTTACTATGACGATGATGCTATGATTCATTTCGACATCTGGATCATTGGTAAGAACTGGAAGGAAGTCTTTGATTCCATCGTTGCTGAGAAAGAAAAGTTCGCGGAGGAATCTGAGAAGTCCTTGTCCGATTATTTCATCCTTGACCGCGGTCAGAGTGATGACTACGGCTCTATCAAGAAGACCGTTTTCAAATCTTTTGATAATCTCGTTATGAGAGACAAGGATAAGGTCATCAAGTATATCGATAACTGGGTGGAGAATATCCCTTACTTCTACAAGAAGTACAACATGATCTCCAAGCTATCGATTATTCTCTACGGTGAGCCTGGAACTGGCAAGAGCACTTTCTGTCAGTCTCTTGCTAAGTATCTTAACATCCACCGTATCATGCCTATCTCCCCGAATACGTTTGAAACAACCTCAAACGTAAACAGCAATTTTAGTGAACTGGTTCCTGTTATCTATTCCATTGATGACATCGACTGTGTTTGCAAATCTCGTACGGATGAAAAGGCATCTAAATCCGACTCCGTTGCAATGGCAAACGTACTTGCGTTCCTGGACAACCCTCCTACCTTCTTCTTTAAGGCTAAGGACGGACTCATGTATCCGGTTTCCATCTGCGTTGCAACTACCAACTATTACGACAAACTGGATCCTGCTGTTAAACGGTATGGTCGGTTTGATTTGCACATCCAGATGAACGAGTTCGACGAAGAGCTTGCTCGTGAGATGTGCGCTGTCTATGACCTTAAGCTTGAAGATGTCATTAGTAAAGAGGAGCTTGAGGCTAAGCCTTTCAAGTATTCTCCTGCTAAATTGCAGGCAATGTGCCTTGCTAACATCGACAAGCGCATGAAGGAATTTAAGCAATAATTCGTTGATATATTATATCAGTAGATAGAAGCACACTGTAGAATCAAAAAGGAGTTGACTATAATGGAAGAAATGGATACCTTGGTATTTAACTTAGGTACCGACTCTGAAGTTTTGTCCTCTGATACCGAAGAGGTTAAGAGGATTGAAGCTGAAGAAGCAGTAAGGCGTACTCAGATGCGGAGCAAGACGCCTGTAACAATCAAGCTCCGTAAACTGTCCGACAGAGAGAGAAAAGAACTGGAAAGGATGATGGATCATGTGGCGGTACATGACTATGGCGACGATGACGAGTATAATCTTACCGATACTGAAAAAGCAACTCGTCAGACTTATTATAAGGAGTTCGCTAAGCTTCGTAATGTGAAGCGTAAGATCAACAAGATTGACGAATATGTTCGTGCCGTTCGTCAGTGTATCAAGTGTATGAATCTTGTTGCAACGAATAATCGGACGTATCAAATTGGTGACTTCTGGGAAAAGGTCTTCAATGGTGAAATCACAGTCAATGGTATTACATTTCCGACTTATATCGGCAAGAATAAGAAGACCATTAACTGGGATTATGTCCGTGAATTCATTCAGGATCCGAATCGTGATTTGAAAGAACTGCTAAATACGATCAATGGCATCGTTGATGAGATTGATTCTGATGAACTGATTCCGAATCCTGAGATCGAAGCTAGAATTATTGAAGCTCTTGAGGGTCATGGAAAGAAAATCATGGTTTCTGGCGAATCCAAGAAGAGTCGTAAGGAAACTCGTGAGGTACTTGGTGAAGACCTTGAAGATGTCATCGTGACTCAGGATATTCTCGATAAGAAGAATCGTAAGTCAAAGCGTCATCTTGCATGTGGCGTTGGTGGCTATGATGATTCTGACGATTTCGATGAAATCGAGAAGGAAGATCATAAGCGCGGTATTTGGCACGATAAGGATCGTCCGAAGATTACTGGTACGATTGAGAGTATCGACGACCTTGATGATCGCATTGATGCTCTTGATGACTATGCCGATAAGAATGGATCCGTTCTCTACCGTGACAAATATCAGTCTCCTTCTGATGCTCGATATGCAGCTGTCTGTGACATGTTGGATGAAGGCGGATTTAATATCCGCGCATTCATCGATACTCGTAGTGAAGCCGAGCGTAAGCTTGACAAGATCTACAAGAAAGAAGACAAAGAGCACAAGAAGCTGAAAGCACGTATTGAGGAACTCGATAAACGCCGTAAGGAACGTAAAGCTGGTAAGCTTCTCCCTGAAGATTCCCTTGATGGTAAGAAATCCAAGAAGGGTAAGAAGAAAAAGAAGAAGGCTGAAAAAGCTTTGATGGACGCAACCGGCGTTAGTTCGGAGTACAAGTCGATGGATAAGTATTCCGACGATATGTCCGAATTCGGTTGGTAATGGAGGAAAATATAATGGCAAAAGCACTGGTTAAAGAGGTACGGAATTTTCGTTCTCGTATCTTACAGTATTTCCCTAGTGAGTTGCTTGTGAAGTTGTATTTGATCACAACTGCGCACAATGTCAACAACAACGACAAGACTCCTAAGATCGTCGAACTTCTGAAGGAGTTCAATGTACCGTTTACTCCTTTGGGTAATGGTACGAATCGTTACGGAATTCTGGTTGACGGATATGCCATCAAGATTGCATTGGACGGTGCAGGACGGATGGATAATCGTCGTGAGTTCCGTTATGCAAAGAAGCTGTATCCGTATGTCGTAAAGGTTTACGAATGTATGGAGAATGGTCTTCTTGCAGTGTTTGAATATGTCACGATATTCTCTTATGATGAGTATCTCGCAAATCAGGAAGATATGCGTGATATCTTGTCAGAGATTAGCCATCAGTATCTGATCGGTGATATCGGCGTATCTACAGCAAACTATGTCAACTGGGGAACCAGACAGAACGGACAAATCTGCATCATGGACTTCGCATACATTTATTCCTTGAGTTATCGAGGATTTCAGTGTACTTGTGAAGATCATGGTATCCTGGAATTTGATCAGGATTATAATATTTTGATTTGTCCGTTCTGTAAGAAGAAATGGGAGTTCTCCGATATTCGTCGGAGAATTTCCAAAGAGGATGAGGAGAAAGAGATTGGAAACATCATGGAAGGACCTGATGTTAGAAGATTGACTTCTCCAGTCCAATCTTTTGAGATTGAAACTGAATCTGATTCAGCTAAACCGAAAAAGATTGCAATCCGTAAGACTAATCAGGAGATGAGTCGTGAGGAAGCAAAAGCTTTTATCGATTCTCTCATCAGTAAGGTATGATTATACGTTATACCTTTATAACAAAACAAGGAGGACCAAATTATGTCTAAGAAAAAGCGTAACGTTTTTAATCTGCCCGAAGCTTTATATCGTGGCATTTTGGAAGATGTCCGTAACGATCCGAATCTGTATATCAATCCGGATCCGACTGTTCATGAGGACATTCACTATATGGCATATACTCTGTATGCACAGCGTCCGTCCGATAGTGAGTTAAGCCGTAAATATATCAATGCTCTTATCAAGGTTGGAGAAGTTTGCGACGAGATTGAGCGTTGCATTGGCAGACCTATTGATCGTAAGATCATGGATGCGGCTAAGGCTCAGGTCGAAAAGGACAAGAAAGCTCGTCATGCCAAAGAGGCAGAAGAGCATAAGAACGACAAAGACTTCTTCGGAAATCCGAAGCCTTATGTTCATAAGTACTGGAAGTATGAGGAGGAAACCGAAGATACTTTGGCACTTATTGAGATTCTTAAGGCTTACTATTCCGGTAAGATGACCTCTTCCGACGAGGACGACGAGGAAGAGGTTGTTGAACTTACCAAACATAATAAGCATGGTAAGAACAAGAAAAAGAAGGCTCCAGAGCCCATTGTCGAGATCGACGAGGACGACGATGATGAAGACGAAGAGGATTCCGATGAGGATGACGACTTCGATGATGGGGACGATGATGACGATACTCCCGAAATCACAATTGGTGGTTTCAGTTATGATCGTAATCGTAATTATCGTGCTGAGCTTGCTGAAGCTCTGGATGATGATGACGAAGACGAAGAGGATTCCGATGAGGATGAAGAGGAAGATGATGAGGACGATGATACCCCCGTCCTCTGTACTCCTAGCTTCATGAAGCCTCCTGTTGCTCGTCCTTCTCAAACGCCCAAGGCAGAGCCTTCTGATCCTTTCGCAGGATTTGAGTGTGAAGCAGATGATGAGGACGATGATGATTCTGACTTCGATTCTGTTGATCTTGAGTCCGAGCAGGAAGCATTTGATGCTTGGGTAGCTAAACAGAATACGGATGAAGTTGTCGTCGATATGGGTAGCCTTGCAGCATCTTCTAATAGTCACCGTTTGGCTGATTCGGATGATGAACTCTCCGATGACGATGATGAGGATGAAGAGGAAGAAATTCCTGATGATCCATATGCCAAGGTTCGTCATCTGATTCCCGCAGGTATGGAGCCTGACGATTATCATCGTAAGGTTCTTCGTGCGGTTCTGCAGGCATCAAGTTGCTGGCCCGATAAACCTGAAAAGGTTGACATCATGCCGGTTGATGAGCTTTTCCAGTATTACTCTCTGAAGAATCCTGAGGCTACGATCAAGCAGTTCAAGAATCTTCCTGCATATGCTCCTTACTTGGATAAGTATCTGCCTGGTTGGAATAAGGACAATGCAAAAGCTCCCAAGAAGGATAATTCTCAAGTCATCAAGGAATCTGCACCCGTCAAGAATCCGGTTGAGAAAGTTAAGGCTGAGATCGTTGAGGAAACTCCGATTGCAAGACCTGATCCCAATAAGCCTATGACTTTTGCTGAGTTTGACGCATACGCGAAGTCTATGGTCGAACAGGCAAAAGCCGAGGCTGCTCAGCACGCGTCTGATTACTACAAGTTCCGCGCAGAGCATCCTTGGCCAGTGAAGAAAAGTTCCGAAGTAGAGGCTGAGATTGTAGAGGAAAAGCCAGAAGAAACTAATCCGGAAGAGCTTGAGAAGGAAGAGATCACATTCGCCGGTGGTCGTTTGACTCCTGAGGAAGCTGATGCTATTATGGATGCATCGTTTGGCGGAAACGAAGCTGATGGGGATGAGGATGAAGGATCCGAGTCTGATGATAATGGAGAGGAAGGTGTTCCCTATTATCAGATCGACGCCTTTGCTGATTTCGAGTCCAATTGCGACAATATTGTCAGAATATCTGATGATGTAAACGTCGTCTCCATCAACCTCGATTATCTGGATGATTCCGACCCGGATGTTGTGAATCGAGATAATTCTGCTATTAACGTTGTGGTTGGCCAGTACTACACCAGCATGTATGCGTGGATTCAGCAAACTCTTATCCATTATCGTCCTTCCGTTATTTTAACTCCAGACGAATATAATTCCATGATGTCTGGTGTTGAGACGTATGATCCGTTCCAGTATATGTTCTTTAAGCTCGGAACGAAGTACGTTGCATGCTATAGCCTGACGGACCGGTTTTATGACACGATTAAAGATCTACTGCATTATCTGTCCGCCAACAACCAGCTTACTTCGTTCTTTAAGAAGTATACAAAAATCGTTTCTGATATCGATGGTTTCAGTTTCGTGAATACCAATAGGAAGTATTCTTGGATGATGAATAACATTGTCAATTCCGAGATGAATGATTCGGAGATGAAGGGTGCGTTTATTTCCGATTTCAAAAAGGATGCAATTTATTCGGATCCGGATGATCAGATCGAACCGATCACGTTCAATGACCTTGACGCTAGCTCTATCACTGGTGGCGAAGAGGACAAGGAATTCTATGATTTGATTTTAAAGATCATCTACGGAATCACCCATGAGATTGAACTGGCCGATGACGACGAGGACGATGATGAGGATACTCCAGTTACTGAAGCAGAAGTAGTATCTGAGGTTCCTTCTACTCCTCCGGAAGAAAGGAATCCTAATCAGGAAATGGTCAATGCAGCAAACACCTTGTTTACGTTAACTGCTGATAAGAAGGTTGACCTCGATGATGTCGGTATGGTCGCTCGTAAACTCCAGGATTTCGTGAATAAGGAAGTTGCGGAAGCACGAGGTAAACTCAATCCGGAAGAACTCGTCGAGGATGATTCTGATGACGAGGTAGAAGATGACGATTATATTGAGGAGGAATACTTCCCGAATCGTCGTAAGGAGGTTAAGAAAACATCCAACCCTGTCAAGAAACCCGTACAGAAAAAGAATAACAGCGACGATGATCCGAATGCATTTGTGATTCAGCGTCGTTGAGGAAGGAGTAATTGTCTATGATGTACTTCATGGATGGCAAAACGCTAATCAAGAAGTATCTCGTGGACAGAACCCCTGAAGAAATTCTCCAGACGCAGTTCGTTATTGTGTCTGGAGAAATTATCAAGGGTTCGTTCACAGAAGCAGAAAAGGACGTCCTCGGAGGCAAGGTTACCAATGCAAGCATTTTGATGCCTGACATGGTATATATCATTGACTCCGATGAATTCGAGCATAGTGAATATGCTAAGTCTTACATCGAGAAGCTCGATAGAAATAAGCCGTTCATCGCCACGCTTATTAAGGGATACTACGAGCTTAACTGCGATGTCGTATTCGTTTGTGCACATAACGAGCGTAAGTACAAATACCTTGACCTCTTAGCAAAATACGTTCGGTCTGAGTTCATGGGATTCAACATCTATGACTACAAGAAGTCAGGCCCTCTTCAGCGTAGTTCGGATGATCTCAGTGAGCACGAGCTTGACATTCTGATGATGTGCGATGACATCGTTGATTCTACGAAGAAACAAGCCCACAGAAAACTGATGGCTACGAAAGCTGGCCGTCGTAGATGGGCACAGGATCTGAGTGACAAGAAAGTCAAGAAAGAACTCAAGAAGCGCGACGAATATGAGTCTGGTATGACAGACGCTGATATGAGAAGGAAACTCCTCGATCTTTTGAATTCTGAATACGAGTCTTGACCTTTTAGGAGTAGTTGGCGGGCGAAAGCCCGCCACTACCCCTTTTTTATTTTCATTATGATTTTCACAGGAAATTAACTACTTGGAAAAGGATGATGAATGATGGAAGAAACCACATATAGTAGCCTTTATCTCAAGGATAATTACCTCAATAAGAATATTTCCATTTTATCTGGTAAAACGATTATCGAGTACGATTTGAAGAGTGCTAATACTTCTCTATGTTCCGAGTACAATCTTTTGCCACAAGCTCAAATTGATGCAATTGCAGCTTTACCGAGAACGAAGCGTGTTGTGAAAATCGGTAAGCTGTGTAGAAAAGATAAAGCTTTCAATGAAGGACTAAAGAAAGCTTTCGTTGATATCCGAAGAAGATTCTTTGAAGCAAATAATATCCAGGACGAAGATATTCTTTGCATTAAGAAGGATGCTATTTTTTGTCTTCGGAAGTGTCCTAATAACAGATTTGGCCCATGTTTGTTTAGACCGAAGAATGTCTATTCGTCCTATCTTTATTTACCTCCTTTGGAGGTTTACTATAAATCAGCTCTCCGTCCTGATAAACGAGAAATCTGTGTGAAGGGTATTTCAGATGAAGTTCTTACTTTACATGAGGACTATATCTTGAAATTCCTTATGAAGATTTTTGGTTATATTGAATCAGGCAATCGCAGAGAGCTTTACAAATATCTTTCTGATTTTACTACCGGGTATAAGCATAAAACACTTGAACCTGGATACTATCGTGAGTTTAATCAGAATAGTAGGATGATCTCTGATGATGGAGTTACATCCTACGATGATGACACTTTCATTCCTTATGAAGGAAGAGAAAAAGTTAATCATCTCAACATCGACTATAATTTCGCAAACGTATTGATTCCCTTGATGAAGATTTTGATCTATTAAGGAGGAGTGAATGTGCTCGAAGTTGTATACGATGAAAAATATGGAGTATGTCAACCAGATGGATTGATTCCTGCTTGGATTTGTCAATACTTCTATAATCATCACGATGAAATCATGTCAACTGGTTTCAGGTTGATTCTTAATGTATCACAGTATCAGTTCATTGACGATCTGATTCTCTTCTTGAATGAAGTTCCTGAGTATTATGCTCATACGAAATTCTTCTATCATGAAAGGGAATGCCACAAACTTAAGCGGAATTGGAATAAAATCGATTTCCTTCCGTTTAAGTTTAGAGATGAACTCGATAAGGCAAAGTATCGTTATGATATGATGCCGGATAAAATAACCACGTATGCTTGCAATGTACGCAAAACATACGTGGAAGAAACTGGCCGATACCTCTATGAATTAATTCTTAGCAGTTGACCATTTTAATGTAACGGTTAAGCCTGAGTAATGTTATTCAGCTTAACCGTTACATTTTTATCGACGTAGGTAAACACTGCAACGAAGGTTCTCTTTTGGATATACTTCATGAGGTACTCTTCCGTCATAACGAGATTTTTATCACTGAATACTTCAGGTCTTAATGACTCAAATACACTGCGTGCAATATCCTCAATATCTTTGTCAATATCTCTATTATTGATATTGGAACTGAGGAAGATTTCATATCGTTTATTATTGATTAGCTCAAGGGATACTGTGTCATCAATCAATGTAAGAAGTTCCCTCGTACACTTGATTCGTTGATCGATTTCAAGTGTCGGCTTATTATCATTGAAGTCATTGATGATCTGATTATTATTATCTGTAATCTCTTTAATCTGAGAAGCATATTTATTAGTTGTATATAGGTATCCTGACAGGTAGCCACCCACTACAGAGAATACCACAATACCAAATGCAATAAGAAGCGCATACTGAATTGGTAAATTCATTTTTAGTCTCCTTTCTGAGCCGATATACGGATTAACGTATCATTGAGCTGGAGAATATTGAAATCGTTGCTATCATACATCATAGAACGATCGATGTACTTATTGAGTTTTTCCTTTAAGCGATCACTCATTGCAACACCATATCTTTCAATGAATGCATTCAGATCGCCCCAAGCCTGATTATAGTTGATGAAGATATTTCGATTGTGAACCTCCTCATGAACTGTAGCAAGAAGCATGACAACTTGGATATGGTTGAGTTGATGCTCATTCAATACTTCATCCGCAATACGGAAAGTACTGATCTTCTTATTATTTAGAAGGAACCATTCTGTCATGATCTCACAATAATCAAATAGAGTGAAGATAGGACCATGATGCATTTCGATCTCGATTTTACCTTCAACATCAGGTTCTACTTCAGGTAATACCTGGCAATGATCAAGACCGATTACATTTTTGAGATAATAGATGTATTTAGAATAACGATCACTCGTTCTAACCATACGCTCACAACCTTTGATAAAGTTGGTGTATGAGTCGATATTTGAGAAATACTCAACCCCTTTATACAGAGGGATTTGATACATGCTTTCTCCAGCATCAATGAAGGGAATTAGTTTTCCTGAATCATTTCTCTCCTGATTGTATTCAATACCAGGAAGATTTCTAGGCATATGAATTACTCCTCTCTTTCTAGGGTTAATAGGATGTTTTCAGGTCATATTCTTATTGACCCTAGAAACTAATGCTTTTTGACATTGGTATAAGCTCTAAAATCTATTATGGAGGTGACTAAAGTAAATGGGTGATGTAAATATGCTAACGCAGCTTTACGATGACTTTATTATCATCGTAAGAGATTCAGTCATCAAGTACAAAGCGAAAGCTGATGAACTTGATACACTTGAAATGACAAAAGCTGCTGATGAATACGTCCGAGCAGCTCAAAAGAAAGACACCTTCGGTAATTACTACTATACAAAAGACGAAATTATCGAAGCCTTTGAAAAAGGCAGTCATAGCATCGGTGATGGTGATTATCAGGTATCTGAGTCAGAAATCGATGAAATGGTTGCTAGTAGATTTTCTATTCCTCCTCTGTATGAGAAAAAGCGTACTTTAACTAACTCATATACTGGTGAGACATATGAAGAAGTCCTTTGGACTTACGATCTTCGTACTGCACTGGTTGAATTACATAGAGCGGATATTATCAGTAAATATGAAGAGAAAAATAACTACTATCGTATGCTGATGGGTCTGCCTGATTATGGAACGAGTGAAGATGACTATCTTTACGTACCTCGTGATATCGCCGAAGAGTATAACATCGATACAATGAAGCCTATTCATGAACTGGATATTGGTCAGATGTCGGTGCTTTATACGATTGGATATATCGATACTTTGATCAAGAAGTATCCTGATCGCAAGTATCTTCAGTATCTTGGTAGTAAAGCAGTTGATAATGTCACAGCGCGTTCTGCTAAGGCATTTGAGATCATTCGAGTTCCTTCTGTATCCTCGGCTACTATGTGGAATAGTTTCTCTTTGATCTATTCTCAGTGCCGTGAATATTTCATGAGCTGTATTTACGTTGGTGAGCACCGTCAGACGATTTCGTATTACGATAACTTCATTGCCATGTGTATTATGCTCATGACACTTCTCCAGTTCATTGCCCGTATTCTGAAATTCACCATTGAGCGTGACTTCTTTGATGAGTATTGTGTCAAGACACTTTTTGCTTGCTACAATATTCCTTACGACAGTGCTTTGGATAACGATACAAAACTTCAAATCGTTCAGAATCTGAACCTTCTGGTTCGTGATAAAGGTACGAATAAAGTTCTAGTTGATATTGCATCCATCCTTGGATTCGATCGTATCAAGATCTTTAAGTACTGCTTGTTCAAAGATCAGATCTTTGATGAATCGGGCCTTCCTGTGGTTGCTACCAAGAAGAACGAAATCACCGGTGAAGAAGAACCTGATTATGAGAAGATGTATAAAGTTAGCTTCAAGAAGCTTGATGTTAATAGTAACGACTATTACCATGTGCTTCAGACGAACTCGGTTGATCAAAGTTATCAATCGGTAACCGAAGCAGATCCTTATTGGATTAATGATGAGAATCTGATGAGAGATCTTTATGATATCGAATACAACTATGCCGAGACAAAGTATATGGGTATTTCGATTTCGTATCGAATGACTCGACTCTTCTTCGATAACGTGTATGCTCTGAAGATGCTCCTTGATAACCGTTTTAAGGAGTATACGATTTTCTTGGATCTGCCTAAGATTCTTACTTATCAGAGCATTTCCCTGTTTGATTCCGTTATGCTTCTTTGTGCTCTTACCTGTAAGATGAATCATCTTCGTGGTAATATTCTTTCTTCTCCGTCAAAGATTCTCCATGTGATGGGCTTTGATTTTAAGAGAGGATTTGAGATTCTTAAAGAGCATATGAATGAAGATGATCCGGAGCATCCATATGCTCATTATCTGGATCCAGATCTGACTAAGTATTTTTCTATTGTGACAGATGCTGGTCCTTACACAGCCGAGCAGCTGAATTCTCTTTATGGTGATATGCTGAGTCTCTATGATTTCCTTTTGGATAAAATGAGTACTTGCAAAACTATTGAAGAGTATCGTGCTTATCGTGATTTGTATTATGCTCTTTATTACTGCGAAGAGTATCAGGACGTCTTTACCGTTGGTGATGACAAAGTCTTTACTGACTGGGATATGATTACAGCCGACGTTCATACAAAACGTGGTTGGGATCTTGCTCATGTAGATACGGAAAAGAATGCTGAAGATTGTCTGGTTACAGATAAGACTCGAATTTCTACTTGCTACTATATCAGCAACCTTATCAAGGACGCTAGCGATTGCATTTTCCATCCTGCAGTGAACTCTGCAGCTCAGATCTATGAGTTTGATTCTAATGGCGTCTTTGTCAGAACCTTTGGCGATTTTACTCATAATAAGAAGATTGAGTTTGTTCCCATTAGGGGTCACAAGTATTATATTAGTATGGAACCTTCCTACGATGCTGATACTTTGGACGTTGATAGGCGTGAAGGTAAAACCATCTTTGAAGATGAGCTTGTTTCCATGGTTAATGGATGCCGCTTAGAGATCAAAGCTCGTTATGCTGGTACCTTTATGGAATACCTGATGTATCGTAATCCTGCTTTGTGGTCTTTCGTTGAATCTTGTGATATCAATATGATTCCGCAGTATGCAAATCACATTATCAACAAGCTTTTGAAGATTCTTCCCGATGTCCAGATGCTTGGTCAGTCTCTTGGATATTCTTCCATTATGGAAGACGTCCTTTTGAAGTTTATCCGATTCTTTAAGTCTTACACTGTCGACTTGCTGAATATGGAAGTTGTCTATATTCTGGATATGAAGCCTGAGAGTATGATGAGACTTTTGGATAGCTTTACATACTATACCAATCATTGGCTTAAAGATAAAATGACAATGGGATACGTTGATATGGAAGACCATACCATTTACGAGACCATTGCAACGAAGTTTAAGTTCTATGAAGGAATTGATGTCTCTGTAATGCTTCATTTGTTTGGAAGTCTTACTTGGATGGATGAAATTCATAAGATTAAAGATTACATCTGGAAGCAAGATAATCTGAAACTTACTGATGGTGATAAACCTCAGTATATTGCAGATTATATCTGGTTGAAGTCTTTCTGCAGACTTACCGACGATCTCTATTATGAGAGTCTTTATAGGCTTTACGATAATCACATTCTCTTCAGAGATGAAGCTTGGGTATCGTTCGTTGAAATGATTGCTGAAGATCATGATTTTGGATTCTATGATTTTATCAGTAATTACATTAAGGATATCTACATTGAGTCTGGATTTAGTTTCTCCGATGAATGTGCGACAAATCTCCGTCATCTTTTGAGCGATAATTCTATGCATCTTCGTGACGAAGTTTTTGCATTGAAGATTACTGAGATGGTGAGAGAACTTGACTTCATCATGTATGATCTTATTGCTAAGTACTCTAAGGAAATTGCTAATTCTGATTATGAACTTAGTCTCAAAGATACGATCAAATGGACTCCGATCCATATTGAAACTGATCGCTATCACTTTGACGATGAGGTTGCAATCAAGAATACGATTTCTGGTATCATTAGTAAGATCAAATTTATCAAAGATACTGTGGATGCCATTACAGTTTCCATCTCTCCCATGATGGGTGGTTCTTTAAGACTGCGAGATTCCCTTGGTAGAGATTATCAAGTTCATCTTAAAGTAGCAATGCATTATGCTGATACGATTCTGTCTATCATGGCAGATATCGTAGCAAATGATACATCGCTTTCTTATGAGGACAAAGTATCTCTTAGTGTGAATATCGCAAAGCTCCGTACTTCTATAAATATTACGGATGCTATCAATGGCTATGAGTCTGATGTTGCCAGTGGTGACGGTGTTGTCATGAGAGGAGAAATTCCTTATATTGACAAATACTATGGAAAAGACGATACGATGGATCTTAACTTCTACTATGATTCTATCGGTTCTACAATGAACGATAAAGTAGAGACATCTTTTGGATTTACCGATAAGTGTCTTTATACGCTTATTGATAATCCAGATGATTAACCACTTAAAAACAGTATCGTAACCTTATTTGAGAATGCATTACTCAATTTACTATAGTAAGAAAGGATGATATATATCATGACTAAGCATCTTAACGATAGCTTTTCTATGAAGGATAAGGTCGGCGGTGCTCATAAGCATCGTCCTACCCTCTGGGCTCATACTCAGATCATCGGTGGCTACGGCCTTCACACCAATCCTGAGACAGGCATGTCTGAGCTGGATGAGGTCGTCTTCGAGACTGAGAATATGGTTCCCATCGGTGGCGTCCAGTTTGCTATGGAGCAGATCTTCGGCGTTGCAGGTCCTCTGACCGTTCCTTCTCTGTCTAAGAATGATGGTATCGGTGCGACCGATTCTACCATGGAAGGCTCTGCTGACAATCCGCATCCGTATGGCACTAAGGTTTGCCTGTTCGGCATTGGTGTCGAGGGTGCTGCTGAGAACAACCTTACCGCAAATGAGGTAACTTATCTGGAGAGTAAGGTCTCCGGTATGGTTCCTTTCCGTTATACCAATCAGGCTCTGTCTGAGGATGATCAGAAGAAGTACTTTGGTAAGAAGATGGTTAAGGAGACTCAGGCATACTATCTGAAGGCATTCGATGGTGTTCCTGTGATTCACAACTTTAAGGCATCTAATGTCGAGGGTGAAGATGGTGACGAAGTTACCAGCGATGCATTCGATACTGTGTCTGATAAGACCATCCAGTCTCTGACTGAAATGAACCTGACCATTTCCAAGAAGGATATCAAGGAGTGGTTCACCGCGCAGGGTAACGTTGAGGATAGCCGCGTGAACTCCATTGCTCTGTATTCTGCTGTCTATGATGCAGAGAAGGGTGATTATGCTGACATCCACATGTTCTCTAAGCTGAATATCCCGACCGAGCCTATGAGCCTGACGAAGGATATGCACGTCATTTATCGTGTGTATGGTTCTTAAACCATCAACACATATTTGATGCCTGTAAGCTAATTAAAACTGGCCGCATGAATAAATGCCCAATACTTCTATTGGTACCATCTATTCATGCGGTTTTTTGTTTATATATTATATTTACGTATGAAAGCAAGAACCATTGCTTATCATGCAAATATATCGAATGGAGGTAATAGAAAATGTTAGATGTATCTGTAATCGGTATCGGCAACTGTGGTTCTCAGATTGCAGCGCTGGCTATGAAGAAGTTGAATATTCCCGTTCTGGCAATCAACTCTTCTGAGCGTGATCTGCAGACGTTGCCGAGTGACGTACCGACCTTTATGATCGGTGACGCAAAAGGCGCTGGTAAAGAGCGTGCTGCCGCAAAGGAAATGCTGAAGAGTAGCATCATGACGATTCTGAATGATGATAAGTATCAGGATGTTTTCGCCGTTGATGTGATCTTCATTGTCAGTTCCACTGGCGGTGGTACAGGTTCTGGTACCAGTATTTTGATGACCAACATCATTCGTGAAGTTTTCACGAAATGTACGGTTGTCACAGTCGGTGTGCTTCCTACATTGAAGGAAGCACTGAGTACTCAGCTGAATTCGGTTGAGTATCTGAAAGAGTTGTACGACAGCATGGGTGATAATACCTATATGCTGTACGACAATGATCGTCTGCCCAAGACGGCTGTTGCAATGATGCAGAGTGTTAATGAGCAGATCGTGAAAGATATTGATGTTCTTCGTGGTACCTACCAAGTTGCAACGAAGTACAGCAGTATCGACGAGCGTGATATGCTTAATATCATCAATACTCCGGGTCGTCTGGTTGTTGCTGGTGTAGAGAATATCGACAAGCGCAGAGACGTGAATAGCGTCGATATCGAAGCAGCGATTATCGAAGCGATGAAGACTTCTGCAATTGCAGATCTGGATCGTGATGGTATCGTTGCAAGAACCGGTATCATCAGCGTTCTGAATGAGGAACTGAATGATGGGTTTGATACTCACATTCCGAAGGTTCTTCAGACTATCGGAACTCCTGTTGAGGAGTTCGAGCATATCGCTGTTCTTGAGGATCGTCATATGCCGAGTAATGTATTCCTTGTATGTAGTGGCATGTCCAAGGCAAATGATCGTCTTCGTAAGATCAGTGAGCGCATCAATGAGATCAATGAAGCTCAGTCTAAGAGCAAGGCAGATGAGTCTGCTATGAATGATATTGATCTCGGCACCGCAAGTCAGAAAGTTGCACATACTAGGAAGAAGAATGAGGCTGGCTCAAATGTTGACCTCAAGGATATCTTTAGTAAGTTTGGCGTCTGATGATTTCATAAAGAGGGAATAGTAATTTAGCAGTGTGGTTACACTCTGGTAAATTCACTATCCCCTCTTTTGTGGGATAAATACACCTTTTACACAATATTATCAAGGAGGCACTAGTATGTCTAAGAAGAACAAAAACAACGGTAACCGTAATGGCGAATTCAAGATTCCCAAGGATGTTACCAAGTCCTTCCTCTCCACTTTCAAGAAGTGGAAGAAGGAAAATGATTTCTACTCCAGCAAGAAGGATGCAAAGAAGGCCTTCTATCTGGAGAAGCTCGATGTTTTCGGGCACACCGTAATCCCCCTCCTGATTCGCTACGGTTATCGCAGCGAAGTGAACGAGATCCGCAACTCCCTCTATGAGGTTATCACTGAGCCGGATTTCGTGAAGGTCACCTACAAGGCTGTCCATAAGGGCGACGGCTTTGAGAACATGATCCTGTATCCGATCATCGTTCAGGACATTGCTGAGGCACTGACTCGTCAGTGCAAGGCTGAGCCCACCGATGATCAGACTAAGGTTGTTCCGGATGTCGATGATCTCCTGGAGACCAGCAAGGAAATCCTTGCAAAGCGCCTGAAGAAGGCAAAGAAGATGGGCATCGATGAAGCAACTGCTTATAGCTGCCTGTCCATCATCCCGACTGTCGATATTCTCGACATCAAGAATGATGATAAGAGCCGCAAGAAGTTCTATATTTACCGTAGACTGTTGACGGCTATGTACACCCTGGCAAAGGATAAGCCTATGGGTGTCAAGGTCGACGATCTGATTGAGTTCGTCTTCCGTAAGGGCGAGGAGTATATTCCGACCTTTGTTGCCTGCGTTATCCTTGAGAAGAAGGAGCGCCAGAACAGCATGACCGAAACCCAGAAGCAGCTCTTCAATGAGCTCACCACTTGGGCTTTCAATAAGCTCGAGACCTTCGATAAGGAAACCATCAATCTGGTTCTCAATCTGTACCTGAATGTACGCAAAGAGGACGAGAACAATAACCGTGACAGTGCTCGCCGGTTCTATATCAGCAGCCTGCCTGAAAATGAGTATCCGAAGACTCTGGCAGCGATGAAGAAGATCGTTGAGCGATCTGAGGATAATAAGAAGTACTTCTAAGAAGTACGATAAACACAACAACTTTAATTAAGACATACAAGGAGGAAAATAGTTATGTCTAAGAATAAGAACAACCGTTACGACAGCAAGCTCGAGAAGAAGGCGAATAAGCTTTCTCGTAAGATCGATGACAATGAGCTGAACAAGGCTCTTGCCAGCAAGGAAATGGCTGATCCCGTCAAGACCATCAGCGAAAATGTCCATGGTAAGCGTTTCAAGCTCAAGGGTCTCGATGGCCGCACCAAGAAGTTGCTGAAGACCGGTTGTGTTCACAGCTACTTCAATAAGAAGGGCAAGCTCAAGCTCGCTGTTAAGCCGAGCGATGATGGCAGCATGCTGTATTGCCCGATCTGTGGTCGTACCATCAATGCTGACATCCTCAGTGAGGATGCATATGATACGATGGTCGAAACCGCCGTGCAGGCTCATGACCAGGTTGGTCTGGCTATCAGCATGCTGAAGCTCGGTAAGCCCACCTATCGCAACCACAGTGCGATGATGAATCGTACCAAGAAGTGGGAGAAGATCAACCGCAAGATTCTGGTGCTTGCCCAGAAGGACAGCCAGATTTCGGTTGGCAAGAACCATGGTAAGAACAAGAACCATGGCGGTAATGGCAACAGTGGTATTGCAGGTGGCTGGTGCTAATCTGCGTATCTAACCAAGTACGGCAATCGCGTCAGCTATATTTAACTGCAGTTAAATAGAGAATCCCAGGTGAAATTTGCTTAGTCAATTCACCTGGGATTCTTTTTTTCATGCTAGACAAGTTACTATGTTCCGAAGGATTTAATCCAAGAATATGGGAAACTTTCATTTAATCCGTATAGGACTACGCATGAAATAGAAAGGGCGATAATATGTCACAGTATAAAGACGACAAGATGGAATACATCGAGTCGGATATCCAAAAGATTCAAATGAAGACCGGCATGTATATTTCCTATGTCGGTCGTAAAGGTGCGCTTCATCTGGCAAAAGAAGTAATTCAGAATGCTATTGATGAAGCTGCTAATCCGAAAAGTCCTGCAAAGAATATTGAAGTTACTCTGGATGTGAACGATGGCTCTCTGAAAGTAGAGGACGATGGTCGTGGTATTCCGGAGACTGCTGAGATTCCCATGACGATTCTTTGCACGAAGTTAAACTCTGGTAGTAAGTTTACTCGTGAACAGGGTGGAGCTTCCTCTGGCGAAAACGGCGTTGGTTTGACTGCAACGAATGCGTTGTCTTCCATGTTCCGTTGGGAATCTCATCGTGACGGTACTTGCCATAGCATTGAGTTTGAATCTGGTAACCTGGTAAAGGATATCACGAAGAAGACTGCAAAGAAGCATGGCTGTGTGCTGAAGTTTATCCCTTCTACGAAGTACCTTGGTAAATCCGCAGTCATTAATAAGGATGACCTGAAAGAATGGTTGGATGGTATTTCGTATTTTATCCCTTCTGATTGTAAGATCGTCTACACTGTCGTGAAGGGTATGGAGAAAGTGATCTCTACTACGAAGTATAAGTCTGGTAATCTGAGTGACCTGCTGAAGTCTCATGTGACTGATACTGTCCTCATTAAGCCGAAGAATTTCTCCGGTGAAACAAAACTGAATGAAAACTTTCGTGGCGAGAAGACGATCAAGAGAAGTTTAACTCTGCAGTTTGCTTTCTGCTATTCCACCTCTCTGGAACCTTGGGTTGACTCGTTCTGTAACTATGTCAATACTACCTCTGGTGGTGTTCATCTGAATGCGGTACGAGAAGCAATCTGGAGATTCTTCATGAAGAAGACAAACGAAGCTTTGTCTGAGCGTGAGAAGAATAAGTATTCCATCCTGAAGGTTGATATCGAATCTGGTATGAATCTGGTTGTGAATATCTTCACGGATGCTCAGATGCAGTTCGTTGGCCAGACCAAGAATGAGATCTCCAATGATGAACTCTTCAATCCTATCAAGCAGATTGCATCCGAAGCTCTTGAGAAGTATTATACCTCTTCTGAGCATAAGGATGAATTGGCTGCTATTGTGAAGGTCATTAAGACGAACTGCAAAGCTCGTGTTGATGCTTCTAAGATTCGTGAGCAGACGATCAAGGAGACTGTCAATAAGTTTGACAAGCACAAGATCCCGAACTTTACTCCTTGTAATAACGATGGTAAAGCATATAAGGAACTGCATATCTGTGAGGGACGCTCCGCGGCTGGTTCTCTGGTGAATGGACGTGATCCTGATACGCAGGCATTCTTTAGCTTCCGTGGCGTTACTGCGAATGGTTTTAAGCGTGATGCTGCAACCATCCTCAATAACAAGGAGTGGTATACCTACGTCAAACTTCTGAAGACTAACTTTGGTCCGAAGTTCAATCTGGCAAATTGCTACTACGACAAGATCATCATCGAGACAGACTCTGATGTTGATGGCTATAACATCTCTTCTGGTATTGGCGCTTTCCACGCACTGTATATGCCTGAACTGGTGAAGGCCGGTAAGCTGTATAAAGCAATTGCTCCTCTGTATCACATCGATGATAAGAAGACTCCGTTCGTTCGTTCCAAGAACGAGTACATTGAAGCATATCAGGATAAGGTTCTGAAGAACTACCGTGTCGCTTTGAAGTATCTCGGTAAGGACTATCTGAAGAACTCTGTCTTTAAGCAGTTTATCTATGATACTGAGTTCTATCCTGAGGAACTGACTCGAGTGGCAAATCACTTTGGCGTCAATAAGTTCCTTGTGGAACGAATTGCAGCTTATCTTGTCATGGAAGGCTATGCTCAGAGTGACATTGGCTCTCTCTTTGCTAACCAGAAATTCCTGCTGAAGTTTACCGAAATGCTCCAGAAGAAGTTCCCTGAGCTGAAGGTTTCTGATAAGGGTTCTATTACTGGTATCATTGATGGTAAGTTCCAGTCTATCAAGATTACTGATCGATTCATCAAGAAGATCGAAGACTTGGTCCCTGTTTACGAAGAGTATGGCTATGCTATGCTGGTTCGTGAGAAGGATGGTCCTGAACAGAAGATGAGCATTGGTGAGTTCCTGGATTCCGCCAATAAGTACAAAGCAAGAATTCTGTCTCGCTTTAAAGGACTTGGCGAAGCCAATGGTAAGGAACTTTGGGATACTACCCTTGACCCCAATAATCGTATTCTGATTCAGCTTACGATGGATGATGTTGACCGTGATCTGAAGATCTTCGCAAAACTCCACGGTACTACCGAGGAAGATCTGCGTGCTCGTAAGGAAATGATGAGCGCATATAAGATCAAGCGTGACGATCTGGACAACTAATTAATCTCCAAGAAACTCTCTTCAAAGTATGTAATGGTATGGACAGTGTATACTCCCTGTAGTTACACTGTCCATGCTGTTCTTTCTGTATTTCAATAGTCAAAGAAACGTATATATAGGATGGTGTATTATGTAAACTTAACTATCCCAATAGAAAACGAAAGGTGATTTTTATGGAGCAAATCATTCGTAAGAATCTTGCGGAAGAGTGTGAGAATTACATCAAGCTCTTTGGTGCTAATAAGAATCTCTACCGCATTATTCCGTCTATGATTGACGGATTGAAACCTGTCCAAAGACGATTCCTGTATTCTCTGTATAAGGGAAAGGGTCGTACCCAGTTTATCAAAATGGCAAAAGCAGCAGCTGATACTACTGCTGCTTATCATCCTCATGGTTCTGCATCGGTTGAAGACGTTGGTGCAAAGATGGCTTCTCCGATCGCAAATAATCTGACTACCGTAGAAGGTCAGGGTAACTTCGGTTCCTATAAGTCAGACGAAGCAGCAGCTTCTCGTTACATTGAGTGCAAACTCTCTAAGTATGCGCTGGAGTGCTTCTTCAAGGATTTCGACATCTCCAATGTGGATATGAAACCTACCTACACTGGTGATGATGTCGAACCTGAATATCTCCCTGCAAAATATCCCAATGCATTAATCAATCCTCAGCTGTCTGGTATTGGTTATGCATTCGCATCCAATATTCCTCCCTTCAACTTTAAGGAAGTATTGGAAGCAACCATTACGCTCCTGAAGAATCCGGAAGCAAAAGTTATGCTGATTCCTGATTCTCCTACTGGAGCAGATGTCGTGGATGATGGTCAGTTCCCTCGTATTAACTCTGACGGCATTGGCACATTCACGCTTCGTGGTAGATGCGAAGTGGATTCCCAGAAGAACATCATTACGATTACTTCGATTCCTCTTCAGACTACTATTGATGATATCATTCGTAAGATCGTCGAACTTCGTGAGAAGAAAGTCTTTGATGAGATCAAAGACATTAAGGACTACTCTGGCGAGCGAAATGTGAGAACTCTCATTTATCTTGACCAGAATGCAAATCCTTATCAGACGATCGAGAAACTCTATACGAAGGGAACTGGTCTGAAGAAGACTTACCCGGTTGGTCTTAAGATGGTTGATGACTATCGCGACTTTGATTTCGGAGTTAAGTCTTTCCTTCTGGAGTGGATTTCCTATCGTAGAGACACAGTCCGTTCTTCCTTCAACTCGAAGCTGATTGCTACGATGGAAGAGAAGAATATCAACGATGCCCTGCTTCTTATCCTGAAAGGTGATAACGCAGAAGCAACCATCAAGCTTGCTCGTAATTCCGCCGATCGCAATGCATTCGCAAAAGCTCTGATGCAGAAATACGGCATTAACTCTCAGCAAGCATCTACGATTTCCAATATGCGCATTCAGGCATTTACCAAAGATGCGTATGCTGGATACAAAGCCAAAGCCCCTGAGCTGATTGCACAGATCAAAGAGCTGGAAGCAACTCTGGATAATGATGAGAAGATCGATGAAGTCATTATCCAGCAGCTTAAGGAAGGCATCAAGATGTTTGGCACTCCTCGTAAGAGTGCCGTTGTGAAGGAGAGCGAGGAAGATGAGATTGAGTCAACTGACCATGTTGTTGCTATCTCTGAGGATGGATTCGTTAAGAAGGTACTCCTCAGCGAGAGTAATGTTGGGAAGATTGGGGAAAAGCTCAGTACTCGTACGATGGTAATTCCCGTGAATAACGAGCGGTCTCTGATCGTGTTCGATAGTAACGGTATTGCTTATCGTCTTCCAGTCCATACTCTTCCGGATGCAACTCCGGATGATGATGGTATTCCTCTGGCAAGGTTCTGCAAAGATATTGGTAAGGTAGTTGCGGTCCTTCGTCAGCCTACTAAAGGTCAACTTGAGAAGCATTCTATCTTTGGTATCTTCCTTACTCGTAAGGGTATCATGAAGGCTATCAACATCAACGAGATGTCTTCCAATTTCAAGACTATGTCTGTGATCAACGTTACCGATGGCGATGAGCTTGTCAACGTTGCTTGCTCTATCGACAAGAGCATCAACAACATCGTGATCTATACAGATGAAGGTAACGGCCTGCGCAAGGAACTTTCTGACATTCCTGTTATGAAGCCTGCAGCACAGGGTAAGTCTATGATCAGTCTGGCTAAGGGTGAGCATTGCGTTGGTTTCAATGGAATCTCTTCCAAGGATAAATTCATTCTCTATGTCACTGATCTCGGTAGAGCAAAGGTGACTGAGATGAAGTACTTCCCTCTGGCTAAGAAGAAGGAAATGGTCTCCTTGCTGAGCATGGATTCCAATGAGCGCCTCGTTAGGGTTTGCGGTATTCAGCCCGGTTCTAAGATTATGGCTTATACTAAGACTGGTTCTGAGGAAATTCCTTCTGGAGATGTACCTCTGCTTACTAGAGCAGCGGCTCCGAAGAAAGTCTTCAAGTGTGGTAATAGTCGGAATAAGATTCTGGCTGTTAACATTAATCAGCCAGAATAACTAATAAATCCACAGTGAGAATCATACGAAACTCACTGTGGATTTTTTTTTGTATTTAGATGCTCTTGCACAATTTACTAAGTAAATTCTAATAGAGGAGGCCACTAATGAAAACGACTGAAATTCACGATCACATGTTAAAGAGACTCTATAAGATCACAAGCGTTTTGATGTTTATCGTTGGTCTTATTATTACGATCCGTGTGGAATCTACATGCTGGAATTTCTCAAGAATCTACGCATTGACTCATTGCCTTGATGAAATCATCGTTGGTGCGATTGCGTTCATTGGTGGATTCTATTTCATGTATAAAGTGCGTCATTATGACGCAGATAAAGAAGGTGATTAAACTATGGATATGAAATACTTCCAAGCTGGTAGTGGCGGTATGAGAAGTGCTGGTACTCCACTCGATGCCCCTTGGGCTGGTAAGAACGGTAGAGATTCTATGTGCGTTTGTATTCCTGCTATTGAGAGATGGTTGAAGGATGAAATCAACGCACGTAAGAATTGTGCTTGTCCCGGTTGCGAGTATTCTAAGAATATGCTGAGACAGCTTCAGAATATCGTTGCTATTTATAAGAATAGCCCTGAAGGAAAAGAGCATATTTGCAATAACGAAAATTGTGTTAAATGTGAATGCTGCAATCCGAGATTGAAAAAGTAAATTTTACGCAACGGAGAAGTAATAGATGGAGAAAGATGATTCTCTGGTCTATTACTTCTTTTATTGGAGGAATATATTATGGCTGGATGTGGTTGTCTTTTGGTGATCGTAGCTGCGATTGCTGCCATGCTTTGGATTACAGCAATTCATATTACGGTCGTCATTCTCTCCGTCGCATTGAAGGTACTTGCAGTGATTGCCGTCATTGTTTGTGCCATTTTTATCGTTGGCATTTTTGTATCGAAATAATAAGGAGGATTACATTATGAATGTCACTATGGATTATGATGATTACTGCAAGATGATGGGCAGTGGTCTCGTTGCACTGATTGTCCTTGGCATTATTGGCTGGGGAATTTGCAAGCTGGATGATTATCTGGCTAAGAACTAACAAAAAGCGAAGATGACTCGTACTTAGGAAACGAAAACTAAGTACGAGTCATCTTCTGCTGTATATGAATCAAGGAGGAAAATATGGTATCTCTTATCCATATGTAAAGGGTATAATGTCCATTTGATACAGATTATTCCAATCATCAAGAAGCTGTTTTCTCTGATCAGCAGCATTTTGCCAATCTTCGAGCTTCATCTGAATGGTACCATATGCAGTCTGGATTTCATTATAATGCTTCATCATCTGATAGAGAGCATCCTTTACATCGAGTTCAGCTAAATCATGGAAAGATTCTTCCATGGTTGTTGTGATAGAATTCAAGTTCTTATCATGCATTAAACCAATCTCGAAGACGAGCTGTGAGCTACAAAGCACATTGTACAGCTGGATTTTACGAGGAGGGTAATAATGGAATAAGAGCTTAGGAACTGTCTGTCTTGATAAGCCAAGACCAGCATTGGAGAGGATAGCCTGATTGATCATATTACCATGAAGAATTGGAATACCGCCACCCCAATAACCAATGCCAGAGATATCAGCTTCGTCATATCTGACATCAATCACCTGCATGATTTCTCTTTCAACGAAGATATCAGGCAAAAGATAAGTTTCCCAGTTCGCATGCTTTTCCAATCTTTTCAGATCTGTAAGGTCGAATCTGTAGGTTTCGACATAAGGACAATACGTACTGAAAGTTCTCAGTGTGATATTCTGGATAATGTCAGTAATGAACTGATCGGGATTTTCGATTGGAAGAGCAATGGAGTAAATACCAAGCTCTAACTTAATACGGGTTACTAATGTAGATAGATTCATGTGTACTCACCTCCAATGAGTAGTGAGTATTACTTGCCGTAAGAACGGAAGAAATCATCCACCAGTTTCTTGGACTTATGGTTGATACCACAGTAAATTGTATTGGAATCCTGATCACGAATGATCATATTCTTACGATTCTTAGAGAAGCCCATGACAGAATCCAGATCCAGATCAAAACCTTCCAGCATAACCTGTACATTAGGATCATTTGCAGAAACACGACCAATCAGATCCTTCATCGGAATGGCGATATCAGAAGATTCACTGACGAAGTGATTGCTGGTCACAATCTTATTGCCATCGGGGCTCTTAGTGACAAACTGGTTGTCCACAGAACGAATTTGCTCAGCTTCACGGTGAGACTGGAACAGAACCCAGTCATATGTGATGATCTGACGGACGTTAACGACGGGCTTGGAATTCTTGATTGTCATAGTTGCAATAGCACGGCAACTAAAACCGGGAACGAAACCCTGCACCATCTTCTTAGCCAGATTCATACCAGCTGCAGTGCCAGCATCACTCTGAATACGAGAAACCAGAAGGTTACGTTCCACATGAGGATTCAGCATCTTGTGAGAAGTGTTATTCATGTCAATATCACGAATACGCTCAGGAGCAAGGGGCTGATCCTTATAAACAGGAGTCGGATGGTTCATTTCACCAAACCAACCGCCATGAGACAGATAATGTTGAATACGCTCGGTCTTCAGACACTCTTCGATATTAACAGCTTCATACATACGGGAGTTACGGTTCATGACACCAAATGAATGGATGCAAGACTCAAACTCAACGTAGAAGACGTCACCATCATTATGAACCTTGAGATCTTTGACTGTATTCTGCTCAGGAGAAGTCTCTTCAGCAAGATACATCACACCAACGTCTTTGTCAAGAGTCATAGATATATCAATCCTTTCTTTATTAGTATTAAAGGCTAAAAGCTTAAATTAGTGTTTTCAGGTGGCTCTTTATGGAATAGTGATTTTACCGTAAAGTCTCGAATTATAATGATATATTATAAATGCGAATAATAAGAAGGGAATAGAAATATAACCTTCAAAAAATAAAATCAATTTTGTATGATCCGTAGAGATCAAGAAAGGATTCCACTATGTTTAACTTCTTCAAAAAGTCCGCTACCACTACTGTCAAGACCATGAGCTCCAGCGAATTGAACGCAAAGTACAATCCCATCAACAGCACTGACCCGTACGTTCAGTACGCTCTTACTGGCAACCTCGAGCATGCTGCAAAGTATGCTCAGACCCCTGCACAGAAGAAGGCTTTCGCAGATGCAAAGGCCGGTGAGGATGCATACAATCGCATCTTCAACAACAAGAAGTCTGATGACCACAAGTACGTGGCATCCGACATCGGAATGGATCGCGATGCATTCGATAAGATGATGAACGATCCTAACGCAACCCTGATCTTTAAGTAATCTCCAATACGAAATAAAAACACACATGAGTGCTGGCGAGCACATTAAAGATACGCAGAAAGGAATCAATTATGTTTACTAAGAAGACTGAGAGCAAGAAGACCATCAACATCTTTGGCAAGATGCCTGAACCGAAGAAGTCCTGTGGCTTTAGCTCCGCATTTGAGAAGGACGTTATGAAGTCCTTCAAAGAAGACACCAAGAAGATGAGCAAGCAGGATCGCCTTAACCGTGAGATTGCTTGCCAGAGCGTCTTCGGCATGAGCTCTGAGAAGTTCATGAAGACCATCCTCAAGTAATTCATAGAACGAAAGAAACAAACATGAGTGCTGGCGAGCACATTAAAGATACGCAGAAAGGAATCATCATGAAAAAATTTAATGTCATCATCAATAACTACATGGATACCGATCATGGTACTATCACTATCAATAGTACCATGATCGCTGAAGGTATTTCGGAGAAGGATGCGTTCAATATGCTGCAGGTAATCAAGAGTGATTTTGATCACCGTCGCCCCGAAAATACTAAGTTGTATTATACGGACGAAGCCGCAAGCGGATCCGGAAACTTGTACTTCGTGAGCCGTGATTGGGTTAAGTACAATTGCCACTTCAATGAAGTGGCAACCATGCACGAAGTGCGGTAATTGTTCCGCATCCGTAGTTCGAATTTAACAAACATGAGTGCTGGCGAGCACATTAAAGATACGCAGAAAGGAATCAGATATGAAGACCATCAACATCAGCAACAACATCATCGATACTAAAAAGATGAGCCGTCTTATGAAGCTCGAAGACGGCGACAACTCCACGCTGTATATCGTGCAGTCAAAGGCAGACTGCATGAACGATTTTCACTATGAGGTTCTCACTCCTGTAGATGAGAGTGAGAGCAGTAAGCTGATCACCACTCCGATCATGGTGCTCAGCCGCAACGGTAAGGTCGAACAGATGTATCGCGGAATGTGGATCGGCGATACAACTGTTGATCGGATGGATTACCTGGACGTCACCTGGTTTCATCCTACCACTGTCCGTGACTTCTTCGAACTGCTCTCGAGAATTGAGTGGTTCGAAGATCTCTATAGCTGGTCTGATGAAATGGAGAATTTCATCGCCGACTATGGTTACACGGGCAACGATGTCATTGTGACGGTAAAGGTAAACCGTCGTGACATCAAAGCAATCACTTACGTACTGAAGTACGAAAGTGATGTCGGCATGTATAAAGTCTACATGGCAAGCAAGATCGATTTCTAAAAACCAAATAAAATACTGGCCAGTCAGTATAACCTGGAGAAAGAGAGAAAATTATGAAGAACCTGTTTAATGCATACGTCAACTACTGCAATACTTGTGAGGCCAAGCGTGATGCTGCTCGTAAGGCAAGCCGCGAAGCTCACCCCGTGTTCTATGGCATCATGGATGCCATCTCCGCCATCATTACAATCATCGGTATCATCATGATGATCTACTCTGCTATCCAGTGGGTAGCAGAGAAGGCTAACCAGTTCAAGCGCCTCATCCACAAGGCCGTGATCAAGACCAAGTTCGATCGTGATCGCTATGAACCGATCGATGACCCTGCCGATGACACCGATACGCCTCACGAGGCATAAATAAAAGAGGGACCTAACATCCAGTTAGGTATCCCTTCTTTTTTTGTATTCTTCTTGTTACTTTACCTATAATTAATATATAAATACAAGGAGGATCATAGAAAATGAAAAAATCTTTTTGTATCGCATATGGCGGAAATACAGCATCTTTTATAGATGCCACGAAAGTAACTCTTTTGAATCCGTTGCGTGGATTAGATCATCTTCATAAGTCGAAAGAGAAATATAACGTTGGAAATGATCTGTTGTATCACACAATTCCGAAAGGTTCCAATAAAATTTCTGTCATTAAAGGAAATCCAATTCGTTGTATAAAACTCGGATATGATGGATCTCCAAAAGTTCCTGTGTATTTGATCATGGATTCCGATTGCTCATATCTTGCCTATGTAGATAAGTTTAATACAATCCAAAACGTCATTATCTGTAAAGGATACAATCCATTTAGTTTCCTTACGAAGAATTTTACAGTGGATGAATCCTTCCTATCTATTGGAAGCGATTTCTATCAGGTTGCATTGCCGAAATCTATTTATGATTTCGTTATTCGTGGTGGAAGATATGCAATCTTTGAAGGACTTAAAAATAACTTTATAATCACACCCACCATTTGCAAGAAAAAGAATATCGAAGATGTTTCCATGTATACCTACAAAATTCTTGGTGCAGGAAAAGAAGAATATGAAGCTCCCATGATCGAGTATGTCAATGGACAATTTTCTCGTTTGATTCAATTTACGGATGAACGGAAAGTAGTTCTTGATGAACATGATTTGAAATCAGATTCTGAATTGAGATGGATTACAAACTTCAGATGGCCATCTTTAAATTCTTGCCTTAAGAATTATTCTAATTATTATATGGTGGATATGTATATCGTCAGTAATACACTGAGAGTAGATGGTTGTATGAGTAATCACATCTTTAGTTTCATTACTCGTAATAATAAGATTAAGAGTTTCATATATGACCCAATGGATGGGAGTATGACTCTTATCCTGTAATAATCATTCTTTCCTATAATGATATATTATATTAGTATCATAATAGGGAAGGAGGATTACATATGCAAACTGCTTCTATTCAGCAAATGGATACCTGCAATGTCAATAACTTGACAAAGCAGGTATCCTTTTTGAACCTGAATGAGAATCAGGTCAACACAGTGGAAGAAAATACCGAGTCACCCTTAACCAGCCCTCGGTATTTTCCTTCCATGTTCGTTCCGTTTGCTAAGACAGCCGGCCTACGGGTTGGCTCCGTCAATCCAAACGAAATGAATGATGATGAACTTGCAGAATACTTTGTTAGTGCCGGTTATCCGGATATGCGAAAAGTATCCGCATGTTCAACACAGCATCGTGTGCTTGCTAATGAATTCGGTGACAAATTCACCAAATACGTCATGTAAGTACACTACAAGAGAAAGAATGTGGGAAGCAGAGTCTTCCTGCATTCTTTCTTTTTTGTATATATGGAAATAAAAAGCCACCATGAGTTTTTTTATTTACTCATGGTGGATATTATTAGTAGTTCAGTTCCTCAGCATCAACAAGAATTTCTTCAGGACTTACTGTAGAAAGCTTGCTGTGAAGAACAGGGATGATGGTATCATACATCACCTTGTAGAGTTCCTTATTTTGGTTAAATGCTTCATGCATTGTACGACCAGGGAACTTCATATCCTTACGGTCACCAAAATAGTAACCGTTGATATTACCACCGAGCAGACCAATCTGCTTAGCATAGTTTACAGAAGAACGAATGGAATCATATCCATGGACTTTATCAAACACAAGGGGTACAGATACACCATCCGAATTACTGCGGTTCTTGATAAAGGTAGCAGCAACACCAAATCCATCGAAACCATTATTCTCGACATCATAGTGCTCACTGCCAATCGAAGTAAGACGAATCATCGTATTGGTGTAATACTGCAGGGCTTTACCGGCGGGCAGAGTTTCGTTCTGCTTCAGGCCACGCATTTCTGCAGGCTGAGGAACACCCATGCTAATCTTATCCTTGATATGGTTAATCAGAATCAGGATGATATTAGAAGCTTTCAGCATCTGCATGATTTCCTTCAGGAAACGAGTCATAAGACCAGCAAAGCGGGAGCTATCAGTCTGGGAAGAAATGGTATCCATCTCAGCCTGTCCATCTTTCGTATTTTCATTGATGTACGAAGTCATGGATGCAACCGAGTCGATGATAATGACAGTGGGAACATATGCGTACACTTTCTCACCGAATTCATCAACTTCGCCAGTATCATACTTATAATCATCCGGATTAGCGGTTTTTGTACGATACAGTTCTGCGATAGTCTTTTTGATTTCCTCAATGGAAACACCAAGCTGACGTACGATGTATTTACCATCCTTTAGCTCTTGAGGAGTAAAGCGACTCAGAGTAGAAATACGAGTCATATTAGTACCACCCTCAAGGTCGAAGTGAAGTACGAAGCCGTTATCAAACGGACGTACGATGCTGGACGCCAGCTGAGTAGCCAGAGTAGTTTTACCAACGTGTGTCTTACCGACAATCGTCACAATGGAACCGCAAGTAATACCAATAGAAGGGTAAGTTGTTTTTACCTTACCATTGTCATCGTATACGTTTACATTGAAACCCATAGCATAGTCAAGTGCAGGGAATCCGGTTTTGTATGCCGTAAAGGTAGCGTTTGTGGTGAACATGTCACCAGTCTTTGCGTTGTTACGTAACGCCTGTAATAAAAGATTCTTACTCATAGGTCGACACTCCTTTTTATACTTTCGGTTAGAAAGCTGTTAAATGGTATATTGATAAACAGGAGACATTATCCAGACTAGATGTCATAGATAATGTCTCCTGATAATGTGTGTTATAAAATGATCGTAACTTTATCTATTGCTCGTGTAATTGCTGTATATTGTAACTTTTTATATAGATTGTGTGGAAAAGTTTCAAATCTCTTTTCATTTACAATCAAGACTCGATTGTATTGGCTGCCCTGAGAAAGATGAGTAGTAATCGCATAAGCATACTCAAATTTATTCAGGTAGTTAAACTGATGAGGATCAGGTTCACCAGGATCCATCTGCAAGTAATCCAGATCAATTACAAGATTTTTGAATCGTTTTCCTTTCGGAACGAAATCCGGATGGAAATCAATTGTCATCTGACCTGGCTTCTGAGGATCATCATCAATCCAATCAATGTCTCCAGCAGTACCATTCGTAAGATAAAGAATACGATTGATTGTGCGCTTCCAGTTATTTTTTCTACAGATGATGCGTTCTCCAGCTTTCGGCAGGTCTTCACGCTTCCTACCAAAGAATTCTTCACGATAGAAATCGTTTACAGCACCACGCATTCTATTACTATAAGTAAGAACGATATCGTTTTGCTTTAGTAATTCTTTCGTGATTTTAGTACCATGATTGAAGATGATACTTTCTCCGTATTGACCTGCTTCAAGCGGGATATTATTCAGAACGAGCTGAGATAAGTAGATAATAGGATTACCTTCTGCTTGTCTCATAATCTGAGTCAAATGGTAATCAGCAGTCTTTAAGAAGAATGGATTACCAATAACTGGAGGCAACTGATTCAGGTCACCCATGGCAATAACCGGAATACCATAGCTAAGGATATCCAAAGCTATTTCTTCTGATACCATAGACGCCTCATCAATCACAATCAATTTGAGGTTTGGATTATAGAGTTCATCCTTTTTCTTGAAAGTCCAATGGCATTTGATATGTCCTTTCTCATCAAAGACAGGAATCATTTTACCATTTTCATCCTCTTCAAGAATAGGCTCTTTCACATAGTCGTAAATAAGACTGTGAATTGTCTGTGCAGGTAAGCCATTCTTGGCCATAACCATAGCAGCTTTACCCATAAATGCAACGAATGCACAGTCATCCAAATCAAGACCGATACGGTCAATGAAGTAATTCACAAGGAAAGTTTTACCAGCACCGCTAACACCGGATAATTCAAATACTTGCTTATCTCCGGATTCCCACCAATTTTCGATGAGCATGAGTGCTGTTGCTTGATCTTTATTTAATTCAATACCCATATTGATAACCTCCTTGAAAGGTTTGCTTATGAGATCTGTTTTCGTGAATATTGACTATGAAAACAGAATTTTAAGCACTTTAACAAAGGAGGGAAATTCGTTATGTCTACCACAGGGTTTGACATGATTTATTCGATTGATAATCAGGAATATGGTTTCGTTCCGGAGAATTTCAAACCTATGAGACGACAGGAGCGAATTACTCTTGTAGTCCCTCGTATTATGAGTTCTCTTACTGCAACCGGTACTGGTAATATCACAGCGAATAAGTTATTTGCAAATGATTCTGAATGCAAAATCAATAATCAAAAGTCTGTAAAGCTCGCAAAAGCTTTTACAGTGGAAATGCAGGATAGCAATACTTGGATGGATAAGATTAATTCCGATGGTGAAGTTGAAAAAGGACGTAAGTTCACAGTTGATTTCATTAACGGTAATATCCAGTATCCGTATGCAACTACGAAATAAGAGAGGAAGATCTTATGTATATGATGACCCAGGGTGAGAAGCCTACTGGTGAGTGCTATCTCATTCCTCCCGATGACAATGGCGTTGCATGGCTCGTTGCTCACTACTATGATGGTAGTAATGTGAAACTGATTCGTTTCAGAAAGCCCGAAAGTTCTCCTACTGGTAATTCTCCCATGCAACGTATGTATGACCTTGAAGATAATCAGCTGAAGCTGGCTAAAGTTCTTGTGAAAGTTAAAGGTATTATCATGGCACTTACAGGATTCGATGTCGATTCTGGTGGTGATCTTCCTGCTGTTATTTCTGACCTTACGGCAATTAAAGGTGCTCGTGATGGTCTGAATGATTGTGGTGATGCTGAATACCTTGTCACAAATGTCGAGCAGCTTCTCAACCAGAGAGGTTGGTGATAATCTATGCCAGAGAAAATGTATTACTCAACCATTCAAGAGCTTATTGATCAGGTTGAGAAAAAAGAAATTAGCTATCGGAATCTTCACACCACTTTCTGTATTCGACAGAATGATGAAGTGATTCAGGTTCCGTATAAATCAATGATTCGTGAATACATGGATCTGATGGAAAATGATGCTATTACAGTATCACTTCCCGATGATGAAGTTCGTATTTACAAGTATAAGCCAAAGAAGCTCAGCTATGACCTTTATGGTACGACTGAACTTTGGGCAGCAATTCTCGAACTCAATAAGATGTATTCCACAATGGATCTTACTTGTGAAAAACCTTTCCTTGTATTTAATCCAAATACAGTGAAGGAAAAGATCAATGAAATTTTGATCATGGAAGGCGTACTCCACTGACATTAAGTAGCAACCTATTATAAGAAATAATAGGTTGCTACTTTAATTTATATATTATATTAACGAATAGTAGATGAAGGAGGTTGGTTGATTTATGTCTACTACAGTAAACTTCAACGACATGTATCAGTCATTGGTAGATGGCAAAATGACATGTCAAGAAGCTTCTGAAATCATGAAAGGTTCTGAAGTGAGAAAGACAGTGAATGCATATCTTCACAAGAAGCAGATGAATTCATTAATTCCTTACTTTGCAGATGACCTTCAGAATATTCAGGGGCTTATCAATGTAACTCAGTTCATTTATAATGATTCTGGGTTGGATACTGGTCTGTCTGATTCCGAGTATGATACGCTATATGCTATCATGTTGGATAATGGCGGATCTGATATCATTTCCGTTCCGATTGCGCCTGATGCAGTAAATATTGCTCATCATAAGTATCCGTCTCTTCGGGGTACTTTGACGAAGACGCATTATCTATCCTTGGATGAAGAGAAAACGAATCCGTCCAGAAAGTATCTGGATGAATGGATTCAGACGACGGAGAATAAGATCTATCAGACTTCTGGACGTAGAGTAAGTCTCAATGAAGAAGATATCTATGTTTTTCCGAAGTTTGATGGTGTATCCGGCATCTTTGAGATGAATGAAGATGGTACAATCAATCGAGTTCTTACTCGAGGATTTACTGAACGGAATGAAGCTCAAGATATCACTCGGCACTTTAAGAGATTTCCGAAGCGTAATTTTCACGAGTTTAATGGTCCGTATGGTTTGAAGACTGAGGTTATGATGTATGAGAGTGATCTCGCTAACTTCAATGCGAAGTATCATACGGATTACAAGAATACTCGGTCGATCGTTTCTGGTATTCTGAATAGCGATGAGTTTGATCCGGATAAAGCAAGATATCTCCATGCAATTCCTTTGAGAGTTGGCAATGAAGCTGGTGACCAACAGATTGCCAAAGAGGCTTTCAAGAATTTCCCGTTCCTTCGTTGTAAGCTAAAAGATCGTGAAGCGATTCGGAAGTTTGCGTTGGCACATCGGTATATCAATAATGAGCTTCGTTGTGACGGTGCAGTTATTTATATCATTAATCCCGAACTTCAGAAGATTCTGGGCCGAGAGAATGATAAGAACAACTTCGAAGTCGCATATAAGTTCACAGAAGAATCCGAGATGTCAACTTTGAAGGATGTCACATTCAATATGGGTCTCTTTGGTAGATTAGCTCCGGTTGCTCAGGTGAAACCTGTGAAGCTGAAAGGAAATACCATTGAGAATATTTCTCTTGGATCTATCGGTAGATTCAAAGCTCTGAATCTCCGTAAGGGAGATAAAGTCAAGGTTCTCTACGATATCATTCCGTATCTTGCATTCGATAGCGATTGCGAGCATAATCCGGATGGTAAGCGTTTTGAGATTCCGACAGAATGTCCTGAATGCGGTTCTGAGCTTGTCTTCAGTGAATCTGGAGATATCGCATCTTGTGTGAATCCGGATTGTCCTTGCAGAAAGATTGGTAAGATTCTCAATTATCTTTCTAAGATGAAGATCGATGGTCTCTCTTATGGAGTGATCACGAAGCTTTATCATGAAGGAATCGTTAAGGATATTGCTGATCTGTATAAGCTGGAAAAACACAAGAAGGAAATTGTCAATATCGATGGCTTTGGCAAGAAAATGCTGGAATCTTGGATCGATGCAATTGATGCAAAGAGAGAGGTTAAGGATTATATTCTGCTTGGAGCAATAGGTATTGAGGGAGTCTCTCATAAGACGTTTGAGAGAATCATGCCGTATATGGATCTAGAGCAGTTGTATTATTCAGCTGAGAATAAGCTGTATCATACTCTGGTTGGGATTCCTACGATTCGTGAGAAAACAGCAATCAAGATTATCGAAGGTATTGCAGCGAACGAGAAGCTTCTTAGAAAGCTTGAGAAGGAACTTACGATTATTCCTACGAAGGGAAATCTGGAAGAACCGAAATTCTCTGCATGCTTTACGATGATTCGTGATCCTGATCTGGAAGATTGGATTCGAGAGAATGGTGGTAAGATTGATGACAGTGTCACAAAGAAAACAACGTTCTTGATTGTCCCGTCTCCGGATACTCAATCCAGTAAGGTTGATAAAGCAAGGAAGTATGGTGTTCGCGTCGTTCCAATTGAGAAGGCAAAGCTTGTGATTGAAGCTGAACTTTCTCTGATTTGAGGTAATAAGTGGATGGTGCTAGAATCTGTAAAAGATAACTAGCACCATCCATTCCTATGAAGAATCCGTGGGCGACTTTAATAAGACTGTTTTTCAGACAGTCTAAGGAGAAAAAGCGTGAAAAAGAAATTCAATAAGGAAGAGTTCAAGCGTCGATTCATTCAGTATTTCTGCAATCATGAGTGGGTCGAAGAGTACGTGGATCATGACATAATTTTATACGTTTGCAAGAAGTGTGGCAAGACTATGGACGAAGTCACTATGCTTGAGAAAGAAATGCGTATTGACAAATGGTGATTTTCATATAAGAAAATAACATGTTTGTTACAATTAGATATCATTGCTTCCAATCCCGTTTAGGAAGCGCTCCATGAAATATATTTAGAAAGAGGTATCTAACATGAAAACCGACATCAAATCTCTCGCAAATCACTACAAGGCTGAAGCATGGACTGGAGACCTGGCATGGCTGAATGAGAAGATGGACATTCACGTCAAGGCATCCAACGTCACCGATCAGAGTTCTCATGCTTCTATCAGCATTGAGATGAATCCCAAGGGCCAGGAAGACAAGGAAATCTCTGCAACGATCTGCATTGTCGAGAGCACCATCCAGGTCAAGAATCCTCGTCCTGGTCAGGATGCTGAAAAGACCCGTAAGACTGTGGTGTTCCTGAACAACCACAGTCATTCCATCATTTTCTCCAGCATGTCTGGTAACGCTCTGGAGAAGAGCGAGAAGTATATTACTCAGTACTTCGCAAAGCGCGCTGCTTACATGGCTCCTGAGGAGACCAAGGCATCTGAGTAATTTCCAATTAACTTGAGCATTCACTTATATATTATATATAGGTGATATGAATGAGCTTACTTCATAAGTGATTTAAATCTATTTTAGATTACACTTTGTAGTAAGCTCGTTCTTTATCATAAGAACGAATGTACACCCATAGAAAGAAACACAGTAAAGGAGACAACTATTATGACTAAGTGTGAGCAGTGGTTCCAGGACAACGTTGTGGACGATCAGAAGGAAGTTGAGGATATCGGTGCAGAAGCAATCGAAGAAATCAAGCGTTCTCTGCGTCTCGGTATCAACAGTCCAAAGGTCGTCATGGCAATCTACGGAACCATTTTTGATGCAATCACCGATGTGGTTGCTGCCCGTGAGGACAAGTGGGATACTTACGAGCTGAACATCGCAAACCGACTGATTATCGGTTACAACACCACTAACAACGAAGATGATGAGAAGATGGGCAACTTCATGGCTTACATGAAGGATTGTAAATCGACTCAGACTGATGCATCTATCAACGATGATGATGATCAGTCTACCATCAACCTGGCAACTCAGTGGAATTCCAAGAACATCACTGAGAGCCATGAGATCATCAAGGAGATTGCCGGTAAGGCAAAGGCAAAGCTTGGTGAGCTGATCAATATCAAATTGGAATCGCACGAATTTGTGATTCCCCTGTTCTGCATTGTGCATGCAGCCATCGTGAATCACGTTCGTCTGAAGAGAATCGATTCCGGCGACAGCGATTATTCTCTGAATATCGCAGGCCTGTACACGATTGGCTGCGAGCTGACGGAAGATGGTGACGAAGAGATCTACTATCTGCCGAGCATCAGCATGAAGCTGAAGTTCAAGAACGACAAGCTGGCAACTGGTAGCAATGAGGGTTAATTAAACCCATCGACCCATAACGGTAATACGGTGGGCTCACATGATGATTTTACAATGATTCATGTGAGCCCATTATTTTTTCAAGGAGGACAGAAGTATGCTCAAGTATATTGGTGAGTATACGTCAGACTTTGAAAAGGAATTGAATGTACCTCTGATGAATAAGGAAGCTGATCTTCCTCTCGTTGAGTACATCAAGGATGTCTGGCGTAGCCTTGAAATCGTCAAGAATATTCAGATTCTTGGCTTTAAGTGGAATGATAACGAAGCCACGATCGATATCAATAACCACATCTTTAAGCGTGAGAAAAAGAAGCGCAAGAAGGATCGTTTTGATTACAAGTTCATCAACGACGATCGTTGCGGCTGTCTGACAGTCACGATTCAGATTACCGTGAAGGAAACGGATGCAAAGAATCCGGACGAACCGAAAATCCATCAGAAGAGAATCGTTAAGCAGATGCTGATTCCTATTCAGGATGACGATGGCTTCTTCTATATCCGTGGTAAGAAGTACTACATGATTTACCAGCTGGTTGATAAGTCTACGTATACTTCGAATAATGCAGTTACTCTGAAGTCTTTGATGCCTATTTGTGTGAAGCGCAATGGCATTAAGGCTGATGAGATGGAACGCAGTGAAACTAATGGCAAGGATGTATCCGGTATCGAATATAACATTCCTGTCTACAACGTTTTTGTGTTCCGTAAAGAAATTCCAATCCTGCTGTTCTATTTGGCAAATGGATGGGATTGGGCAATGAGCTATCTGGAAGTTGATAACGTCATCAAGCTCAAGAAGGATCTCTCTGATTCCAATCCTGAGCACTATATCTATTTCCAGATCTCAAATCACTGCTACGTGGAAGTGAACCGTGAGATGTTCATGAAGTATCCGTATGTGCAGTCTATCGTTGGTGGTCTTCTCACCATCAGCAATAGTCGTACTACGATTAAGGACTTCCACGACAAGTATGTTTGGATCAAAGCTCTGTCTAACAACAACACAGTTGAGAAGGGCGAAGATATTCTGGTCTTCTTTAATCGTCTGATGGATGTCACAACTCGTAAGATTCTGAAACTTGATGATTACGAGAAGAACGACATCTATGCAGTTCTGCGTTGGATGATGCAGAATTTTGGTACGCTTCGTCTGAAGGATAATATGAGTCTGGATAATAAGAGACTGCGTTGCAACGAATACATCGCATCTCTGCTGACTCTTGACTTCTCCTCCAGACTGAATTCGGTGATTACCCTTGGCAATAAAGCAACCATGGATAATTTCACCAACATGTTCCGATTCACCGGGGAGATTCTGATTCAGAAAATGCACTCTTCTGGAATTCTCCGGTTTAACGACAACATGAACGACATGGACTTCTTTAGCAAGTTCAAGTACACCATCAAGGGTCCCCATTCCATGGGTGGTAAGAATTCCAACAACATCTCGATCCGTTATCGTGGTTCTCATCCGAGCTTCCTCGGTAATATCGATCTTCTTGTATGTGGTAACTCTGACCCTGGTACGTCTGGCGTTCTGACTCCGTTCGGTAAGATCAAAGGATTCTATTTTGATGAATCCAATGAGACAGATGCGTTTCGCTTTGAGTACGCAAAAGATCTGGAACACGTGATGGCTGAAGAGCATTACGAGTATATCAAGATCAATTGCGATACTAAGGAGGAATATTACGCATTACTGAATAAGCTGTCGGAATTCAACCGTGGCTCCTTTACGGTCAGCGGAACTTCTCGTGAGAAATATGAGATCATTGTCGAGAATACTGAGGATATGACTCAGGGTAACGACAATGATGATAAGGAATCAATTGATTCTGAATCCGATGAATCCAAATCCTAAGGAGGATAAAGTATGATCGACGCTAAGAAATCTGAAATCTATCTGCTTCTTACACAGATGCACGATGAGCTCGGTGATCGGATTGATCCGATTCTCGAGCGTCGGTATAATAGCATCATCAATAATTTTGATGAAGTGATCCGCAACGAAGTTGATCAGCTCGCTCGTGATACGGTCAATAGTCGGTATTCTACCGATACTGATATCGATATGAACGTAACTATTATGCCGAAGGAGTAAACATGGTTACCTTAACCTATGACTATGGAAAAGTGACCGAAAACATAAAGGTTAGGCTTTCTGTCATAGTGGAAGAACCAAAGGATCTTGCTATTAAGAAAGGTCCTAAGATTAAAGTCGTTGATCGTAGTTTGTATTCGGGTGCGGAGTACTTTCGGGTTTCTCCGCACCCGTTTATTACGATCGACATTTCCAGTACGAGAGATAAGAGTGATGATGCTAGGAATCCGTCTTTACGTGTAAACATAAATCGGATGTATAAGCATATCTTCACAGCAATGCTTAAAAGATTCGTCTCTTACTACACAGAAAACGTTGGTCTTTTCTACTACGACGAGAAAGGAAAGCTGAGGATTGAGAATCAGAAAAGTTTCGTAGAAGAAGTCAAGCTTCAAAATAATAACACAATTCGTTTAATGCCGATGGTTGTCTATACAGACCCAGAAGTTGGCGAGACAGCTTGTGAAGGTGCGTTCTTTATGATCAATAGTCCAGATACAAGCTGTACGATGACGTTCACAGAACTGGATGGGTTTTGTAATATGATGAGTAATCTCGATATGGATAGTATGGCAATGCAACTTCTGTCGATGTATCAATTGGCTCCGAAGGATGAATTTGACCAACCAACCGTTACGATTACTCCTACATTTCCAACCAGAAAACCTGTGAATGAAGAAAAGCCAGTTGAGCCTCCATCTAGTAATACTCCGGCTCATACTACAAGCACAATTCCTGATTTATGAAAGAGGTGTTGCCAATGAATGAAGCAGCCATTAAAGCGGGAATGAAAGATAAGCGCATTCCAGCTTTTACGAGAAAGAATGCATTGGATGCGATTCGTAAAACGATTAGTGCAATCGGTGAGGACACGTATCTGATCATATGCTTGGAAGAGATATGTGAGCTTATCGAAGTCATAGCTGAAAATATCGATGGAGATGGGAGTTATGTACATACGGCAGAAGAGATTGCCGATGTAAAATTCTGTTCCATGATTATTCAGGAAATCTTCCATGTGAAAAACAAGGATATTGGTAAGATAGATACATGTAAGAAGAAGAGAGCCTCCATGAAAGCTCTGAGACTTCTGTGTGAATCTCATCAGTTGGTTACCAAGTACCTGAGAAAGAAAAACGAAATTACAGATATGGATGATTACATCAAGCATAAGATCATTCCTTGTATTGAGGACATGAACAATGCAGCTTATATGCTGATGATCGGCTGTGGTGTAAAGAGCAAAGATGTTGAAAAGATCCTTGCAATCAAAGTTGCAAGACAGCATCAGCGCATGAAAGACAGGTACGGCCTATAAGAAAGAGGAAGCTTTATTACTAAAGCTTCCTTTTTAATTATATATTCTACCGGTAGAATATATACAAGGAGGTGTTTTATTATGTCACATGAGAAATCTAGCAAGGAAAAACTTCAGAGCGAGCGCGAAAAACTGAAATTGCCGGTAAAGAAACAGGAAATTTTATTCTATTTCACAAAAGACGATGCTGAGATCGTCAATTTGACGATGAGTAAAGTTCGCTGTAAACATAAGGAAGCTGCATTAAGCGATTAAGGAGGAAACTATTATGAAAGAAAAGAAAATCCGTAAGTGCATCCTCGGTCTCTTTCAGACACGGTGCAAAGACCTGGTCTTTGCAGAATACAAGCTCAAGGATTACTGCAATAAGAATGGTATCGACTACAAAGCAGTGATTACTGGTAACTATCATGCACATTCAATTGCAGATGAAGAGGTTATGTTCAGATACATGCGTGTGTGCAATAGTGTAGATACTCTGGAGGAAGTCCTCAGAATATTCTATACACAGATGGAGATCCGTATGTTCAAAGACGCCGCATGTAAAATCCCTGAACAGCAAACGGATAAGCTTGCTGACAATTTCAAAATCACCGATCTTAATAAGATGGCCGATAAGAAGCCTCCAGAGGATAAGCTGAGCACTTGCTATAAGAAGTGTGACGATAAAGCTACCCTCTATGAGAAGATGGCGAAGACCGTTGTGGAGGCATGCGAGCCAACTGCTGAAGATTATGATTCTCAGGCTAAAGCTGAGGCAGACGTTTCCTACGATCCAAATGACTTATGTGACCTATGCGATTCTACTTCTCAGGCGATCTATGGTCGTCGTTATCAGGAGTCTATCAGTGAAGACGGAGGAGTTACTCCTGAGCAGATGCTCGCTATTGATGACGCAATTCAGAAGGCATATGAAGAGTCTGCTAATTAATTGATAAGAAGGGTGCCAGATATATTTTCTGGCACCCTTCTTTTTTTGTATTCTCACACTTACGTTATGGTAATCGAGCATGGTTATGTCATCATCGTTTTTCAAGTTCAAAAACCACAACCTTTCTGTTTCCGATAGAATTACTGATTCCTCCGTTTTCAGAATTTTATAACAGCTTTAGAATATAAATCCATGCTCGATTTTTCATGTGTAGATATTCTCTAATATCGACTACGGTTAATGAAGACTAGGTGTTTTACGTTTTTTCACCCTAGTCTTCATTAACCATCTTTTTAATAAGGAGATGATACCATTGGGATTAATCTGTAAATTGATTGAAGATGTCGTATACTACGTTGCATATGCATACTACTTCATCAAATTCTTCTTCTTTGGTGTTAAAGAAGAGAAAGAAGATACCATTGATGATGAAGAAGAAATCCTCTACTAAAAATAACCACTCTAGTATATTTATCGTATACTAGAGTGGTTATTATCAGGATTTTGTAATCTGGATATAAGATGCTAACTCAGCATTCTTATTTTTTCTTCCTTTGGTATCTACGATATCTACGGGATATGCATTAAACATGTCGTTGTGAGAGATTACAAATACTTGCTCAGCATGAATCATTTCGATTTGCATTTCAAGTACTCGTAAGAACTTCTCACGATTCGTTGTATCCAGAGTAGAATCAATCTCATCCAGAAGCATGATATTATAACTGGAAAGACTTCTGCAAGTTAAAGCAAAAGACAATGCAAGTGAGATGAAACTACGTTCACCTTGGCTAGCATAAATGACATCTTTTACTTTAGCTCCTTTTGTGATATAGGGAATACCAAATTCATCTGCACTGATTTCAAACTCAGCAAGACGGAGATCTCCACCATAGACTACATCCAGAAGGTTATTAGCAATATCTTTAATATCCTTCAGATAAGCTTGAATAAAGATAAGAGGAATTCCTTCCTTACTGGAAAGAGCTTTACTGAGGTAATCCAAATCCATGAAGGTTTCGTTTTGCTTCTTGAGTTCTTTTGTCAAATCCTTATAGGACTTGATTCGATACTCATTATTCTGCCGGTCTTTATCTAGTTTACAACGAGCATACTGGAGAGTAGATACTCTTTCACTAGCATGTTTTACTTTACCGGACAAATCCATTGCCATGGCTTCTTTACTAGCAATAGTAAGCCAGTCATTTTCAATATCATCTTTTTCTTCCATAGCAGAAATGATATCTTCAGTATCTGCAATATAAGAAGTTAGATTGTCAATCTTTTCTTCCAAAGATTTGACGAATGCTCTGGCTTCTCCAAGCTTACAAGAAACATCAGTCTTCTGTGCTTGAAGCTCATCCATTTTATTATGGAAGTATTCACCGTTGCTATTAGCCGCTTTATACTTCTTATAGATATCTTTCTGCTTACGGAGTTCTTCCAAATCTGCTTGCTGAAGTTCATACTCAGTAATCAGACTCAGTTCTCCATAGAGAAGATTTTTGTCATAGATCCATTGTTGATTCGCAATTCTCTCTAAAACTGCTCCAAGAGTAAAATGCTTTTTGATGACATCTGGCATAATGCTTCCTTCATCATAAAGCTCACTGTAGTTTTTTATGACATTCAGTACTTTACGAATGTTGGCTGAAGCCATTCTCGTATAAGCAACGAAGGTCTCATCTTCAACAACTTTATCAGGACTTTGAGTTGCATAGTCATACAGAATACGATAGAAGTGGCATACTGGACAATCCTCCGGATCTTTGCATCCAGGATTAATAACGCCAATCCCTTTAGAGATATCAGCATATACTTGCTCACAAAGAGCCTGCATATGATTCTTTCGAATCTTCTCAGAATTCTTCTTGGCGTATTCATCAGCGCTCGTTCCAGTTTTAATGAACGATATTGCTTTATCGACAGGACCTTTACCAAGCTCATAAGTAGTCATCAAAATATCCATTGCACTATCCATAGCTTTAATGAATTCTTCCAATTGCGCTTTAGAGCAAGGTGAAATATATCCAGACAGATTAGAATCTTTTGAACGTTTTTGGATTCGTTCTCTCAGAGATTCAATGACGCTTTCCATGTCTTTGATATTCTGGTCGTTATCAATTCGATCAATTTCTCTAGCAACATCATCAATATCACTGACGATTCCATCCAGTTGATTAATTAGAGTGGTACGAGAACTCTTAGCATTTTCAAGATCAGATTTTGCTTTGATAAGCTCAATTTTACTATGTTCAAGGTCAACTTTAAGCTGGTCTAAGTTCATAGACTTATCGGATACTTTAGCAAGAACTTTCTTGATGTGATCAAGCTCATCTTTCTTTTTCATAGCTTGCATATGGAGTTCAGTTACGCTTCCATATTCATTCAGTTGGTGCTGATAGGCCCCAAGTTCTTGTTGAGCTTTCTCAATACTATCGTCAAGTTCAGAAATTTGATTCTTGATAGATTCTTGAGCTCTCTTTAAGGAATCAATGTCGTCAATATGAAGTCTCGTAATCATATCCGTTGTATGTGTAATGGTTACTTGAACTTTACGACGATACGCCATAATTTTCTTATAATACATCAGATAGATATCTGCTTCACTGATAATCTTACCAGTGAAATTCTTTCTATCTGTCTTCTTCATATCAATGAAGTTGGTTACGTTACTACCTAGGCGGGTAAGTTTCATATAGTCCATTTCGATTCCAAGTTCTTTCTGGACTATTTCTTTGAAGGAAGTAACGTTACCGTTATCATTCAGCTCTTCTCCATTCTTCTGGATATAGCTCTTTACTGTATGACCCTCAGGAGATTTATGTGTATAGAAATGCTGAATGATATAAAGATCGTTACCATTTTCAATATGGATTTCTTTGTATCCATCTTTTTTGGCAACGATCAAAGGATTACTATCACGAACATCCAGATTACCATTTGTAGCAAACGGATGTAAGCAACTTAAGATACTCGTTTTACCAGATCCATTTGGACCTGTGAGAAGAATTACGTCGTTCTTTGCTTTAGTGAAATCAATTTCAATGGTTTCTGTTTTGAAAGCAGTTACGATATTTACGAAATTTGTGAGTTTCAGGTATGTAATTTTCATAGTTACACCATTCCTCTCTAGGGTAAAATGCTATAGAATAGTTTCAGGGAGGATAACATGTTAGTAACTCGATTTGAGTCTAGTGAAGAATGTTCTTATGTCAGATCGAATTTGTTTAGCTTATACATGGTTTTGAAAAGAGAGAAATGGTTGAAATGCGCATGTTGAATATCCTCTGATATGAAACGTATCTTTCATGTTCTATACCTCCTTTGATAAATAGTGGACAACTACTTTGCGGCGCTCTTGGTTATGTGTCATATACATCAGTATATAGACCGCACAGCGTAAAAGAGCATCTTCGTACAGAGATTTTGATCTCAAGGCTTACAAATTCTATCTGTACTCCGCTGCCAATTTTTCAATTGGGCGGTTTATATATAAAGAAGACGTACTACGTAATGAATGGATATTACGTAGTACGTCTTCAGCCGTCAATTTACTTAAGACCATAAATGTCTTTGATAAGATTATTGATATAATCCACATTGACAAGGAGAATGATCTTGTAAGTATAATACGGATTTTGGTTATTGAATTTAAGAGTAAGCGTATTAAAGTCGAATGAGTAATCCTTATCAGGTACCATAAGACGACCTTGTTTTCTCACTCTCATCTTGAAGAAATCTTGTGTAGTCATTCCACGTTCGAAATGCCAATTCAGAGTTTTCTTCAAGCTATCATTGAATAGACTGGATAGATCAACTTCATCGTCAGGTTTCTCAAGTCTACAAGACGGGGAAGCATACAGACTCCAGCCAAGAGGAAGATTTGTATCATCTTCAGTCAAGACATCAGTGAAGATTGGAATAATCGTGCTACCGCTATCATCACAAGTAATGATACTATTCTTCTTAATATCATCACAGAAAAGATAGTAGAAACCAGTCGTATAGAATTCGCATCTCATACTGAAATTGATCTTGTAGAGATCACCAATCTGGCCTGCTTTCTCACCTTCATCTGCTGAGAAGTTCGTAATGATGCTATCAATATTAACTGGATAATACCGATAGTATTCATCATTACCAGTGGAACCTTTCAGTTTATAAGTGATAGGCAAAGATGAAGTAGAATTCAGATGATGAAGGAATTTTGCATTACTTCCATTCTCATCTTCCATAGGAACTTTGATGAGTTTGGAATACTCTGCAAGAAGATCTCTTGGGATGAAACTTTCAAGACATGTCTGGAGATTGAACGGAATCTCATATCGTACCATATTCTTGAAGTAGTTAGCCCAGTTTATCTGCTGAATCATGGTATTGAAGATCAGGATGACATCGAAGTTAATGACGCTACGATTCATCTGGTACTTAATACAGGCTCTCGAATTACTATCGAAAATGAAGTCCTGTAAGCTTGTCATACCATTCATCATGTAGAGATCTCCCTGGCGTTCAATCAGAGGAGTCCCTCTTAAGAATCTATTGTCATCATCCCAGTCAATTCTGGGACGAATTACAAACATCGGAGGTTGCTTCTTTAAGAATTCTTTCGGAGTACTCCGCATTTGTGCGTGAGCAATCTTACTATTGACATGAATTGTCTTAAAGAAATCTTGAGGGAATAGGTTGATTAACCAATTTTGAACGAAAGCAGTTACATTACCGAAGGTATGAGCAGCAGAAGTTTGCGCCTGAATATAATGCTGTGGATGACCATAAATAAGATCATGCCTTTCGTCATTGGTTAAATCATATTCATGAAGTCTCTTTGAATCCAAACTATATCACCTCTCTTTCCAGTAAGAATATTTAGATTAAGATATCATCAGGATTGATCTGGCTCATCTTAATATTTGAAGTATGGAATTTCTTCATACCCATCTTTAGAAGTTTACCAGAAATAATCGGGCATCCAAGTCCGATGTATTTATTATCCAGTCGGTAGTTTAGATCACCGGCACACATATTACAGATCTGCTTACCAATGCAATACATCGGAGATCGAAGCTGAATTACTTTGCCGACATAATTTTTGATGATATCAGGAGTAAGGCAGACATTCTTTCCATTGACAACGATGTAGCGATACTCAAACTCTTTTACATCTTTAGGAGTCATGATATATGCAATCGTTTTCTTTGTACCGCAATCGCTACCCTTTTCGTCAAGAACCTCGCTCTGCATTGCTGCAAGAAGCTGTTTCGTCAGATAGCCAGAAACTGCAGTACCGACTGCTTTCGGGTAAGAACCAGAAACGACTGATGTACCGAAGGAAGGAATATCCTGTTTTGAAATACCATCCATGAACGAGGACCGAACGATTTCATATTCGCCAGTAATATTATTCATGGTAGCGCCTTTGTACAACATCATATTCTTGTAGTTACCGAAGTTGCCACGAGCACCAGAGTTATACAGATCCATACCGGGATCATCTCCGAGTTCTTTCTTAACATCGGAGACAAGCTCTTTTTCGATTTTGTCTGAGACGATAATATCGCCATTATCAAGAGCTTCTTTATTCTTTGCAAAAAGTTCATCGCGCTTCTTTCTGATTTCAGGAGGAAGCGCAACTGTTTTCGGACTAAAGGAAGTTGTAATGACAGAGTTCAACTGCATACCGAGAGTATCTCGATAATCGATATAATCATAGAAAGTACCAATTGAAATTTTGTCTTCAATGATAGCTTTACTCAGGGTACTTTCAAGTGAATCGTATTTACCTTGTGTAACAGGTTCGTTGATATAGCCCGTTACATTTTGGAATCCAAACCGTTCGATTAGATATTTATTGAAGATGAAACGACCAACTGTAGTGACAGTCTTTTCCTTGACGAAATATTCACTAGGCATCAGTGTCATTTCGTCCCATGTATTGAATCGAGATTTCTTAACGCCATTGAAAGCGTTATTGGAATCGGTTGTGTCACCAAAAATCGACACAAGCTTTGTGAAAGTAAGATCTTCAGGCTTCAACGCAAGGAGTTCTTTCTTCTCATCATCGGTAATCTTTCTAGCAGGATACGGCATTTTATGCATCCTCCTTCAAGGTCTTATTGGTCATCAGACCACGAGTGATCAGATCAGAATTCAGGCCCATACCAAGTAGATACACATCAACCGTACTAAGGGTGGTTTTATTCTCAGGATTGGATTCCATATCATCAAGTGAGACATATCCCTTGGTGTTAATTGCAGTATACATCTGCTGTTTCATATGCATGTCATCTGCACGAGGACCATTGAGTTCTTTCAATGTATCCTTCATATTCAGACTGATCATCATGTAGTTCTCGATATCAGATTCACGACCGTTCTTATCAGCACCAGTGACCTGACCAGTCAGAGAAGAACGAGCATCTGCTGTAGTAGAAAGACCATTCTTTTTTGCAACTGTCTGCTGTGTACGTTTCACGTGGCAGTATCCAACAGGCACTGCTTCCTTCGATACGATGATATTATTTTTATCCATCGTATAATGAGGAAATGCAACTCGTTCAAACAGCGGAATATTAAGAACCTTAGCTGCATCATTAATATCTTCCATCTTCAAATCGATCTGATAATCGCAGACGGTCATGATCAGATACTTATTTGGATCTGCAAAAAACTCTTTGAAGAACTTATCGAACTGAGCGTCAGTCATAGTTCCAAAGATGGTTTTGTAATGCTTTGTATTAGCTCCGGTTTTATCAAGAGCATTAAACGTCTTATAGATGAGATCTTCCATCTTTTTACGTTTTTGAGGAGTCATAGCCATACGTAGTGTGTCTCCTTTCTTCATATTGATAAATAATAGACTAGGCTGCTTACCATTCTGTTTTCAGGATGGATTAAGCAGCCTAGTCTATTTACAGCCAATCAAATTTGAATATAATGATGTATTATATTCATGAAGCCACAAGGGGGAAAGCTTATGAAAGATACCATGCTCTTACTAAATTTATTTTAGAAAGGATTGATATCTATGCATAATTTTTCTGCATATCATTTTACCTATGATTCTACTAGAGACTTAGTTCTTGGTAGATACTACCCTGTTACTTCTGATGAGGCTGCACTCCTCATCAGAAAAGGATTGGGTAGAAACTTGATCAGCTTTGTTAAATGATCATGGATACACATATCTGTATCCCATCATGAGCTAAGCTCAAGTAAAAGAAAGAGTAGTGATTGGCTTCTAGCTACTCTTTCTTTTTTGTCCGTAATGTCGTGAATTTTAATTATATATTATAAATGTAGAGTAAGCCGTATATAAGTTGTAAAGGAGAGTGAAGAAACAATGGCTGAAAAAAGATTTGGTAAGAATTCATTAACCGGACAGGATATGGTGCTTCTTCGTGGCATCATTATCAAGAACCAAGAGACGATGGATTACATCGACTGCTGGTTCGACAGTATGTTGGATAAGCTCGCTGAGCTTACCACATCTGATGCAAAGCATGCTTCTCTTGGACCGATGATCGTTGACATCGCTAAGAAGTCCAAGATTAAGCACGGCCTTCTACGGTATTCCTACAAGGATACTATCGTCAAGTTTACGATTGATGATAAAACCAATACGGTTATCATTGAGCTGTACTTATTTGACGATAAACTCAAGGAGTCTCTTGGTTGCTGGAATTCCGTCGTCTGGATGCAGCTTGGTAAGAACACTACGCTTCATGGTATCTACTATGGTACTCGGAGCAATAAGTTCACCTACAATTGCTGCATCAAGCCTAACATGAAGGCTGGCATGAGTCGGATGGATGTTGTGAACATCATCACTTCGGAGATCACTGACTTCATTGCGGTTATGCTCTATAGCGTGATGAAGCGGAAGCCTGCAACAACCAAGACGGTTGAGAGCCATATTGTCTATAGCAAGAAGAGTTCTTATACTTCTCATGCTAATGATAATATCGTTGTTGATGAGACCAAGAAGACTTCGGTCTATCATAACATCAACCGCGAACGTGCTGAGCATGGACCCATGAAGTACCAGTACGTTGTCCGTGCCCATTATCGTCACTACCGGAGTGGCGCTGTAGCTTATATCCATGAGCAGGTTCGCTGCAAGGATAAGCCGAAGAAGGAGGATTTGTGAATATGACAAGCATTCGTTTGCTTAATGTCGGAACCATTGTGGATTGGGTTCATGATGGTTCCGAAGTACCGACTGCTATGCCTCATAATGTGAGTTGCCTTGCTCGTATTGAGGAAGGCGGTCGGTTCTGCTACCGTACCAATCCGATGCATCGTGAAGAGATCGAGCTCTATGGTGATACCAAGCGCGGTCTTTACTATGCACACGGTAAGAAGAACGATCTCGAGGTTGTTCTGGGAGAACTGGCGTTGTCCACCAGGGATCCTCGGTACTACAATATGCTCCGTGAGATTCGGAGCTTGTAAAAGAAAGAGAGGAACTGAGAATGAAATTCGCAACTATGATTGAGATGGCAGCTAGTATCCTGCCGAAGGAAGCCCGCAAGTCCAAGAAGCGTTGCATCTTGGATATCCCTTCTAAGAAGGGTAAGAAGAAATCCAAGAAGCACAAGGCTAAGTAAGCCTTAAAAATAAGAGTCATCCTTCCATTCGGGATGACTCTTATTTTTTGTCTTCTTTAGCACACTAGAATAATCAAAATAAAATAATAAGGATGGTGGTTGCTTATGGAAGAGCAGAATGGGTTCTTAACTCTCGCTCAAATCACTATTGGTGCATACGTTTGCTACTTTGAATATATCATGTACATGATGATGATGACGAACGATAGTCCTAATAAATTGCGTAAGAATCGCCAATCTGTCATCATGAGACGTATTAGCCAATTTATTGATTTCATTAAGGTTGTATTAAACCTGAAACACAATTGATTAAGTTTCTAACCGAATAACCATGAAAGGGGATATTTACTATGGCAATTCCTATGAAACTGCTGTTGCTTGACCCGCTGAATAACGAGTGGGGCAATGGTCTCGTCGCTATCAATAAGATGCGTGGCGAGCTTGTTGATTTCCCTGATGCTTGGGAAATTGGCGTTTCCGATAAGACTGGTACGTCAGCCATGCAGTCTTTCGTTATCTATAAGAACGAGGCATATGATATCGTAAAGAATTATTACGATATCGATAATAATGTGCGTATTTTCATGTGCATTAAATCTCGTGAGCCGTACGATAATGAAGAGCTCTGGAACGCACAAAAACCGAGTAAGAAGGATGATACTACTACCGATCCTTCCACTCCCACGAAGCCTCTGCTTACTCTCGCTAAGGAAGCCCTGGCTACTGGCTTTGTAAATGCTGGTATTTCCAATAGTTCTGAACTTGCTACTATGGCAGCAAATGATCTTGCAATCGTATACGATACTGGTACACTGAACTACAAGCTCATTACTCCGAACTATAGGGATGAGACCGGTAAGCTGATCAATTGGCGTAAGTCTGTTGCTGATGGTGAAGAGACTGATGCAATTACTTATTACGATTACCGTCTTACTCAGTCTATCAATACTCTGATTGATGCTGGTATGACTTATCAGGTTACTGAATCCAATGTCAACACCATTTGTGGAACTCGTACGAAGACCATTGCTAATCTGATTAAGATCGAGCTTGAGAACTACAGCAAGGATGCTACCTTCGAACTTGGCGGTAGCGTCGTTGAAGTTAACGGTAAGATCTACGTTGGTTGGATTGCGAGGGTTTCTCTGCCTCATGTTGCTAAGACCAAGAAGGATCCTCTGATTGATCGTTCTAAGGTAAATCTTACTCAGGCATTCCATGATTCTGGTAAGAAGAACGACGAAGAACTGGCTGCTAAGATTACCAAGTATCTGAATACTGTCAAGGATGGCAAGATCAATATGAATGTGGTCGAGCCTCTTGAAAGTATTGAGCAGGAAAAGCTTGGTAAATGGATGACTGCTGTTGAGAATAAGAAGCATGCTGACTTTTGTTCCATCACAATCTATACTCTGACCGATGACCTGGATCTCGATACGAACGTTGGTCACGCATACGAAGTCGTTGAGGATACAGTTTCTACTCTTCCTTACGATAAGACTAAGTCCTTTATCGATGAGCAGACTGAATCTGCAATGTCAATTTCTGACGATGCTGACATTACTTTTGCTGGTGCAGTTGTAGAAGTGCGAGGTAAGGTTTATATCGGCTGGGCTATCACGATTGATCTGCCTGAAGTTGCTGAGGTAATTCCTCCTCTGACTGAGCGTGCAGCTCCGAAGATCGATGCTGGTATCAGTGATGCTGGTTTTACCAATAATGCAGAGCTTGCTACTATGGTAACGACTGCCCTGAATAAGATTGATGCTAGCGGTAATCTGAATCTGAATAACGTAACTCCTCTGGAAGAGGATGAGATTGTGAAGCTCTCCACTTGGAGTGCAGCAGTTGATAATGGCGAACATGCTGATGCGTGCTCTATCATTACTTACACAATCGTGACTGATCTGGATACAGAGGCTAACTCTGGTCCTGCATATGAGTTGACAGAAGATACTCTGGAATCTCTTGCTTATACAAAGAGCAAGTCTGTTGCAGAGGAGAATCATGATAGTGCAACTTCTCTGTCTGAGGACGCTACCTATGCAATTGGTGGCGCTGTTGCGGAAGTCAATGGTAAGACTTATATCGGCTGGGCAATTAAGATCGGACTGCCTGAAGTAGCTGCTAAGGCTACCACAAAGCCTACTGAACCTACCGATCCTGACGCCGGAAATACTGATTCTGGTGAAACTGATATCAACAAAAAATCTGATGCCGGTCTCGACGTAGATTCCGGCAAGTAAGCTTAAATAATTAATGAGATTACGAATTACTCTATTTTATAGGTAATTCGTAATCTCATTTTTGTTTATATATTATATCTGTGAAGTAAGCGATAGTAAGGAGGTTTTTATATGAAATTTAACATCGCTACTGAGGAAATGCGCTTCGCAGAATATGTAAAGCACATGGAAGAAACATACGGGATTGATCCTAAATACATGGCGTACCCTAAGCTTACGATTAATGATATGAAGGATCTGATGGTTGCAATTGACAAGGAAAGCGAAAAACTCGGTTATCCCTGGTATGACGAATTCTATGCATATCAACTTCCTGCAATGGATGACTTCAACATGTTCGCATATGCTCAGGTGGCCGATACTGACTGGAAGCATGCAAACTACGAAGTCGGTAAATTTCATAATAAGCATTACGATTTTGATGTGTATTACATTCAGGCAGTTTCGTTTACCGTAGAAGCTCAGAAAGCATTTTCGGATTGCATGTATGTCGCATCTACGTTTACCTGTATGCGCAGAGCAATTCTGAATAGTGGTCTCGAGAATCGTTATGCTATTTTGTATTCGCTCATTCGTACGATTGCACATCTTCCTGAAACGTATAGGAAAGATGAAAACCATAAGAAGATCATTGATGATCTGACTGTGCATTATGCATGGAAATGGTAAGGAGGTTTTTATGACTGTAATTCCACACAAAATGGACTGTGATCCTGTTGCCAGATATATGATCGATCATTTTGCATATGGTCGTCCTGCAGAAAGCGCGTTTCTCTATCCAATATCATGCGGTACAACCGATGACGATGGTAGCGTAATTGATGAATATGCAGCGCCGGATGGACTGACATGGACGCATAATATGTATTGTAGCAAAAAGAAAGCGTCTCGCATTCATGCTCTTTACACATGCATGTATAAAGACCATACCATCCTCCTTCTCTTTACGATGGAACTTGCAGATTTCAATATTTTAAATGAAGCAATCAACACAATCTTGCAAGTTTATTTTAAAGAATTTAGTACGTTAAGGATTGGTGAGTGCAAAAAATATACAGACCGTTATGACAACAAAATTAATGTTACGAGGTTTAGTTGATTATGTTTAATGAAACACCGGAATATCTCCAGCAGCGTGAAAATGAATACAAAGAATACGTTGCAAATATTCAGCATAAGTATGGAAAAGACTATTCCATATTCAGTGAGCTGAACTTTGATGATTCTGATGAAGATCTCGAATCCATCATGAAATATATGCAGAATAAGAACGGTAAAGTCGACAATGCTGCTATGCAGGCGTATCATGATGAAGCTTGTGTCTGTCCTTGCTTAAATATTAACGGCAACCAGTCTGCTGATATTTGCCTGAAGGTTATTGATGATAACCTTGAGATTCGCAACGATATCAAGCTTCTCTTCGGATGGTTCTTGGATGATGACAACGGACAAAGTATGCCTTACGCCGCAGAAGTCTGCCAGGGTACTTATCAGGAGTTCAGAAAAGCTATCCTCGCATCTCCGATGAAGGATGCCTATGAATTCCTCTACTATTTCGACGGTGCTATGGGAGAGAATCTTCTCGTTCCTTATGGCTGTCACAATTCTTCCATGTTCGTAGAATATTCTATTGACTTTAATAGGCTCAGCTGTGTCTGAATAAAAAGAAGGAATCCGTTTCATTCGCGGATTCCTTCTTTTTTGTATTAGCAATATTGCTGAATAGAAATGATGAAGTATAAGTAGATTGCTTTTGTGTAATCAACACGGGTTGCTGCTCTACTAAACTTTCTGTAAATACCAGTATTAGTAGCCCACTTATCAAGATTCTTCTTGATATTCATGACATTCGGATCTTTAGAGTTAGTTTTCTTGAATACAGCTAATGCATATCCAATGAACTCTTTCGATCTGATCTGATCAGGTTCATGATTCTCTGTATAAAGGTACATGAAGAGAATACTGTCAATGACAGACTTCATTGCTTCAGTCTCTTTTTCATTTACGATCAGAGTGATATAGTTTCTAAGATCCAGCTTTGAAATCTGGGTTACCTGAGAAGCAGCATCGCAAATACGGATATCAACACCATTCGTCAGCATAGCAAGAACGATCTTGTTACTGAGAGTTTCAACCTTATTTGTATTATTGACATTATCCACATTGATACTATCGTCATAAGCATCAACCTGAGTAACAACAGAAAGATTCTTCCTTTGATTTGTAAGATATGCATTGGCAATCTTTTTCAGAAGACTATTCTGGTCATTACGAATACGCTGAATAAAACGAATAACATCCTGGTCACTGCCATTATGGAAATCCTTTTCGTGGAATTTCCAAGAAGACTGAATGGAATAAGTCAGAGTACCAAAGATATGGTTAGACTTCTTCACAATAAATCGATTGCTCAAGTTATCAATCGTATACTGCATAACTTGAGGATTTGGTTCGTAAACTACTGACTTACCAGTGTAAGGATCTTTCTTGCGGAAATACTTCGAGAACATCGAAGGATAGATAGAAAGAGCCATAGCAATCAGAGCACTATTCAAAAGCTTTGAATCTTTCTTAATCGTAGCATAGCGAATGCAGCAATAGAATACGAAAAAGATAGGATTGGCTTTGAAAAGTCTCCAGTTTGCTTTGTCATTGACTTCTTTGGTGGTCTTATCAATGATCTGATTTACTTCAGAATCTGTGATATCAAACAGCTTGAAGTATTCATCCTTATCAGCATATGTGAAAGGAATCAAATACTGAGGACCAGCAGTCATCAGCTTATTATTATTTCTACTGACGTATTTACCGATAATATTATTGAATTTCTTTTTTCCAGTATCCGTACTAAGGACATCCTCAATCTTCGGATATAGACTATCACGAATATTATACGTGGTGGTATTTGATGCTTCCGCATAATACATCGGATCTATCATATCGCCGAACTCATTATCTGAGCCGGATTCGTAAATAAACACGATTTCTTTACCTCCATTTCATATAGAGTTATATCTGATTTATGCTAATGTCTTTCGTCAATAAATAAGCTTGAATTATAATGATATATTATACTCTTGATGAATGATAAGGAAAGTCCTTATATTCATGAAACTTGTGAAAGGAGATAAAGAAAATGTTGTTTGATAATGGTATCAAGGCTGTCAAAAAGGGCAATACAATCGTTGCTCAGAATGGCTCAAGAGTCTACGATCTCACTGTAAATCAGATTAAGGATACTCAGCTGAATCCTATCTGCCGTCATGGTGAGGTTGAAGTAGAAGTACATGGCGATATCGAAAAGAAACTCGAATTAGCAATGTACACGTTTGGTCCTTCAATTTCTGATTATGATCTGGATGACATCGTATACAAGATCATGCAGGAATTTGACGGTGTCGGTCTTCTCTATGCGATCGACGAAGAGAGCACTCTTGGTAAGAGATGCACAATTCGTATGCATGAAGATGACGCTGTCACTACGGCAGTTTTCAGTTTGAAAGGAGCAATCTAAGTATGAAGCTTTCCGTTTATATGGGTTCCAATCTCGTTGGTATTGATCGGTATGAAGTATATGATCTTTTTCCGAATGGAGATAAGATCTATATCAATCCATTGACGTTCAATGAAGATTTCACAGCCTGTACTACGGAAGTTAAATACAGCTTTGACATTGGTGATAAAGTTACCTCGAAGTTCAAACTGAAAATCAACTGGTTCGGTGAAAATATGATTCGTCCAAATGTGAATACACTGATGGATCAGATCTTCATCAATCCTCTTAACGTCCTTCGTATTCTGATGTCAACCGGCGGCAATGTGCCAATTGAATTCAAGGGTTATGTACTTCAGAGTCTTGAAGGACGGATCGCTGTAGAAAAGGTGGTCGATAAGTAAAATGCCGATTGCATACGAACTTGGTTTCGGTTCATTCAAAGCGGGTACTCATCAATATCTTACTGGATTCCAGTTTATCTCGATATCAAATACTTACGGGAAAAATATATCATGCACAGTAAAGTATCGAGTGACAGGAGACAAAGTAGATCTTGAAGCGAGTACAAAAACCGAACAGAAGACGAATCCAATGAGAAGTTTTGATGTGGAGTTCATTATTACTGGTACTCATAAGACTCAGAGTGACATCGGATACTTTATGACAAAGATCATGGGCTATCTGAATAACCTGACCTATCTTATTGAGAGCTCAGACTTTACAGGAAGTCTTAGAATTCCACCGAACGCAAATGAAGCAAAAAGCGTTCGATACGTACGTAAAATCTTTTAAGAGATACAAGGAGAAAAAATATGTTCAAATATTCTGAGGGCGTTGGCCGTATCATTACCATTGAGGATCGGGATTACTTCATCCTGATTCCTACCGATCGCGACGATCGTGATCAGATTAATCAGACTTATCAGATGGTCTATAAGGACAGCGCTGGTAAGATGCAACGTCGCAAGTTCGTTATCTCTGCCCGTTATGCAGATGGTATGAGTCAGAACATCTGCGGCCTCAATGATGCTCCGGTGTTCAGCTATATCGCTAACAACGAAATGGCTGCACGGAACTTCATCACGTTCCTTTGTTTTGGCCGTGACAACAGCTTTGTCATCGAGCAGTATCGGACGAGTCCTGAAGCTCAGGTGATGAGCCGCAATGTCATTGTCTACGTTAATCCCATCCAGTAATATTTGAAAGGAGAACCATTATGAACTGCTACTCGTCTAACATCCAAGCATTCGTTTTGTCCGAGCGCTTCAATCGTGCATATCTCATTTGTGAGAATTACTGGTACAACGGACTCGCTAAAGATGCAAGTCTCAGTCCTCATAGCCAGGATTCGTTTACCCTGGTTGATTATGATACCGTGTATCACGGGACTGTGAAGGTTGATTTCACGGATCATCCTGAGGACATGTATGAAGGGGCATTCTCGATCCTTCAGAACATCCTCGGCTCCGATACGCCCATTGCTATACTTATCATGCGGGCGATTAAGAACAAGGAGCATGCAATTTTTACAGTTGATATGAAGGGTATACTCGATCCTGATGAGAACGACATCGACCTGGAACAGTTTAGTCAGGAAGAGATCGACGATAAGTATGGAAAATACGTCGTTGAAATCAATCCTGAACTGGCTGTAAAAGAATAAGGAGGAAAAGAAAATGAATTACGAAGAAATGAATAAGCGAAACATTGACAGTGGACTCTATCCCGTGACTTCTTTCGTCGATGGCCCTGATACCTACGAGGTTACGTCTGATGCTAATCGTGATGACGCGTGCCTGGCTGGAATGAATGCAACTCTCCGTGTGTACGATATCCACGAAGAATGCACTTGCGAGCATCCTTTCCGTGTTGAGATGGAGACGGACTATGCTATCGACTTCAACGTCATCAGCTGCTTCCGGAATTATCTGGAGGAAGCCGATCAGTCCGATAAGATGGATCTGATGGAGATCATCCAGGGTGATAATGCTCTGGAGATTGATACCACTGATCCGGACGGCAATCCCATCACTTTGAATGTGTTGCCGGAACTGTAATACTTAAGCTGTAAAAGAAGGGAGCCATGGTGTAATACTATGGCTCCCTTCTTTTTTTGTTTAAAGAACGAAGTTCTCAGGATAGACTGCTTTGCATTTAGACCGCAGAATACCAAGCTTACGAGTTAATTGAGTTTTGCATGGCTCGAAACCAATATCAATCAAATCGTAGAAGTAAGTATCATCTGTCGGACTAAACTCGCGCAATCTACCAGACAACTGATTTGCAGTAATCTGAGAGGAGAATGGTTCAGCATTGATAATGGAACGTAATCCGTTAATGTCAACACCAGTACCACAACTCCGGATCGTAGAAACTATAACGTCCACGTCCCTCTTAGCACTCTCATTATCTTCTTTTTTGTTTTTAGAATGAATTGTGCCAATGGTTCTACCATCCAAAATGCTAGGATCTTTTTTCAAAGCATCGTATACGATTTCGATATCATCGATCTTAGGAACTGTGATAAGAATCTTTCCCTTATGCTTTTTTGCTTCCTCAAATCGATCAAGGATAGCATGAAGCAAAGTTTCATTTGGGTCATATTTAAAGGCCCAATCGGCAAAGATCATACCACTAAATCCTTTATATGTGTCGCATTTCTTCTGCCAAGAAGCAGGCGGATTAGAACGAAACGTAGTAGGATAATATAAAATATGTTTTCTACTAGCAGCACTTGAAGTTTCTGCAAGTTCACTCTTTACACGATACTTATAGACAGATGCAAAGCACTTATTATATAGATACGCTTCTTTATCGTTACTACGAGTAAAGTTAGCTGTCAGATAATAAGTCCTCACAGTGTCACTGAAGTAATCAGTAAATAGTGCATTGCGAAAACACAAATGTGCTTCATCGTATACTTTTATTCCGATGCGAAGTGATCTGAAGAACTCATGGAATTCATCAGGTCCGTAAGTCTTCAAAAAAGAAAGAAGCGTCTGATGATTGATGAAGTACACATATCCTTCGTCATGCTCACCATCCACAATAGCTTCCATCATGTTAGAACCTTTGATATCAATAAGTCTATCTTCAGGAATCGTTGTCTTTTCCTTAAAGGTTTTAATCCATTGATACTTAATTTTATCCTGAGTAGTAACGATGAGAGCTTTTACTCTCATAGACACAATTGCATTTACCATGCAATATGTCTTGCCAAACCCAGTCTGTAAAACAAGAGCCTGTTGACTGTACCCAGCAACTCCTGCATATTTTCCTTTAGCAGTTAAGAAGTCAATGCAATCTCGTTGTAAGTCGTCTCTCGGCTCTACTGTCATTTTAGTATCACTAAAAGTTTTATAAGAATCATGATCATAAATCATGGTGGCTTTCGTATTGAAGATAGTTTCCAGATTCATGACGTTCATGCCTCTCGGTAAATACAAAGTATCGTCTCCAATCACATATACTCCAGAATCATATCGATGAGCGATATTATTCCAAGTACTGAAATTTTTCTCGATACTAAAAACTTCTCCTTTCTTATAAGGAGAAACTTCAATGTGTGTATGATACACACGAATTGATTTTTGATTGTCAAAGTAGCTCATATATAGGCCTCCTTATAAAGAGTTCTAAACGTTTGTTTTCTTGACAATAGAAGAACACCATCTAGCATCAACCCGAATACTAAATGGTGTTCTTTTTCATCTTTGCAAGACAAGGCCCACAATTATTCTTCATATAAGGATTCACGTTACTCTTGGTCAGTGTGTCACAATTACTTCTCAAATGAATCATCTTTAAGATGATCGTAACATACATCGCGGATGTGCTTGATAGCCATCTCAGCTTTACCGTTCGGGATATTATTATCCTTACAGTAAGCCTCGTACTTCTTGCACTGCTCGAGAATATGATTATACTGCTCTTCAGTATGATGATCATTATTGTCTCGAATCTCATTCTCAAACTGGAAGATTTCGTATCGATACTGAGAGACTTTATAGTCTTGAAAATCTTTACGCTGTTCTTCCTGAGCTTTCTTAACGATATCAATTTCAGCTTTGATACCGGAATTCATCTTATCGCCCATCCATTTGAGAATCATTGTAATTGGGTTGAACTTAATAGGTGAGATTTCGATGAGTGTGCCACTAGCAATCAGATAGATCAAAGCCTGTCCGAGAACTCTGGCTAATTCACCGGAATCCATGTTGAATAAGCCCATTGTTCCGATACCTCGCTTACAAAAGATTCAATAAACCGCACACTTATAGTTGGGCAACTATAATGTGCAGAGTATTATAGATGTGTTGAGCCGCCCTATTGGCTGGTAACACATAGATAATCTAATGAAACGAAAGGAGTAATGAGATATGGGTACTGTTAAGACGTATCCTCGTACACCTGATGTGAAACTTTCTGCAAATTTCATGCTGCATGAGTTTGCATGTAAGGATAATGGCGTGAGTAAAACTGTGCTCGTTGACGATGAACTGATTCAGCGTCTTGAACAGCTTCGTGCTAAGGTTGGTAAGCCGATCAATATCAACTCTGGCTATCGTACGCAGAATCATGATAAGGCTGTTGGCGGTTCTGGTAGAGGTATGCATACTCGTGGCATGGCTGCTGATATTTGGGTTGAAGGTCTTACTTGCGTTCAACTTGGTATGGCTGCTAAGGAAATTGGTTTCCGTGGTATCGGCATGTATCATCGTAAACCTTCTGAGCAGGTTGTGCATGTTGACACTCGTCCTTCTCCTTGTAAGTGGCTTTGCCGTAGAGGCGCTACTTACAACTATCTGAATACTTTCATGCCGACCATTGGTCCTACCTCTAAGGGTGAGACTAATAAGACCGCAACCATTATGCTTCAGTCCTGTCTGCATATTACCGAAGATGGTATCTATGGTAAGGGTACTGTGAACGCTGTGAAGAACTTCCAGAAGGCTCATGGTCTGACGGCTGATGGCATTTGTGGTCCTATCACTTGGAAAGCAATCGCAAAAATCTAAAAAAAAATAAAGACAGTGGAAATCGTTTGACTTCCACTGTCTTTTCTTTAGGCTTTCATAATGCTTACCCATGACGGACCAACGTCAAACAAGGTAGCAGTCGGAAAGTCTTCTTTCTTGAGTTCGTCAATGTCTGTGATATTCGGAGCTATGATATTTGCATTCTTAAGGTTACTCATTCCGAGGAGGGTTTTCACTTTGCCTGTGTATCCATATCCCATCAGATACAGAGAGCGCAGTTTTTCTTTCAATACGAGTTTCTCAACGTTTGCGTCTTTTGCACGATACATATCGCTATCAAACTTCAGGAACTGAATCGTCTTAGGGATATCATCAAAGTCTAAATCATCGATGAAGCAATTAGGACTGATAATCAGATTCTCAAGCCGTTCACATTCGTTGATGTATTTGGACTTGACATGGATGCGATTCAATAGAGAAAGATAGTCAATATATTTGACGCCTTCTCCGAAGAACCCAACATAAACTACCGGTCCTTCACCTCTCAGATTAATTTTGAAATTCGTTACACGATTCGGTCGTAACAGCTTTCGTGTAAGCCTTGTCATAGGTTTATCACGTTCACCATTATTTGTTGTGAGTTCACAGTTTGAGCTATACGCAATCCTTAAAGAAGGACAATGCAATCTCTTATCACCGATAATGTCATGGCGCATTGCGATTTCAAAATCGTGATCGCGTTCTCTTTCATGTAGATTCCAACTCACAGGAACTTTATATTGGAAAATGATGTATGGATACATATTCTTTGAACTACGAATCGTACGATCTGATATTGCCCAGAAAATGAAATCATCTTCATCCTTTACTGCTCTACGGTATGGTACACGATTCATTATCCTCAGTCCCTTCGTTAATCAATCTCATGAAGTTTGATATTGCGCCAATTGTTGAAAGTATCTTTATCAATGCCTTTGATGTATTTTGAGCTAAGGCAGAGAATGCTGAGGAAGGGAAGTTTCTTGAGTTCATTGATGTGACCATGAACTTCTGTATCCATAATAGACAGAAGATGAAGAGACGTCATACGAGCAAAGTCACTCAGAGGATTCGTCACCATGCTATCATCAAGTGTAAGCTTCGTGATACGATTTGCCTTCGGAATATAGATGACATATTCCTCAGTGACAGGGAAAATGAAATTGATCGTATCATGCTCTCTTACGAATTTCATCTGGACAGCGTTATAGTTTCCATCAGGAGCTTTCATCTTCAGTATGATATTCTGATCAATGCTGGATGTAATGAAGACTTGATTGTCTTCAGGGCGATTGTATCTATCCTTTCCGAAGAAAAGATAAAGACCATCGTCATACTTGGAATACTGGAGTCTGAATCTTGTGAATGCGTTTTTGATACTTTGGATAAACTGTTTCATGATTGAATACCTCCATTCAATTTATTCTATATTTATAATATATAAATAAACACTTTGGTAGGATGAATAATCCATGTATTCATCCACAAATTCCTTTCTGCTTCTTTTTCTCGTTGACATCGATTTTGGTTCCTCATGTCTTTTTTCTTTTTTCATTTCAACGTCACATTCTTCGTCCAAATAATCCAGACTACATGTAGTATTCAATTAAACTACAGTAGTCTGGATTATTCTTTCTTAGACAATGAAAAATCCCTATGGATCTCGTAAAAGAAATCCATAGGGATTTTTAAAGAATTCGATCGTATAAATACAGCTGTATTTATAGGATTACTTCTCAGTGGAAGAATCCTCTTCAGTGGTAGCAGGCATTGCATTTACCCGCTTGAACAGGTCAGCCAGAGCGGCAGTGATGTTCATAGCATTGAACTGCTTCAGAACAGAAGTGTCACCAATCATAGCAACATAATCTGCGTAAGTAAGAGGAGTTTCTTCCTCTTCCACAACTTCAGCAGGTTTAACACCAAGACGAGTATACAGATCCTTGATAGCACCCATGATAGTGCCGTCGGTACCGAACTTCTTGAGCATCGGAGCATAACCGAGCAGCTCAGAAATACGCAGAGCAGCAAGATCAGGATCTTCTTCCATCGCACCAGTCGCTTCTGCGACGTCATCATTCAAGGCCATAACAGCAATGTCATTCTCAGAATTCAGAGACTGAGCAGACGCAGCACCATCAGAGATAAAATAAGTCTTGAGGGGATTATTCTGCTCTGAGGTATTCAGCTTATCATACTCTGCCTGAGTGATGACGATATTCTGTTCAGCAGTAGCGACGATCTGGTCATTACGTTTAATCATTCTCAATCACCTCCTACTGAATTTAAGCTTCCGGATGATAGTTAAAATCCTGTCCGATGAAAACAAAATCGACCGCGCATGTCAATTCAATACCGTTTTCATTGAAAGTTCCCTGCGGTCTGAACATGATATCAGGATAGCTATGGTTACTGTTATCAAGTGTCATTTCAAGGAATCCGACAGCGCCAGATGCATTAGAAATTACAACTGAATCGCCTTCCGTAATAACAGGATGAGTTCCGCTCGCATTATACACAGGAACGATCTTTGATACGTTGTCTAGGATAGGCATTTGCTGCCCTGTTCCTGTTTCACTCACGTATTGGCAGCCATATACGTCGCCCTCTTTTGCAATGCCAGTGATCGTAACATCACAATGCAAATGTGTCACATGTGTGTATTTATCATATGCTACGGCATAATCAAGTTTATACGGACCCTGTGATGACGTACCGTTATACATTACGATTCGGCTAAGGATATTTTGTAGTCCTTCAACTGACGTAATCAGTTCATCAAGTGCCGCTTTTGCCGTAGTAGAGGAAGAACTGCTACCAGAAGGCGGGGTATACGGGATGTTAGCCGCAGGCACTGTCGAGCCAGACGAGTATACAATGCCCGATTTAACAATCTTCGGCATGTAGATTATCACCCTTTCTTAAGAGATTTTGTTTTAAATACGGGAAATATACAGGTATTATCTGTATGTTTTCAAACCACTATTAACCGGTACTTGTTGCCGTAAAGGTCTGTAGCAATGGAAGTAGAGCGATTAATACTCATTCTTGTATGCTCAGGGAGGGGATAATCGTCCAGTTCAACGCCGTCTTTATCAACTGCCTGAAATTCATATTTATCAGGATCGTCGTCATTTAGATCATCATGCCAAATGACATTGATCTTTACACCACGATTCTCATATTTCAGATAGGACAAAGTCTCATCGCTACGGTTTTCTTCACCAAGGCTATCACTGATTCCTTCAAACAGATCATCGTCGTCATCAGCTGAATCAAAACCTTGGGAATTATTATCGTTAGGATTGGCGATGTTACTACGACCAGCATCCATCATCGTCTTCAGATAAGTAGATGCATAGTTGACAAGGCTAGCATTCTCGGAAGTATTGGAACTACCAAACTCTTTACGCTCCTTGAAATTCATATCAGCGATGCTCTTCTTAGTAGAGATCATTGCATTCAGAATCTGAAGATTCGTAGAACGTGCGGTTGTGATACTATTGATCAGATCGGTAGTAAATTTACCAATACCACGAGAACTACTCTTGCTGTTTTCCAGCTGGTCGTATTTCTTTTGAAGGGAATCAACGAATTTACTCTGATCGACTTGCATAGAACGAAGTAGGGCCAGTTCAGCGTCAAAATCTTTCTTGTGATTGATCGGCTGACCGTCTTTCTTCTTTTTCTTTTTATCGTCATTTTCTTCATCGTCATCGAATCCGAAGAGATCGTTGAATTTCTTACCCTTCTTCTTTTTCTTCTTTTTCTTTTTTACAGATTCAAATGCATAGCTCAAATCAGCATCTTCACTGGAAAGAGATTTCATTTGAGCAATGTAAGCTTCATCATCGTCTTCTTCGGCTTTCTTGGCAGAAAGCTTGCGGTCTGCCTTCTTTTTCTCAGCACGAGCTAAGAGATCAGAAGCCAGAACGCAAGCACCAGTATCAAATTCATCGTCAAGATCTGCAGTAGCGTTAAGAAGGCTTTTTGCTCTACTCGGCTTAAAACCAAGACCAACGTCAATTTCAACGTCGTCTCTTGGCAAATCGTCATAATGATAACTCATGATTCGTTTAACCACCTTTCTCCTTAGAGTAATATATGTAAAGCCTAGAAACTTAAGTCTCTGTTTTCACTATCACTTTTAATGGTCTACCTGACATTTGACTAATCAAAAGTATAATCGCAAAGGAGACTGAGTAGTATGCTGAATGGACCAAAACCCAATAAAGACAGCGCTATGCTCGTCGATATTCAATATGTAAAACCGAATAAAAAAATGGGTATCAATGATGATTTCCTCTATGTTATCTGGAGAGATCTCAATACCAATAAGAAATATTTAATCGTACAGAAGAATCCCGTTATTCCTATTTACTTTGAGAAAGAGGAATATCGGGATCATGATTACTGTAAGAACTATTCTCCGATTGATCACCTGTATTGCAAAGTAGTTCCGTATAAGGATGTACAAAGAGCAATTGCAATGGAAGCTGGTGATCAGTGGCTTCAGATTTATAAGAATAATCTCCGTAGTGGTAATTATGGAGAGAATAATAAGCTGTTTGCTTATCCGTATACTTTTGGGTCTGATTATGACCCAATTTCCGTTTATCGTGCAAGATGGCTGAATAACTATGATAATGACCGAGTGAAGAAACTCCATAAAGGCTTCATGGATATTGAGGTCGATGGTATTGAAACACCTGGTATGCCGTCTGCATTTGATTGCCCTATCAATGCTGTTACTTTGATTGATGGTTGGGATAAAGTAGTTTATACTTTCCTTCTTGTCAATCGTCAGTATGAAGGGAAAGATCCTGAGCGTGCTAAGATGTATGACAACATGCACGATCAGCAACGTTACATGATGCATCATACGGACGAATTCAATCAGAAGATGCATGAAACTTATGATGAGTTTTATGGTTCTGATTTGGAGTATCGTCAGTTCTTCTTTACAGATGAACGTAAGATGCTCGTACAACTTTTCCAGTTAATCAATAAGCTGGAACTTGATTTCATCACAATCTGGAATATCAGCTTCGATATGCCGTATATTATTGAGAGATTGGAAAGATTAGGATTGGATCCAACTGAGGTTATGTGTCATCCTGATTTTCCCTCTAAAGTATGCCGGTTCAAAGCTGATACGAGAAACTTTGAGATCAAGAATAAAAACGATGTCATGATTCTTTCGTCTTATACAAACTTCATCGATCAGATGGAGTTGTATGCAGCCAATCGTAAAGGTGGCGCTGAGCTTCGTAACTACAAACTGAATTACATTGCTCAGAAAGAATTGAAAGATACAAAGCTTGACTATAGTGAAGATGGTAACATTAAAACTCTTCCCTATACAAACTTTGAGATGTTTGTCTCTTACAACATCAAGGACGTTCTACTTCAGTATGGTATTGAACGTAGAACTTCTGACCTTGATACGCTTTACGTTTCTTCCTATAAGAACGCAACTCCGTATTCCAAGGTTTTCAAACAGACTGTCGTTCTTCGTAACGTGCAGTATGTGAACTATCTGAGTCGTGGATTGGTTCCTGGTAATAACATCAACGTCTTGTTTGATACAAAGCAAGAAGCACCGAAATACGATGAAGATGGTAATCTCATTGATGAAGAAGATGATAGCTTCGAAGGTGCTCTGGTTGCTGATCCTACTTACAATGATAAAGTAGGTATTAAAATCTATGGGCAGACTTCCAATAACATCTTCCTTAATGCAATTGACTTTGATATGTCGTCTTTCTATCCGTCTAGTATTCGTGCTATGAACATTGATCCTTCTACATTGATTTTCAAGATGCAGTTGGATTTGATGCAGTACGATATCTATGATGGACCGATTCCTCTCAATGGCGTTACTTGGAAAAAATTCGTAGAAGAGGGCGAAAAGGATGGTAGTAAGGAATTCATGGATAACTTCCAAACTGGTAACTATACTACGTTTGGTAGTAAGTGGATGAATATGCCATCCGTAGCAGAAGTATATGCTCGTATGAAAAAGGAGCTTGGTGACTAATGGCAACTTCTAAAGTAGTCCTTCCTGATAATGAAGAAAGAACTCTTATCGGTAAGGTATTCACAAAACTTGTTAAAGTCATGACTGATATCTTCATCATGAAGAATGGTGATGTGATCAGTCTTGATATCAACTATCCGTATCTTGTCAAACTTGATAAGGAAACTACGGAAGCTTTATTCTATCTATTCGATGATTTTGGATCAATGATCCATATCCCGAATGCTAGGGAATTTAAAAAATACGTGTGTCCTTCTAAGGCTGACCTTGAGAAAGGAATTGACTTAGAGGAATATCGTAAAAAAGCTCTTCAGGTTAGATTAAATTCTGAGCGTAGCAAAGTTCTTGCTCGTACTCAGTATTATTATGACCTGAATGGAATTCTTCATGACTGGCATAAGTTAGACTTATCTGAAGCTCAGGTTAAAGACATCTTCGTTGAGAATAACTATTTCCAGTTCACTCCTGAAGATGCGGATGACGTTCCTGTTATCCTTACGAAGGAAGCATTTCCTCTCGTTACTGAAAAAAATGCAAATATTGTCGAGTATAGTGCAAGACAATATTCTAATGAACTCAACCTAATATCATTCAGATGCGATATAGGTTTATTTACATCTCAGTCGTTCAACTTCTATATCCCCATGGTGAAGAAGGATAGCTGAAACTTACCAAAAAATAAGAGCCAAGGTTATTCTAATATTAGAATAACCTTGGCTCTTATTATACAGAAAGGGATACCTAGCTGGTTGCTAGGTCCCTAGATCCTATGACTTATGCCATAGGATCAAACTCACGAAGCAGGAACGGAATGTAGATGCCATCGACCTTCATGAGAAGGTAATAGCAGATGCCGTCCTTGTCCATGAAGCGATGGATGCGCTTGTAGCTGTTCTTGTGATCCTCGTCATTCGGGATATCCTTGTACTCATTGGCGTACTGGATGCCGATGAGCTCGTCGCCGTCAGTGGACGAGTTCCACGTGTCTGCACTCCCGACGTTCAGATAGTTCTTTCCGGTGGAAAGAATCTTCATGAACTCATCGAACGATGCCGGAGAAAATCCGGTATATTCCATGAGTTCATTGGTGATGCTGAGAGAGAAAGTTCCCTCCATCTTAACGCCGTGGATGAACTGAGTGAGCATTGCGCGATTGTTCTCGCCAACGTTGCTCGTCTGGTAGATAGGGCTCTTTTCGATGGCATCGCCGTTCAAGGAAGAGCACTTCGTATCAGGCGTCTTGCCATTGAGCAGAGTCCTGTACAACTGAGAGTACCCTTCGTAATACTTGGAGACTCCGTTGTCACTGGTTGCCTTGATGAGATAAAAATTCTCATACCGGTCGCTGCGGCACAGATAGTTCTTGCTGATTTCGTACTTCATAGGGTTTCGCTTTCTCCTAGTATACACTAGGCCAGAATGAATATAAGTAAACCGATTGCTTACTTCATATTCACAGATATAATATATCATTATATTATGATTTGAAATGATTAATCATTGTATTTCACAGGAAATGATCCTAAAAACACTTAGGTAATCTACGTGATACAATAACTATGAACGTTTCATATCATAATAAATTTAATGGAGAGGAGTGTATGAAATCCTATGCCTGATCATATTAATGAGGCTTCTGGATCTTCTGCGCCTCAGCTGACGAAAAGTCAAGCAGGTCGCATTAATCGTATCAACCGAAATATCAGTGGTAACATCAATCAGATGATGGACTCACTGAATGCCATGACTTATGGTACGAAGAGAGATACGAAGGTAGATTCACTCGTCAATAGTTTTAACTCGTTACTGAAAACTGAAATTACAGATATCCGCAAGGGTAACAGTGGGAACAGCGTTGACTTTATTACTCAGGTTCTTTCTGAAAATAATAAGAGACTCGCTGGTGCATCCAAAGACCTTGAAGATATCTTTGGAACGGATGAAGGTCAGATTCAAGCTTTATTCACTGAGCAGTATAAAAACCGCTTGGTAAAGCAGGCTGACCTTCATGAAGTTGCATCACAGCTGGTAGAATTAAAGCAAGCTATTGTGGTTACACGAGATGCTATTATTTCTGCTGATATTGTAGATGGTACAATGTCTCGTACGCTTACCGTAGAAAACGAGAATATGGAGAATGGAGCTGAAGACTATATTCCAATCATTGAGAATGTGGAAAGACGCTTTGATCTTCAAAAGAAGATTAAGGAGTTTATTATTCCTCGTTCTCTGGAGTATGGTGAATACTACGTCTATGCAGTTCCGTATTCTAAAATTTTCTCTGATTTCTCGAAAGAGAAAGCTGATGGAAAGTTTAAAGCGTATGGCGAAGCTGCTGGTAGAACTCTTGATCAGATTATCATTGAGAAATCTGAGCAGAAGGATCTTTCGAAGACACAGTTTGCGAAAAATATCATGGAAGCAGCAGCTGAATGCCCTGAATACGAAGACATCGTAAGACGGAATACCACTACGGAAACTGCAAAGAGTGACGTCTCTAAACAAATGAATGCTGAACTTAAAACATACATGGAGAATATCACGATTTGCAATGACGCAATCCCTCTTCCTGTATTGGAAGAAGGCGTTGAGACTTATCGTCAGTATTATAAAGAATTCGTTGAGCATACTATGGAAGAAGCTTCTAAGCCTTCCTATACGTTCAATGCTGTTATGCGGAATATCGATTCTGGTGTTCATGCATTTAATGGTACTGGAGCTCTTGATAAGAAGAAGGGTGGTAAAGCCGAAACCTTTACTAATATTCAGGATTGCTATGTGAGACTTATCTCACCTCTGAATCTGCTTCCTATTAAGATCATGGATGAGATCATCGGATACTACTACGTGCAAGAAGATGATATCACTCCTATGGCAGGTATTCTGACATCTACGATGTACTACGATAAGTACGATATGAATACAAGTGAAACTAATATCGTTTCAATGATTGCTTCATCTATTGTGGAAGCCTTTGATAAGAAGTTCCTCAATAACAACATGAAGTTCAAGAAGCTTATTGTGGAAGCTCTTAACTATTATAAGCTGAATAGTAAACGTATTCGTTTCCAGTTTATTCCGAAAGAGTATATCGTACCTTTTAAGATCAATACAGATGAGCACGGCAATGGTGTTTCTATCATTGAAGATTCCCTTTTCTATGCTAAGCTCTATCTGATGCTGCTGCTCTTTAAGATTCTTTCTATTGTCACAAATAGTAATGATACAAAGGTCAACTACATCAGGCAGTCTGGTATTGATAAAAACGTAGCCAATAAGATTCAGGACATTGCTCGTAAGAAGCAAGAGCGTAAGATTACCATGGCAGATATGTTCTCGTATACTACCTTGATCAATAAGATTGGCCAGGGTAACGAGATGTATATTCCTACTGGTAAGGGTAATGAACGTGGTATTGAAACCGAAATTCTTGCCGGCCAGGATGTGCAGATCAATGGTGATCTGATGGATATGCTGAAGAAGGCATATGTGTCTGGTACAGGTGTTCCTGATGTCTTACTTAACTACTACAATGAAGCTGACTTCGCTAAGACTTTGGAACTCGCCAATAACAGATTCCAAGGTCGAGTCATTTCGTTCCAGCTCGATTATAATGAGCAGATTACGAACCTTTATCGTACGATCTGTCGTTATGCTACAAATATTCCTGAAGAGGTTATAAATACCCTTCACTTCAATTTCGTTCAGCCTAAGTCTGCAAATAGCAATATTACCAATGACTTGCTGAATAACTTCAATACACTTGCGCAGTTCTTGACCGAACTTTATTACGGTCAGAATGCTCAGGACGATGCTGGTAAAGCAGCACAGATCATGGTCTTTAAGAAAGAACTTGCTAAGGATAGACTTGCAATGCTTAACTTCGATCATATCGAAGAGATCTTTAAGAATGCAAATATCCAGGGTAAGGGCGATTCTATGGATCCCATGAAGAATGATCAGTCTGATGATGAGAATCTCGATATGTCCGGTATGGATGATATGAGTGGCATGAATCAGTAAGACTGTAAAAATACCTAGCAGGTATGAGATATTTTTCAATCTCATACCTGCTAGGTTTTATATATGATAAAAGGAGAAAATCATTCGATGATAATCCATCGTGATTTTAATCCAAGCCTAATGATAACTATTAGGTCACAATGAAGGTATTCTTCTGATTTGCACGCTTGTTCTTCAGCTTGCCATCCTGGAGATCGTAGTAAGTACCATAATCGCCAGCAGGGTACAGCTGATCGTTCGTGTAACCAGAGTTGAAGTTCAGAGAATTCATCAGAGCATTATGCTTAGTCAGCAGCTGCTTTGCCTTCTCATTGATCTGCGGGCTCATGTAACGAGACGCAGTGAACTGGATATCCATCTCAACCAGGTTATGAGTACCAGCCTCATAGTTGAACTGATCAAGCTGAATGGACTTCGGGAAGCAGTTTGCAAACAGAGCTGCATACTCAACTTCCTTACCAGACTGGTCGGTAGCAACGTAGATGAACTCGGCGGTCTGGTTTGCCTGGCAAATGGGCAGACCGTAGTTCACGTCGTTTGCAGTACCATCACAATAGTAATGGCTCAGACCAGACTGAATATCAGAAACACCATTGATCCAGTACTGGATAACCTCACGCATCAGAGAGCCAGAGAACTCATAGACCTTGATGTTGAAGTCGTTTGCAGCATCGGTAGCAATGTTGGGAATCTCAACCTTCTTGCCGGAGTAACCACCGGTCATGTCGTTGAAAGACACATCAATGTTATCGTTACCGCCAATGGTGGTATTTGCGTACTCAAGAACATGCTTGAACTTACGCATCTTATCAGGGATCTTGTTCGTCACAAAGATCGGAGTACGGATCATGAAGACACGGCCGAAGCCAGTCTTAAGAGGGTCGTACTGCAGGAGGGAATCACGAGTAACATTCAGACCACCAAGAAACAGAGCATATTCCGTGATGTTTTCCATATTATGGTTATGAATGTTAGTCTGGAAAGTATTTGCGTTAGCCATAATTCAAATTCACGCTCCTTTCTTAGTTATTAGCCTTCGAAGTTCCGCTTGTTAACATCGATCTCGATGATAACACGCTTCATCATGTTACGGAACTGGACAGACACATAGCAATGGACGATGGAACGCTCCATCTCCCAAGCATTTGCGTCAAAGACTATGCTCAGAGTGTCAACACGAGAACCGATCCAGCTTGCGAACTTAGCCTGCTCAGACTCGGAGAAGCGTGCACGATCCTCAACAGAGGTGAAGTCGTACAGGCTGTTCCAGCAGTCACGCTCAAGCTGCTTCTTCAGAGCGAAGAGGGTGTTCATGTTGTTCTCTTCCATCAGATCGGAATTGTCCATCTGAGCGGTGTTCTGAGCAGCGCGCTGATAGACATTCTCGTCGATGGTCTCGAAGTAGTTGAAACGGTTAACGTACAGCTTCTCCTTCAGCTCCATCTCTAGATCATCAACAGCAGGCTCCAGGGTATTCTTGATGTGACCGGTCAGCTCGCAGCGAGCCTTCACAAACGGAATCCAAGAGCCATAGTTCTGATAATGACCAGGCAGCTTCTGAGCGTAGAAGTAGGTAACGGTAACCTCACACTTCTTCATGGTGCCAGGATCCTTCACAGTATAGTGCTGGAACTCCTTGACAGCATTACGGCTATTGAAACGAGCATAATCAGCAATCATGTCGTCGATATGAGCCTTTGTGGTCTCAGTACCAGCGTCCAGATACAGCAGAGCATCGTTACGAGCCAGTGCCATGTTGTACAGAGTGCCCTTAACGTCGAACTGAGAATGCTCAGGATCAGCGTTATAGTTAGCATCCAGGATGGCATCGCAGGGAGAACGACGGCTGGACAGAATCACAGAGTCGTACTCGCCAGAGAATGCCTGAACGTAGCACTCGTTGGTAGCATTGAAGACATCAGTCGGATTCTCACTACCGAATGCACCATCGTCACCACCCATCAGGGCAATACCCTGAGCGCGGTCAACACCGATATCCTCAGTATCAGTAGCCTCACCAATAACCTTCATGTTAGGATGCTTGGTGGAACTGTTGCACTGATAACCGAAGAACGGATCCCAAGTGTCATTGGTGGGAATCAGTTCCTCAGGCACGTCGTCCAGAGTCTCCAGGAAGACCTTGAACTCGTCATAAGCCTCATTGACGTACTCTTCGAGAACATCAACATCCATCATGACGGCACCCTTTTCCTCGTCATCCAGGATATCGTTGATCAGAGTGATGTTACGATACTGGGAAGAGGAAACGATTGCGCCGACATAGGAAGCTTCAGTAGAGGCAGAACCAGAGGCATTGATGCACTCGAAAGTATACATCATGATGCCGTAGTCATTCTCATACTCGAAGTTACGGGCAATGCGCCAACGGTAGTTATTACCATAGACACCACGGCCAGCCATACGGAAAGTAGCAATAGGCAGCTGCTTCCATTCGGTACCATCGGTCTCATCGGTAATAGACTCCTTGACTTCTGCCTGAGCAGCCTGTCTGAGCTGCTTCTTGAAAGCCTTTGCAGTCTTGTAGCCAGAAGAGCCAATAGATGCCATCGCTTCCTTATCAATATACTTGGTACGGTAGCGAATGACCATCTTCTTAGACTCTTCGTCGAAACGATACTGCATCAGCAGGATGCTATTTGCTGCGAATGCGTCATCAGGCATAACGCGCATGCTGTAAACAGTAGCGCTGCCGGAACTCAGCATAGCAATAGGCATCATCAGCGGCTGACCGTACTTAGCGAAGTTAGAATTACCATAGGTGGCGATGAAGTCACTCAGGTCGTCCTTCTTCAGAAGCACGTTATCAGGGCCTTTGCCAGAGCGGAACACGCAGATGAACTTGTTATTGTTATCTACGGGCGTACTAGCGGAATCGTCAAACTTCGTATAATCGTTGATATAAGTTTCTACATGCGAATGCAGATACTTAGGAACAATTTGCGTGGCTTGGGGCATATCGCTCAACTCCTTTTCTTGAATTTTAAATCATTCAGATTAGTTAAATGTAACGGAAAGCAACGAGGAACCTCGTTACTTTACGCCACACAAAGCTGTAAGCTTCAAAACTTAATAATCTGTTCCACTGGCGAAACAGTTTCTTTCTTGTTTTCTCTTGATCTATTAAGGGAAGATGTGATCATACTATCCATATCCTCATAGGTAAGAGCAGTAAACGTAGAGTTATACTGACAGATCTGACGGATAGATGCAGTAGCATAACCATAGTCACTTACGTTTTCTTTACCAGCAACAGCTGCAAATTTCTGTGACAAATCTGCAGGGTTTCTATTCATAACTGCTATGATCAGTTCCAGATAGCAGGAAGGAACGCCGAAGTAAACACCATTCAAAGACATATTCTTTCTCCACAAAGTAAGGAGTTTTGAATATGGAATGAAAGTAGGAAGATTACCACCAGTGATATACTGAAGATAAGCCTTTGAATTTTCATCATCCTGAACGGTACTGGAAAGCATAATCTTAGCATCTTTCAGATACTTTACAACTTTACACTGTGTAACTTCACCATTGCCAAGTTTCACATCACGAACTTCGCTATCATAGACGTTGATGTTTACCATAGTAGGTACGTTGAAGAGCTTCATCTCAGTAAGCTTTCCACTACCATCAAAAACACCAACGTCAAATAAACCTAGTACTCGAATAGTTTCGTTATTATCTTCAGCAAAGCTATTCGTTTTTGATGAATCGAAATAATACATCGGAATATAGAATTCACAATACGGTGCATTCAGATAGATGTAATTACCATCACTACGAAACACGCCCATTGGCTATTTTCTCCTTTCTTTGACAAAATAGGACTAATAGAAGACAAGAGAACCTGTCTTCTATTAGTCCTTTGTTTTTAGGCTAAATTAAGCCCGGAATTTAAAATTGCTGAGAGTATCGCGTTTAGGATTCAGAATACCTTTAGAGAAGATCTTCTTGGTAACAGCACCAGAAGAGCACAGCTGGAGAACAGCAATCTCATCGACGTTTTGTTCAACAAGATGACCATCACGAGAATCGTAGAAGTCGTATGCCTTACCATCGATAGTGGGGATGTAGATGTCGCCATAGTTGTCGACATATGCATACTGATTCGTCATGTCAAAAGACACAGGGACATTCACATCACCACGACGCTCGATGACCATAGACTCACATGCACGCCTCTCTGCTTCATCCTTATTACGCTGATATTCTTTCTCATCAACGTACTGAGCGTTCAGATAGTCAGAAACTGTCTCATTGGGAATATCCTTAATTGCATCAGCGAGTTCAGGAATAGGCTCGACCTCACTGATCATTTCCTTAACATCTGCTTCCTCTTCAGGAGCCAGAGTACCAGTCATGATATCGTCGTCAACCTTATGACGGAAGTCATCGATGATGACTGTGTTATTCTTAATTGGAGTAGTATCGGATGTCGCTTCTCTGGCCTCTTCATCCAGATCCTCATTGGGATAAACTTGCTCCTCAGGTTTATCTACCTTAGGAATCTCAACGGAATCACCATCACCGATATCAACGGAAACAGTTGGCTGAATCTCAGAAACAAAAGATTCAATTTCAGCCTCCTCCTCAGCCTTTTCTTCGGTAACGATCTTTTCCAGATACTCCTTGAGCTCCTTGACGCTCATCTTAACGACTTCGTCAGTGAGCTCCTTACCATGCTCATGGATAGCATTGCACAGAGATTCACGAAGTTTAGCTTCATTCTCTGCACGAGCTTCCTGACGAGCAGGATGATTCGGAGAAGTGACATTCTTCTCTTCCAGAGTAGCAATATGAGGAACGAAGTAGTCATCAACAGCCTTAATCTGATTGATGAATTCTTTCTCCTCTTCCGGAGTAGAGAAACGATGATAGACTAGATTATACATCTTGATCAGCAGGGAAGAGCAGAACAGAGCATCGTTCTTGTTATTGGTATCTGCGTAGGAAATGAAACGCATAGCCACAAACAGGAACATGTTGTTCATGGGGTAATACTCTTCAGGGAGGAACATCTCCTCGATGTTAAAGAACATCTTGTAGGTATTCTCATCATAGCCAAGACGCTTGATGCGAATACGAAACTTCTCCATGATCAGAGAAGAACGTTTTGCATTGAAGAAAGTATTGATGATATTACGAACTTCGTTATCACCAAGCTTCACAATACGATCAGTCAGGAAAGACAGATCTTCCGTCTTACGGACAGTATCCAGCATCTTCTGAATCTTGGCTTTTTCAACCGGATCAGTTTCCTCATCCAGCTTCTTCTGGAGAGATTCAACCTTCTCCAGACGAGCCTTACCAGAAGTAGAAGCATCATAGCTCTTATTGGTAATATCTCGGATTTCCTTTTCCAGGTTGTCCTTTTCCTTGATTGCATCCGCGTAGTTTACGCAACAATCATAGATCTCTTTGAAGACAGAGATGCAGTATTCGCTGAAGGTCATAGCCTTCTTCTCATCAGTGTCTTCGTCCTTGGCAGCATTGATCTCATTGAGCTTACTCTGAGTAAACGCAATGATCTTATCAACCTTATTAGCGTCCAGAGCATCGATAGCTTCCTTCGACATCTTAGCGAGCACATCACGCAGACGATGATTGAAGCCATGATTTGCAATCATGGAATCAATGATACCATCATACATCTTGATCTGCTCGGTCATACCGTCGATCAGCTCCCGTGCCTGGGCTAGACTATTCTGCAGGGTATTAATCATAATTACTACAGTCCTTTCTTTACTTATGTTGCCTTTAGGGATATTAATAGGATGTGCTTAGTATAGTAATAAACTACTAGATATCGTTTAATTTAAAATACAGCTATAACACGTATGTAAATTGAGCATGTAGGATTTATGACGCACGCTGCTTAACAACAAGATCGCCGCCATATATCGTAGAGCGTTATCAAACACCATTTTGGCCTCCATAAAAGATTCCTTTCAAGTTCAAAGTCACACAACCTCCTTGAATAAGTGATCAGGTTTTTGGCAAAATCGTCTGTGGTCTTTCTCAGGGTTTCGTACTACGTTCTTTCATTCGTTCGTTCGTCATGGTTTTTCTGTTTCATGATTTTTACGCTCCGATGCGATCTGTGCGTCATTGCGTGTATTTCCCATGCTCAGTTTAAATAAGACTCCAAGTACTTATGATAGTACTTGGAGTCTTTTTATTCCTTAAAATCCATTAAGGAAATCGAAACTAGAGAGATTAGAAGAAGTATCCTGTTCGTTACTCATTCCATTCATTTCATCAAAGAAACTCATATCGATATTATTATTACCATAGATTTCCTCAAGCTGAACTTCCTGAGATCTATCAAGAGTAGGATTCTCTACGAGACCTTTCTTATGGAGTTCAAGAGATTGACGCTGAGCCTTAATAAGAGCTTCTCTCATAATTTTCTCATAGTCATTCTCTTTGCGCACCTGCTCCTGTTTCTTCATGGTAGCAATCGTATCGGCAGGAAGGATGTCCATGTTTTCAATGTCTTCAACTGTACGTTTGAGACCTTGGTTCTGATTTTCAATCTCACGAGAACCCTTGACAATTCCAAACGCGGTAAGGTTGTTACCATGATACCAAACGTACATACCGATGAGGTACGACATAATAGAGTCATCGTGCTGACCCTCTGCCGCCGCGATCTTACCTGACTTGAAGCGGACAAGGTGTGCAATATCATCGGTGATATTCTTAGTTACGAAGTCATCCTTAAATTCAGCCATACGTCTGAAAAGGATAGCAAACATGTCTTCACGAGATTGGTTATTCGTGTAGACACCATAGTACTTTTTCTGCTCACCTTGACGCTTGAGCATGCTGACATTATTAGATGCATCAGCAAGATTCTCTTCAACCAAGTCTTTATTTTTATCGAAGTAAAGATTTGATCTAATAGGAGAATTCAGCAGATGGTCGATAATACCATCACCTACAGAGTTTCTTTCGATAATAATGCATGCTCTAGGAAGATGCTGCTGAACTAATTCAATGATGAGTTTTTCAAACTGGGTTTCACCGATATATGGGCATTTGAATTCAGCATCAGGCCGAACTGTGTAAGGGTTGATAATTGTGATTGCGTTCGAGTCTCCGTTGGTACCAGTAGAGCAGTCAATGCTTACTAGATACGGAGTAAGTCGTTCAAGCTTCTTATAGATATCAAATCTGAAATGCTCCAGAATATACATCTCGTCTATGACAGGTTGAATCATAGATGCCAGGTATTCGATATCCTCTTGATCGAACGGAGAATCGCTAGAACCACGAATTCTCTGAAGCAGAATCTCACGTTTTACGACGATAGGGTTCTGAATCTTATTGTACATATTCCGAAGCCACTCGTCCGTGAGGCCAAGTTGCTTATAAGAGTACTCGATATAGACGATTCCGTTACCACCGTTATTTTTGACGTACTGAAGAAGCTCATTGTTGTCATCGTTAGTTGAATCGTATCGCATATCGTACATGTGCTCAGACCATTTCGTAGTATGCGATAGAACTTCTTGTGCTTCTTGTCCCATGGAGGTATCCAAGTCACCTGGGGTACAAGAGAATGCCCGACAATAAATAGCACCATTTTTCTTAGCGTTCCTCGACGCAGTTTCAAAGGTTGATACTGAGTTTTCGATAATCGTTTTTATATACGGAGTAAACTCAGGTTCGTCGAAATGAAGAATAGGAGAAGTAAGACCACGAGCCAGAGACAACGCTGACTCATAAGATGTAGCCTTAGGTTTAATGATAATACGGTTCTTTGTAATAGGATGCTTCATACTAGTAGCATTACGGGCAGCCTTTACAAGTTTAATCTTACCATTTTCATCTTCCTCAAGAATCTGATCAAATCTCAGATACACAGGAAGACAGTCAATAATATCTTTCAGACGTTGTAAGTTTTCCTTAGCATTATTACTATCTTTATTCACGAAGATAAAGGTAGAGTTATTTGTACCAAATGAATATGCCCATGCTAGTAAGCAAAGGAATGAGATAGTTTTACCTTGCTGACGAGGTAAGCATAGCCATGAATCGATACCATGTAAGGTTAACCATGTCTGTGCGATATTACCACGGTTTGCTTTGAAAGGAATACCTACACCGCCTTGGTCAGGTATTCTACATACTTCTCGGAGATAATACCATGGATTTCGGGTACACTCTGTCATGATTCTGGAAATCTGATCTTTTGTTAGATTTTCTGCATAAGGATCAATGTTGACTATGTTGTAGTCATAGATCTCCAGCATGAAATAGTAGTTATGAATTCCAAGACTCTTTAAGTCTTTTGCTACTTGAAGGAAACTCTTATTTGATGTACCGACGTCATAGAATTTATTTCCGATTCGTTTAATGCGGTTAGCCAATGATATATCACCTCCATTGATTAATCTATCGTTTTCGTTAATTAATCTAAATTATAATGATATATTATACTTGTGAATAAAGATACAGGAATATCTTTATTCGTTCGAATATTAACTCATTACGAAAGCGAATCAAAGGAGAGAAAATCATGAAAAAGACAATTTCTATGATCCTGGCTATGATTATGGCAGTAGCAGTATTCGCTATGCCTGTTAGCGCTGGTTGGCTTGATCCTTGGCCAACTGAAGCTGAAGTCCGTGCTCTCGCTAACCGGGATTTCATCGATCAGACAGAGTTAACCGAATTGGCATCCAAGTACAAGTCTGATGACTTCTGGATGATCTGCGAGAATGCTCTCAGTCAGGATATGATTGCGATTGCAACCATGAAGGAAAATCGTCCTGACCGAGATAACGCACAGCTGTCTCAGATTTATCTGAAGTATATCAACCTGTATTGTGCAGTTTATCCGAGTGATCCTGGTATGAATAGTCCTGACCATAATAGCTATGCAGCACACGCTCTGAATGGTGTTACCCAGTACAATGAAAAGGTTCTCGGAACCTTCGGTACTACCATGGCAAAGAAGTCCCTGTATTCTTCTACGACTTACAACTTCACAGTTGATGATCTGGAAGCACAGACTGAGTATAACAAGATGTATCGTTGCCATTTCAATGATGGTCCTTACGAAGGTGAATCCTTCCTGGTGAATGCTCGTGATTCTCAGTCTCTTGTTGTTGGTAAAGCGTACACCAAACAGTACCTGGCTTTCATTAAACTCGGTAACACTCGTGATAGCATGGAAGATGTTGGTTATATGCCTGGTGATGATCTGACTGATCTTGAACTGTGCGCTCTTGAGCAGGACGCATATCAGGCATTCGAAATCTACCATGATTCCAATAATAACCTCTGGCATAAATACGTTTATATGAATGGTTGCAAGGTTGATTGGGAATAACTGTAATATTCTGAAAGGAGATAATCTACCATGAAGAAAATCGCTTCTGTAATCATGAGCATCATTCTGGTGCTCTGCGCTCTTATCATCCCTGCTTCCGCAATGAGCGAGAAGCAGTTCTATGATAAGTGGTACAACGACACCGGGTGGAAGATTGCAGAGTGTTATTACAACTGGAATGATTCCGGTTGCCTTGGATGTGCTGGGATCAACGAAGAATTCATTTCGGCATATGAGTACTACCAGTCTGTGTATCCGAATTCCAAGTATCTCGCTCAGTATACCAACCTGTACAAGGATGCTCTCCATTGGAAAACCGCGTACGACAATATGAACGAGGATATGCACCATATTATGACAGCTGGTGCAATCGCAGATACGAGCGGTCATTTCGGACCTATGGATTGGCAGTCTGGTGATGTCGGTTCTTATACGTTCTATTGTGATGATGGCTATGTCATCAACAATGTGCAGGTATCCATTTCCGATTGTGGTCGGCTCGACAATCTTCGTTACGACCATATTAACTTTGTCTATTGGAACGTCGAGCAGAAAAATAAGGATGGCGTTTGGGAAGACGTCTACTCCTTCGTATCTGCCGTTACCAATGTGAACTTTAAAGACTATATGTATAACTTTGGTGATGTCACTGGATACTACAATAGCGAGTGCCCTTGGGCTATCATCGAAGCTTTTGATGCTCTTAGCTAACAAGGTATAAAATAAGGCGGTACGAAACAAAATTCGTACCGCCTTATTTTTTTACTTAGAAGTTGCTTAATCTAAAAGTATAATAAACTTTTGTTACTTATATTAACCTTCATATCCAGCAGGATACGGATAGTTGATACCATAGTTTACTTCAGGAAGTTTCTTATTGATTGCAGCCAGACGATAGTTATTCAGAGTATTACGCATTTTCACGAGAGACTCTCTCGTATGAGGAACGCTATACTTCGGATTATTACTATCAATCAGTGCAATGTAGTAGTCAATTACATCCAGTTTAGAATAGATGTAACTAACAACCATGATCTTATCGTCATTAGTCTTGATGTTATTCACTTCAAGACCGATGTAGTCGATTTCCATAGGATCGAGTTTCTTCATCTTATGAACTCTACCTGGGAAATTAAACTCAAGATAAGTATCAAGGTCTTCTGTACGCTCTGTAATAGCATCCAGACGATCATGGATGAAGTTGTAATGCTGAATACTCTGCTCAGTAAAGTCTTCAGCAGATTCACCAATAAATCTCTTACTGATAGAATTCAGAGCATTACGAGTAACTCTACTAGGAGTACTCTTCAGCATAGCAAAGAAATTACGACGCACGATAGCATCCTGACGCTTCTGCATGTTATTCACAGTATCCACGCTGAAGTTCATCAGAGTAACCATGTCTTCATCAGGAGTAGTCTTAGAGTCACCGACATGTCCAAGGACTTTGTCGATGGCACTATTCAGATCTTTGCCATAACCATTATTGATTGCATAACGATCTGCATTCATTTCTTTTTTCATGCTTTCACGATTACGATTGAATGCACCAGCATTCAGAATCGGGAGAGCAAGAATTTTGCTGAATACAGTATCTTTTGTAATCTCTTTCGACAGCTTATCCGCAGTAGCGATCTTCATCTTAAGAACCTTGCACATCCGCATTGGAGTTTCAGAGTTTTCAACGGCATGGCCAACTTCATGCAGAATTAGTGCAGTTAATTCTCTAGGAGTTAAACCACACTTATCACTGAGGATGCGATCATCGATTTCGATGATCCAAGAAGCAGATTTCTGCCAGATAGCACAGATTTCCTTATCGGGTTTATTCTGCACAATAGCATCAACGAGAGCATCTACTGTAGCCTGTGAAGGATAAATACTCATGACATCGCAAGCGTCACTCATGCTCTTCGGGTGAATTACTTCAACGGTAACAGGAGTACCAAGTAAAGCTTTGACACCGTCACTGATCTGTCCAGCAGCACGAAGGTCACTACTAGACGTCTTCAGCTTTTCAAAACCATTTTCGATGTCAAGTAAAGAATCACCATTGACCCTCATTGGTAATCACTTTCCTTTCTTTATATAGTAATTGGAATAGCTTGATTAGAGTATTGTCATTCAACTACATGGCTAAAAACAGGTAGTCTTATTAAAAAAATAAGACTACCTGTTTTGTTACGTTACAGCAGCTCGAGCTCGATGCTATTCTCGTCGATCACTGTCACCTTAGAATACTCCAGAGAGTTGATCCGGTTACTCAGACCTTCAATCTGTGCATCATACGTAGTAGTGATATCAGAGAACTTCATGTCAATCTGAGCCTTGGTATACAGCTCATCCAGCTTGGTCATGAAGGCATCGGTAAAGTCGTTGGAAGACAGATCCTTGCCTTCAACCTTATCGACCTTATTGCCAGCAACAGAGAGCAGTGCCTGGTATTCATCCTGATGAGTAGAAATGTACTGACTAATCTCAAGCAGAGTATCGTATGCTTCTGGAGCGTCCTGAATGAGGTTAGCGAACTTCTTTTCCAGAGCGGTAAGACGTTCTTCATCCGGGCACTTATCGACAGCAGTCTTCAGATTCTTGAGTTCGTCAGTAAGGGTAACGCCATCCATGGTGTAGACGACATCGGTAACAGTCTTGAACATCAGCTCATAGACGATGTTACCAATCTTCTTCTTAAAAATGGCACTCTTCAGATTCTGACCAATGTCAGCCATATTGAAATCATTCCTTTCTTAAGAATTGATATAATAGTTTCTCGAGAACTACCATTAGGGAATTGTTTTTAGGGGTCCTTATGGGTAAGTTTGTAAGCGTTATAGATACAAAAAATTCCTAATAGTAAAGTACCTACCATAACACACAAAGCCCATAAGGCTAGATTAGTTAAATCTTTACAACTAAGCATCATTAACAGAAATGATGCAAAAGATGAGATTGCTATGATAGTATACATGAATAACCAACCACCATAATCACGCTTCATTTTCTATGATCCTCCAGTCTAATTCAGGGTTAGATTGCTGTTAAAATCGTTATGAAAACAAAAAAAAGACGTTGCCCGCGAATGGAACGGGACGTCTTTTTCTTAGCCCTCAATGCTTGCTAGCATTGTAGGGCTTGTATCCATTTTCCTCACACCACGCCTTGTAGCGGTCGTGGTTGTTTTCGCCATGATTCATGGCAAAATATGTCATGAAGCTAATCAGAGCGATCAGCTCAATGATGATGGCAATGCCGATCTGAGCGTCGCTCCAGCTCGCAATGTACGGGCTGATCTCCGGTGAAATCGGGTCGATTTCACCACCATACAGGAATCCTGCGATGGTGGTGTATACAAGGTAAGCAAGGCCGAGAATGATACCGGCCTTGCTCAGACGTCTGGTCAGCTTGAACCGCTGATAAGACATCATAATGATATCGTCCATAACGTTCATGCAGAAATTGTTAAAGCTTTCCATAAGTATTCTCCTTATTCTTCATTCAGATGAGGTCTTTCTTAGTTGTCCATCGCACAATAGCGATCAACAGCTTCCTCGGCTTTACGCCGAGCATTAATTGCTTCGCGCAGGTCGTCGCGGGCGACCTGCTTATTGAACGTGCCAACAGCACGCTCAAGGTTTTCGCAAGCCTCCAGCTCGCGAGCGTATGCCTTGTCGAGCTTCTTCAGCAGGTTGGCGCGGACGGTGTTGTTGATGGTTGTCATAATAATGGTTCCTCCTCATTCTCAATGCATGCTGATGTAGTTGCATGCGAAATACATTATCATGCCAGCGCAAACTGCGATAGCGCCGCAGGTGCTGGCTTCATTGCTGGACCAACCATGCTGCATAATGCAGATGGTACCAGCCGCTAACATGAGGATCATAGTAACTGCACCAAGGATTGCGGTTGCAATCATGATGTTCTTGACCACGATCTCAGAGTTAATGGTAGCGATAGTATTGATGATAGACATAATAATACCTCCTAATGTCTATTGGTTTCTTTTTATTCGCATTTATAATATATCATTATAATTGATGACTTTACGGTAAATAAACTCCCCTCCAGTTATTGATTTAACTGGAGGGGAGTTTTATATTACCCTAGGAGGTCTATTATGAAAGACTACTCGTCTTTTCACATGTTAGTTATGCAGATTACTTCTGCAGGATGAAGTTGGTGTTATCCAGCTTCATGGTACCCTGAATACCCTGGATAGTGCAGGTGGTATTACGGGTAGTGCCCATCAGGTAGGTCATAGAACCACCGGGCAGGTTAGCAGCACGGTAACCACTGTTCTGAGCAGTCAGAATGTGAGTGGTGTACTTGTAGTGCTTGAAGGTGAACTGAGAATCATGCAGAGGATAGGGGATGAAGCGCAGCTTGCGCTCGTCCTTGTTGTCATACTTGTAGGTAGAGACAACCTGGATCTTCATACCACCAGCGTTCATGATGCCGTAGCTGTAGTTAGCCTTGACGCCGCCAACGGAGTCACCGGAACGCACAACCCAGTTGACCTCAGGGTCAAGCAGGCTGATGTAACGGGGGTTACCATAGCAGACGAAGGTCATGTCATCGATCTTAGCGGTATCGCAGATGTCGATAACGAAACGATCGATGTAGAACTTCAGCATCTTCTGGATGTACTCGGACTGCAGGGCGACGGTCTGGGTCTTAGAGTCGCAGTCGAAGGTCTGAGTACGAATGAACGGATTGAAGCCCAGAGGATCAAGCTCGATGCCCTCGAACTTGGTGTACTGGTCATCCAGATACTTCAGGATCTGGCTATCCTCCATCTGGACCAGAATGTCAGACAGATCGTTGTAGGTCAGCTTGTACAGATCCATATCCATCAGAGCCTTTGCATCTTCCAGCTCTTCCAGGGAATACGGAATATCCACACGGAAGCCG